CTTCATCTGGTTCAACTGGTTCAACTGGTTCAACTGGTTCAACTGGTTCAACTGGTTCAACTGGTTCAACTGGTTCAACTGGTTCAACTGGTTCAACTGGTTCAACTGGTTCAACTGGTTCAACTGGTTCAACTGGTTCAACTGGTTCAAGAATGTCCGTCGTTACACCGAGTAGATTCCAGTTATCAATAACATGCGTACGGTCACCAACTCCACAGACACAAGACCATCATTGGCCTTTGCATTTATGCGTCCTGAACGTTTCTTTTAGATCTTCCAACCATGAAAGATCAACCAGAACAGGCGACCGGAGCCGGAATGCGGAACAATCCCGCATTAACCAAAAACGTCCTAAAAAACCACAGTTCTGGTCAGTTGGCTTAGTAACACCAAACACTAACATGGCAAACAGAGCCATTATATAGTATGGCCTGGACAACCATACAACCGCATAACACAGAAAGCGCATCAAACACTAAACATCCGACTCTTCAACCGCATAAATCTCATCGCCCTCTTGCACGACATCATTATGAACTCTCTCAAGCACACTAAGATCCAAATCCTTCACACCCTTCTTATCCGCCTCCAACCACGCTCTAAAGAAATTCCTCTGAGAATACCCAATCTGTGGAATATCCTCAGATATCTTATCAGACTTCTGTTGAGTCAAATTCATCCACCGAATCGCCACAGCACCCAACTGCATCAAATGATCTTTAATAGCACGTTTCTCCTCCAATGTATACTCACGTTGTAATGATACTCTAATAATATTATTATAAACATCATCCTTCGTTTTATTATTAATGCTATCATCAGAAAATGTGCAAAATTGAGGCGGCATTCTCTCATTAGGCAATAATTGATTACCAGCTTTCCAAATGTTTATGAACTTATATGAATCATCATCTAAATCATGAACATAAAACCCATGCGGCACATCACCTTCATCGAATTTGAATGGTATGGGAGACCCAGGATAAAAAACTTTTTTATCTAAATTCTGCTTACTATGAAAATGTCCAGTATAAATGCGTTGAAACTTACTTTCATCAAAATTGATAATTGACCAATCTTTAAGAAGAAAACAAGTATTTAACGTCGCACCACGCACTCCAATATGAGTGAGTAATGTATCGCCATCCTCATGTTGATCTTCAATTTTCCACAGCACTTTCATAAACGACCGCTCATATTGAATGAACGGTAAAACCCAAAATCTCCGATGATCTAACATCAATAATTTAACATCTTCAATTACTGTCAAATGCTTTCGCAAATGTGTCAAACTATTAACATTCCAAGAATGACGCAAGAACATGTCATGATTGCCAGGAAACACAACCCATTGCTGATTATACTTTTCAACAGTATCCTCAAAAAACTTCGACATTGCTGAAATAACTTCTATTTCTAGTGATCTGCGATCATGAAATAAATCTCCAAGCACAACCACAACATCTATACCAGCAACATGGCAATATTCTCTAATAGTTCGACAAGCCCATATAATATCATCTAACCTTCCAGGAACACCAGCATGAACATCTGCAGTAATAGCAATCTTCATTTGTTTTACCATGAAAAATAAAAAAGATATAACACACAAACAACAAAAACTAACGCTAATCTTAGTTCAAAAATAAAAACCAAAGTGAGTAATTCATGTTTCACGCAGAATTGATAAGCATGTCACGTGGTCAATCATATGCCCAAGTTGATATTCTCGAAGCAAGACATGGCGATTTTGAACACTATGGCATCCAGCGACCATTTGGATCACGTACTGTAGCATTTTTCCACAACACTGAAATAATCATAGCACACCCATGGGGTGTCCGCATGATTCATCTTGATAGAATACAACGTGGTGGTATAGATAGACCAAAATGCTTTACATTTGATAGAATTATCATAGATGGCGATATAAGTTATGCAAACGGATATTATATAGATGACGACTATTTTGCAGATATGGGAATTCCAGATTTATTCGAAGATCCGGGAGAAGTAATAGATCAAGTAACATTCTCTTGCACACAAGGCACTTTTATCACCCACGACGCAAATGTTGTAAGTATTATATTAAAAAATCAACGAAGAGAACGTGGAATTACTAAAGCAGTGCATGTTCGCACCGGAGAATGATTAAGACATGATATTTATTGCTCATCGCGGTAACATAATAACTAAAAATCAAGAACGTGAAAATACTTTTGAATATATTATGGAAGCTATTAATCTTGGATTTAGTGTTGAAATTGACATATGGTGGCATCGTGAATCATTCTACTTAGGACATGATAAACCATTAAATCACATAGCCTCAGATTTTCTTAAACATCCAAGACTATGGTGTCATGCCAAAAACATTGAAGCACTACCAAAATTATTAGCATTAAATTCCCATTGTTTCTTTCATGATATTGATGAAATAACATTAACATCCGCAAATTATATATGGACATATCCCGGCAGATTACTTACCAACCGCTCCATTTGTGTCCTACCTGAAACAACAGAATGTGATTGGAAATTAGCTGCTGGTGTTTGTAGCGACATAGTCGCAACGCTAAGAGAACAATATCAGAGGGAAAAATGATAGTTGATAATCATCATAAATATGTTTTCGTATCTATTCCAAAAACAGGTTCAATCAGCATTCAATTTAGCCTTGGGTATGGACATGACATCCCAGAGCCAAATGATTATCATATGAGCCTACAACAAATTCTAGACACTAATAAACACGCAATTGATTTCTTTAAATTCTCATTTGTAAGAAACCCATGGGCACGAATATTATCACTTTATAAGGATTTTACAATAAATAGAATATATCAATATTCCGCTAAAGTAAAACATGAAAAACCATTATTTGGAGAATTTAAAGACTTCACTGATTTCTGCCTCAACATACATACTTCACCATGGATGCAAGATGTCTTTTTACGCTCGCAAGTAGATTTTTTAAGTTATAATAATCAAATTAATATGTCATATATTGGCAGATTTGAAAACTTTATACAAGATTTCCATATTATCTGCAATAAAATTGGTATTAGCCCACCTTTGCTGAAAATGAATGTTGGAAAATACGATAATTCTGATTATCGTACATATTATAACGATGATTCAAAAGAAGCAATAAGAAAATTGTATCAACGTGATATAGAGGAATTTAAATATGAATTTTAATTGTATTGTGTCACAAGTGCATATTCCAGATTACGATGTGCAAGGCGGATTGACGAAAGAACATAAATTGAAACTCGTTGAATTTGGTATAAAACATTTACGCACATTTAATCCAAATTCATATATTATAATAACTGGGCATGGACATAAACCACAAAATTTGGAATTATGTGATTACTATTATTGGGATGAAAAATTATTGCCATTAAATGAACACGGATATGTGATAGGAATGCCAGCGCAATTTGTATATGTGTCAATTGGAATAGAACATGCATTATCAAAGAAATTCGATAGAATATTAAAGACTCGTGGTGATTGTATAATTGGTATTCAAAACATAACATCATATTGCAATAGAATTCTTAATAATGAAAATAAAAGACTTTTAATAACGCAGCAAACCGGTCACGAACGCATGGGTGACTGTTTCATGTATGGCGATGCGCAATTATTAAATGATATATGGCATAAAAATAATCCAGTTCACAATCCAGACGGCTTACAAAACACTGCTATCAATTTTAGAAATGTAGTTAAAAGCAGCGATAATTGGTATAAATTATTAAAACAAAATTGCTCTTTTAGAGATGTTGATAAATTAAAATTTACATGTTTAAGATGGAATTTTCATAATATTGACAAATTATCAGATGAAATGCAATCGCAATTATTAAATCCAAATTACAATTTTGAGCAATATCATTGGGGCAGAAGCAATGGTTGGCATATCTTCGACGCCAATGGTAATATGACTGGTTCAGCGTTTCCTGGTTTTTTGTCACAAAACGAGTTCTATCAAGAGTAAACTATGAAATCTAAACTACTGATATTAGATGTCGATGGTGTCATGACCGATGGGACAAAAGCATACGGTCCAGATGGTAAAGTCATATTTAAACGATTTTGTGATCATGATTTTACAGCTATTAAAAAATTTAAATCTAAAGGTTGGGAAGTATGTTGGTTATCTGCCGACAAAACTGTCAACGCTGCAGTTGCAAAAGACCGAGAAATTGATTTTTGGTATTCACGAGATGATGATGGAACTATTGATAAAGTAAAATGGCTAGCGAAACTAATTGAACATTATAAGATAACTGAATATAGACATGTAATTTATGTTGGTGATGATCTTTTTGATATTCCAATCATGAAAGCGTTAATTAGTAATGGTGGATCTGCATATTGTACAGCCAATGCCGTACCACAATTTAAAATGGTAAGTGGAATCAAATTTTTAACCAAAGCTGGTGGCTACGGAGCTATCATGAACCTTTATAACAGAATGCATCCACTTGATATTATACCGCCATGCCATTAATAGCTGTTTATGGTAATTTAATCTATGATAAATTGCTTATCATAGATTCGCCACTTGTGTCGGGTGGCTCTCATAATTGCATGAAAATAATAGAAAGTGTTGGTGGATTAGCGAATTTTTGCCGCGCATTGGCAGATACAGAAATCGCCAGTAAAGCTATAAGCGACATTGGCAACGATAAGATCGGCAATATAGTATTATCACACATTTTAAAATGTACTAATATATCAATTAGTAGAACAGAATTTAACACAACCAACGCAACAGTTATAGCAGACATATCATCAAACACCAGAACTGGAATTGTGCAATGGGGAGCTTGCTCTGAGAAAACAAATTGGGAACCAGAACAAAACGCAGACTGGCATCATTTCATGTATCTTGATAGAATTAAAATTGATAACGCAACATTACAAAAATTCAAATCGCCAATTTCCGCCGATTTCTGTAACATCAATGATATAGATAAATATTCACATTTGCTTTGTGACATTGATTATATTATTGTATCTGAACTTGATGTTGGAATGATAAGAGATCGACATATTCAAACCAGAAAAGGCATTATAGTTCACAGCCCGGATCTCATATATTATATAATTGACGGATATTATGATGAATATATTATCACTAAAGAGACTGGATTGAATGTTGTTGGTGCCGGTGATTATTTTGCGGCATATTGCATTGCAAATGTACTAAGAAGAGTTCCAATAGATCTAAAATCGATCCACAATCTTACACTCAATCGGTTACGGAGACAATCATGATAAACATCCTAATGCCGATTGCTGGACAAGCAAAACGATTTGTTGATTGTGGCTATAATTTACCAAAACCACTTATCCAAGTGTCTGGACTACCAATGATTAAATTGGCAGTCCAAAGTCTTGTTAAAAATGCAGATCCCAATAATTTTCGATTTATCTTTGTAGTGCGTGAAGACCACATCATAAATCACAATATCGATGATGTTCTACGCAATTTATTTCCAAATTATAAAATTGAAATTGCAAGCGTTGATTACTTAACACAGGGAACTTTATGTTCATGCTTAGTTGCACGCGAATTTATCACACCAGACGACCCATTAATAATTTACACACCTGACGTATGCTTCGAATCTGAATTTGATATAGAAAAACATTTTGTAAAGACCGATCTTGATGGATTGCTTCTGACCTTTAAAGCAAACAGCCCAGATCATTCATATGCCATTTTAGATGCAAATGGCTTAGTGACTCGCACAGCGGAAAAAAGCGTCATAAGTAATAATGCATTAGTTGGCGTATATTGTTACAAATCTGGAGCGATGTTCATAAAATATGCTGACGAAGCTATCTCTGAAGGCACCAAAACAAACAATGAATTTTATGTTTCACCAATGTATAATCTATTAATTAGAGACAAATTAAAAATTGGAATCATTCGTGCTGATAAAATGCATGTTCTAGGAACTCCAGAAGATTTACAATTCTATGAATCACATGTTCATAGATATAATCACATTACGCAGTTTGCAATATGTTGTGACCATTCTGGATACGCATTTAAAGAACAGCTTTTGAAAATTCTTTCAGAAATGAATATTAATTTTATTGATTTTGGAGTTCATTCTAATAAAGATTCAGATCATTATGACGCAATTAAACCATGTATAGAATATTTATTGAACAGCAATCAAACAATTGGCATTGGTATATGCTATACAGGGCAAGGATTCAATATTGCCGCAAATAAAGTTGCTGGTATAAGAGCAGTTTTAGTCCACGATCCTTTTACAGCGTCAATGGGAAGACGGCACAATGCAGCCAATTTCTTTTGTCTTGCTTCTCGATCAGTACCAGTTACTGAGTTGAAAGAAATCATTGTAGCTATAATTGAAAATTCGTTTGATGGTGGAAGACACGCCACTCGTATCAGGCGCATCGCAAACGATCCTCTTTTTATTCATTAACATGAAAATAGCAATCTGTTTATCGGGACTAGTAAGAACTTATAGAGAAACATATGAAAATTTTATGAATGGTTTGATAGAACCAAATAAACACCATGATATAGACATTTTTATTAGCACATGGACCATTGAACATTCAAATAATTCAATGGAAAGAACTCGCCGAATAGCCTGGAATGGTCCAGACACACCACCATTTCCAGAAAATCACATAGACTATAATGACATACGTAACAAATATAATCCACGCACAATTGCGGTTGAAGAACCAATAACATTTCCAGAACCTACATGGTATGTTCCAACCAAAGGCGTCAATATACAATCATTGCTCGCAATGTGGTATAAAATCCATCATTGTGATTTATTACGAAGAAACCATGAACAAGTAACCGGTGTTAAATATGATGCAGTAATAAGAATGAGATTTGATACACTTATGCCGTTCGCGTTCCCGATAACCGATGATTTCAATTTAGATATATTGACAGTGCCAAGTATGACACAAGAACGCATACATCCCAATTATGATTGGTGTAATGATAAATTTGCAGTCGGCAATCGCACCATAATGGGTATATACTCTGATTGGCTTCTCCATATCCAACATTTAGTAAACCTTGGCATCCCACTGCAACCAGAAATTTTACTACACGCACATCTCGAAAACCATGGTATCACATGGGCCGGATGGGGTCCAGAAATGGAAATGGTTCGTTTCATGTAAAATAATTGGATGTATTTGATTAGCATGGAGGTGCAGAGTGTTTAATCTGGAAGCTATAGACGATCATTTTCCAATTCGTGTAGATGAAAAACCAAACTATCGTGAAGGGCAAAAAAGCGCTGTCGAGTTCGCGCTTAACGCATTTAATAATGGTAAACAACTCGTTATTATTGAAGGCCCAACTGGAAGCGGCAAATCAGCAATAGGCATGACTCTTGCAAACATTGTCAAAAGTTCATACTATCTTACATCTACAAAAATCCTACAAGATCAACTGGTAAAAGAATTTACTGATGTAGTAGAATTAAAAGGTAGAAATGCCTATCCATGCACGTTTTATAACCGTTTTGGTCCAGAAATGGTAAAACGTGGCATCTGGAAGAAAAGTCAATTAGATGAACATATTAAAAAATCACCTTCATGTGCAGAAGGGTTTTGTAAAACAAAACTCGGCGAGACATATGGCGGTAGCAAATTCAAATGTCTAAAATGTTTTACAGCGGACGGCCCAAACGGAAATCGCCGTCCATCAGGTGATCTTGTATCATTACCAGTCGGACTAAAATATAGCGCCTGTCCATACTATGAACAAGTTTATACCGCATTACAAAGCCCCAAAGTTGTAATGAACTTTTCGTCATTTCTATTTCAAACACAAATGACGAATCGATTCAATGAACCACGTGAACTTATGATTGTTGATGAGTGTCACAATATTGAACCACAATTACTTGACTTTGTATCTTTAACAATTAATGACTCACACCTGTCACAATTTGGAATTTATATACCAAAACTAGAAAGCCCAACCGATTATGCGTCATGGTTTAATGATGTTGGTATAATCGATTATCTTAATAAAGCAATAAGTCAAGCAAACGAAGACGAACAATTTAAACTGGTTGATGAATTATCAAGAACATTGAAAAAATACAAAATGTTCTTGACACATATTAATAGTGAAGAAACAGAATGGGTACATGAATATGAAGAAACAAAATTTGGCAATAAAGTTACCCTCAAACCAGTGTTTGTGCGCGGCATGGCACACCAACTGCTGTTTCGTTATGCTCATAAAGTGGTGCTAATGTCGGCAACTGTCCTGGACGTTGATGTTATATGTAAATCACTTGGGATAGATAGAACACACGTCGCAGCTATCCGCTTAAAAAATCGTTTTCCGGTTGCAAATCGCCCAATTTATATTAAAACTGTCGCCAAAATGACTGGCGGAAAACAAAACATGGGAGCTTGGGGACCTGAGCTTGTAAAAGGTGTTGATGATATTGTTGGTAAACATACCAACCAAAAAGGCATCATCCACACTCATAATTTCGCCATTCAAGTGTTATTGAAAACACGATGTGCGCCACATGTACGATCAAGATTTATAATACAACAGGATTTTAAAGATAAATTTGAAATGTTAGAAGAACACGCTCGCAGAAAAGATTCTGTTATCCTTGCACCAGCGATGCATGAGGGTATAGATCTTCGTGATGATTTGTCTAGATTTCAAATCATATGCAAAGTGCCATATGCAAACTGTTTTGATAATCAACAATTGGCCCGCAGAGTTGAAATTGACAGAAGGTATTACCTATGGTTAACAGCTATTAAGCTATGTCAAAGCTACGGAAGAAGTATTAGATCAGACACAGATTATGCTGATACTTACATACTAGATGAATCTATTCATAAATTTATAAAAGATGCTAAGTCAATGTTACCAGGATGGTTTTTAGAGGCAATTGATTATGGTCAAGAGAATTGAATTCATTTGTGTTGACTGTGGCGAGCCATCCAATAAGACAAAGCCAAACTATTACAAACAACTTAAACGTATAGGCCGCTCACTATGTCAAAAATGTGCGATTAAAATTGGTAAAGATAAAATTGCTCAAATCATTAATGATAAGCATCAAATAAAAAGTAATACTAAAATATTATTACAATGTCGGTGTGGTAATAGTAGATTGGTGCAAGACAGACAACGACGAAATAATTCACAATGTCCAAAATGCGCAGCGGTTATCAACTATAATAACAATAAATCCATATATCACACATTAGCTCAAAATAGAATTAATAACAATCGATTCTCAAAGTCAGTATCATCTGGAATGCTAAGTGTGCCAAGTTGTGTTAGATCACAACGTTCTAAACATGCTCTAATAACTAGATGGGCAGATACTGATTTAAGACGCGATGAATTTATATCTAAAGCCTCCATACTCCACCATAATAAATACGATTATTCAAGAATAGATTATGTTAATATCTTGACACCAGTTACTATTATATGTCCACTTCATGGAGAATTTCAACAAACACCAAGCGTGCATCTCAAAAGCACTGGTTGTAAACGTTGTTTTGAATTGCGTTCAATTTCTCTTGGCCACCAACGTTTAGCAGATATTATATCAGAGTTAGGAATTTCTGTAGTTCACAATGATAGAAACATTATTAAACCATATGAATTAGATATTTGGATACCACAATTTAAGTTGGGTATCGAACACCATGGCGTATATTGGCATTCATATGACCGCCACGAGAAACCACATGAAAAATTATTACATAAATCAAAAGCGGATTTTGCAAATGTGCATGACATTCAATTATTACAATTTTTTGAAAATGAATGTATTTTATCGCCACATATCATAAAATCGATGATATATGCACGATTACATCACACATCACGAATATATGCACGACAATGTGAGGTAATCGAATTAACGCAAGATACATTTAATCAATTTATGACAGCAAACCATTTACAAGGTGGAAGAAACTGCAGTTTTAAAGTTGGATTAGTTTATAATGGTGTGATTGTTGCTGCGATTGGAGTATCACGTCATCATAGATTTTCATATGAATTAATACGATATGCGTCACAATGCGGGGTGACTGTTGTTGGTGGTCTTAGTAAGTTATTGAATGTCGCTAGAATTTCTTTGCATATGTCGCAAATTATGACATATGCAGACAGACGATATTCGCGTGCTCTTTCATACCAAAAAGTTGGTTTTAAAATTATATCAGTCACAAAGCCAAATTACTATTATACAACTGGTGATAAAAATGAACCGCTTTTATCAAGACAACAATTTCAAAAGTGTAAATTGCCATCGTTGTTGCAATATTATAGTCATTTAGATTCTGAATCAACAAATATGTTTAATAATGGATATAGACGTATTTGGGACGCTGGACATATTAAATTGTTAAAGAAGTGGTGATTGATGATTAAATTTTTGGAAATATTGTGTGGCATAATACTAATGATAATTTCTTTATGTTTGATATTGTTTGGTTTGTGTTTGAATGGTGTATTTTAGTATTGTTAGTTACTCCTTACGTTTATCAAGCCACTCTTTGTGAGAATTTAATAATTTTATTTGTTGCGGGTTAACTATTTCTTCAACATAAAAACATAAACGATTTCTTAATTTAAAACTGGCACCGCGCTGACCCACTTGCCCCAAATCCTTAAGAGTAAGTCTATAATACCATTTACCAGTTCTATTGTGTAAATATATCTCGCTTTGACTGTTACGCCCCAATTTATTTGCGCCAATTCCAAGCACATACCTTGTAAAATCTGAACCATGACTATTTCTAAAGTTTGATCCAGTAAGAATTATCGCTTGTCTATTATTATATTCTATGAGTTCACCACCGAACAATCGTTCACGACCAAATGAAAATTTAGTGTGCTTATAACGCTGCATTCTATCGAGTTCTAAAAATAGTGTGTGTTCGGCATCGGCGACACTTCTGAAAAAACATACATTTCCAATATTTATTGATTCATTAGGATTAATTCCATTAATGTGAATTCCATAATATATAGGTCCTGAGTTCATGGCATTTATAAGGCTATAATACACTTGTATTGGTATCTTGTTCAACGATTGAATAGTACGAGATGTGCGAGGGCCTAGTTCTTTAACATATCCATATGGAATATTTTTATTACTATGCCATGCATATACACAATCCATTGGCGGAACATAATTCACTGCTTGCATTAGTCTATTAAAATCTTCTATTGTAATCTTTAATGGACATATTTTATTACTACCAAGCCATTTGTAAAATTCGGCAAGTTCTGTTTGTCCATGTTCTTCCAACCAATCTGAGTATACCAGTCTCATATCGTGATCGTTATAATCTGATTCTAATGCTTGTTGAAATGTGCTTGCATCAACAGATTCACAAATTGTGTAACATATCTGACGTAATTTCATATAGATTCCTTCAATAAATTGATATTATATATTTGATATAATATCATGTGTCGCTGTTAGCGCTCTATGTATTGAAAGAAATGGGTCACTGATACGAGACGACAGACTGATCTTTGATAATCAGAATAACCGCATCACAGCGTATGGCTAGCCTTAAAACAAGCCATGCGTATTATGATGGCCATTAGTGTAAATCATTACGTAAATGCGAAACAAGCAGTTTCAATCATAGATTGAAGCTCAACAATTGTTAGCAAGTACCACAGGGGTTAACGAACCATAACTGGTGAGAGTCGTACTATTTATCTAGCGGTTTGAATAGATAATAGTACGCCATTGTGGGTACGTAGTACAGCCATCACAGCGGATTTTTGCGAGTGATAGTATCGTGCGATTACTCTAAAAATCGATGTGCGATACTATCACTCGCAAAAAATATCAAAACATATAGCGGAACGCCGTCGCCGTGAATCGTAAAGATCACACTATATCAACGGCTTCAGAAAGAAACAACCGCTGACACCACTGGACGTTCTCGAAGCTGGTCGCGCTGAACCGCAAATATCAACGGCTTCAGAAAGAAACAACCGCTGACACGTTTCCGTACGCCGAAATCGTGAGTACCACGAATCGGATGTCAACGGCTTCAGAAAGAAACAACCGCTGACACGCCATCATGGCAATCGGAAGAACTGGCCAGACGAACATGTCAACGGCTTCAGAAAGAAACAACCGCTGACACGTGTCTGAAGAGATGGACGAGGACGCGAAGGAAGAGATGTCAACGGCTTCAGAAAGAAACAACCGCTGATACATCCTGACCCAGACAATGATAATGCAAAAAGCATCTGCTGACACCGCAGAACTCGCGGACCATTGTAATTAACCGCTGACACCACAGTGTGCCCAGACAGTATATCAATAACACCAGAAAAACCGTTGACACGACGCAGCTGCCACACCACCATCAAAAACATTATTAACGGCTTCAAAAAGAAACAGCCGCTGACACGATGAACTCGGTATCACCAACGAAGAATGAGACGCCATGAACGAAGAAGAACGCGAAAAATTGATAGGATTTATAAGATGAATAATCCGCTGACACCGGCCAGGGTATCATCACAGACATTGGCGGACACGCTACCGCCACACATTCGCTGACACCGGACCTGCGACTTGCCGATAATATATCCGCTGCTGACACGTCGAAGCGGTCCGATAGCATTATGCTATCGCACGACACGCCATAGCAGTGTTGTACAACAACATAGCAACAGTCATTGGCCCAACTCCGCCCGGAACAGGCGTTATCGCCTGCACTTTTTGACACACATTTTTATGCGCATCTCCAACTATTTTTCCATCAACTCTATTAATCGCAACATCAACCACAACCGACTCACTCGTAACCATGTTTGGCGTCAAAAAATTTGGACGACCAACAGCAGTTATTATTATATCAGCAGAAAGGCATAATTCATATAATATAGGTCTTGGCGTTTTATCATGACACACAACAACAGTGCCATTAGCGTTTAATTGATCTTGCATCAATAATGCCGCCAACGGCTTTCCGACTATATCAGACCTATTAATAATAACAATCTTTTTACCAACTGTTCCTATATTATGATAGCTCAACAAATATTGAATACCATGTGGTGTGCATGGTATAAATCTAGGTCTCCCTTGCAATAATAAACCTATGTTGCTAGGGTGAAATGCGTCGACATCTTTGAGTGGGTTTATATTATCAAAGACTGTGTGTACATTTATTTGTTTAGGAAGAGGCAGTTGCACAATTATTCCATGATATTCTTTATCATCGTTTAAACGGTGAATTGTTTTAAATAGTTGTGCTTTAGTACGTGGTCTGATTAGTGTGCTTTTAATACCAACTTCCGCACATGCTTCTTGTTTCTTTTTAATATACAATTTACTGGCATGATCATCAGAGTAAAGTATCACCCCAAGATGTGGTGGATTTTTAACGTCAATCATTGATTTTATGTCTTGTCTCAATTTAGCTGCGGCGTGTATGCCACTAATAACTCTACCCACAACACTCTCCGATTATTGGGTTGTCAAAGCCATAAGAGTGTGGCGAGTCGAAACTCGCCGTAAACCTATAACGCACACATATTTAATAATTATTATTAATCGCCACGCTGCGTACCATGTATTTAATAATTAGTAACTTATCACCACAATAGAAAAAATTTATGGCTAGTTCAAAACACATAATATATACTTCACGCTGTGTTTGCGATCAACAAACGCAAAAATTGTTGTTCAGAGGTCATGAAATATTTAATTCATGTGTCCGAACTGCCATCACCAGTTTGTTTGATATATATAATGGACGTGGAAAACTTTTACATCAACCACAGCATATCAAAGACATTTGTCGTTCGCTTGTGGAATTGGCGATGGTGAAGGTAGATATATCAGACTATATCACCAACGCATTTTCTCGTATAGACTGGAAACCAAAGTGCGCTATTAAAGTCTCTGAAAATAAATTTGGCCCAGAACGCACTAAGAAATTATTTGACGACTATCAAGCCAATTCTAAAATTATTGCATCATTACTGTCAAAAACAGATATTCATCCATTTGGTAAAATCAGAGAAATAGCGATCGAAGCAGCTGTTGCAAAATTAAAGGCATATGTAGCAATCAAGAAATTATCAGATCGTAATCGACGCAAACAACGATTAAAATTTACCAAATTCATAAAGAACAATCAAGACTTTATGAATAACGCATTACCAGAGATTAAAAAATGGGAAACTAAACATGGTGCCATTAAAAACAATCGTCTAAGATGGCATCGATATCTTAAATGGATAGCTACCAACTCACGGCTTGTGACATGGCGAGATAAAAACGCCACCATAGACAGCGATCAAAATCGGAAACTTATATCTGGACAAATCAAGTATAGAAAGAAATTCTTTCAACTTAATCCAGAGTTGCACGCTTTAGATAATACGTATAAGGAATATCGCAAACTTCGACGAATAGACAAACCAGCAATCTTTACATTACCATCAGCAATCCATCACCCAACATGGCTAATGTTATATCGCACAAATACACAACGCAATTTGAATATAAACGGCGAATCGTTGGGATCAGTAGAAGTAAGAGTACCAACTGTTGACGGATTAAGCCCATGGTTGACAGTGAAATTCGCCGCCGATAAAAGATTGGTGAATGCCAATGTGCGTGAACAAACGGTAACATTAAAAAATAAACGTCAAACCATCGCGCCAGTTGGAACGATAGATGGTGATATAAGCATACGGTTAACGAACATCTCGCTTAGATATAAATTCCCAAATAAAATGCCAATATTTGCATTCACCGCTGAATGTACATCACAATGGAAAACCCCAGACAAAACGAAACCAGCAATTTATGTATCCGCAGATCTTGGAATTAGATATCCAGCATATTGTGCAGTCGCAACAAGTCATAAAAATGATATTAAATTCTCAAAATTTATAGCCATTAAATCATTACCACATACTAAAACTATTCGTGGGATAGATGGTTTACATCGGCGTATTGCACGATCTAGAAGCTTGACCGGACGAGTTACAAAACATCACGGTTCGAAACTACAGAAACACAAACGAAATGTGATTATAGATAGAGCGCGGAAGACTGCAAGTGCAATTATGAAAATTGCACTTGACGCTAAACGCGCAAACCCAGATTTGGCTTGTTATATTGTAATTGAGGATTTGAAGACACTATTACCAAGCCTTGAGAAAAATAGATTTGCAAATAATCGAATTACCACTATGTTGCATGGTGTTATTAAATTCTATTTAGAATCTATAGCATCACGACATGGCATCATGGTAAGAACAGTAATGTCCAATGGTACATCACGAGTTTGTGGTGTATGTGGTCACTTAGGTGGTAGATTTACACAATCGAATAATAAGGTTAAATTAGCATATTGTGGACCATTGTTCTGGTGCGTAAACTGTAAGAAACAACGTAACAGCGATTTAAATGCGGCAATAAATCTGATTAAAGTCGCCGTCGATAAGTCATGGATGGTCAACTGGAAGCAATATGTTTCAAAGTCGTCTGAAGATAAACAAAAGTTTCGTGCTATGATTGGCGATGAATTATTGGCATATATGAAGCAACGTGCATCTAGCACCAATTGCTCATGCGTTAATTAACGATGTGGAGGGAAATGATATGAATAAGCTAATGTTTCCGGTTCAAACTCAGGCAATCCAGATACCGGAATGGCTTCACCGTGAAGCATATGCATCATATGTGGATTTGGGACACCAACAGGAAGAATTACTAAATATATCAGAATGTAGAGGCGGATTCGGTACCATTGAATTGATTGCGTTTTTATATGCTCGACAATTTGCTACAAAAGAAGAGCGTATAGCAGCAATCAAACGAGTGTTCTCTGACATATGTGAAATGAAATTATATGTCTGATCATTTAACAAAACTGTGAGCAACAATCAATGAATCCATGGCGATTATGTAATGAACAGGGCGAGAAGTTAGACGCATGGATATGTAGTCAATGCCAAACAATTCATAGTGCGAAATATGCGCCAGTAGCACTTGAAAACCAGAAATTGACTCCAAATGCACGTCTAGAGTACGCAAGAAAAACAGCTGAAAGATGTTGCAATCATCGCTGTGAACTTTGTGGTGAAGAAGCGTTTGCAGATTGGCAATCACTATGTAAGAAACATTTCAGTGAACATCGCTGCAAGCTTGATAGAATAAAAGAACAGAATCGTTTTGAAAAAGCGCAAAAACTTACTGAATTACCTTTAAACTATCATGGTGTGTTATATATTAATGATAAATATTATTTTGACGGTATTGAAGATGCCGTTCAATCAATTGTCGAAAGTGGTGGTGATAGTCCTGAATATTTATGGTTTACAAAAGAAGAATTATTATCATCAATGGATATTAAAGACAAAGTTTGTGATCATATCCAAGATAACATGCACGAACGTGCATATGAACAAATATCGCAGGACCAGTGGAATGAATTGAAATCATTTTTCAAAAAATGGGCTGATGCTACCAATATTAAATCATATGTGCCTGATTATTCACGATGTATCATTATAAATGAATCTAATGATACATGTATTGAAAAACTGTGACCGCAATCAAAACATATAGCTAGCCTAAAAACGAGCTATATGCAACATGGTGGTTAGTGTGAACATTACACAACTGCGAAGCAAGCAGTTTCAATCACAGATTGAAACTCAATAATTGTTAGCAAGTACCACATGGATTAACAAACCATAACTGGCGAGAGTCGTTCTGCTATTTGGCGGTTCTTATAATAGCAGAGTGCCATGTGGGTGTGTAATACGGCCACCACAGCGGATGTTACTACCCGTAAGTATGCCGCTGGCACACGCGGTATCCCCGATGAACATCGCCGCTGAAACACCATGAGATTTATGACGATCTTTGATAATTAGAACAACCGCAATTAAATGTATGACTAGCCTAAAAACAAGTCATACATTACTTTGGTGGCTATTAGTGTAAATCACTACGTAACTGCGAAGCAAGCAGTTTCAATTACAGATTGAAACTCAACAATTGTTAGCAAGTACCACATGGATTAACAAACCATAACTGGTGAGAGTCATTTTACAATCTAGCGGTTTGAATAGATTGTAAAATGCCATTGTGGGTACGTAGTACAGCCATCACAGCGAGATGTTACCAGTAAGTATGCCGCTGACGTATACACGAGGATCACCGCTGATATGACATCATGCCGAATAACTCATCGCGCTGGCACACCACCCGCTGGCATGAGATACACAGGAGAGTCAACAGCTCCGCTGAACACCACGATCACACTCAACTTGAGCGGTTGTCAAAATGGACGCTAATGCGAAATGTAGAAGATGTAGATTCAAATGGCTAGAACTTTTTGGATCGCCATATACAGAAGGAATAGGATCACTTAATTGGTGCCCACGTTGTTTTTGTTCAAAAATTGAAAGAGTATATGGATATCCTCCACATGAATCATATTTAAAAGAGCCTTCGTCAGTATTGAAATCGCAGAAACATCGTTCTAAAAAATCGAAATCGAAATAATCACATGCTTGAAATAGACACAATTTCATGGTCAAATTTTCTATCATATGGCAATTACAAAACCGACTTAAAATTATCGAATCTTGGACAATGTTTGATAACTGGTGAAGTTATCGACGATGATGGTGTTATCGGAGCAATTAGAAAATCAAACGGTGCTGGAAAATCAACAATCCCATCTGTTATTCAATGGGTGTTGTTTGGTCGTACAATGCATTCTGCAAACCCCGGTGATGCAGTTGTAAATTGGTTTACAGGAAAAGACTGCTGGGGACAAATCACATTTAAAAATGGCGATAGTATCACTAGAACAAGAAACGTAAACGGTCACAATGAATTAATAGTTGTCAAAGATGGAGATGAAAATAGAAGCGTTTCTGAAACATTATCAACCGCAAAAAATCAACAAGCAAAACTAGCACGCACATTCGATCTTGATTGGGAAATATTTTGCGGATCAACATTTTTCAACCAATATGGTAAGCCATGGATGGAAATGTCTGATCAATCACGCAAGAAAGCTCTTGAACGTTTACTGCACGTTGATAGATTTTCATATTATGCTAAAGTTGCTAAGGGTAAATGTGATAAACTCGATAGTCAAGTCGAACATGCCAATGTTAAAAAATCAAGTCTAGAACGAGAAATGAATAGATTACAAGTTGAAATTCAACGTTTAACAGAAGCCGCTAACACATTTACAGCTAATAAAGAACGACGACGACAAGAGATGCTTGCAGCAGCAGTAACAGAAGAAGAAACACGAAACAGCATCGAACTCCCAGACATTGAAAAACTAAAATCAAAATGGGAAGTGGTGCGACAAATACAAGCCAAAATCAACGCACAAAGAGCAGACGCAAACAACATAAGATCTGAAGCAGATAATTTAAATTCAGCAATTTCTGAACACGAGTCAACCGCTTCAGCGTGCGATAATAAAATCAGATTGTGGAAAGAAAAAGGTGGTAAAATATGTACATCATGCGAACAATCAATACCACATGAACATGTTGATAATCGAATTGAACCATTAATACAAAAAGCTAATAGCGAACGTACAGCAGCAAACACCATTAGGGACCAACAAAAAACATTGCGTAATAAGTATGCTGAAATGATGAAAGCTGTTAGCAATGCTGAGGCGATTATAGCACAAAAACAGCCACCATTAACGATTAGAGACGCACAAAGTATTCATGAACAATGGAATAGGCACAATCAAGAAGTATTACGCCTTCGTAAACTTGCAGAGTCAATTATTAACGAAGAAAATCCGCACTATACTTCAATACAAAATGCAGAATTGAGAATCCAAGAATGCCAGAGCGAAATTCAGAAGATTGACGAAGATATTCAACGACATGAATATCTAAACAAGCATTATAACTATATTAACAGAGCGTATACTGATAGAAACAAAATAAAAAGTTGTGTGTTTAAAGACCATGTTCCATTTATTAATAGTCGTTTAAAGCATTACCTTGATGTTTTTGGCTTAGATATTAAAATAGAATTGACAGACTCACTCAGCGTCACTAGCAATATGTGGGGATATGAATTTGAGTCTGGTGGTGAAAGAAAACGGACTGATGTGGCATTTATGCTAGCCACTTTTGATTTTCATGAATATATGTTTGGAAGGCAGTGCAATATTCTAGTATTGGATGAGGTTGATGGGAGACTTGATGATGATGGAATTGATGCATTAATCAATGTTATTAAGACTGATTTAGCTAATCGTGTTGAAACTATTTTAATAGTGTCACATCGTAATATGATGTGTGATGTGTTTTCTCGCGAGATTAAAGTTACGCGTAAAAACAGGTTCTCTCATTTGGAATTAGTATGAAAGAATATTTAATGTCGTTTGCGGCAAATTGGGATAGTGATGGTGCTGATCCTGTTAAACCTGAATTGGCGGCTGAGGCATCTAGATTTATTTCAACACAAAAATGTTATACACAAATAGATGAAGTATATCCGACACCGTGTGGCACTCCGATGATTGAAGCCAGCGACCCTACAACTGGATATACAATGTCTGCAAATATTCGCACCCCAAAAATCGCCGAAATAGTATATAATTACAACGGTGATATTCGATGGGCTGTTGTTGAGTTCTAATATAATATCAAACGAAAATCTATATTAGCAATATGAAGAGATAATTACAATGCCATCACGCAGTAAAATTGATAATATCTTACGTGGACCAAATGTCGATTCATATACCATTGATAAATGCAAACATGTTCTTAACGCCGAAGTGGTTCGCAGATTATTAATTAGATATTTTATAGATAAAGGATTTGGTGAAAGTTTTGACCGCCAAATGTATCCAGCATTAATGCAAGATTTGGTTATGGTTGTACCAGTTTTATCTAACAAAGTAGAAGTTGTCCCATTCGCAGAAGAAATTGATACGGCAATGGGACGAGCAGTGCTTGGATGGAATTTATTTGTGTTGGGTAGTCAGCGAATGTATCTTGGTGAAACACATCATAATTCATTACACGATTTAGCAAGACAAATAAGATCTGGGATGGTGCGTATTCCAGAATCCGGATATCACACCGCAAGAAAACAAACAACACCACGTAAAGTCATAACATTCATCACAAGAGTTCTTAGCAATCATGATAACGGCTATGTCAATCTAAGTCCTCCTACAGTTCCAATTCGTGTTCCTGGCGAACCGTACGCCGCAAGACAAACTATGATGGGCATGCCACAACAATTCTATTCACGCCCATATAGTATGTGATGTATTTTAACAATTTTGTGAGAATATATAATGACTGTTGAAATAAACGTCCTAGCAGTCATTATATTTATTGGGATTATTGTTTCAGTGGTTAAATGCATACAATACTTCTTTAAAAAAGACGTATTAATAACATGTCCATATTGTGGTTTACCACAATCATCGATTGAATATGATGGTTGTTATCGCATTGAAGAACATTATCGAGTAGATGGAGATAAATATATCCATTGCGGCGGATCGTGGGCGATACCAATTAACAAGCTATAGGATAAAATGGAACCATATAAACTATTAGAAAATGATTTTGCCGTTTTTTGTAAATTAAACCCAGAACACATGGTTTGTTGCTCTTCTGGAACTGCCGCGCTACATTTGGCATTAGAATGTGCGTGGGATGGTGATGGACTATTTTGTTTACCACCAAAAGATCGCGAAGTCTTAATACCAGATTTTTCAATGATTGCGATACCGCGATCTGTATCATTGGCGGGCGGTAAAGTTGTGATTGGAGATATAGGCGCAAAAGGCACAGTAGATGAATTCAATTTATGTACTAACACATTACAGTGTTTAACAAACAATTTGTCTGCAGTAATATCTGTTGATACCTATGGTCGAATGTCAAATATTGCTGGATTGTCAACATTGCGCAATTATGGAGCATTTAAGGAGTCATGTAAAATTATTCAAGATATGGCAGAAGCTCACGGAGGGGAAATTGCACGAGATTTGGATAATATTCCATTAGCTGATGCTATATGTTGGTCATTTTATAAAAATAAAGTTATTGGTGGTGAAGAAGGTGGTGCGGTTTGGTTTAAAGATATCAAAGCAGCCAATGCCGCAAGAATGCGCAGATCGATGGGTTTCACTGATAAACATAACTATGAACACATTCCACGTGGTTACAACTATCGATTATCAAATTCTTTAGCATCGCTGGTATTAAAGAATCTAGATAATCATACATATCATATAAATTATCAAAGTAGACGACATCTTGAATCACTTTTTAATTCACAATGTTCATGGTTATCAACATCGCATCGAGATGTGCCATGGGTTTATGATGTTCAATTGCCACATACACAGAACTCGTGGCAAATACTTAACAATCTTATAATGAACCTTAGATGTGATAATATTCCAGTACGTTATGGTTTTCATCCAATTTCACATCAAGCAGAATACTATATAACAGAACATAGCAAAATTACACCAAATTCTTATCATAGATCACAAACAACATTCTATTTATCTCTTGATAATCGTGATTGGGCTTTATCGAAAGTACCAGCAGCAACTGTATTTGACAAAATTTTTATGATATATTATACTATATTAAACATGATTGAGCATTAACATAATGATTGTTGATGACACAACGTTTTAATAATTGACGGTTCACTCATGGAATTTCCAACTCGCCGCGCCGCCGAAGAAACCTTATGTCGAGCGGTGAGCAATTCAAAGAAATGAGGGAAATTATGTTTAAAGCCACGGAAAAAATCAGAATTCCACAAAAAAGAGAACGAAAACAATTTTCACGAAAATTAATTTCGAAGCCATTTGAAACTGGCGGAACTGCCATACGTCCAATAGCATACAAAAGCGGTAAATGTTGGACACCAGCGGAAATTGATGTAATTTTTAAACTACAGGAGTATTTGCAACGACAAGAACTAACACTACGAATTCGTGATTTCGTATCACTATGGCATGACCAGCAGGGCAAATGCGCATTAACAGGTGCAGAATTTTGCATAACTGATGCCTGGAGACGACATGCTACATTCGACATTGGAATTGATAAAATACACAGCAAACAACCATTTAGTAAGAAAAACGCCAGATTAGTTTTATTGCCATTATCATATTCAAAAAGACGATCATATACGTCTGGAATTAGGTTCGATGATACACCAGTTGAAATAGATAATTGTGTAGCGTCAGCTGTAATAATGCACCATTTAAGAAATGTGTTAGCTTCACACAAACTATCAAAAAGTTACGCAATATCAGTACAATATCAAAAAAGGTGGGGTGTTTCTCATTTAAACCCACACATGGTAATTGCACATTGGATTTTTCCAATATATACATGGTACCACCAGAATAATCGTAGTAGCAATTTATCTACAATTTGCACTGTTGATGTTGATGCTAAAGCACAAACATTAACTATTTCTGGACATGATAACGATGATATGTTTTGTCATGATGGTATGCGTTCAATATACAAAACATTTTCACTGTGTGACCCATCTATTGATTATGACAAGGTTTTTATGGATATCTACGATAAATCGTTTAAAGCTAGATTATATGTAGATGCGTGCCGTTATAATGGCCTATTGTGAGACTGAATTATGAAATTAAAGCGACTTCCAAACAATCAAGGCTACAAGACACCAGACGGTTTATTTCATATATGGCAATCAAATCAACCTGGGTATGAAAACCGCTGGAATATCAATCATGTTGATTTTGATGAAGCTGTAACAAGTGGATTTCCTACTAAATTGGAAGCGGTCAAATGGCTGAAGAAAACGTACATCAAGCGGCCGTTGTGCTACTTTATGCCAAAAGGTTTGGCAGAATTTCAAGCTAGTCTTTACGATCTTGAGTATACCGAAAGTCTCATTACGCGACTAAAAGACTTGCCCGGATTTGATATCTCAGAATTTATATTATTTTATAATGATAAAATGAAAAAAGTCAAACAGTACGAAAGCGAGCTTGCTTTTACGAAAAAACGAATTTTTGAAGCAGCAGCACGCCTTTTTCAAGACGCATGTAGCATGTACTCTAAAGAGCAACTACAAGAAGCAACCGGATACGACAACGAATAATATGAGACCAATTCGTAGAAAATATAAACATATTAAATGCGGCACAATAACAGTCATGAATATCCACATGGCTGAATTGTGTGCGCGTAGTCCGGGTTTTTATGCTGCGCTTTATTGTTCAGGATGTAATAATCATTATCCAGTCTGGCCGAACAGTCAATTTGTGTGGGTGAATGACGACGACACAGAGACTGATCAAAAAGTCGGTACATAATATATATGAGCTTTGATTTCCAAGCTGGCTTGCAAACCGCGATCGACCACGGGCCGCAGGCCCTAGGGCCGGTGATCGACGAGATGGTCGTCGAGGCCGATTACGAAAGTTCCGCGCTGGCTCGACGGCAGATGCGACGAGTGATTTATCTCCTTCGGTGGATGATGGAGAATCTCCACACCATCGACAATAAGGAAGTAGTTCGCTTCTGCTGCGAGTTCCCGCGAGATCTCATGGCACACTGGTTAATTGAGCAGTTCGACAGCTTGGGCGGTCTCAAGCGATTTAGAAAGTCGATTGAGATGCGAGCCGAAAAAGCCACGGCACGATTTTCGACATCGACGCAAACAATATCGAGCTGCCATCAGGACGGCGTGTTTTACCCGGCTTTTTTTGTACGGTGGGCCAACCTTGATTTGTGGATCGAACACCTAGATAACACCACTGATTGCCGTTGCCATCACTGTGAGACTTTTTACGGCTTCTTTAGAACTGCTTCGTCGACGGGTGCCGGGTTGGTGCGAATGCTTCCCGTTACGGAACTACTATTCTCCACCCTCGACATTTTGGCGTCTAGCGGAAACGAAACCTTCTACCTGGGCGGAGTGGATCGACTGCCATCGCGTTATTGGTCTGCGCTTTCAAACTGCCGCGACGTCGCGGTGCTGCGTTCGAATGTCGGCGATGCGGCTCTCGATTGGGCACGTCGCGAGGCTGGGATGCAGCATGATGTTAATGGGAATCGGTACGAGCCAGAGGGCAAGAAACAAGCATTTATAAAACATTTAGAAGAGGCGTCTGCTGAAGTGGCGACGTGGCCGAAATGGAAGCAAAATTGTCTTGGGATAATAAACATAAACGTTGCACAAGATGAATCTTGGTCAACACCGGATGATGCGCATGAATAACAAAGCAACTGTTCGAAAAATTGAACGAACACCTATTACGCCAGGGACAAGACGTGTACGACTACTAGGACTAATGTATAAATGGGTGGATAAGCATACAATTGAAGTAACTCACTTCTCCGCTGGAAAAATAAAACATACTCAAGGCGACGATTCAAAATAATTGTTTGGAGATAATATGCATTTGTCGTCATTGTATTGTGAAACAAATCCACTTATTGCTGGAATCATGCAATTGTATGGTAATATAACAATTAGCGAAAATAGGGAATTGTCATGGCCTGAAGAATGGGCAACTTCAACCATTAAAGATCAACGATTTATAAATTGGCTAAAATCTTTAGGAATTGAAGGTGTTGTTGGTAAACCAATGGCTGGTGGAGTTGGCCGCGCTTATCCAATAGGTAATGATTATATTATAAAATTTACCACAGATCCAAAAGAAGCAAACGCCGCAGCAGTGTTAAAAGGACATGATTCACCACATGCGGCCAACATTTATGATGTAAAACGTGTCTTTTCAATTGATGATCAAAATACTGGTCGCCGTCGCAGTTTGTTTGTGATTGCAATGCAGCGATTAAACACAGGAGTTGGTAAGAAAATGCGAGCGGCTGGTAATGCTGTGTATAGTTATCTAGATGATCACGCCGGTTTTATAGAAGATCCTGAATCTGTAGTCAGAGTGGTGGTCGATCGTTATCTAGATTCTAGAAGTAAATCTGATCCATCTATGCCTGGAATCGTAAAGAAAGTTGTTGATGCATTATTTGATGTGCAAGAACGAACTGGCGTACTATCTCAAGACCCACACGGCGGAAATATGGCATTCAAAGGAAGAGAACCAGCGTTTTTTGATTTTGGCCGATCTAGTACCAATTTTGACCACCCAAAAACCGCTGGGGTAAGAGTTGCCGCTTTAAGCTAATTCGTCTATTTCTCTATCATCTATTAAAATATCGAAATCTTTCCAATATCTTTTCGAAATTTCAGCTTCTTGCATTAATTGCTTCCATTTATGGCGTTGGTCTTTTGGAACCATACCATATCTATCTAATATAATACCCCACTTCGACAATTTTTGATTTATTATTTCAGGATCACGATGTTTAATAAGAACATCAAACGAAGTGCCATCAGGTACACCTAAAAATATATCAAGTCTTTTTAGGTGTACCTGAGATTGATTCACGGTACTAAATCGTTCGCTAGACACTGGACCTCGATTATTTGTTTGTAATTATTAACTGCTCTCGTCGTTATTCCAAGAAATGTAGCGATATGATTTATTCTTGCTTCACCATCGCCGTAAATCTCAGAAAACCGAAGGTATTTTTCACCTTGCTGGCATAAAATGTCAAAAACATCCCTACAATGTCCATCTGGCAAAGCTGTTCGCACAGTTTCAATCGATTCGCCAGATTCATACATCTGAATGTGGTCTTCTTGGTCCATGCGTTCAGTCCCCACTGTTCGATGACTAATTTGAGATGTTGGATAACCACTATCCTGGTTATCAACACATGAAAAACTATCGAGAATCATCACGTGTTCTGGACGCAATATTCTTGTTTTAATATGCGGAGCACTTGAATTTAAATGAACAAAAATTCCAGTACTATCCGCCGTGACTTTAATGTCATGTGTTACTGCACGCGCTCTGATTAGTCCAAGCTCTACAGTAAATTCGGGGGCTGTAAGCAACCCAGAAACTCTAATGGTATACTTCCCATCGCTTGGTTCTGTCCTTTGGCAAAAATTATAATCAATTTTCATCCGAAGACATAGCGAGATTATGTCTTGCATGATGATATAATCTGCTGGGCCTATGATTTCTTGTTCTTTACGGTGTTCTTTTCTCTTGTTTTCGTTAATTTGTTGTCTAAAATAATTCCAAACAAATTCGCCGAAGAATTTTTGTAATTGCTTGTCATCGTTTATAATATTATTTGGATTTAAGTATCGAAGCTCGCCTTCAACATAGTTGATTGTTGAATTGTATGTTGGCGCACGCAAACCATTTGGCATATTTTTATAGGACGCTTGAAATTCATCGATAGTGATAAATTGTCCTTTAACTAAATCCGCTACATCTCCTGGGTCTGTAACTTCAATTTGTCGACAGTTTGGGCATGGAGTTTGAATGCGATCGATGGGTTTGGGTTTTGATCGTTTTGTCATGTAGTGTGACTGTCCACAAGCACGACATTGAAAACTATATTTCCGATGATAAAATAGATTGATTACCCCTCTCCAAACTGCGATTCTATATTCTTGTTCTGCGCTTTCTTTATCGTCCGCATAGTCGGCACCGATTGTGACACCGAATTTTTTCATTACCTTATGTTTATGAGTTCTCATGTCCGGGTGATTTGTCACATAATCGACAATTGTGTTGGCGTGTGTTTTTTGGTCTTGTGTTAGATTGGCCATTGTTATATTGGCAAGCGATCCTCGCAAATATAGTTCTGGCAATTGACGAACTTTAGCCATCGCAAACTCCTTAGTGCACGTTAAAAATGCAATTAGCATTCTTAGAACGTTTTAACGTGTTTGGTTATCTTATAAACCGCAACATAATGTGGCAAGGATTAACTCATGCCTCAATATTGTGATTCAGAAAAACTCGAACAAAACTGGTTTTATTGGTTATTGTCATCTCAAGTACCAACTCTTGAAAAGTATAGAGAATTAGGATTATTGTGGACTAAAGTTATTGGAGTGTCAACAGACAATAACGGTGTCCCAATACGTCGAAACGGCAAAGTTCTACAAGATCCATCCTATCCAATTCGTGCTCATTGTATCGCATTAGCTACTCCAATCTATTTTAACAGTTACGATGGCGTCCCACAACCAACTGGTATGGCACATGGCAAAAACAAACAAAAATTGCCGTTGGACGAAGATTTAACGCTTTTATCAGACTCACCCCTTCATCAATTAGACCACCCACCACAACAACAATCAGTAATAGTTCCAAATCTTATCGCAAAAGGATACTTAAAGGAATTACCAACAAGCAAAACATGGTGTGCCATGATAGAAGATATCAGTAAAATCTGCAACGGCATTGCCACAAGATTCAAACCACGCACAATCGATGAACAACATGAGCTAAGTCAAGACGCATTAGTCCAAGTCATACAAAAATTATCAACTTACAAATTGCGTTACACCCCAGGTATGGCACCTGTCTTCAATTTGTTAACTACAACCATTCACAGAATAATGTATTCAATTATGAATAATAGAACAAGACATCATAAAGGAATTAATCGCATTTTAGCTGATGCTGAAGCTGGAGTACTGCCAGACTCACGCAGATCTTTGCGAGTATACACCCACAAAAAATTTGTTAAAACAAGATGACTTACAATAACAAAAAGTGACATATGGCGAATAATATTATAACAAAAGCAAAACCGCAACTTGTCAGAAGACAAACACAAATAACTTATCCAAAAAATGTATCAGTAGTTGTAAATCAAAAACGTGCGCAAACAACAACTATAAAGTCATTAAAACGACAAATTGCAAAGCCCACCCCAGCACCAACTCCAACACCAACACCAACTCCAAAACCAGTATCGCGACCAACACCAGTTGAACAACCTACAAAAAGGACTCCGATATCGATTATTTCTAGACAACAATTAATAAAACAACGGCGAAAAAGTACAAAATCAACAGTTAAATATATTACCGCTGATCCAGTACCAGAATCAGCAGCAAAAATAGCCTCCATAAAAAACAGCGGTCGCGGTAAAATACTAATAATTGTCGGAAACGGACCATCGATTTTAGAAGCTGAGTTAAATGAATTAACTAACCATCCAAAAATTGAATTATTAACTATTAACAAACCCGATCAACGCATTTGGCCAACTAAATATTGGGCCTTTTTTGATCATTCCCAATTTGTACGTCATGAAGCATTTTGGAATGGATATGATGGCATAATCTTTAATAGTACAGCAATCAAACGTCAAAAATCAACCTCCATGCAGTTTAAAAATGTTGGTGGAAAAGGCTGGAGTTATGATTTAACAAAAGGTTTACATGTAGGAAGATCATCAGTATTTGCATCAATGCAAATCGGAATGTGGATGGGACACAATCATATCTATATATTTGGATGTGATATGAACCCAAATGGTATAAACGGGAATTTACATTTTTATGGACAAAATCCAGATGTAGATCCTAAAGTTCGCAAGGAACGTTTTATAAAAGAAGCTGAGTTTTATGATGTAGCAGCAGATCTAATGACCAAAGAACAACGCATGCGTTTTACGTTTTGTTCTGATTACAATGAACACGAGTTCGTTAAGAAATACAACCACATGAGCCATAAGACGGCAGTTCAAGCAATTATAGAACACGCAAATCAGCTATGATAGATAAAATATTTGACACATTGATTGTGTTGTTTGTGAGGAGCGGTTTTACAGTTGCGATATTATCACATCAACCATTACAATATTGCTTATTAATATCTGACATATATATGAGATGTAAATTATATATCAATGAACAAGCTATTTGTGTTGTGTCTGGAATCAATGATAAAATTGATTTAAATTTGGATTTGGCAAATTCAAACTCATTACAACAATTATATGACTATTTCAAAATTGAAGCGATATAAAGGATGATTAAAATGAGTCAAAAAATACGTGAATATATAGCAAACAACCCCTGCAATTGCGGTTGTGATGAGATATTTGCATTTGATATTGAATCAGCATCTTTAAATGAACCGATTGTCTGTTCTAATTGTAATCATCGTCGCTTACAAAATAGTGTTGCTGGTAACTGCATGAAATGTGGTCAAGATGATCCATTTGTTTTAAAACAAAATGAGAATCGAATAATATGCGCAAATTGTTCACAAATTGAAATAGCAAAACAAACTAGACCATCTGTATATGTTAGCACGTCTATGTTAAATATAGAGCGTGCAAAACAAATTGTTAAAAAATTTGAGATTAACAATGTATTAATAACGTATAAATGGCATAAACATGGGCAATTATTTGATGACTCAGCGCTAGCCGATTGCGCTGTATTAGAAGTTGATGGTGTGCTTACATGTGATGTCTTTTTTATGGTTCAACCTGGAAGACATGGCACTCATTGTGAGTTGGGTATCGCAATTGCTGCAAATAAACCAATTGTAATACTTGATGAATTAAATGTTGAAAAGCAACCATTTTATTACTGCAAGAACGTATATAGATGTGACACAGAAGAAAAAGCCTTCAGTCAGACACTACAGTTACTAAAGGAAAAAACCAATGAGTGGGATATTCAATAAACTTGAATTAGATATAATGCAAGCCAACGAGTTGAGCGATGGTATCGAATTGGCAATCCGCCACGGATTTCCAGCAATTGTAGTGCATCCAGGATTGTCCGGTGATGCCATCAGAATAAGAGGACGTTTAAAAGGTCGTTTTGGAATTATAACACCAGTAGACTGGCCAAAAGGCGACAATTTCGGCAATATTAAATTGCGTGGACTATCAACAGACGCATTAGAAGCTGATGGGTTTGAGATATGTTTAACTGGTGGTAAAGATGAAGGCGCAACACGTAATGAAGCAAAAGCCATCACAGAATTTTTAAAACGACATATCGGTGAGCTTGTAGAAGTACGATTTGTGCTTGGTACATCAATACGTGATATGGACAATATCTTAACGATGTGTCGTGGCCTTATTGGAGTCAGAACTCCATCTTTTATTCGGACAGACACCCAATTAAAATTGCAAGTAAGCAAAGCAAATTCTGATATCCATAATTCGACAATAGCAGCGATTCAACAAGCTATTCGAGCACCAATTAAAGTTAGTGGTAATATTGCAAGTGTAAGATCGGTGACTGGCGTTCCAAACGCATCGCGATTCGCGGTAAGTCTAACCCAAGCAAGAACAATTGTAAAAGAATTTTTACAACAACCAAACGAACTTAAAACGATTTTAGACAGTCCAACGACATAATATTATTTACAAAAATAAATAAACACCGAACATTAACATGGATAATTATATGAGCATATTAACCTTAGTGCAAGAACTTGGTGAAGACGCCGATCTTCTTGTCAGACATGACGACTGGTTAGAAGCTGAACGAAAATCAAAAGCTGCGGAACTTGATCGTGCAGCTAACGAACTGCGAGCTATTATGCTTGCGCAGAAAATAAAAAGAGCATTACAGCAAAAGAATTTGGTAGCAGTACAACAAATCTTAAAAGATACTGACGGTAAAGTTGTTGATATAATTATTAAAATTTTAAATTTGCCAGACGCCTTATCTCTATTATCGACAAGCCAGTATGATACATTGGATCAGGTCAATTTTGCAGCCCAATTATCTGGGTGGGATAATGATGGTTATGATATTGCAACTTCTGCATCGCTTAGATCAGCATAACTAACATTACATTCTGTTTTCATAGCGTGTGTGTTATAAACGGTAGTAACACATCACAAGCGAGGTTAACTATGTCTTTGCGGCAAGGGTCGTTTAATGTTGTCACTGATGGTGGTTGGGGGAGTTGTGGGAAAGGAGCAATCACAACGGCTTTAGCCAACACATGCCGCCCACAAATCATCTCAACAACAAATATGGCAAACGCTGGTCATACAGCAGTATCTGCTGATGGTCAAGCATTCGTGGCGAAAGCACTACCGTCGGCGTCAATATTGACACAATGGATTCCAGGTTATAAACCACAAATAGTTGTTGGTGCAACAGCAGCATTTGATATTGAACAATTACAAAAAGAAATAGTTCAATGTGGTGTTGAAGACACTCTAACAATTCATCCACGAGCCGGTGTCATCACAACAGCCCACAAAGAGGCAGAAAATGTTGGACAATCATCGACAAAACACATTGCAAGCACCATGCAAGGATGCAGTACATTTCTATCTGATAAAATATTGCGAAAGAAAGATTTAAAATTGGCAAGAGACTATCCAGAATTACACAAACATTTATCTGGTAATTTACCGCAAAAATTGCCGAACGCCAACATTAATTCAGCAATGAATTTGCCAGAAATGTTGTACACGTTGATGCGGCAGCACAATTATACCATTTTGCATGAAGGAAGCCAAGGCTTCAGCCTTGATATCAACCATGGTTCGCATTATCCGCATTGCACAAGTCGTGGCACAACCGCAATGCAAAATATGGCTGATATGGGAATTAGCCACCTACAACTTGGTGACGTGTTCCTTGTGATTAGACCATTTCCAATCAGAGTTGGCAACATAGTTGAAAACGGCAACATTGCTGGATATTCTGGCGATTGCTACGCTGACCAAAAAGAACTGACGTGGCAAGACGTTGCGAATGAAGCTGGAATGCCAAATGATGTTGCGGCGTCGTTGTTAAAGACTGAATTAACAACAGTTACTAAACGTTTGCGAAGAGTTTTCACTTTTTCAGATACGCAATTAAAAGAAGCGGCAATAGTCAATGGTGCAACAAAGATTGCTTTGAATTTTGCGAATTATATTGACTATTCTGTGAGTGGAGCCAATGAATATGAAAAATTGACTCCAAAGGTTCTCGATTTTATTCGACGGGTCGAGGATGTGACTAAGTTGCCGGTAACAGTCATCGGCACTGGCCCGCAACTAAATCATGTAATTATGATTTAGTATGTGTTCGCCCAACCCATGAGATTACGCATTGTTTGAACAGATCCAAAAACTGAAATTGGCAGTATATTTAGACGAAGCTGGAGATGATATAGTTTCAGCATGTGCTGCCTTAAAGGATCTTGACATTCATTATGCGGTTTTGCGTAATGCGTGGGTTGGGCATATTTCCGATGTTGATGATCGCGTATATCAGCAAATTCGTTCTGAATTAATTAGAAATAATATTAGCATAGTTGCGATCATATCAGATATCGGTAAAGTTCCAGTTAATCAATTAGCAACTATTGACAACGCTAAAATAACACGCATTTTCAACATTGCATCATATTTTGGTGTTTCTCATATTAGATTTCATATTGGAACTCAATCAACAGAAAATGTTGGTGCAATCTATAAATGGATGCAGCTAATAACTGATAAATGTTTAGAAACAAATATTGTTCCATTATTAGAAATAACTGGTGAATCCAGCATTATCAGTCCGATAGAGATTGCTCCATTATTATCGAAATTTAAACGATGGAAATTGTTATATGATCCAGTACAACTAATATTGCGTCAGAATCAAGATCCATTTGTTCGTTATTGGGCATTGTTAAAAAGTTTTGTTGGGGCTATTGACATTCGAGATTATAAAATAGGATATGGCTTTAAACCTGTTGATTTTGGTGATGCAAAAATTGGTCTCACACTGCGCGATGCTATCAATTCACATTTTGATGGTTGGTATTATCTTGAACCATCTCTTGGTAGAAAACATGGCAACGCAACAAGTAAACGAGATACTTTGCGTATGGCGTTAGAAGCACTTGAGAAAACTTTGCAATAAAATCAACAACGAAGAGATAACAATGAGCGAACAACAAAACTTAGAATTCACCGCCAGAGAAGATTCGGTATCTAAAGAATTTTTAAATAAACTCAACTCAATACTTGATAAAATTGGTTTTCGGCTCGTATATGAGTTTATTGATGTGCAATTCTCACGCACCACATTTTCTCTCCAACCAATTTGCAAGCCACCAAGTTGTGAATCTGGTCAACCATCGCTGGAAAAGAAAGTGCAGACGGTGGTATTTTGGGAAGGTAAGGTAGTAGTCATCGAGGGTGATAAGCATCTACACGATGGTAATTTTTTAAAACTTCCTCCAGGTTTTACGGTCAAGATGATTAAATAACAGATTCGTATCTAGCCTAAATCACTTTTTAATTTTTATTTATAAACATTAGCTCCAAACGTCGATAACACAATTAACTATGGTTAATTATAAAGTTTTAACGTGTTGAAAATGTGTTAAAGCAAAACTCAAAGTAGAGGACAATATGACAGCAAACATCAATGAAGCTATCCAAAAGATTAAACGAGTGGGCGGGACCAATACTAGAATAGTCCCGATGGCGGGTCAAAGCATAGTTGAAGGAAGAGTGCAAATTGAAGTTCGAAGTGGCGGAGAGTGGGAAACCGTTGTTACAGGTGTAACGCAAAAAATGGCGGAAGATATTGTCTCACAAGCTACAAACAAAGTAATTTTGGGGTAATAGCACGCAAAAGATAAAATTAATATGCGTGATCAACATAAAATACGCTCAGTAATAGAGCTAGCACGTTATCGTGTTGGTGACGTTGTTTGGTGGGTAATTCTGCGTCCAACTAAAAATATTCCAAATCTAGACGATTCAGATAAATGGATGATGAAACATCATCCAAAAGTTTTATACAAAGGACCATATAAAGATTTATGGCCACGTAGGGCAGTGTTGCCAAAATTGCAACACATGGATTTTGCTAATATTATGAGCTTATTGACATCACGTCTTGTGGTTGAACAATTCGTTGTGTGTGATATACTCAGGAGCCGCGATACTGGCGAATTTTTCTATAGCAATGACCGAGATGAATGGATGCCAGAAAATATGATGCTAGATACAAAACAAGCCGCAGATAAAGAAAAATCACGAATATTGAAAATGATCAAAAATTGGATCGATTCAAGTAATAGCTAATCATATCAATTCTCAATCCAATCGTAATTAATTAAAACATATCTAAAGGCTTATATAATGAGCAAACGCAAAAAGAACAAAAGAGAAACTCAGCATCCAACTATCTTCGTTTTAGACGGTGAAATTAAATGGTATGAAGATGGAAGCATGCTTGAATTGTATACACAAATCACTCCCGAAGAATGGCAACACATAGTTGAAGAAACAATAAAATATAAAGTATTTTTAACAGTTCTAAAAGAAGTTGCATTTCCGATCCTAAAAGAAACATGGACCAAAGAAGACGATTGGTGGCGTCTACAACTTGATGTTGCAATTGATAGAATGAAAAACATCGATCCAATGTTTGTGATAACAATCAACCAAGACAAATTAAAAGAATCGTATTCTGCACAATCAAAATTAAACGCTGAAGAAATGGTTAAAACAATAAAATTGCTTCGCAATATGCCAACACCAAACTTCTCTAACAACACAATCTCAGACTTATAAAGACAAAGCTATAATATCAATGAGGGTAAGGAACCAATGACAACAGACCCATTCGATGGAGTTGGAATCCTTACTCAAGAAATCGGACAGCCAACTTTCGTAGAGTTAATCTATACGCAACGAAAAACTGGCACAACCATAAAATCAAACAAACCAAATGTCCTAGATTCACTTTCGCGTGCCGCATTTAACACAAAACCAGCACTTGGAAGCAGCGATCCAGCATATCCACACACAATCGCACCAACACAACAGCAATCTAGAACATATTCTATCACAACAACGCCACAAAGTATCCAAAACCATCAAAATTTAAATGCGTTCAGTAATATAGTTAAAAATGCTTTTATACCACAAGATGTAGACTGTGCATTCACCGCAGAACGCGGAATTGGATGTGCCTCAGCTAATTGCGAAATTGATATAATATTTGCAATCGATAAAACAACAACACAAACAGCTATCAACGACTTAAAAGATAATATCACCAAAACATTTGATCTATTAGATAGCATATCTGGAAATTATCGCGCAGCTTTAATAACATTTAGCAGCGATGTTACTATCAATACTAGCTTAGATATTGGATGTATGACACATTCAAGCACAAATACCCAATTTTTAACATTCATGACAGCTTTAAACTCACTAACCACTGACACCACAGAAATTAGATATACAAATTCAAACGGAGCCATCGAAGCAGCAATCAACGGCGAGGCTGGACTATGGAGAAATGACGCATATAAAATTTTAGTTGTGATCACTGACTCACTTCCTGGTGGCTCAAATAACACATATGACGCAACAATTCAAGCACACATCGACGATTTAACACTGCAGGCACAATCGTGTGGTGTTAATATTATAGCTGTAAATGTTGGAAATGATCTAACAGCTAGACAAGTAATGAATAAATATGCAGAACAATCAAATGGAAAATATATCGAATCTGTATATTATATCACATCGTTTTTAGTGCCAACATTACGAAACTTATGTGACCCATTAAACATAGAAAACATCAATAGAATAATAAATGGATCATTTGACACAACCATTAGTGGATGGACTCAAAATGGTTCAGCAACATGGGCGTCTGCTGGCACAAACGGATTCATGGTCTTAAACAATGGTAGTGTGGAACAAACAATAATCAATTTAACTCCTGGAAGTAAAATACGATTACGTTTAAAAGTTGCTGGTGTTGTTGGATCTGGTGATGTATATGTTGAATTAAACGGATCTGGTGGTGCACAACCTGTTAGTGGCGGTCTAAATATTCTGAATGGTGTCACAATAGAACGGAATGCTACCGTATCACAATTTGGCACAGCCACAATTATTATTGAAAACAGGACAAATCCAAATATAATACCAATCTATGTTGATGAAGTATCGTTGTATGAAATCGAAGATGGCGCATGCGGATTTGGAGTTTATAATCTTATATTGAATTCTGAATTTGAAGATGGTGTAGATGGTTGGACAGACATCAATAATACACCACTCACAAATTCATCGTGGGATTCAACACTTAACGCTATAATCGTTAACTCAAATCCTGTAAGAATAGCCATTGATGATACTATTAATGGTAAAAATTTAGTATTAATGTTTGAAGTATATGAGAATATTCCAGCTACAAACGACAATTTGCAATTTTCATGGACAGCAAAAAACGATGAAACCACAATAGCTTCTGGCACAATTGTTAATTCTAATAATTTCCCAACACAGCATAATGCGATAATTCAGATACCAAGCGAGTTTGATGGGCCACTTTATATCGAATTTTCTTCAGACGGTATTGCAAAAGTTAAAAATGTTTATTGTTGCGATCCGGGCGGATATTGTCCAACTGGTATGACACGATTGGCGTTTGATCAATTCGAAACGAATCGTGGCAGCTGGGCTGGTGGTATTATTAATGGTGGCAGCGTTCAATTATCAAATGATATGCTGCAACAAACATTCTTTGAATTGATTCCAAACACCATTCTACGATTATCTGTAAATTGTATCACAGTCGGTGGAATTATTTTAGAAATATATTATACTAGTAACAATGTTATTGAACAATTTTTTAGCACTACTAGCGTTGGTGTTAAATCATTTTCATCATTAATACCAGAAGGCGTGGAAAGAGCAACTATTAGGATTAGGCCACAATCAAATAGTATCATCGTTGATGATATTCTAGTTTGCCATAGTGCACCACCAAATTGCGATGGTAGCATCACCAATTTAAGAACATATATTGAATGGAATGGTGTTCCACGAAGCATTACTAATATTTTCAATATTATTGCACGAATTACCTATCGAGACCCACACGACCCATTTAAATTAACTATTGTTAATTTAATTCCAATTAACGATGGTCACCTAGGATTCATACCAACAGATTGCAACGGACCAGGAACTTGCGATTTTTGGAAACAACAGGGTGATGCTGGGGTAGTTCAAGATTCAATCACCAGTCTTGGACTGTTAACATCAACTGTTGGCTTAATTAATCATGGTGATATTGTAGATGTCACTTCAAAACATAATTGGCTATGGGCAATACCGGCCAATAAAAATGGAACAGTGCAAGATGGTTTAGCCACAATTTGGGACGATCCACCAACAGGGTTAATTGAATCAATCCAATTTTTGATTCTAATAAACCATGTTAATCCAATTATTAATACCGCAGCAGCATGTGCTGGTCCATTCCAATACGTTGGAGATCCAGCTAATTCATTTGATTTTATAATTCGTTATCGTAATAGTAAAAATGAAGAACGTGAATTTAGAACAACATTCAACAAAGCTTCACTATATCAAAATTCTGCTAATTATCCAACTCCAACATGGGACACTATTACCCCATTAGGAAATGGTGTAAAAGGCAATAAAGCTCGATGGGAAACTACAACTTTTATACTTGACTCTGTTGATGGGGCAGGAATCGACCAATGCACATCACCTATTTTCTTTAGTGCGGTTGGGCAAGGTAATTTACAATTTGGAAAATTTGAACTTCGTGGAGAAGCGAATGCATTACCTGGATGTACATCTGAATTATTGATTGAGGAAATTGAAAAAGGAAATGCTGTCAATGAAGTTCAATCAATAACTCTCCCGTCTTCGTCTGGTGGTCGATGGGCAATTCAATTTACGTATGGTGGTGTAGACAATAGCACATTAATTCCTTGGAACGCCAACGCTAAACAAGTTCGCAATTATCTAGGATCATTACCAAATACTGGTGGTGCAGAAAACATTTTAGTATCTGGTGCTGGGTCGGAAACTGACCCATTTCTAGTAGAATTTACAAATCAATTGGGTGGTATGAATTTACAGTTGATGGCGGCAGATGGTTCTGGATTAACTGGAACTGGTTCGGCTTCTGTCAGTAGATTACGTAGCGGGACAAGCAACGAACAACAAACAATCACAAAAGAATCTGGAATTACCTCCAATCTTAGAGTTATATTTGCTGGGTCTGTATCTCGTAATATTCCATATAACGCATCTCTTAATGCGATGCAAGCAGCACTTGCAGCAATCCCAACTATCGGCACCAATAATGTAACAGTTTCTGGCAGTATTAGTGATCGTGACGTTGCATATCAAGGCCCATGGCATGTTAGGTTTATTGGAACATTTAGTGCTATGAATGTTCCTGATATGACATCAGCCGTCAACGGTTATACAATCACAACTGATTGGCAGGGTGGTGTTGGTGCAAACGAATTGCAATTAATTACGGTAGTCGCAAATAGTGGCACATATGTTTTGAGCATACCTAATCCAAATCCAACTGGCGGATTGGTTATCACAGATGAGATTGATTGGAATGCATCTGCTGCAGAAGTTTCTGCAGCTATAGTTGCTGCAGCTCCATGGTTGGTTGGTAATATTAAAGTAACAAAATTGCCGCATGAATTTCAGCATACGGTCCAATGGACAGTTGAATTTAAAGGAGTGTATGCACGTGATCCAATGGACCTAATGCAGGCGATTTCAATTGGATTAAGATTAACAAAGATTGTAATTCAAGAGATTACTAGAGGCGGCGGTGTAAGAGAACAACAAAAAGTCCAAATAATAGACACAAATTTCGGATCTTATAGATTAATAATCACAATAAATGGAGTGTCTTATACTTCATCAGCAATTAGGTGGAATTCAGAACCGAAAACCATAAAAGAAATTTTGATGACGTTGCCGCCATTTACCACAGATGGAGATGTAGAAGTTACTGAGTGCACCCCAACAGCAGAAAATGCTGTTGGATGTTATATTGTATCATTTCATCCACGTTTCGATGATGTCGGAACGATGCAATATATTAATAATCTTTCATGTAATCCAATTTCTATTGGTGCTGCTCGTATGCCACCATACGAATTTGATATTCCAGAATGTGAAACACCCAGCCCAGATGGTGATTATAATTTTCGATGCACACCAGGACAATTATTATGTAAACCAGGAGATGGTGACGATGATGAATTAATCGAATCGTGTGCGATTACTGACTCATCAAATGTCTACAGTGAGCTTGTTTTACAACGTGAATTGTATGATCCAAATCGTAAAACAACAAAAGGAAATTATCTTACTATCAAAGATTTAGCTGTTCTTAATGGTCTTAAACCGTCACAATATAATGCATATCTACGAAACTTTAGTACTGGCGCATTAACAGAAACAAGTTTTTCAACTACCATTGAGAATAGATCATCTATAGTTCTTATATTAAAAGATGAAGATACAGTAGTTGCTAGACGACGTATTGCTAAGCAATTACAAACTTCACCAAACATTCTACCATCTAGAATGTTATAATTTATTCAACACCACCACCCAAAGCAATCGTTGGATCAGTAGTGTACCACCCATTTTGCGCGATCGCCGGAAGTCTTAACCATTCTTGTTGTCCAGATTTTGATCCACGACATCTACCAGACCCAAGAGACAATCTAGTAACAACCGATCCGCTAACAGCATCTAACGCTTCATCGGTAGTAATTTTTGTTTTTTCTGTAGCACGAACCGGTGGCACTTGAACGTATCCATTAATAATTGGAAAATCACGGTAGATTAATATTGAACTCATGCTCATTGATATGACTCCCATGGTTAGTTGATATTTGATTGTCGATTGATATATAAAGCATGACAAAATTTAGTGATAGTTGGGTATTGTTTGCAGACTGTGATGTGATATATGATGGTAGAGCATCGAGCATACTTCAACGTGGTAATTATTTAATTATTCGCAAACCAGATCATAGTTTGTCTATTCATGGTTCCACTCTAATTCAACCAAGAAATTATCTTGCTGGTGGGTCGGTAGTATACAACGAAAATGTTTTAGAATTTGTGTATAAAAAAGAAAAGATTATAATTAGAATATATAATATAATATCGATAGTAGAATTAACAAATTGGTCTGATCACAAAATATCAATCACTAAAACAGAACGTGAGCTAGCACTTAAGATTGTAAACAATTGGGACACATATTTTAATAATTCAAATGTTGAATATATCTATCAAGAATATCAAACATCGCTTGGTCCAATTGACATATTTGGTAAATCAACAGATGCAGATTATGTTATAGAAGTAAAACGTAAAACCTGCTCGATAAAAGATGTCACACAATTGTTACGATATGTAGAAGCAATTGAAACACCAAATAGAATCATAAAAGGTTATTTAGCATCGCCATCAATTAACAAAAATGCACTTAAATACCTAACGAAACATGGTATGAACCATTTACAAATAGACTTTTAATTATGGTATCGCATCATCATATCGCATATATGTCACAGAATCTATCTTGAGCATGTTCTTATAAAAGACCGGAAGTTTGGTGCTTATTTTAAATATAGTATCATTGCGAAATCTAAATTCACCGCCACCCCAAAAATTCTTAATGAGTGACCTATCGTGATCGTTCATATCTCCAACATAGCAGACATCGATTAATTCATTTAATTGAATAAATTGCAAATTTTCATATTTCGATTGCAACAATTCAGATAATTGTATATTATAAATAAAACTATTGTTGATTGTTGGCTGAACAGGAATATGTGGAATCATCGAAACAATCAATTTACCACAAGAACATGCAGTATTTCTAACAATGAATAAATCATCGTTAAGTCCAACATGCCCGCTCAAGTTTAAAAGATTTATAACTTTATTTCCATTTACAGCAAATAATGGATATGTATGATAGTTTCCATAAGCACAAGTGTATATGTTAATACCATTATACCAGTTAATCATAGTGTCATTTATAACAACACCATTAGAACGTAAATGTTTTGTTTTATAAAATGCTTCCCAGTTAGTGCTAAGAATATTAATCATCGATTTATTATTAACAAGATATTCAATGAATGTTGGATGTGAAGTAAGATATAACCAAACATTTGGTTCAGCCATTAACGAAAATGGCTTAGTTAACCCATCTAAAATGCGACAAATTTCATTGGTTATATTTGAGTTTAACGCAGATGCAGTAATATACCCAGAATAGTATAATTCGTTTTCGTCTGCAACCACATAATGCGCTTCGTGTTGTGGTTCAAATACCATTCTGTTTCTGATTAAAATTGGTTTTAATCCAGACGGATATTTTGTAATTGATTCTAATTTCTTAATCCAAACATCTGGGAATGGTCCAAAATTATACGTTCTTTGGACACCAGAAGTCGACCCAGATGTTTTTAATTGAATATAATGGTGTTTACGTCTGCAACCGTATTCCCAAATTTTGAATAACTCTTCATGCGCAGAAATGTTTATATCACATGCAAGCAACGCCTCTAACAACAAATTAATTCTAGATATTGATGGACTTTCACAAAAAATTTTATACTCTCTCAACATGTATTACAACCAACCGTAACCGCTCCGATATGAGAGCACACACAAAAACCGTTGTTATTCACATGCGTCAAACTATTTGTTCCACATATTGGTTTTAAATTATCAAGTTCTTCCAACATTAATTCAATTTCATCGTCTGATGGGATTCCAAGTTCTATTATTTCTTCGTCAGTATATTCAACCGTGGTGATCATTAAGTGTTCCTCCTACCAATGAACCAATCTCAGCGTTATGTTTAATTGATCGTATCAATCCATCCTTATCACAATATTTACTAGGAGAATCACCAACAATTATCTGACCATTTGTACAACCACCCCAACAATAACCAATGGCTGGACAAGATCTGCATGTTGGATCGTTTAGTGCTGGCATAGCCGCCATAGTTGCTCTAATATTTTGATCGATTGTTTCTATTGAATCTGTGATGTGACCAGTCTTATCCCATGTATAATAATCGGTAAAAATGGTACCATCACGATCTAAAATGAAATTATGATATCGATATTTACAACATACTTGCCCACGTAAGTCATCGCTTTTTAACATAGAATAAAATGCTTGGTTTGGCTCTGGATGTTTCACAGTCGGGTGCTGGCATGCATATGTAATATTCTTATATGGTATACCCAATTTTAATAAAAAACGATAAAATTCTTTGCGATGTTCAATATTTAAATATTTATCTGGAATTGCTCCCTGCACTATTATCTTATGTTTAAATCCGGCTTTAATTAATATTTTAAGATTGTTAATTGTTGCTAAAAATGGGTCAGATATCAAACAAATCGATTTACGTTGTTCATTATGCGTTATATGTGTACCATCAACACTCACCCCAATACTATGCAATGAATGCATAATTTCTAGTATTTTATCGTCAATTGGTACAGTTAAATTGGTAGTAATCCCATAAAAAGGATTTAAATGTGCAGTTTTATTAATACAATCAATTATTGATTGTGGTCTAAGTAATGGTTCTCCACCAAGAAATGTTAACATCATTCTAGGAATTTGATAAAATTGCTGAAATCTATTTAAAAAATCAACTATAGCATCAACATCGATTATGGTAGTATCATCCTTCATTAATTTATGCGACACAGAACAATGTGTGCATCGAAGGTTACATTCCCATGTGGTAATAATTGTAAAACCAGTTTTTTGTTCTCGACGTAATAAATATGACCAAATAGCGTCTTTCTCTGATCCTTGTGTGAAATGTGATTTAACTAATTCTTCGTTTGTGGCGTTTATTGGTAGGTGTTGTCGTGTGACTGTATTAAATAAAATTGGGTTGCTATTGTTATCTTTTGTTTCAACAACATACATTGACAAAGGAAGCCGCATTACAAATTCCTTTTTTCCACTTTCGCAATTTCATCATCAACCAATTTCTTTAGATACTTATTTAAAGCGACCCACGCCTTTCGTTCGTCGCCCCTAGTTTTGGCTTCGTTGTCAGGAGCAGTCCAACCACCCTTCATTCCTTTGACGAGATTGTTACCATCATCCTTGTTTGGGATGAAAACAAAATGTGGGTTGCTGTGCGTTGAAAGTCCTTTAGCATAGCCATCGACAAGTTCACATCGAAAATATAAAACAGGACTTTCCCAATCTCCGCCAGCTGCTCGCAATTCACATTTGAATTTACATTTTGTGTGTTCCCATTGATTTTGGTCAATTGTAATTTCACGCTGGGTTATAGCATCATCGTTTTCAGTGTCAAAATTGATACCAGTTTCATCTCGCTTTTCCTTAAGCTTATTTCGCCACATATCGTTGCCAAGTTCCTTATAAGAAAAGAAATGTTTATCTTTTTTCGATTCACAAATTTCTTTCAGCTTCACAAATATTACTCCACACGGCATACAGCCGGTATTCTAAGATTTCCCTGATTATCTTGCAATCCTGGACGAAGTACTTCTCGAACTCTGCCAGTAGTCATCCTAGTTCCAGGCGGTCTTATAATCCATCCTTCTTGATAATCAAGATAACTAGTTGGGAAGAATGGAACTAAACCAAAAAATTTCTTTATTTTTTCTACTACAAATTCCGCAATATCTTCAAATGCTTGCGGATCAGCTTCTTTTTTATATGTATCCCACAGATCTACATAAAATTGCAAAATAGCAACTTCTGGAGCCGCAGATTCTCTTGCACTACGATACAATTGCGACAACCAATTATGCCATTGTAAATACGGAGAATCAGCACTCTCTCTAAACAATCTACATGCAAATATCATTCGCAATTGCATATTAATCACCCCAATTATTTAATGTGGTATCTTTTCTGGAGGTCACGTGATAAAGTTGCCGTTCTTTATACTGTCCTATGGCGAATTCAAATCGACTATGAAATTATTTAGTATTGAGTTAAATGGAGTGCACACACTCCCAATTTTCACGGACGCTACATTGAGTGCGATCTACAAAGAACGAATGAATACCATTTTAAAAGAAATTAACGACCATCGCGAGCTAAATATCCAAATTTGTGATAATTATAAATCAGCATATCAAATGCTTGACACAATCGCAACATATTACACTGATTTATACAATATTATTATCGATCCAAATCCACCACGCAGTGACAATATGGGCAATGACGAAATCAGAATTGTTGAAAATATTAAACCAATAGATGAGATTATTGATGATTTTCGCCGTCAATCAGCTTCAAATACGCCATAATCATCACTAGTTTCGTAAAAATCTGGTTGTTTCTTTTTGTCGTTGTCGATTGGTTGTGCCACATTCTCGTCGTTTAGCGGAATTTCTTCTTCTGTTGGTTGCATGTTTACACCATTTGTGGAAGCAGACCTGCAAAATAGGTCTGCTTCCACAACAACAATTTTTAATGTGCCATCTGCACAGTTTCATTTTTCAAACGTAAACCATTATCTATATACCATTTCTCCATCGCCGCAAGCAACGAACATATTCGCTGCTCATTCAACACCAGCGATCGCACTTTCGATGCGTCAGCTACTGGAATGCGTGCATTTCGATAGTCATTATCAATAATTCTTATCATTTCACCATCGATTGGAGCCAATATTGGTTCAAGCCATGGTTTATATTGACGAGAAAGTTTCGGAACCATTCGTTTTTTAATTGGCTCCCTAACTTCGAGACAGCCAATATAAATTAATCGGTTGTGTGGTTTCTTTCGCGACCATCGTTCATGTTCTGCCAATTTGCGTAATGCAAGCAATGCTAATTTATTAAGCCGTTTAAGCTTAGTAAACAATTCATAGCTGCACGGATAGAAACCCCATCGACCTTGTGTAATAGCCATTTTGGTTTTTTCTCCAAATGTGAACTTAGCTAACGGCAGAGCACTAAAATAGGAACGAAGCATTTTGCCACACACTCCCGCAACCGCAATAGCTGTCAAGCTATTGTTTAAATCCGGTTCGCGGAATTCAACAACTTTAAAAAGCGATGTGCGTGTGCCAACATCATGTTGACGCACACCATGCAACCATCGTTCTAGTGACGGCTCATCAGGTACATTAACCAACACTAGATGTGGATGTTTACCTGCCCAAGGGAAATTCTTTCCAGATTCGAGACAGGCATGACAAGCTTGAACAGCTTGTTGAGATGGAGATAAATCTTGACGAACAATCACATAGACATAAAATGTGTCACTATCCATTCACCCATAACCTGACATCATAAAATCCTCCATTTGTGATACAGAACGCCAAAACAACCAATACACCCAACAGGATTCGAACCTGCATCTCGTGAGTTTGAAGCTCAGTGGGTTGCCATTACCCCATGGGTGCATCTATTGTTTAAATACGTCACTGCAGTTCATATCGCACGAATTGCCGCCATCTTATATTTGTCAGTCATGGCGGCAACTCTTCTCAATTCAAGATTTTCTATGCAATTAACAAGTGCAGGTAAATGCCTCAAAATATGAGGCGTCAATACGTTGATTGAGGACGACACTAAGGTGATGAAACAACAGGTCAGCTTCTTCCACGTCTTCAAGTCGATGGCAACTTAAGCCGCAGTAAAAGATCTCTCGTTCCTTGACGTGCTGAATAAATCGACTGTATCCTAAGTCTGGTTCTCCATTCCAGTATGGGCAATAGGTTTGGATGTAGGTAGTGAGCCACTTTTGAGATTCGACCTGGTCACCTGTTGCAGAAGGTGAGAGAGGTTCTGGGACGGCTGGATGTTGCCAAACGTGGCGAAGACCGGTGATAGTATTTGGATATAGGCATAACCAAAACCACTGTCCTTTTGGAACGATGCGGTGTTTTAAGAATGGATCAACGATCCCGATAGCATCGCGAAACTCGCACAATTGAGCTTGGTGCTGATCGTTAAGCCGAACTGGTGTTCCTGGTGTCAATTGCTCTGCGGCCTGCGTGGGTAAGATGGCGATGTGAACGGCATCGCGTCCTTCATAGCCGTTTGGTGTAGTTCCGAGTTTTAATTCATTACTCATAATGGTAATTCCTTTCCTGCCCCAACATCGGACGATTGACAAATCGAATCAATAACTTGTTTTAGTTTCTCTTTTGTTGAAGATGGGTCAGCTAAATCTAATAATATTCCACCATCAACCGTCATATCTTTTATATTGACAGACGCACCAACTTCAATCATGGTTCCGTCTCTGACTACTATCCACAATCCAGATGGATTGACTTGTATGACATTATATTTATTACCACACAATTCAAGCCCATCCCAGAAAAATACATCATAATCAAGGTCTATGAGCATCTCAGAAACAGCACCTATTATAGTATCGATCATATCAAACACCGCGTTCCGTTAACGTCCGACGGCCGTTACTTGCTAGCAGATAGTGAAAGCCGCCGCTTACTGACACATGTCAAAGGAACATAAAGGAACCGCATCGACATGGCGTTTTCTAAATGATTTAATATCAACAGCAAGTCTTACTAATATCAGTCATTGTTTGCCAGAACTCATCATGTGTATCAAATTTAATAAACGCTTCCGGAACTCTAATAATTGTTTCAAATGGGGCAAAGCCGACATGCTTCTCTAAATATGTATTAACCATTGCATCTATTAATTCAACAGTTGAAATATCTAACAATGCTAAAAGATATGACACATGCTTTGTTTTTGACATTGTTTGGAGTTTACTACGCAATTGATCACGATTATAAATAAAATATTTAATATCCATATAGTTTTTCTAGTTCTTTATCAATCTCAGTTATAAACACATCTTTGTTAACCATGTTAACTTCTACCCATTTAATAAACTCACTAGTTTGCTCTGGTTTGTTCGCAACATACCAATTATAATCTGGAACTTGCAATAGTGGCCAAAGATTTGCTGCTATCGTAAACGCTGGCCATGTCGACGCACGTTTTGCTTTCGTCCACGAATCTATTGTTTGATATGCGATTTGTGAATTAAGGTATCCTAAAAGAAATAATCCATGTTCTTTTGAAACCATAGATGCTTTAATTTCACTTTCACCGTTAATTTCACACCATTCACTGATATTATCAGTGCGTACCAATTTCCAATTGCCTTGATAGTATTTCGCCTCGTGTGGTCCTTTTTTAACAGATATGCATCTGCGTATTGATAAAAAATATTCACCAACACCAGTATCAATTCCAATAAAACTTTTCCAATGTTTAGTATTTGAACCATGTCTCTTTTGTAAGCGAAAACTTGATAATTTGGGTGCAAAAGAAATAACACTACAAGTTTTAAAATATTTTGTTGCTTGATTGGTGCGTTGTTTATTTAAAAACCCAGGAGACAAAAGATCATCATCATTTATGATTTTTTCATTGTAGACGATATTACTATTACCAGTGCTTGCAATAATTAATGTTGGTAAATCTCCACCATCATCAGTAGAATAATTAGCAATTGCTGTGTTTTGTATAATTTCTAATCCACAATGGCGTAATCGTTTCCTTGTTTCTATAGCACCATCGGACGTTTTAGTGTTCAACCAAGCATCACTGATATTATAACTAAACACTCCGTCATCAGTTACATGATCTAGTGCCCAACACACAAAAACTTGCGCCATGTCACGTTGTTTTGGATAAGCTGCATATTTTCGGTTATCTAAATTACGTAAATGAGTATATGGCGGGTTCCCAACGATCACATTAAACTTTTTGTTTCTTATTTCGTCTGGCAACAATCCACCTTCAAATTTGCACTTTTCAAAATTGTCTTCTGGTAATAAAATAGTATTTCCATGATAAATATTTAATTTATTAAACAATTCAGCCATCATCGATTTGTCGCCGGTTGTTTCTAAATGGTGCAGTAACATTCGAATTTTAGCCGCTTTTACCATCAAATCGATAATTTCAAAACCCCATATGCATTTTGTTAAAATATGAAATGAACGTTCTGGTGATCTAGAATCATTCATCAATCGTTTATAAACGTGAATTAAGAAATTGCCATCGCCACTTGCTGGGTCGCAAAATGTTGAATTGAGCAGGTCACCTTTGTAATGTTTAAAAGCGAGACCAATCGTCTGTTCTACTACAAAATCAGGTGTATAAATTGTTCCAAATTTTCTTTTAATATCGTCTGAAAACGAACCTTGTCCACAATTTTTATATGTCCGCATAGATTATTTATCAATTAACATTGTTAAAATAAAATTAAACTGAACATTTAAAACTATAAATATGTAAACACATGATAAACAATAAAACTATCAGTAATTGGGTTCGTCAAACCCGCCATAGAGCTAAGAAAAACAATACTTATAGCGATCTTAATGTTTCAGACATACAAGACATATTACAATTAGCTAACTATTGTGCGTATTGTGAAAAAGAAGCAGAAACAATAGATTGTCCATTTCCATTAAAAGATGGCTGTCCAAATGTTCCAGCAAACACAGTACTTTGTTGTCGTTCGTGCAAGTCTAAAAAGAACAACAACGATATTATATGGATGTACATAAATGGTTATGTTGAATACTCAACGTATTTAAAATTGATACGAGAGTTATGTTCAAGGCGTGGTGGTGATATCATAAAAACACATATTAAAACAATTGTCGGCTTGGCCGACGATAACTCTGAAAATGGTAAAAAATGAGTCTACCATATCCAGGATATCCACCAACATATCAAGTTGTTGATAAAGTTGATGGTTTACGCCGTACTTGTATCGTAATCGATCTTTTAAGCTTAGGCCAGCTAAGCAATTCTGAAATGGCGATGATTCAAGAACAATTAGAAGCATGTGCAGAAAAATTACAAAGCACACTCACATCTCTAAAAGTCGCCCAAGTTGTAACACCAAATAGATTCGATCCAATACTTAAAACTGGTCTCAGATTGCCACCAAATAGCTGATAAAGAGTAATCAAATGACACGATGGGCAATCAGGCGTGATTTAAGCCAAATTAACGTCTTGGTCGGAAGCGACCAAGAATTGATGATGGCACACCCAAACGTAATTTCTATTGTACATGAAGTCAATGCGAAAATCGTTGGTTTCATGGCATACGCACTCAAACAAGACTACGCTCTAATTTGGGAATTGTGTGTTTCTGAAAACGAACGCCGTAAAGGATATGGCACAGTTTTGCTTAAGCATATTCAAAAACCTATGACGAAAGTGCGTGTGAGCGAACACAATCTTATAGCACAATTGTTTTTCAAAAAGAACGGATTTATTGGTAAGCAACGTGGTGTCAATATTATTTTTACTAAAGTTTCTGATAATCACAACTGATGGAAAATTATTAATGAAGAAAGTTTCAGATGATATTACGGCAATTATTAACGAGAAAAATCGTGTTATGAGGATAAATTGGAAATTGTTAAAAGCGATGAATCATATAACCGCTGCGTGTGGAAATCCCGACTCATCCGAGGCATGTCGCACTATTTTGAAGATCGTTGCTGATAGCATCAACGATGTTTCTCTTACAGAAGCTGATTGCGATCAACAATAATCACTATTGCGCCAGCAACACGCTGGTGTATTTAATTTGTAGGTTAACGACTAATCTATTATGTGCCACATTGAGATGATGATGACAGACCAAGACCTATTAAACTTAAATCATTCAACTCTTGATGTGGGTGGTGGTGATATGGATGTCTATGATCCGAATACGGGTGGTAGAGTGCGATTCGAGAAAGATACGCAAGTACGTATTCTTGAATTGGATGGCACTGTATCGAAAGCAGTCTATGTGGTTGAGCAAGAGCGAAGCGATCGAAAAGGATTTGTCGCTCTTCGCGAAATCAATGGAGTAAAGATGGTGCGAGTGCACCATCGTCGTGTACTTCCCTTCAGCGTAGAAGGGAAAGCAGTGGTCATGGAGTCTGGAGACCGGCTCTGGGCATTGTGCCCTGAGTGCGGTCTAACCAATACTATCGATGCTAGTGGCGAAAGTATTGATTGTGTGTCATGCTCCAAACTTTTTCAACTTCACTGGCTAACAGGAGTTAAACAAATGGCAGAAACGAAAGAAAAGGTAAAGGCTGAAAAGGCACCAAAGGCTGAAAAGGCACCAAAGGTTGCAAAAGAACCTAAGCCGAAGCCGCCGAAGGAACCACGGCAACCAAAGGAACCAAAGGAACCGGTTCTTGTCGATCTGGCGGCACTTGCAAAGATCGAAAATTGTGAACTGTGGACGAAAAAGAACGTTAAGTTCGACCATGAACGAATTAACGTCCAAGCTCACGTGTTGCTATTTGTTCCAAACCCGCGTAAGTTATGCTTCAACACTTACGACGGCGCACTTGGCAAGAAGGCAAGCCAATTGCCGGTTGATGCATTTGTCGCTGGTGAACCAGTGAAGGGTGCGAAGAAGGAGACCCCATGGTTCTCCGTGGAGGATCTGGAAAAGACTCGGCAGAAGCTGACCAAGGATGGTTACGAAAAAGTCTGAGCCTGATTCTAACACCACCACCAACACCATGTTGGTGGTGGTTTAGTCCTCTGCATAAAAGACTAATGACCTGAAAGGACGCTAATGCTAGTTCTGTCACGCAGACCACATGAATCAATAATCATTGCCGACAATATTAAAATAACCATTATTGATATAATTGGAAATAAAGTGCGTATAGGAATTGACGCACCAAAGGATATTCCAGTTCATAGACAAGAAACATGGGAAAGACTCCAATCGCCGCAACCACCGACCAAGAAGTAGAACAGATTCGATATGAACTAGATGTTCTATCGAGAATGGTGGAACAATTACCGCCAAATGTTTGCGTGCTATTCATGCGTCAGCTATCAAAACTTATAGATGCATTTGTAGCACGCGACATTAAATTTAGTAAAATTATTGCCGATAACGTTGATGACACTGCACTTCAATTAAAATTGATGGAATTTGATTTAGAAGCTACTAAAAAAGAACGCGACAACTTACAAAAACTCCTCGATCAATATTAATTCGGCATCATCTCGCAACGTATATATTCCACAAACTCTTTGCGAGATGTTGTATGGACCTAAAAACAAAGACTGTCGCCGTAACTGGCGGAAACGGATTTTTGGGTAAACATGTCTGCGAAAAACTTATCGAACGCGGGCTTGTAAGCACCACACAACCACTTCCTGGCACATTTGCAATCTGTCGTTCCGCTGATTTTGATTTAACAACTGAGCGTGGAGTACATGATTTTTATAATTATTCAAAACCAAATCTTGTAATTCATTTAGCTGCCGTCGTTGGCGGAATAGGAATAAATAGAAAGAAACCAGGAACATTTTATTATAAAAACCTCATGATGGGGTCATTAATGATGGAATATGCTTTATTAAATAAAATAGACAAATTTGTTGCAATAGGTACAATATGTGCATATCCAAAACACACAACAGTCCCATTTTGTGAAGATGATTTATGGAATGGATATCCAGAAGAAACGAACGCTCCATATGGCATAGCTAAAAAAGCAATGTTGGTTCAAGCACAAGCCTATCGACAAGAATTTGGATTTAATGCTATCTATCTTCTACCAGTTAACTTATATGGTCCAGGCGATAATTTCAATGCTGAATCATCGCATGTTATTCCAGCAATAATTAAAAAATGTGTGGACGCACGCAGAAATGGTGATAGTTCAATTACATGTTGGGGTACAGGGAACGCTACAAGAGAATTTTTATATGTCAGTGACGCCGCCGAAGCAATTGTTTTAGCAGCTGAAAACTATAATAGTCATGAACCAATAAATATAGGAACAGGCACAGAAATATCTATTAAAGAATTAACAGAACTTATTGTTAAATTAACAAAATTCAATGGAACTATACAATGGGATACATCATATCCAGATGGACAACCAAGACGATGTCTTGATATTAGACGCGCAAAACAACACCTCGGATTTTCCGCACAAACAAAATTAGAGGACGGCATCGCATCAACTATCGATTGGTATGAGAGAAATCACCAGTGATTATAACTACATCAATTTCTGTTGGTGAACTAATTGACAAATTAACTATTCTAGATATTAAAATAAACAAAATAGCAGATGTTAATAAATTAACAAATGTTAAAATTGAATTTGATATTTTAGAAAAAACACTAAAAGATTTAATTAAATCATTGTCGAATGATGTTAACACAGAATTAGTTGAACTTATGGTAAAATTAAGAGATATCAATGGATTAATATGGGAAGTAGAAGATAATATTCGCGACCATGAACGGCGAAAGGATTTTGGAAACAGTTTTGTACAACTAGCACGCAATGTTTATCAATTCAACGACAGACGTGCAAGCATCAAACGACAAATAAACAATTTACTTGGATCAACCATAATTGAAGAAAAATCATATAATCAATATTAAAAATGAAAAAATTAACAGTAATGGTTAGTTTATATGCTGGTGGTGATTGGATAGAAAATCGTCTAGATAATTTATGCAAGACCATAACCGCCAACGACCAAGAAATTTGGGTCGTGAACGCAAACAGTCCAGACATTCGTGATCATGACATACCACAAAAATTCCCAGTACAATATATAAAATTAGCTGATAGAATTGGTGTTTATGCTGCTTGGAATTATATTATCAAGAATAGTAATAGCCACTATATTACAAATGCGAACGCAGACGATCTGATTGCTCCAAATGGCTACGAAAAACTTATAAACATATTAGATTCTAAATTGGATGTAGATTTTACATATCCAAGTTGGTATACAACTGGAACTCCAAATTTAAAATGGGACCAAGTTGTGTCGAGTGGTCTAGCATCAGCAGATGGATTGCCTGGCGCTTATGCTGGCAATTTAGATATAGCTGGAGTTGGTCATTTCCCAATGTGGCGACGTTCTCTTCATTCTAAACATGGATTTTTTGATGAACGTTTTAATGCATTGGGAGACGCCGATTGGTGGGCCAGATGTTTTTACATTGGTCGTTGTCAATTCAGATGGCTAAATAACTTTTTAGCGTGTTATCTTTGGAGAAGCGGTGACAATTTGTGGCACCGAGCCGTTAACGAACCAGAATGGGATTTATATCATCGTAAAATAAGTCGTTATAGAGAAGGTCACATTGGTTAACATTCAACGACGTATCGGCAATCGAAACCAAAAGAGAGTTGTTATGCAGCAGATTCCATTGTATACAGATGGAGCGCGTAGAATAGCACTATTGCAACCAGGATCATGGGGCGACAATATTAACAGCACTCTTATGTTTAAACCACTCAAAACAAAGTGGCCTGATTGTATTATTGACGTTTATACATCAACAACTTATGGATCAGCATTTCATAATAATCCATATATTTCTTATTTGCATGAAACTCCATCAAATTCAAAACAAGAAGCATTACACCAATTAATAACAATCAGGCCAATGCTTGACAATCGTGGATATTTTAAAATATTTTGTCCACACCCAATGATCAATCCAGATAAATGGGCGTCAACTAAAAATGATCTCGGAACCAATTTGATTTGTGCGTGGGTGAGAGCGCTAGAAGATGAAAATATTGATTATGAATTACCATTAGAAACAATTCTCAAGCTTACAGACCAAGAAATAGAAAAAGCTAACAGGTTTCTCTCCCAGATACCAAATAATGAACGTAAAAAGAATCTTGTTGAAAATGGCCCAGAATCTGGCCAATCACACGCAACGCCAGAATTTATGAGTAATTTAATGCTACATTTATGTGCTAAAAATGAAATTGTAATCGCCAGCAGAAAACATAATGGACCAGATTTTGACAGTATTAAATCAAAATATCCAAATTCATTTTTCTTTGCCGACTTATCAATAAGAGAATGTGCAGAAATTTTTAACCACTGCCAACGATATATTGGATTATCTAGTGGCTTAAATAATGCATGTGGAACTAATTGGTGCAAAAAAGATATAGAATGGATAGAAATAGTCAATAGTATGGCAGCATCCAGTGCACCAATTAGATCAGAAAATAAAACATTTTTCACCGACTCGGATCTTCATAAGGTTTTGTCGCTTTTATGATTCAACATAATACTGATAATTATAATTTTTCATTAGAACCAATTTGCGGATTGGGAAATCGACTTCTTGCGTTATCTTCTGGGATTAGATTTCTTAACAAAGGTTATTTCCGAAATATGAATGTCCATTGGGGACTCAGCGAAGATTTATTGTCACCAATCGAAGATTTATTCACAATAGACGGACCAGTAACATATGGACCACCATACCAAGACGGCATAAATTATCCATTACACACAATGCCTCAGGCTGTGCGTGTGCCAATTGCCGATAAAATTAATATTTGCCATTTTTCAACATTCAGAAGTAATAATGATGGTCCAGATGATGATTTAACTAGCGAATGGAGAGAAGCAATCACAAAAATTCGATTTAAACGTGATTTAATATCAATCGCAGACACTATTGACGTACGTGGTAGAATCGGCATACATTGTAGAAGATCAGATTTTTGGACTCAACATCATGAAATCGCAGCACGCTATCACACCAAGCTCGACAAATTCTTTATAGAATATTTAAAATCTGTATATCCGAATAATAAATTCTTTATCGCTACCGACTCACCATACACATTAATAACCTTCGAAGAACATTTTCAAAATCGATTAATCCACTTCCCAAAATCTTCATACCCACTTTGGCGAACAAGAAATAGTAAAAGTGTGAAAGAAGCAATTGTCGATATGATATTATTAAGTCGCTGCGCTTCAATCATCGCAGACAGTCCCAGCACATTTTCATTAACTGCATCATGGATAGGTAACATACGAAAAATTAATTGGAACACGCCTCAGGTTTGAGTAACGATAATCGATTTTTAATTAAATTGATATATTTATCAGACAATTCAATTCCAAACCAGTTGCGTTTTAATTTTTCAGCAACCACAAGAGTAGTACCAGATCCAGCCATTGGATCAAGAATCATATCATATTCATTCGTACTTGCTTTGATAATTCTCTCTAATATCGCTTCTGGCATTTGACATGGATGATCAACTCTTTCCTTAAATGTGCCACATATTCTCGATTCTTTCCACACATCACTTTCTGGTGGAAACATTTCAGAGCCAGGACGCACAATCCAAACATCATCTGGCAATCTTCCACCAGATTTAGCTCGTTTATCGTTATAAATCATTTGCCTAGCAGACGGCACTTTAATGGCTGGTCCATTATATGTAAAATTATTTTGGTCACGAACATAATAAAGTAAATGGGTATGTGATGGTGTAAATTTATTAGTGCAATTAACACCGAATGTATAATACCATATAACCCAATTGCGACGAATCAAACCAAGTTCTCTGCGAAATAATACATCCAAATCGCTTGCATATTCATCACCAATAGCCAACCATAAAGAACCGCTTGGTTTTAGAACTCTAATAACTTCATTTGCCCACGTTCTACACCATTTCATATATTCTATTGTTGATAGATTATCATTATATTTATCATATTTATATCCAATATTAAATGGTGGATCTACAAATGCTAAATCAAATATTGCATCTGGTTGTTGCTGTAAAATATTAACACAATCGCCATGAATTAAATTCGGCATTTATACCTCAGTCAAAACTGCGATATGCGCATCATTTTTGTTTATGCCGGACACCCAGATATGGGTGTAATACAAGCACCATATGTTATAACAAACAAACTATTTTATTTTTTAAAATCAAAAATTGAGGTGCAATGTTATAATTGGACTGATATATTAGATATAGACATCAAATCAGATGATATTATATTAGGCCATCCACATTATGACAAAAACACAATAGTTCAAAAAGCATTTCAAAAGCAATGCCGTGCCAAATGTTTAATACACCCGCTCCACACACACCGCGTAAATGATAATTTTCCATTTGATCCACTCGTTCAACAAGCAGATCGTGTATTCGCGATTTGCGGACCATATTGGTATGACACACTTACAGAAACTCCATTTGCCCATTGGAAACCGAAAATCACTCGTCTTGATTTAGCCATAGACAAAGATATATATCAATATACTAAACACACTTTTAACCCACCAGGCGCTAGACGATTAGTTTATATTGGTAGTTCAACACCCAATAAAAATCTGGGATATTTAACAAGAATTATGACAGCAATGCCAGATGTAACATTACATTGGTATGGCGGAGATAGCAATCATCCACTAGCAAAACTTCCAAATGTCAATACTACTGGATGGGTAATCCTAGATACATTAATGGCTAAAAATATCTGTCATTGGTGCGACATTATGGTCAGCGTTAGCGACAGCGATGCCAATCCTACCACCCTGTTAGAAACTAAAGCGTGGGGTCTCATGGCAGCATGCACCAAGGAATCAGGATATTATAATGACTCAATGTTCACTGAATTATATCTCGATGATTTTCCAAGAACAATACAAGCATTACGCAATTTATTAAATGAACCAAATGAAAATCTAGAAGCCAAATCGCGATCTGATAGAAAAATTATTGAAGATAAGTATAATTGGAATCGTTTTTGTGATACTATATGGAATGAATTGCAAAAATTTATGTAAATTTGGAACAAAATCATATGTTGTTACCAATTGTTGAACACAGTATCCATTGTTGGGCATGGAATAGAGTTTATGTAAAATCAAATGGTAGAGTTCCATGCTGGTGTGATGCTGGTGAACGATATACAATTGTTAATAAAAATTTTCCAATATCAGATTTTGTATTAGATATTGTAAATGCGCCAGAAATGCGCCAAATGAGATTAACTATAATACAAGACAATCAACATTATATCAACGAATGTAAGAAATGTTGTTGTCTATTAACTCAAGGAGAACCTAAAAATCGACGTTATCGTGACTCAGAAATAGCAAATGATGTCTCACATCAAACATTTCACGCACTACAAGAAATGAAAAGAACTGCCAAATTGCGTAATTGGCCAATGGGCAGCATTGATAAGATCAATGAGATTCAATTAGAACCATCATTTCCCTGCAATCTACGTTGCCCAGGTTGTTTGCATGGATGGCATCCAGACCCAATTGGATCTGAAGTTGGTCCATATCTATTTCCATTAGAATGGTTCAAACAAATCATAGACTCAATTCAAACACACGCTATACGTTTAGAACGCATCGCATTTGTTGGTCGTGGCGAACCAACTTTAAACAAAGAATTTCCAAAAATGCTTGAATATGCAAGAGAAAATTTGCCACGTTTGGTTATGAGTATGGACACAAACGCCACACAACAATTTAAACCAGAATATTTATTAATGGATTGGATTAATTGTTCAATTGATGGCTCAACAAAAGAATCATATGATACTTATAGAAAAGGAGGCAATTTTGACGCAACTATTTCATTTATGAAACAAGCTGTTGCAGTTAAAAAAGAACTTAAAAAATCGTGCGAAATTCGCTGGAAATATATTCTATTTAATACTAATAGCAATACAGAACTATTAAATTTAGCACAAAAAATAGCCGCTGATATTGGCATAGACACATTAAATTTTGTAATAACTGCTTGTGGTGCCAGTGATGGATCAGTAAAACCAGCTATAGTGAACACCGCAACCGTCAAAAATTATATTGACAACAATCGAATTTTCAAGAACACCATTGTTTCTACATCATAGAGAAAACCAATGCCAACTTGGGTAGGTTCACCAGAACGAATTTGCGAAGGACTAGAAGCAGAAGAAAACATCGCCAAAATCAACGATTCAAAATATTATACACATCCAGATTTAGGAATCGTCAAAGTCGATTTTGATCGTTGGCAAGCCGCCCAAAAATTTGAACACCATGGTTGGATAAATTGCTGGCATGACGCACAAAGTGATCGCAACCACGAACATTACGCCATATTCGACGGATATAAAGCTTTACCACCAAATCTTGGAACCATGTTAGAAGTCGGATGTGGACCATTCACCCAATCAGTTACCATTCTTGAAAATCGTACAGCAAATTCAATCGTATTATTAGACCCACTACTTGAAAATTACCCAACAATGCCCCATTGTTCATACAGAAGTGGAAAATTACGAAATCTTCCTACAACATTCTTGCCTTTCATGGCAGAATTATTAGAAGATAACGAAAAATATGACACCATTGTTTGTATCAATGTACTCGAACACGTAATGGACGCCTATCTTGTCCTTAATAACATCCATAGAGCACTAAAACCGGGTGGGATTGTTGTTATGGGTGAACGTACCCACGATGAATTTCATCCGATGAAATCATACGATGTTGGACACCCCATCACAATCCGCACACCTGTTTTAGAATCATATCGCCGTTTCTTTAATATCATTTTCACAAACGGCGATTATTTTATTGGAATTAAAAAGTAAACCACTCGTATGGATATTAAACTTCATCACGCGATGGTGGAACTTACCACAGGTTGCAATTTACGTTGTGTTTATTGTGCGGTTAGCAGTCCAAATTGGAAACCTAAAAATTTAGATGTCAATTTTATTGACAAAATAATTAAAGATCTAAAAGAATTAGGTACAAAAGTTGTTATTTTACATGGGCATGGCGAAACAACTATTGTCGAAAATTGGAATGTGATAGCTGAAAAATTTTTAGTTGAAGGATTTGAATTATCGATATGTACAAATTTAATTAAATCATTCTCAGACAACGAATTTGATATTTTAAGCAAGTTTGGACAAATAACAGTCAGTATAGACACAATAGATCCAACACTATTTAAACAATTGCGATGCGGTGGTAGTGTTCACCATCTCATTTACAACATGATGCGCATCCAATCATTACAAAAAATTCATAAACGAGATATAAAATGGATTTGGAGTACAGTGGTATGTGATAAATCAATTTGGACTTTATTCCCACTTGTGCAATTCGGTCATCATATGGGAGTTAAAGTTTTTTGCTTTTGTAATTTAACTATAGAACCAAATGTGACATTAAAACATGTTTCTCAATTAGAAAAAGCAGAAGCAGAACAAGCTTTATTAATATTAGATAAAATTGAAAGTTATTGTCTTCAAAATGGATTAGAAGCAGATATTAAATCAGGATTAATAGACACATTGAAAAGAGTGGTGTATGGGGAGATTTTCTCTTCAAATCGCCGAAGGCTTCACACGCTTATGTCTTGATCCTTGGGCAAAAGTTTTTATCCGTGCAAATGGTGATGTGTGTTTATGTTGCAACGCTCCTTCAGTTGGATCTATTCATGATAATAATTTAAAAGATATATTAGAAGGTATTGAAGCTGATAAATATAGGATTGGATTGTTAACTGGTTCACCACCATATCATTGTCAAACGTGTCCCGATAGAAAAATCGTTCCTATTGATGAATTAGTTAAAAAAGTAAATCAATTTAAAGAAGACAACATAATGGATGTGTTTTAATACTATGGACAGTACCAAATTAACAACACATGAGCAGCATGTAACAATCTATACAGACGGTGCTTGTAGTCCAAATCCAGGTACTGGAGGATGGGCGGCTATTTTGATATATGAAAATGGTGGAGTGATTCATGATAAAGAATTAAGTGGTGGTGAAAGCAACACCACAAACAATCGAATGGAAATTATGGCTGTTCTTGCTGGCTTACAAGCTTTAAAACAGCCATGTCATGTTGTTCTCTATTCAGATAGCAAGTATGTGGTTGATAGTGTTGGGTGGTGGGAATGTGGGATACCATCACGCACAAAATGTGGTTGGATGGTTAAATGGCATGCTGATAATTGGTCAAAGAAGGATGGCCGATTAAAAAATGTGGACTTGTGGCAATTGTTATACATGGAAATTCAACGACATAAAAGCATAAAATTAAAATGGGTGAAAGGACACGACACTGATGAACGCAATATTCGATGCGATACTCTAGCAGTAGAAGCACGGACTCGACATATGCGTCAATAAATCCACGATTTGTGTTTAAAGAATCGAAAAGATGTTCAAACGTTTACGTAAATGGTGGTGGGCACTCAATGGATGGTATTATTGTCCATTTTGTTACGTAAAAGAAGGAAAGCTAATAAAAATCCGTTACTGTAAAGTGGCAGTCATTCATCCTAAAAAACCACCATTGCTTGAATCTTGGAAATGCCCAGCGTGTATGATGGTTTTAAAGGTCTCGTTCTTAAGCGATTAATCTTGCCACAAAAACGCGCGCGTTCATTAACACTAACCAACGAGCAATAAATGGCGATTGAAAGTCCGGCTGGCGATTATGAACCTGATACCACCAACCATGCACGTATAAGTATTGTTGGGTCATATGGCGACAGTCGCGATGAACTTTATGTTCCAGGCGACGGCATTTATTTTTCAAAAAATGCCGTTCATGATATGGAACGTCAAATGCATGATCGCGCCAAAGAACATAAAGAAATTCATCATTGTTATAGGCAATTTTTAAGTGAAGAAGCAATTGAAGAATATTATCATATTATTCAAGCTCAAAAAGCTATGACAAAAGCGGCAGAAGATTCACGCGAAAAGCAACGTAAAGAATATGAAGCATCATGTTATGATGGCACTGATACCATAAACCCTCTAGCACAGAAAAAAGCGATACCAAATCGAAAACAGAACGAATTTTCTATCGATCGATCAAAATCTACTATCTCATTATCAATTGTAGCTGGTAGCTCTTGGTTAAACGGGTCTGCCGTAAAACATAACCATACTGTTCACATTTCTATTACTAGCCCCGATGGTCGCGAGATTTGCGATGTGATGATGACATTTGACCAATTTGCTAGTTTCTTAGTAAGCAACACCACAACTCCGTGCACGTTATGGCGATATTGGAGTGTCAATGATAAATGCGTATGGCTTTCTGAAATTGTAAAGCCACCAGAGAATATTAATGATCGCATGGAACAACGATTACGTGATCGTCTCGAAGAAATGAAGACACAAATGGAAACAATTCAATCGGATTTGAATAAGCATATTTTGGAAGGAAAAGCCATGAACAAGACAAAATTGAGTGAATTACAAAAACAATTGCGTTGGTTCATGGAAGCATTTGACTCAAACAGAAATTTCACTATTCAACAAGCTCAAGAAGAAGTATCAAGCATCGTAGAACAAGCTGCTTGTGAAATAGCTTGGCAACATAGATTAAACCAAAATGAAATATTAGCCAATCCACAAGTAAATGCGTTAGCTCAAGCTTGGATCAACAAATCAGTGGCTGCTATTGCAACATCAAAAGAATCTGGAGGATCTGAATGATAATTTTGTCGGTGATTGATTATAAAACATGTAGAATGTTCAAGATACATATTGAATTTGGTCCTCCAACACTAGGAACCACAAAAGTATATGATGATCTTGGCAGAGAATTGTTAATCAATAATGTTACTTTGCATTTTGATGAAAATTCGATGGTATATAGTGCAAAGATTATAACCGACACAGAAGTGTTATCGACAACAATTGTGGGAATTAACTGTCCTCAAAAAGTAACGGAGACATGCAATGGGTAGAATTGTTCAACCGAAAGTATATTTCGTTGGTTATACAGAAATGAACGATTCTGAAGTGCTCAGATATCTAAAAGATAGTGGGAATGATGATTTTTGGCAATCAGTAATAGAAGCACGAAACGCGAAACTTACGAACGCAGAGATTTTATGTAGTATATTCGCAAAACTCTGCTACAAGAGTTTGACGTTAGGCAAGAATTCAAACGTAAGCAGAATTCGCGATATTTCCGACAACATCAAAGGTTGCTTTGATGTTGGGCATGGTTCAATATTTGAACATGTTGGCTTCAATTTTATTATCGCAGATTGTAGTCGTGTGTTCACCCACGAACTGGTGCGTCACAGAGCGGGTACAGCATTTTCACAAAATAGTGGGCGATATGTTCGACTTGATGAAATTGACATTGTTGTTGATCCAATTTTAGAACCGGTAATAGACGATATTAAAGATATTCAGAAATATCTTGAACAAAAATATGCAGAAATGGCGGAAAAACTTAATTTCAACAATCTCCAAAATTTCAAAATAAAAAAGAAATTAACTTCCGCACTTCGTAGAATTGCACCAAACGGACAAGCAAATGAAATTGGTTTTTCTGTTAATTTGCGATCATTGCGACACACAATAATGCTACGAACCAATCGCGATGCAGAATGGGAAATCAGATATATATTTCAAGAAATTTACAAACTACTGAAAAATTCATATCCGTTAATTTTCCACGGTGCAGTAGAACAAGTTGTTGATGGAATAATAGAAGTCAGCGGTATGCGTATGCAACCGTATGAAACAACCGCAGAAGCAAAGTAACACTATCAAAAAGGACATACACAATGCAATGGTTAACATTGGAACGACTGGCAAATAATGATTTGCCATTACCAAAATATCAAACGTCATTATCTGCCGGAATTGATTTTGCGGCGTGTTTGACACGTCAATGTAGAAAAGCATACGACGACAAAGCATCATTTTGGGCATTAGACGAAATTAGAATGATAACTAACCCACAGCTTGGTAATGTTGATACAGAATTACCACCATGTGAAAATAGGCGATTAATCATCTTACCAGATGAAACTATTATGGTGCCACTTGGTTTTAAGTGTGCATTTGATTCTAATTCATTTCTTGGAATATATATAAGATCATCAATTGGAATGAAAGGATTACAACTAGCAAATAATGTTGGTATAGTTGACGCCGATTATCGTGGTGAATTATTTGCGGCAATGCACAATCGATCATTAAACAGAATTGAAATAAAGCATGGCGAAAGAATTGTGCAAGGTATTTTAACACCATTTTCTAAAGGCATCATCACAGAAGGAAAAGTTGATAACACAGAAAGAGGAGATGGAGGTTTTGGATCAACTGGTAAAGTATGATCAAGTAGCATGATAAAGAGGATGAGGAACGGAATCCTCACAATTGATTAAAGCTTTTAACAATTGGAAACGCATATCAGTTGTAGGATGGTTTGGAGCTATATTAACATTTTCACCAGGATCTGAAATTAAATCAAATGTATATTCTTGATCGCCATATATCCAATATTTATAATTCATAGTGCGAATCATTCTTAAACGTGGTGCATAACCAATCATGCTTACAACCGCTCTATTCACAGCATTATTATTTTTAAACGCATTTATTAAATTAATTCCTTGTACACATCTAGGAATAGGAATATTGAGAGCATGCAATAATGTTGGTAAAATGTCAATTGATTGAACTAAATGGCGATAATCGCAATAACCTATTTCTGGTATTTTTATTATTAATGGTACTTTAATTGTTCCATCATATGCAAACAAACCCTTTGAAAAATGACCATGATCACCAAGAATATCTCCGTGATCAGATGTAAATACTATGATTGTATTATCACATGTTGTTGCAACAAGTTTTCCCACACATTCATCAATCCATGAAATAGAACCATAATATTGTCTCTTCAATTGCTTCCATTCAATTGGCGATATTTTATATCCAGCATACGTGTGAACCGGCATCGAAGGGACAGACATATCATCAAGCGAATATTGACGATTAAATTCTGGTGGAGACGCATATGGTGGATGTGGGCCGTGAAACCCAACAATTGCACACCACGGCAATGAAGCCGATTTTATGAATTCAATAGCTTTTTCTGTTATTATTTCTTCATGATGCAGCACACGATTTGTAAATTCACCAGTCCATGTTGGATTATTCATTGATCCATAAAATTCTGTTTCTATTGGATTGGCTATTTTCTTAGATAAATGTCTAGAAGAGATAAATTGTTGCCAATCTTCAAACAAAAATGATCGTTGGAACCCAAAATGATGTGCGATTTCTGAGTGCGAACGATCACCATCAAAATGCAATTTTCCAAAATAACCAGTTTGATAACCAGCATCGACAAGATAATTGCCGATTGTACGTTCCGTCATTGCTATTGGTATTTCATTCCACCACACTCGGTGTGCAGTTGGATAACGACCAGTCATGATTGATGCACGACTTGGTTGACATTGTGGCGATTGTACAAACGCATTTTTACAAACTATACTTTTAGTAGCTAAATAATTAAGATGTGGAGTTTTAATTAAATTATTAACATATCCAATAGCATCAGCCCGCATTTGATCAGCTATTATAAATAATAAATTTGGCTTACTTTTTTCAGGTTCGTGTATTAACATAGCAAATATCCATTTAAGAAAAAATTTGATATGAAAAGAATAGCTGCTGTCGAATCATCACATAGCTTTGGCGACACACTTTTTAATGTACCTCTCATAAGAGAAATTAGCAACAAATTTTCTACACCTATTGGGGTGGCGGTTCAGCCACAATATGCCGACGGATTTCACAATATTCCATGGATTTCTGAGATTATACATATTTCTGGCATGCGTGAAGGTATCAAACGTCTAAAAGAATTAGGATATAAATTCGTTTATCAAATCACACAAAACGAAAAATTTCTAGAATTTAAAAATAACGACAATACACATTCACTTATAGATACTCCACTATGGACAGGAAGACAATTACAATTACCAGATTTTGATCAACGACCCATTTTCATCCCAACTGAAGATGAAAAAGCATTTAGTGATCAATTTGCATCTCAATGCACTGGACCAACCATCGCTATTGAATGTGTCGCAAAATCTGGACAAAGTTGGGCTGATAACAATGCCATAAACATGATTCTATCAAAATATGTAAACACTCATAAAATCTTATGGCTTAGCAACCAAGGAGCACCAGCGCATCCAAATGTTAATAATCTTCTTGCATATTCACGACGACAAATAATAATGCTACTAAGATATGCACAAATTTTCTTTTCAGTTGGATCTGGATTTTTCTGTTCAAGCCTCGCATTACCGCCAATTTATCAACCACACAAAATAGTTTGTTTGTGGATTGATGATTTATATAAATATGAAGGTAAAGTAGAACATTGGCACAATAATATCACATGGGTTCATAACCACCAAGAGCTACATAGAATTCTCTCATATGAAATATAAAATAGCGGTTTTGATAGCAATATATAAAGGATCAGAATTCATAAAGTCGAAAATCGAATGTATTAAAGCTCAAACAATATTCAACGAATCACAAATTGTACTATTAAATTGTCAAAATTTAGAAAATGAAGATATATTGTATCGTGATTTCTTAGAACACAAAAATGTGATAGAAATAAAATATGAAAGCCATGTTACATTATATAAATCATGGAATGATGGTATAAACGCTACAAATTCAGAATTAGTCACAAACTCAAATCTTGATGATCAATTACATCCAGAATTTTTGGAACGATGTGTAAAACATCTTGATCATCATACAAATATTGGCATTTTAAGCACTGGCGTTCTGGTTACACATATACCAAATCAGATATGGCCGCATTGGAAATATCACGATAGAATGCCATTATATCCATATCCAGAATCATCCGCAGGACCATGTCCTGTATGGCGTCGTAATCTTCATGTGAAATATGGATATTTTGATGCACAACATCAAGTAATCGGCGATGCAATTATGTGGGAGAAATTTTTAAGCGGCGGCGAAATATTTGGATTGATTAATGATGATTTGGTTTTGTATTATATAAATCCAACATCGTTAGAACGTCGCAGAGATGATAATGGTGTTTTATTACGTGATAGCGATCTAAAAATTATTGGTCGATAATCACTTCTCTATGTATTTTTATAAATAGTGATCACGTCCTCACTTCTGATTTACAATGAGTGCGCTCATGCCACACGACATGAACAAGAAGGGCATTTAAATGCAAGAAACAATTATAGACGTCCCATTAACTACTGAACATTGTTTAAAACAATTTGGTGCATTAATCGGCGATGATGTTGAGCAGAAACGTTTATTTGCTAGTTTAAACAATGTTGAACTCCAAACCATCGAACGATGGTTAAAGGGAGACCAATTTCCATCTGGATTAAATGAAATTCGATTGAGATTTGCATTAGAACATGCTGGCTATAAACTTATCGAATTAAATTTATTACCACGTAATATCTATATTTTCGCAAAACACATAGCATATGGTCTATGTCCAATTAAAGAAGCCGAACAACTATTAAATGTTAATCGTCAAGCAATTCTTCGCATTATCAGCGGTCGCGGTAATACTACCGACGAGAAATTAGAATATATTACATTATATAATGAATTACATGAACAGCAATTAATTGATTATGAACTAACAATTCCTGCTTTAAAAGCACCAGTTCCATCATTTAATAATGTTAATAAAAATGATGGACCTGTAGCAGATAAAAAATTTATAATTGATATGTTTATTAATTTAGTAACAGCAATAGCCCCACTAGCTAAATTGCTAGCATCAGATGAAATAAATCCAGAAGATCGAGAAGAAGTACGAGAACGGGCTGGACGATACACAATTTTCAATTTTAAAAATGATTTAGTGCGTTTGTGTGGAGAACGCGCTCGCTCTGCGATGGTAATGGAGGACAAATAAGATGAAGACGATGGCGTTAGATATTCATAAGGGATCGTCGATTATGCACCTAGCGGCAACATATCCGCTACTTGGTGAAGTAATCGAAGAAGCTATTCAAAATTCAATCGACTCAGAAGCAAAAAAGATCGTTGTAAAAGTGAACTGGAAACAACGATTTATAGCCATCAGAGACAATGGCGTAGGCGTTGGCGAACTCAAATTCTCGGAAGCACTACGATCTGTTGCTAATTCAATCAAAACGCCAGGGAAATTGGGCCAATTTGGAATTGGTTTTGTGGCTCCGCTTGGAAAATGTGAATACTTCACATTTACATCATGTGAAGCCCCATCAACAAACACATATGTTGAATGGACATTAAATACTGAAGTTATCAGAAATCAAAAAGAAGAAATATTCATACCATTCAGAACTCGCCATGACCTTGTCTTTGGTGATAAACAAACTTGGTGGCGTACACAAGTTGAAATACACAATTTTACAACCGATAAGTATATTTCAACACTCAATATCGACACACTCAAACAAAGCATTCTCACAAAGTATTCGCAAGCGATGTTGCGAATTGGAACAACAATTCATCTAATCTTCGTTGATGAAAACAATGAAGAAATAGAGCGCAAATTTCGTGGCAACAGTTTTACTGGAAAACCACTTCCAGAATTGACTCTTGAATTAGCGGCCGTTGGTAAAGTCACATTTAGAATGTTCATAACAAACCAACGACACAGAAGAGCCAAAGCCATCAACATACGTTTCGGAGAAGCAGGAAATGACTTCCGAGTCACATACGCCAATTTCGGAAGATCAGTAACCGGCACCAGCATCAGCCCAGACCAAGACGTTCTTGAGGCTCTACGCAGTGGAGTATTTGAAGGTGAAATAATCGGAGAACACATCAAACTAACCCCGCAGCGCACATGCTTCAAGAAAGACGACGCATTTATTGACCTATGCCTCCTCATGAACGAATGGTACGCCCAACAAGGAAAACACCACTACCAAAAAGCAAAAAACGAATCACAAGAAGTGAGATATCAAAACCTTGGTGTGCTATCACTACAAGTTCTAGAAAAACTGTTAAAGAAACCTGAATATTCTATTTTACTCGAAACCATAAAGAACATCTTCCCAACCGGCAATATCGGGGAAGGACATTCTACCCCAAACCAAAAAATATTGGATGTTCAATCAGAATCCGCAATTTCAACCCAAGGCGGTCCAAATAAGACACGCACACAAACTGCGCCCACCAAAAAATCATCCACCAAACCGTCGCATGAAAACCCAAAACATGTGCCATTCTCAAGCCTTGGGCCACGTGGAAAATATCGTCGCTTAGTGCGTAGCAATTCAGTTGGTATACAGTTCGCACACGATACAATGTACGATTCACCAGACCTATGGAAACTCGACAAAGAAGAAGGTGTAATTGTTTTTAATATCACACATCCACTATGGACAGAATGTGATAAAAATGACACCCTTATCTGCCGTTTGCAAGAGCATGTGGCATTACAAGTCCTAACTCTTGAAATGATGCCTGACAAAACATTCTATCAACATCAGAAGTTATTTTCTGATGAATACACGAAATTGATGGTGAAACTATTCGTACTTCAAGGTGTGACTGGTGTTCGTAAGAAATAATCGTAACAAATATACCTAAGACAACATTTATTAGTCTTAGGTGTGATATGGATATACTACAATCAGCCGAACTAATAAATGTTAATATATCAAACTTAACAACCGCGATTGAATATACAGCCACAGAAAATGTTACAATTCTAGCGCAAGTAATGTTAAATGGAATTGTTGGAAATGGTAATTATGCTATCCATTTATATATCGATGACTATTTAGTAGTCCCCGAACGTGATGTTGGTGTGCCAAATGGTACAACCAAAGTCATAGCCCAAAGCCGTTCAGTTATTCTTTTAAATGGAAGAACCGCCTCACTAAAAATACAAGGACTACCGATAGACACTTCTGTTAATGTTACCGCGTATATAATTAATACCACAGCAGTCACAGAACCAGAATTAACCGACGAGATAATACCAATCATTGAATCATCAATATCTGATTCATTGAGTAATGTTACAATCCACCAACAACGCGTGGTTCTTGGCAAATGTGCACAGCCAATTAAACAAACACTTACGCCACAAGCACAAACTGTAACTCCAATGCCAAAGAGAGTGAAATGTCCATAGCTCAATTAATTATAGAAGCTATTTCAAACATAAATAGTGATCCAATGTTAGCAGCGGATCGACTAGATAAAGTTGCAGCAATGTTACAAGCAAAAGCGAAAATATTACGTGAAAGCCAATCAGGATACACAACCGACAATGGGATGGGCGATAGAGTACTAATGAAAGTAATTGGTCCAGACGGTAATATAAAACAGAAAGTAGATACTAACCAAAAAACCAACACTGACTTGGTGGCCTGGGGAGAAAAACACCAACCACCACAAGCGTGGTATGATCTACCAGACGATGAGCCGTTGTTTTAATCGTAGAAGTTACCACGGCAAAAATAGTATAAATGAGGATGTAATATGAGTATGTTAGACGGCATTACTAAAAGAGCACACGCAAGTAAATTATCAAATCCATCTAAGCATTCGCCAGTAGCCGTACAAAATATTGTACGAATGCAAGTAGTTGGCCCTGATGAAAACGGGAATGTCGTAACAAAACAAGATGTTGTCGCAGAAGGCAACATCATGGCCACATATGGCCTATCACGAATAGTCGCATTGCTAGCTGGTGGTGCGATGGATTGTTCAAGTTGGATCGCTGGAATGCGTATAGGCACCGATATTACCGGTGCAGTATCAACTGATAATTCTCTGGGGGCATCTACTGGATCGATAGATTTAACTGATGCTGGTGATATCGTAGAAGCTGGAGCACGGACACTTAGAGCAGTTGGCACATTCGCCAGTGACAATCCAGCTGGTGCTGCACAAATTCGAGAAATTGGTCTATTTGCGTCTTCAAACGTATCAACTGGATGTGTGGCAAGGAAAGAATTGACCGGTGCACAATCGGTCAATAAAGGTGCGTCTGATTCAATTCAAGTAAGCTATGACGTAATATTTACAACTGCATAACAATTTCACATCGTACATATCTGCGTAACAATTCAACAATATGGATGATTATATATGTTTGGTTCGCATCAGCGTATCGGTCTTGCCATCTGCAGCCCACATCGCAAAACAAGATTGGCAAACGGAAAAGAAATCGTAGAAACAATTACAGTAGATTGGCATCGTGCTAGAAACGCCTTAAGTTTACCAACAAACATTAATACTCTAGAATGGTTCGCAGATGGGATGGAAATCGGCGAAGCTCGCGATAGCGTTGCTAAACGATGTCTAGAACACACCCCAAGACCAGAATACTTATTCTTTTTAGACAACGATGTACTGCCAAGCTACGACGCGCTAACTAAACTATTCTTTAGATTACAAACAAACCCAAAAATCGACATAGCAGCTGGCGTATACTGTTGCAAAAACCAAGTTCCATCAGATCCATTAATATATAGCGACTTTGGAATTGGTCCATTCTGGGAATGGACAATTGGCGACCTTTTAACAACCGATCAACACAACATTCGTGGAGTACACATGGGACTAACTCTAATAAGAGTTAGTCTATTCCAACGAATGATAGACAATCATATAGTAGACGATAACACCCCATTCTTTAAAACAATAAACGAATCCACAAGAGTTAATGGTGCGTTAAAAACAAGACGAGGAACGGAAGACCTCTATTTCTGTGATCTTGCAACAAAAGTCGATTGCAAAATCATGATAGATACGTCCGTGTTAGCAGGTCACATTGATAAAAACACAGGAATTACATGGGGATTACCAGAAAATTCACCACCAGCTATTCGAACAAAATGGCTTCAAACAAATAAACAAATTACAGCAAGTCAACTATTGCTCGATGTTGAAAACATTTTATTGAATGATAATGCCGATGATATTAAAGCAAAATTCAACGAATTAAAAAGTAAAATGGCGGCACCAGCACCAACAAAACTTGCATTAGACCTTGGTGCTGGCTCAACACGTCGAACATGGGCAGACCATAAAACATTCACCACAGACATTCGCGCCAATACCAACGCTGATTATATTCAAGATTCACGATGGCTAAATTTACCAGAAAATCATTTTGATCTTGTTGCATCAAGCCACCATTTAGAGCATATTGGAAGATGGGATCAAAATAAAGTGTGGGCAGAGATATATCGAGTATGCAAAGCTGGTGGTGCAATAGAACATATTGTACCAAGCATAGAATGGGCCGCTTTTAAAGTTGTCAATAATGAATTAGATGAACACGTATACAATGTTTTATATGGTGCACAAGAGGCTCATGGATACGAACGAGAATATAATTTACATTATTTCGGATATACAAAAGAAATAGCGAAAGCACTAGCAACCGAAGCTGGGTTCATTAATGTAGTATGTGAAGACTGGCGTGATGATCCAAATTTACATTACAACCTGATCATTAGAGGGGAAAAACCAAATGGCTGAACCAGTAATTCAAGCCATATTAAGACGTGCTGAAATTGTCGGTGATCGACTAGAAGCAGATGTTGAGTATATTCGTGATGGCACAAGAATGCTCACGAAATCGTATTCATTCTCTTCCGCAGAACAAGCAGCACATGAATCAGTAGTTGCCCTTTTAGAACAAGAACTTAATAGATTAGATGGATTAATCGCACGTTGTGCAAGAATGCGTGATTTCGTTGGAATGGATATCATTCCAGTATTGATGCCGCCACCAGAACCAGAACAACCACCAGAATGATCTTATGGCATATCTACTCGCATGCGCTAACGGTAATCTAACCGATGCAGCAACGTGGGCATTATGTGACGGTGTTACTGATCGTGAAGATTCATCGGTAAATATTTCTACAACAGTAACCAATTCAGGAACTTCAACATTATCAGCAGCAACATATGACGGAGTCGCTGTCAAAATAGTCACACGTGCCGCATCACCAACAGGCACAATGACATTGACGCTGCGGAATACCACAACATCGACAGATGTCGCATCAGTAACCGTCAATGTGTCAGATATAGATCGATCATCATCTGGAGTAAACGGTTGGTTTTTTGTAAAGTTCGGCTCAACAGTAACTGCAAACGGAACTGATAATTATTGTATCAGAACTCAAACAAGTTCTTCTACGCAAGTTACATTATATTCATCAACTGCATCACTGACAAATATTTCAAGATTATATCGCAGAACAACTACCCAAGCCCCAGCTACTAGCGATACGTTAATAATAACTGGCGAATGGACAGCGGCAGCAACAAAAACAGATCGTTCCGTTACAATGAATCAAACAGTGTCGGTAACGGCCGCCACAACACCATCAACAATTACAAACGACGCAACAACCGGTACCACAGCATGGACAAACCCATCAAACGCCGGATCGTCTAATAACGTTTATGCAACGATGGGAACCGCTGGAACATCACAATACCTTCGAGCACTAAATACAGGTTCCCTGATAACTGCCGGAAATCACGTTGTCGGTGTGAAAGTAGACATTGAACGCAAAGCAAGCAACAACACATCAGGTAATAGAATAGTCGACACGTTGTTGCGGTACGTTAACAATTTAACAATCGCAACAACCGCCAATTTAGCAAACACCACCACATGGTGGCCAACAACAGACACAGTACAATCATATGGTGGTCCATGTGAAACATTCGGCCAAATCATCACAGCCGCAAACGCCAACGGTGCCAACAATGGTATAGCACTACAAGTAACCGCCACAGGCACAACTACAGCATCAGTAGACAGTATACAAATTACATATTATCACACAATCGCCTATGGCGGCGTCCACATCAGCAAAGGTGGCACATTAACATTTGGCACAAATGCCGCTACCAACTATTTCCTAGCCATCCAAGGTTATCTTGCCCACGCATCGCAAAGACGTGGAATAGATGTATATTCAGGAGGAACATTAAATGTTGGAACATCAGGTACACGAATACCATCAGATTCCACAGCAACCATCATGTTCTTAAACATCACAACCCAAGATTTTGGTATTGAAGTTAGAGAAGGTGGCGTGTTTAATGCTTATGGCGACACTGGACGATTACCTTATACTCGAATCACAAGCACACAATCGGCGAATGCCAACACTTTAACAGTCGCAAGCACTTCAGGATGGGCGGCGGGCGATCTTTTAATTTGCGCAGGTAATCGACGTTCATCAACACAAGCCGAATTAGTAACGATTGCCAGTGTCGATAGTGCGACACAAGTCACATTAAACCAATGGTTGGCGAATCAACGCGATTCAACAAGCCTTGATAGCAATGATTTAAGTGCCCATATCGGAAATTGCACACGAAATGTAATAATTACTGGGCTTGGTGGTGGATATAGCAACGCAAAAGTAATAGGCGCAATTAATTCTTATATAAATGCAAACACGACCGGGGTTATTACACTTGACTACGTAGAGATTAGTAGTGTTGGAGGTACAACAACTGGAAAACGTGGCATAGAATCACCAACAACCGCAGCAACTAGTTTTAGCATCACAAATAGTGTAATTCTAACAGGAAGTGCTTCAAGCCTTAATGGAATATATTACCAAACCAACGCATCTAATACCATTAGTGATAATATAGTCGTGATGTGTGGTAGTTCACAAACAGGCATACTATCAACAACAACTGGAACACCAATAATCACAGACAATTTAACGATCTCAATAACATCAAGTGGCACATTATATTATATAGACAACGTTGCACTCACATTTACAGGTAACATAGCGTCCGGTGGCGGTTCAGGAATATATATGCTTGGTTCGGGTTCAACAATAGGTACAATATCAAATTGTATATGTTATAATCAACAGTCATATGGAGTTGAGGTCCGACACCCAACCATTGGGACAGTATCAGATTTTTTAATATTTAGATGTGCCACAAGTGGATTGGCGTTCACAAACACCAACGTACCATCTCTAAATCGTATGATATTTGACACATTTTCCATTTATGGAAATAGTGTTGCTGGTGTTTCTTTTAACCCCTCATCAAAGGTAACAATTAATAATTTTACAATAAAAGCAGAAGCTTCATTTAGTCAATCATCTGGCCTTGACTCCACAAACCTTGGAGGAATGGGAGGTCCAATAGTCAACAATTCAACAATCGGAAACGCCACAAATGTACATTCAATAGCCGATATATCCATAGCATCAACTCATACATCTATAATGCAATTAGAATGTAACAATTGCCTATTTTCAAGCACCGCAACATTTTCAACAAACAATTATTTACCATTCGAAAGCTGGGTATCAAGCCAAAAACACAACCAAACAGCAGGCGACCACCGCACATGGACAAGATACGGCACATTACGAACAGACACCGCCATATACAGCACCGCATCACCATCCCTAAGAATGACCCCAAATAACGCCACATTTAAACTAACATCAATAGGATCACAATCAGGATTCCTAGTACCAGCCCAAAACGGCCAAACCATCACAGCATCAGTAAAAGTAAGAAAATCAGTAGTCGGTGACGGCACAGCATACAACGGTAACCAACCACGACTCATGCAACGCATGAATTACGCAATCGGCGTAACAACCGACACAGTCATCGCAACCGCAACAAACGCCGCCAACGGCGCATTCGAAACAATAAGCGGAGCCACCAGCGCCCTAACAGACGACGGAGTCGCCTCATTCTACGTAGACTGCGACGGCACAACAGGATGGGTAAACGTAGATGACTTCTCAGCCTCAGTAAGTTAACAACTCAAACTTACAAATATGGCAGAAGGAACATTCAAATACTGGATTACTGGCACACCAGTAATCTTCGACGACACCAACGACACAACACAATTCAAATATTGGATTGCTGGTACACCATCAGTCACCATAACCCCAACATCAGGAAGCGGAACCGCATATAACAGAACAATAACCGACAACCTAGGAACCCAAATCCCAACACTATCACGCACCAGTGACGCCAACCGCCAACACATAGACACCATCAGCCTGATAGACCACTACCTAAGAATCAGCGACTCCCTAAGAAACTACACCGACACACTCCCACTCACCGACGAATACTCCCTCATACGCAACATCACTAGAACAATCAACGAACTCATCGGCACAACCGACAACTACCAAAGAACATCCAACGCCAACCGCCAAAACACAGAAACCCTAGGACACCAAGACAACTACCAACGCATAAGCAACGCCAACCGAGAAATAACAGACACCATCACCCAACAAGACAACTACCAACGCATAAGCAACGCCAACCGAGAAATAACAGACACCATCACCCAACAAGACAACTACCAACGCATAAGCAACGCCAACAGAGAAACAACAGACACGCTCCCACTCACCGACGCATACTCCCTCATACGCAACGTATTACGAACCATCACCGACACCCTAGGACTCCTAGACAACTACCAACGCATAACCAACACCAACCGCCAAACCACAGACACAACCAGCACAACCGACGAATATACACGCACCAGCAACACAAACCGCCAAAACACAGAAACCCTAGGACACCAAGACAACTACCAACGCACAGCCAACGCCAACCGAGAACTACAAGACACCACCACCCAACAAGACAACTACCAAAGAACATCACACGCAAACAGAGAAACAACAGACACAACAGGACTACCAGACAACTACCAAAGAATAGCCAACGCAAACAGAACAATCACCGACACCCTAGGACTCCTAGACAACGTACTCCTATTATACAGCGGCATCCTAACCATCATCATCCAAGACACCCTAGCACAACAAGACACCATCCAACGCATCGCCAACGCCATCAGAACAACCCAAGAAACCCTAGGACTCCAAGACACCATCCAACGCATAAGCAACGCACTCAGAACAACCCAAGACACAATCACCCAACAAGACAACTACCAAAAAATAGCCAACGCCAACAGAGAAACAACAGACACCACAGGACTCCAAGACACCCTCAACCTATCCATAACCATAGCACGATCAATCCAAGAAATCATAACCCTCACCGACACCATCACCCGCACAGCCAATGCCAACCGCCAAACCACAGACACAACCGCTCAACAAGACAACTACCAACGCATCACCAACGCCAACAGAGCAATAACAGACACCATCACACAACAAGACACAACCCAACGCATAAGCAACGCCCTCAGAACAGCCCAAGACACCCTAGCCCAACAAGACACCACCCAAAGAATAGCCAACGCCCTCAGAACCATCACCGAAACCCTAGGACTCCTAGACAACTACCAAAGAACATCACACGCAAACCGCCAAACCCAAGAAACCCTAGGACTCCTAGACAACGTACTCATACTATTCAGCGGAATATTCACCATCATCATCCAAGACACCCTCACCCAACAAGACACCATCCAACGCATCACCAACGCCATCCGAACAACCCAAGACACCCTAACCCAACAAGACACCATCCAACGCATCACCAACGCCAACCGCCAAACCACAGACACACTAACACAACAAGACACCATCCAACGCATCACCAACGCCCTCAGAACCATCACCGAAACCCTAAACATCCCAGACAACCACCAAAGAACCGCCAACGCCCTCAGAATAGCCCAAGACACCCTCACTCAACAAGACACCACCCAACGCATCACCAACGCCCTCAGAACAGCCCAAGACACACTCACCCAACAAGACAACTACCAAAGAACCGCCAACACACGCAGAACAACCCAAGACACCCTAGCACAACAAGACACAATAGCCAACTACACAAACTACCGACGACAACTAATAGAAATACTACCCATATTAGACACCATCCAACGTATCACCAACGCACATAGAATAGCCCAAGACACAATCACCCAACAAGACAACTACCAAAGAACATCACACGCCAATCGAGCAACAACAGACACCCTAGCCCAACAAGACAACTACCAAAGAATCACACAAACCATACGAAACATCATCGACACACTAACACTACAAGACACACTCACCAGAAACCAAATAATACGACTATTACTAATAGAACTACTAGGAACAACCGACAACATCCAACGCCTCACCACATACCGACGACTACTCACAGACCTAGCATACATCACCGACATCACCCAAAGAATAACCAACACCAACAGAACAATCACCGAAACCCTAGGACAACAAGACACCACCATCATAGAACTCATCATACTCGCCATAAGCAGCGGCATATTCGACGACCTATCATTCTCAGAACTATTCGACGAACCATTCTAAAACCCAAAAAGTATCAAATCCCGCACACGGAAAAAAGTATCGCGTGCAAATCCCGCACACGGAAAAAAGTATCGCGTGCCAAGGGACATATTGACCCATAGTGGGTCCCCCTATACCCATATCCCCGCCAATACTTAACAGGGGGTATGTGGCTACCTCAGTGATTTCGTAAACATGCCATACGCGATGGCGATAGCCAGAGTTGCTGCCAACGTGATCGGTGCTGTGATTCCCATTCTAACCTCCTTGGTAGGACGCTGTGGCAGCGTTGTCGCTGGCGTAAATGCGCACGCGCAGGTTGACGAGGAGGCGCGTCCTGCCACAGCCTTGCGTCGGAGGACGGACGAGACGCGGCGAACGAGGTTGACGCGAGCGTCCTGCCCGCCACACAAACCCAACCAAGGAGAGCCGAGATGAAGACGTTCCACGTGATCAGCGCTGAGAACTTCGATGTCATCGACGCGGTGGTCGCCGTGTCCCTTGACGAGGCCACGGCGAAAGCCAAGGTGCGGCACGGTGACGAGGTTGTCGTCCGCGAGATTGCCCTCGCCGTCGAGGGTGCCACAAGCGTGAGTCCCGGTGTCCAACCGAAGGGGGAGAAGACGATGAAGGCGACGAAGACGAAGAATGCGTGCTGGTGTGGGTGTGGTGGTCTGACGGCGTCGAAGTTCGTCCCTGGCCACGACGCTCGCTTCCACGGTGAGGCGAAACGTTGGGCGCGGGCTGTGGCGGCTGGCGAGTGTCCTCCGGAGCCGGACTTCGTGAATGACGCCGCGAAGGAGGATTGGGACAAGTGGGCCAACGCGGAGCTTCCGAAGGCGGAGGCCCGCCTTGCGGCGGCGAAGGCGGCGAAGGCGGCGAAGGCTGCGGAAAAGGCGGCGAAGGCGGAGGAGGAGGCGGAGGCGGCGGAGGCGGCTCTGGCCGCGTGAAGTGTGGGGCCAGGCGAAGTCGCCTGGCCCATGTCATTTTCCCGTCTGGGGGTGGGTGGGTAACTATTGTGAGTTACCCGTTCACATTTCCAGACGGGAAAAGTGTATATTTGGTCTTTGGTCTTTGGCCGAACTTTACTGTTGCGGGTAGATATCCCAAATTTCCAAGATCACTGGGCCGACTTGAATTGCTCGACATCCTGCTTCATTTAAGTGATGCCACCAACACCAGTGTCGTTTAAGACTGAGAAGCCATCCACTATTTCGTGTAACTTTCCCATTGACTTCTTCTTTGTGCGTTTTGCCGCAAATTACCATCACAAATCTCCATGAATTGCTTGTTATCGACTGTGGCAGCATCTCTGTCTTCGTTAAGTTGGCAATGCAGGTTGACGAGGAAGCGAGGCCTGCCACAGCCTTGCGTCGGGGGACGGACGAGACGCGGCGAACGAGGTTGACGCGAGCGTCCTGCCCGCCACACAAACCCAACCAAGGAGAGCGATGATGAAGAAGACGTTCCTGGCGATCTGTGCAAAGACGTTTGATCTGCTGGATGCGACGGTTGCGACCAGCATCGAGGAAGCCACCGCGACGTTCGCCGATCACGGAGACGTCATTGTTCGTGAGGTTTCCAACGCTGCCGCTGCTGCCACAGGACAGCAGGCTAAGGCCACCAAGGAGACGACGATGAAGACGAAGAACGCGTGCTGGTGCGGGTGTGGAGGTCTGACGGCGTCGAAGTTCGTCCCTGGGCATGATGCCCGCTTCCACGGCGAGGCGAAGCGTTGGGCGCGGGCTGTCGCTGCGGGTGAGTGTCCTCCGGAACCGGACTTCGTCAATGACGCCGCGAAGGAGGATTGGGACAAGTGGGCCAACATGGAGTTGCCGAAGGCGGAGGCCCGCCTTCGGGAGGTGGCGGAGAAGAAGGCGGCGGAGGTTGCGGCGAAGAAGGCGGCGAAGGCGGAGGCGGAGGTCGAGACTGCCTTGGTTGCATGAAGTGTGGGGCTGGGCGAATCGCCCAGCCCCCCTGCCATTTCCTGTTTGGAAATGGTGGGTGGATAAATCTTCTGACTCCTTTGATGCTGTCAATTCATTTGGAATTATCTACTCACCATCTGATTCCTTTGACGCCGTTAGCTCATCGGGATTATCACAAATTTTCTGACTCCTTCGATGCTGTCAACTCATCGGGAACCATTACAAATCTTCTGACTCCTTCGATGCTGTCAACTCATCGGGAATTTGATCACCGGACCATGGAGGAGAGCTTCTGGATCGGTGTTTTCAAAGTCGCTGTCTTTGAATTCTTGAATGAGTTTGTTGAAGTTCTGCGGTGTGACTATGGTGAAAATGGCACCGAGATTGTCGGGGTCGAACACAACGATTCTGGCGTGTCGTTTGGTAATGAACCATAGTATTTTGGCGAGTTTCGTATCTCCTATATGGGATTGTGGCAAGAAGAAAGAGGCGGGCAACGCTATAGTAGTAGGTTCTGCCGCCACAGTCAGTAAACAAATGGGTTGATTGGACGGTTGGATGCCTAGCTTTGCTTAGCACAAGCAAATGCCCATTTTGCGGCGAGTTCGCTGTCTTATTGGGTGGGTTGGTGTTAATTCCAGTACGTGGGGTTTCCACTCTGGAAATATGGGGGTCGCGGTGACGTTTGTCACCGCGACCCATGTCAGTTAATCGATATCCTGGATCTCGCCGGTGTAGGCAGGTCCGGTGTAACACGTCACGACCTGCTCCAGGTGGTCATTTTCAGCAAACCACCGTTGAGCGTTATTCACATTCTCGGTGGTTGGCTCGACACCTTGCAGTCGCATTGCCAGAACCTTCGCGTACGCCTCCTCGTTGTCCTTCGCCAAAAACAAGCATCCGCCGTCTCCTCCCGCGCTCCAAAACCAAAGTTGCTGACCTTCCGGAATGTTCAGACCAAGAATCGTCATATTACCCTCACTTGTAGTAGTGGTGACCCGGCTCTTGTGTGGCAGTAGTCGACTCTCTGTAAACGAACTCGCCCGGCCTTCAAAGGCCGGGCAAGATTCACGTCGGCAAACGAGAAAATCAGAGAAGGGCGATCTCATCCTCCGCCTTGAAATCCTTGGCGGCACCCTGGAAGTCCAGGACCTGCCTGACCTTCTCGGAATCGAACCGAACCAGGAACCCAACGGGCGTGCGAGCAATCAACGTTCCCTGCTCCCCGGCCTTGACGTGGAGGTGTTGCTTTTTGCCGTCGGACCAGAAGAGGTCCTTGATAGCGCGGACGCGGACGGCCTCAACCTTGGCGTCAGCCGGGAAGAGAGAGCGAAGGGAAGCAACCATTTCAGACTCCAAAAAGAAAAGGGGCGACTCCACGCTGTGGCGCGAGGTCTGGCGGAGTCAACTTTGACTGGCGGTTTAACGTGGAAGTTACAACCCAAGGTACTCTTCGAGGGCTTCCTGCAAGTTCGTTTTCGCGTTTTGTTCCCAGGTGCTAACCGCCCTTCGTCCGCTGTAGTAGTGAGGCGTACCCGGATCAAATCCAGACAAGTCGTCGTCGTTGGCCTCTTCACCGTTCAGCGTCACTGTTAAGTCTTCTAAATCTCCAGAACTTCCCAAATTCGCTTCTAGTTTGAGTTCCCCAAGGTTGGTCGTAGCAATCACTTCTAACGCACCACACGACCGTTTGTCACCACAGTCGTAACTGTAGTCCTTCAAAGTGACCTCTGTTAGCTTTCCTTCTTTCACGAGGTTGCCCAAATTGGGCCTCGCGGCGAGTCGGTCCGCCTTCGCTTTCTGAGCGGCGACGGCGGCTCGTTCCTTTTCTTCGAACACCGGGTCAATCTGAGCGAACGTCAGTATCACAAGGTTGATCCATTCTTCGATGGTCGACGGCAAAAGGTCTGGGTTGTTAAGGTGTTCTAACTTCCCGTCAACCCGCGTGGGTGTTGTTTGACTGAAACGAGCGCAATGAACGTACACCGCAGGTCGAGCATTCAAACTGTTCATTTCATACTTCGTTTCGAACAGTTTTTCGGATTTGTCCTCAAATTGGAGGTTTACGCGGAACCCAACCTCGGTAGTTTCTCGGTTCTGAGTGTGGATTCCGGTGCTTTCACAATTTTTCATTTCGTACTTGTAAACCCGAAGGATACCGCCAAGCATAACAACCAGGAGGTCGCGAAGCTTGCGAGCGTCGTCGCGGGTCCAATTTGGCAGCAAGGGTCAATCTCCTAGTTGGTGGAAGCGGGCAGAAGACTGTGGCAGGCGGTACCCGCCGTAAACCCTGGGTCAGACCAGAGCGATCGTCGGGCGAGAAAAACGGGGGCACGTGCTGTTCCGGTCTGCTACAGCCCTAGGTCAGACCAGCTTCACGGAGAAGTAACATACTCTTACGGTGGACACCCCACCGATAGTTCCCAAGATCCTTTTTCCCAACCACCCTATGACAAGGGATTAAAACAGCAATTGGATTTTGATCACAAACACGCATTACGGGTTTCACATGTTTCATCCCAATGCTTTCAGTTAACTCATCGTATGTTACCCGCTTACCTTTCGGAATCCTCATGATATAATTCAAAACAGTCATTTGGAATTGCGTACCATTTAAATCTATTGGTATCTCTCTATTTTCTCCATTGATCACCGCTAGAACATCATCAATCGGTACGGTGATGAATCGGCCAATTGATGGTTTGATGTTCTTTTCAGCGATTGCTTCAAGTTCGGTGGTGCTATCGCCAAACGAGATGTGTGATACGCCTTTATCTGTGGCGATTACTAGCACCTTGCCGACGAACGATTCAGCAATCGCGTAGCTCACCATCTTACTTTCTCCGCAAAACGTAGTGAGCGTAATCCGCATAGCCGCAAGTGGGTGTGAGTATTGGTCCGCCCTATTCTGTGGTGGTAGCCAACATATGGTTAATTATGGTTATGGCTTCTGCAAAATGTTGGTGTTCGCCGTTTCGGATCATCAAATTGCGTTTCAACCAGCGAATGTTTTCCAATGTAAGATTTTTTCTTAATTTTGGAACATCCATTGTTTCAAGCAATTCAAGTAAGCGTGAATGTTGCATATGCGATTTCCAGCATGGAAACTTGGGGACAACCCTTATGGCGAGTGGGGGTTGTCCGTGAATTTCTAGCCGACGAACAGGTCGGCGAAGGTTTCTTCGTTGATGCTACCCGACGGTTTGTGGCGTGGGCCAGTCGGGCGCTAACACGAGCCGTAGCATTCGTAACGAAACAGACCAGCCCGTTCACTCACCGGCGTTGGTACTTCCTGACAGTCGAAGTCGTCGTCTGGGTCCGTGATCAGTGACGCACTCCGAAATTTGGAACGGTTCGCTGCTACGTGGCGTAACCCCTCTTGCACTGTGGCACGGTCCACCTTCTCGGTGAAGTAGAGTACTGTGCACATGCCGTCCGTGTTCTCGCTGTTCGTTTCGTTCGTGGCGTAGACCATGGCCATTGTTTGATCCTTGTAATTGGTGGGTGCTGCCCGCTCCGTACTGTGGCAGCACCCACCACAGAATCAACGCCCATCCAAATCTGGATGGGTATTTCCTCCATAATAGTCTCCTGGTTTGCCGGTTTCATTATACCGGCTATTCAATGCGATCCAACCCATGACAGCATCAAATCCGATCAGGTCGATTTTCTCAGATACCTTCTTGGTTCCCATCAACTCCCACGAACACAACGTGTGCCCGTAGTCTCCACCCGCATTTTTCTCCAGCCAGTCGATGACCGACTGGATACGTTCTTTTTCGTCGTTGGTGACATCGATGACCGCAATGTCATATCCGTTGCACGGTTCAGTCCATCGTGACAGAAGCAGCATCTGCATTTGTGTCTCCGTGTGCTCTCGATCGCCTGCTCTTCTGTGGCGGGTGTGAAAGCGGAGTCAATTGCGGCGAGTCACTAATCCCCGTCCACGTTCAGAAGCTTGCCAATCTGACCGTTGGGAATCGGCCCATCCAACTCCCGAAAGAACATGTTGTTGGCGTCATCGTCATCGTCATCGTCATCGTCATCGTCGCTCACATCACAATCGTAAGTATTCCGCCACGCCTGTTTTTGTTCTTCTGTTAGCTTTCCATCCACGAGGGCCACAAACATCTCCGCATCGTAACCTCGGTACATCGTAACGATTGTAACCATCGCTCCCTCCTTATTGGTGACACCCGCTTGTGGCGGGTGTCGAATCGCGGTGAATCACTCGTCTTCGTCTTCGTCTTCGTCTTCGTCTTCGTCTTCGTCTTCGTCTTCGTCCTCGTCCTCATCCTCATTGTATTCCTTGGTCTGAACGACCTTACCGACCGTCAGAGTGACCTCACGGATTTCAATGGTCGCCGCAAGCCCAAACCCATCTTGATTGCTCATAGCCGCGTCCATGGCATCGTCCGCACTTCCAAATATTGGAAACACGCGACTACCGATCAGAATTCCACCAGTGATGTCCTCTGACAACTCCATTTCAATTGGGTCGTTGCCAATGAATGCCACAAAGCCGTCGATTGTCATGACCACTCCAGTTGTGTTTGATCGACACCCGCCTGTGGCGGGTGTCGAATCACGGTGAATCACTCGTCCTCGCTCGCTTCCGGCAGATGTTCTGCCAGGAGCGCTTTTGCTCGTTCGTCGGAGATTTCATCAGACGAAAACACAACCAGCATCTTGAACCATTGCCGCCCGTACGTCCACGCCGCCACCAAAATGAAACATTCTGTGTCGCCACAGAAGCGAATTGGGCCAATAGGCGGAGATTCCTCGTTATTATCCTGCAGATCGCAGAGGTACGCAAGTGCCGCCGCTGGTCCTGGGTTCAGGTCCATCCTCCAATCGGGGCGAGACCATTCAAGAGTGTTCGTATCGAAACAAACCAGGTACATCAATCGGTCTCCTTTGTGATACCGATTTGTGGCAGGGGCAAAAACTGGGTTAATGCGCGGCGGCGGTCAGAACATTACGCCGCCACCTTCTTTCGGAGTTCAGCCAGCGTCTTGCGGGTTTCCTTGATGTTGGCGTTCAGTTCGTTGCGGTATTTGATCTGATTCTTCAGACCTTGCTTGTAATTTTCGAGTTCGGCCTTCCACGCTTCTTTCTCCGTGGTGAAGTAGCTGTCGACAGAGCAGCGGCTAGCTTGGCCTTTCTCCCGCACTACCCAGGTTGGGACGAATGCGCCTTCCGCAATGGATTCTTCCACGAATATCACAACTTTCAGTTGGCCGTCACAACACCTGTAGAGTTTGTCGCCACGTTTGGGCATGATTGTTCTCGCAGATGGTTGATGGGGCAAGAATGACCCACTGTGGCGAACAGGGGGTCTGACGTTAACCTCACATGGGTTGTTCACACTCGGTGAGACTCACTTCAAGTTCATCTTCGAACATGCCAGGGTCTCCAGTTCCACAGAAACCGCCGCCGTTCCAACTCCCAAACGCTTCCTGCAATGTTTTCTTTGGCTTTTCTGAAAGCCTGTACCACGCTTTGTCGTACGGTTTTGAATATCCGTACTCTTCAAGAAGAAAGATTTCGCCGTTTACCTCAAAGAGGCTTACCCTGTCTAACCACGGTCCGTAGTCTTGTTCTGAAGTGCAAGCGTGTGTGTCGTAAGCGTTGAGCATTTCTCGTTCTCCGTAGTTGTCGGTGACTCTTTGTTGTGGCAGTTGTAGAGTGTGCGTTAATCCAGCTTTCGCTTCAATTGCGATTAGGATTTTGGGCATCGCGTACAATGCCAGCCCTCTTAATTTCAGCGGACTCTTGAGCGGCCTGATACACAGCTAAATTTTCAGCGTGCATTCGAGCCGCCTCTTCTTCGACATGTGGTTCAATCACCATATCGGCCGTATCAATATATTCACCAGCGGCCCGTTTCAACGCTGCTAATGATTGATCACCTAACAAACAGCTAGTTGCCACCGCAAGCGTAATACCGATTCGCTCAGGGAGTCGTTTTAGAGCCTGATAAAACTCAAGATCATAGCCATCCAAATTCTCCACACCAATCTTGTTGTATAATTTCAACTTCTCAATTAAACATTGTTTCAATGATAAACGAATTAGGGCAATCCGTAAAGGTGCATTATAATTCTCAGGGTTGTGGGGGATTTTTGGACTCATTTTTACTCCAACAGACTATCAGTTGTCAAAACAAAATCAACATCACTAAGACTATCACGATTCATAATATGATTTAACACATTATCAAGACGTGTGAAAAACTGCGGATGCGCACAATCAAGAACAATAACACCACCATACTGAACACACAAACTATCATTTTCATAACTCAACAACGGATATTTTGTCCCAAGGCTATTAAGCAATGATCGCAATAGATCTTGAAAATTCAATAAAGGCTGTTCAGTTCCAAGAATGTTGGACAATGTATTCAACACATTTTGAAGCTCATTTTCTTCATTTCCATCATTCACAAGCTCATTAAGTCGTTCAAGTTCAGGTGGTTGTTTATAAACAACCACCCCTCCTTTTTCAATTTCTTTCACCAGGATGATCATCGACTTATGCACTAACATGCCGCAATTTACTTTGTCTTCGACATAGCTTTTAATCGCGGCAAATATTTGCTCATGCATTGTTTACGCTCGTGGGATCAACATTCCCTGAAAGAAGCTCATGGACCAGTTCATCGCTAATCACTCGCTTCATGTTTTGTTCTATGTGTGTTGTCATCGCCCCGTCTCGGTGTGGCAGAGTCTGAAATGTCATAAAATCATAGCCACATTTTACTTGTCACTCTAAGTTTGTCATAGTTAAATACGTATTGGCTAAACTGTCGTGTGAAAAATAGTTCAAATGAGTTTCATTAACAAGTGTTATATGCTAGATAATTATTTTAAAACAGTAAATGAAGTAGCAATGCTAACTGCAAGTGAAGAACTTGCATTAGCACGTATGGTTAAAAATGGTGACAAAAATGCACGTGAACATTTTATAAAGGCTAATATACGATTGGTTATTTCCATAGCTCGCAATTTCACCAATAGAGGATTAAGCTTTGAAGATCTCATAGCAGAAGGGAATATAGGACTAATTAAAGCCGTTGATGGGTTCAATGCTGAACTAGGCAATCGCTTCTCAACATATGCCACTTTTTGGATTAAACAAACAATTATGATAGCTCTAGCTGGCAATTCAATTATTCATATTCCAAAATATCTGCATGATTTGCGGAAATCATATAAAGAATGTAAACTTGTTCTTACCGATGACAAAGTACCGAGTTCTGATCAGATCGCAAGTCATTTACAAATAACACCAAGTCAGGCAGAATTGTTAGAAAAGGTATTAAAGATTACGATGGTTAATGAGTCACATATCAGCAATGTGCATACAGAATCTGATGTGATTGAGACGTTAATTACTGGAGAAGAGATAGAGAAATTGAAAAGATCATTTAAATCATTAACTTCGCGAGAAGCAGAAGTATTGAAACGTCGGTTTGGTCTTGATGGATATCAAGCTACGACGTTGAGGGATGTGGGGAATGATCTTGGTATAACTCGTGAAAGAGTGCGACAGATCGAATTGGCTGGGCTTGAGAAATTGGCGACGATATTTAGCCGTTGATCACAATTGGTTGGGCAGAAACAAGACTGTCGCGTAATTAGACATTTTTCCTCTTGTGGTGTCGTTCTAGCCGTAAACAAAATCATTCAATCGGAACAATCACAAAATCTTCCAACCCATGCATCTCAATTCCAAACCCCGGTTGCAAAAATGCTGTAACAATATCAGTGGTATCAAATGCGTCACTCTCTTGCCACTCTTCTGGCATCCGTTCATTGATTGATACTGGAGTGAACCAGTTTTGGTTTTCTGATTAATGAACTTGACCATCTGTTCATATTGTTCATTTGAAAACGAACAGTAAAGATCCTGTTCTTCAGACGCTGACCAAATCTTGATCACTGGCATTGAATCACCTCCGTTGAACAGGTCGCGGGGTTGGCTTGATGCCAACATTCCACCGGCGTTCCAACCCCGCGACCTGTGGCGAATAACTCACACATCTCGTCGCATTGGAATCCTCCTTTCGTTTCGATAAGCCTTGATCAATTCATTGTGGCGGGAGAGCGAACGGCGTAAACCATCCGCTCTCCCTTCAGAATTTCAGTCGGCATCCCGACTCTCCACGTTGATTTGCAGGCTTAAACCGCCCCGGATATTCCGGTGAGAGTTTGCAGTTCGCCGGACCGCAACCACAGTGCGATTTTGGGGGTGGTGACGGCCTTCAATTCGGTCTTGGGGGTGGTGATGGCCTTTCGACGTTCCCAAACAATTTCATGAACCCAGTAAATCGGTGTCTTTAACAGACATGCCCACAATGCCGCAAGCAGGCCGATTTTAAACGACCCGCTTTCATACCACCCGGTGCTTGCGATGAGAGCACCGCTGACCATTAACCAGCTGACAGTCTTTAACATGGACTTGGACTTCATCAACTCTCCTAATTGGTGAAGAACCGACTCCCACTCATACATCTGTGGCGGGATTCAAACCACCGTTAACCCTTGGGTTCAGCCTCACCAAATAACCCCCCAAAATCGTACCCCTCGTCACCGAGAATGCGTTCCTCATCCTCCGCCGTTGGCGGAGACGTACATTTCTCGTGATCGAAGTCGCCGTAATTCAGCCCAATGCTTTTGGCAAGTTCTATCGCCTGCTTATCAAACATCTGAGCAAGAGCCTGATCAATCGGATTCACTGACGCACTTGTGGCGTGAGCAATCCGCCATAACGCCAAACAATCCGCCTTAATTTCTTCAACACTCATGCTCAATCCACCCCTTGAACCCCCTGTGACTCAATTCATTGTGGCGGGAGAGCGAACGGCGTAAACCATCCGCTCTCCCTTCAGAATCAAAACCGCATTCCCGCCATCGCCCGGCTGATCATCGAGTCAACGCGTGCCTGCGAATGTCCTTGCGCTCGCAGGCGGTTGGTGAATTTGGTGATATCATTCCACGCCCGTTCTGCAACCATTCGTTTTATGGTTGCCACCAAATCGCCTTCGACGAGTTGGTTTTCGGTGATTCGATCACCGAAGGTTTCGAACCGCGACCGAGATTCGTTGCCTTCCGACTGACCGTAGATTCCGCGTCCCATTTGCAATCCCCCCTAGAGAACCGGACCCACGCAGTTGTGGCAGGCCCCTCTACCATGGGCAATTGTCATTGTCGTTGCATGATTCTTCCATGTCGGTGGGTTTCCAGTCACGCTGTTCGTCGTCGCAATGGTGTTCGTCGTCGAATTGAACATCATCCAAACCGTCAATAATCTCATTGCGGCCGAATTCATCGCGCCAGACGATCATTTTGACTCCTTATCAGACAAGCTTGACCCAGAACGCGGGGCTGTGGCAGGTGTGCGACGAGCGTTAACCTACTAGTTCGGAAACACCATCCCAGGTTTCGCCTTCAAAAATAAGACTTCACATTCTCCCGAACCTTCCCGAAAAGCCCCCCTGTGGCGTGGGATTCGCCCAGTTAAACCGGGGGAGTCGTACCCAACGCCTCACAGACCGCCGCCATCACCACATCATCGGGCAGGAAGACGGCAAAAGCCCCATTCGTCTCCGCCACCACCGCACGAGGATCATCCGGTACGTGATCCGCCTTACAGCTCTGCACGTACCACCAAATCCCCAGACGACCCTCGACCCGCCACATCCCCGCAAACGCCTCACGAGTACAGTTCCGCAGACCGGGTCGGGACATTCTCGATGCTTTCACAACCTCTCCTACTTCAGAGTGTTAGGAATCATCATGTGGCAGAAGGAGATGGTGTGGTAAATCTAGCCAATTACTTTACGCATGCGGTTTCCATGTTGGAAACCGAAAAGCACCGTTGTCAATTCGCCGCAGCGTGATCGATGTCTGAACTTTTAAACATTTTTACAATGCGATTTTCGAATTCGATTTTCACTTGGTCCAAATATTGAAACCATTGTCCATCATCAACTGAATACATGCACATTTCAGTCGTGAAATCATACATCGATTCACGACATGTCCAAACCACAAACCTCATATTCCTGCTGTCTTTTGCGAGAACCACAGCTTTAATGCCAACCAAGTGCGCCGCAATCGGCATGTCGCCATTGTCTAACTTAATCATAACAGATCCTTATGGTTGGTGGCACACGATTGTGGCAGAGCGGGGAGGGGTGGCAACCCCTCCCCAGCATTCCCGCATCACGCAACCAAGACAGCCTCAGCCTCCGCCGCCTTCGCCGCCTTCTTCGCCGCAACCTCCGCCGCCTTCACCGCCTTCTTCTCCGCCACCTCCCGAAGACGAGCTTCGGCCTTCGGAAGCTCCGCGTTGGCCCACTTGTCCCAATCTTCCTTCGCGTCGTCGTTCACAAACTCCGGCTCCGGAGGGCATTCGCCAGCCGCGACAGCCCGCGCCCAACGTTTGGCGGCACCGTGGAAGCGAGCATCATGACCAGGGACGAACTTCGACGCCGTCAGACCACCACACCCACACCAGCACGCATTCTTCGTCTTCATCGCATCCCCTTTGGTTGGACTCCCCAGGACTCATGCTTGTGGCGGCAGTCACGCCGCCGTCAACCTGGCGCAATTGGGCGGCGAATCACTTCAGCGCAAGCAGCCTTGCCACCATGCCGGTCACCTTGAATGGCAATCAGTTGGTTATCATCGACTGACAACGACCAAACACTGTCCCAGGCCATCTCTTCGCAAATGCTGTGTCTCAGAGCATCCAATTCTTTTTCACTCATAACCAGCCCTCACGAAGACCACAAGTTCCTTCAAAATCTCCCCATCTTTCTCATCTACTTCGATTTCGATTGTGTCTGGCTCGAAACCAGCCATAACCTCTTCAATATTCACAATCTGGTAATCAATCCGTCGTTCCTCCAGCAGGGCCATCAACATTTGCCCGTGCGCTGGCGTGAGTTCATATCCGATGGTCATGGTTAATCTATCCTGATGGGCACGTCACGGCGTGGGGGTGTCTAAAAGTTCTTTCAACATCTTGGCTTCTTCATCGGTTAGACCATACACGATAATGGGTTCTAACCATGTGCCAAAATCTACCATGAGCTTGCCAGAATCGATTTCTGGTTTGAGGAGATCATAAATCGCACCGGCTCGACCCATCGTGCCAATGAAAGAATGGCCTTTGTTAGCGTGGACGTTTTCCATCGCAGGCTCCGTGGGTCTGAGTCACAAGAGTGTGACGGGCCTCAACCCGCCGTAAATCCAGCTTCGTTGCTGATTAAACCAAACTTATAACGCAATTTCAATGGCAAACCGATGAACAATTTGTAGTAAAAATGACCATCATCGTCATTTTCGTAAACCGCAACATCACCATAAGTGTGATTCCACTCAACAGACAGCTTAGGTGCTGGGAAGGCTTCTCCGTATGACTCCTGATATTGCATGGACGCATTGTCATAGGCGTCCATATAAAAATCAACAGCCGCCTTCTCAACTTCTTCCTTGGTGGGGTTTTCTGAACATGACAACTCTACAAGTTGCGGATAACTTGGTTCATTTTGATCTATCACATACCAAATAGCAGCAACATGCATCATCAACTCCTGTGGCACCATTCGCTCTCAACTCAACACATTCAACAACTCCGCCAACTCTTCACGAAGCGCTGACACAGCGGCATCGGGGTCGTCAGCATCTTCCGTGATTTCCAAACTGAGTTGCGTTTCGCATTGGTCGCTGTTCTCGATCTCGGCATTGACACACGCCCGAAGCAAATAACGTTGCCGTTCAGTCAGTTCCATTGCATTTCTCCAAGAGTGTGGCGGGTTGCAGCCCGCCATCAACCTCATGCATGCGATTTCCACGCTGGAAAACGTGGGAGAGGAATTAACCTCTCCCTAAATCATCTCAATTGAACCATTTGACCTTCCGCCATTCCGCACCGTTGTTCGTGCGAACCAGCACCAGTCGCGTTCCATCTTTGTGCTTGCGACGATGGCTTGCTGGTAGCGCAAAGTAAACAGCCTTCGTCAAGATCACCATGTCATCTCTCCGTGTGATGGAAACTGTCCCCGCAGCTAATTGTGGCGGGCCTAAACCCGCCGTAAACCTAGTACACAATCATCGAAACCTTACCCATATTGTCACGACGAAATTTTCTCACATCATCAACGAATCCCTCCACATCACGCTCAGTTTCACTAAGCCTCAGAGCGGCAATTGACACCGCCGCCAACAGATCGTTTTCACTCTCAAAGACGATACCTGTGGTGTCGCTTCCATACATTCCGCGACCGCTATACCCATCGTACTTCTTCATCTCAAGGCCAATTTCATCAGCGGCCTCAAGAATCGCCAACGCCGTTTCTTCAGTCATCCAACTACCCTCCATTAATAACCGTACGTCACAATTACGACCTTTTCGCCATCAAAATGAGTCTTCACAGACTCAAGCAACGCCAATGCAATGGCGTATCGGCGATAAAGATCTGACTTATAATCCTTTCGTAACGCAGCGATCACATCATCAATCGGCATCACCCCAAGCACATCATCATAAAGATCCTTCACAACCTTCCCACTTGCCAACTGATCAGCCAGTTCACGCTTATCGGGGAATGTACGGATAAAATCGATGGCTTCTTGCTGGCGTTCGGATGGCAACGACCACAAACAAAATTTCTTCGTCTGTGCGTCCTTGGAACGACGCATGAGTTGAGAGAATTCACCAGACCCACACTTGCACAGGTCAACCATCCCGATAATTTCACCATAACGTTCATCACCTTTTGTGATAAATTCATATTCTCTCACGACGAACATTTTGGTTTCATATCCCACGGTGGTCTCCTCTTGGTATGGCTGAATGTGGCGCAGCACTAATCATAGTAAATCACCGGTTCGCCAACACCCGTTCCAAAATCTTGATCGCAGGCTGGTATTTCTTCCGTTCATTTTGCACAATGATCGCTGGTGCATTCAAAGACTCCAGCTTGGCACTCGACGCCTGCGCATCGGCCTCAAGGCGACGAATCGCCTCCTCAAGATCAGCCTTACACATCGTATGTGCAATTCCAGTACACACCCTCGCCCGATTACAAGCGTGGTTAATTTCCATCGCTCCGAAAAATTCTTCAACCTTTCGCGGCACTGGTTTTGTCTCCACCACACCAGTAGCGGGTTGCGTGATGGCATGACGGATAGCGCGAGCCGCAGCAAGTCGAGCGTACGGATTCATAGTCACTCCATCGAGAATTGGGCTATCGATATGTGGCAGAGCGGGAATTGAGTGGCAACCCTTCTTCGCAAGTTTGGCAACTATCCAAGATAGCTAGTAACATCTTCATTGTCAATTCTTATTCCAATTCCATCATGGTGGTGCCTGAAAAGTGTAAACCGCTGAGACCATACAATGATGGTCATAGTATCGTTATTTTTCTCTGTTTTGCTGATTGTTTTGGCAGACGCTAATTTTTTGAGCAGCCATTGCTCGTCTGTTGGTGTTTTGCCAAATATCTTTTCTAGTGTCGGCACATCTGGTTTTATTTTAACGTCCCAGCTACCGTTATTAAGACTTGCGGTGATTCGAACCCATACGGGGTTGGTTCGTAATGTGTGTTTTGATATGATTGTTTCATTCATGCTTTGTAATCGCCAATATGATCATAACTATTGTCATGATTAGAGTGGTAATCACGATGCAATCGGCGACTGTGATCATAATGCGGGTGGAGGGATTCGAACCCTCATGTCTAAAGACGTTGGATTTTAAGTCCAATGCGGCTACCTGTTACGCCACACCCGCGTTGATAACATAATTACAATCAGTCTACATCGTCCTCTCCACCCCACTCATCATCATCCCACTCATCATCCCACTCATCATCCCAATCATCCCATTTGTCATCACCGCAATCATCCTCTTCCTCACACTCGTCATCCAAATCCCACTCGTCATCCAAATCCCACTCGTCCCAATCCACAGACTCTTCATTCGGACTTTCATTCATGTATATTACTCCAAAAGTCTATTTCTTGGCTTGTTGGCCCAAGAACTAGTAGTTTTTGATGTTCATGATTTCTCAAATGTCGATGATGATAATTCAACTTCTTTGAACTCAACCAATTCCAGTTCTGATAATGGCACAGCACGCACACCAGCATGTTGAGGATTCGCAATGCGATTTGCCGCAACAATCGCGACTTCACGACGATCAAAACGCTTCCCACCATAATGCCAAATATTTGGTTGTTTCCAATCGCCGCTGAAAAATAACTGTGTTGGCTTGTGTCGAATCTTGAACATGACATGTACCTTTTTTATTGTAAAACCAAAGGAACCCGCCAAAAGCGGGTTCCTTCCACGCATCAGGCCACCACCGTCAACCCAGAAGCTTCCGGCAACCGACGAACGACCAGTGTCGGGCGATTGATGCGAAGCTCGCGTTCAAGCTTCGCCACAGCCCGACGATTTCGACGATTCATCTTCACCCCATCCGCCTTCAAGTTCAACAGCCCACGCAGTTGTTCCATTTTCACATTCATCGTCATTCCCCCGTTGTTAATTGGCCAACCATCCCCGCATAACAGTGTGGCACCACAGAAAAGCCAGTAAATGAGGTGGTCAAACTCGCCGAAGGTGTACAAATAAAGGGGAACCGGTGGCAGTCCCGGTTCCCCCACCAAGGAAGATCAACAACTTCGAATCAAACGAGTCACGGCCACAATATGACCTTTGTCATTGCGCACTGCGTTGTCATTGGGGCCAGTTCCAGGCGAAACAACGTCCGGCCGTTGCACACGACCCGCCACCAAACTGGACACGATGTACAACGTATCAGGCTGGCTTTCCGGAAGACCGACAACCTCGCCGAAACTTGTGGCAGAGTAGATCGGCACATGTGCCAACCCAACTTCAGTTCCGGGGACCGTGTCGACCCGCGCGACAGTCCCAGACGGAGCAATCGTCAAATCATTGCCATCATTTCGACGCAGAACGACTGCATGCGGTGTCAAATTCACAAAATTCATTAACGTCTCCATTGAGAGTGATCAAAACCAAAAGAGTGTGGCGGGCCGAAACCCGCCGTAAATCACCACCAGCCTTCATTTAAACACGGCGCAAAGCACCATGCTTCGCGCGGCTCGACAGCATCAACAAACTGTCCTGAAACACGCGGATGGCGGTTCGTTTTTGGAACGCCAATTTTGGGTACAAACGCACCCACCGACCGTTCACCTTATGAAACAAACCGTACTTGGCCATCACGGTCTTAATCATGATTCATCCCCTGAGTGACAACCGTGTGTGGGCGGGCCAGCCAGTTAACCCACCATGAACCATCTGTGGCGGGATTTGAACCACCGTAAATCACCATAGCGGCAATCGTTCGACAACTTCCACACCAGCCATCCTCAGCAACGCTTCTTTACGCGGCGTCCGCATTCCAAACTCGCCACAATCACCGTGAAATCCATCCGCAAATTTTCCAGACCCTGCCCACGCACCTCGTAACGCAACAGTCCCATTTGGACGCACAAGAGCAATATGACTGCCAGTCCATGCCATAAAGAACTTCCAACCAGTAGGAAGAGTGTAAAGTCTTCCACCATTATAAGTCAGTGTCGGAGAACACTTACTATCCACACTCACATGTGGAACAGAATAAGGAACACGACCAACCATTCTTGATCCCACTGTTAGAGCACAAAATCAGAATTCATCATCAACGCCAGGATCGTCAGTTGCTTCAGTCGGTACCGGGTAAAGTATTTGCTCACTTTGGTGGCAAATGATTGCCTCGATGCAGTTTTGGTTAACCATCAAATCCGCTGTTTCTTTATCGATGCCTTCTACTTTCTGCAAGTAGATGGACGCACCAACTTGAGTTAGTAGGCTTGCCGTTTTGTAACCGCTTGCGCCGTCACAGTAGGTCAGAAGCCAGTTCATGTTAATCTCTTAGATGGGGGAGACTGACACCACGCTTGTGGCGGCTATAGACATGCTGTAAATAGTACCCCCAGTAGGACTCGAACCTACACTCGTCCGCTTAGAAGGCGGATGCTTTATCCATTAAGCTATGGGGGCTAGGATGTTCTACACATTTCTCAACTTCACGTGCACACTTAGAGTGCACCATCCCATTCAACTGACAAAATAATTGATCTTCATTGATAGGCTTTTGACACACCCAACACCATTTACTCGATCGTTCAGAAAAATCTATTCCAACCAAAAAATCTTCCATGAAAAACCCTCACCACGACCGCGATGCCTCAAATACCTCATCATATGCTTTCGCATATTGCTCAACCGCATTACGAAAACACCATTCATCATAAACACAATCTACTTGCCAATGAAAATCAGACCGCCTATTGTTGCTAACATACGCCGACAACCAAATCAACTTAGTTGTTTCCTTAAACAACGCATCATCAGTCAATGCAGAAATTTTCGTGACATATTCGACTTTAGGTTTGCCGTAATTATCCAAACCGGCATACTTGTCAATATACGGTCGCATTATTGTTACCACCAATTCACTTACCACGAGATTTGCCAGAAATCGGCGATTGACTTGCCCAAACAGCTGTGTAATAATTATCCAAATATGTAATCACTCGCCGCTGATCTTGAAAATTTAACGGATCAAGAAGCTCTAGAATCTTACGAATAATCTCTAACTCTTCATGAGGTTTCTTGTCGTTCATTATGCTACCTTTCATCATGTCTTATGCGCCTTCATTACCACGCATAGTACCAATTCAGCCGCACTACGCGAAAAATAAGCACCACCATGATCATCCAACACTTGGTCAAAAAATTCAGTGTCCATAATTAAAACCATACATCAACGTTTCACCATCAACCTCCAACAAAACATCGCATGCCCCACAACACCCACCATCATAAATTCGTTTATATTCTTGTTCTTGTTCAACATTGCCAACTATTGCATGGCGAAAATTATCCGCATATTCATAACCATCACCGTTCTCTTCCCACCATTTAGCGATAGCTTGTTCTTGCGAAGCAGACAGCATAGCATCTCCTAAAGTGGTGCGGTGAAAAGGTGTCAACACACTATCAGCGAACATACAGACCCCAGCACTGTTCATCATTGTCGTCTTGCCGATATTCGATGGCGTTTTCACAACAAGCTGTGATCAACTTCATAACTTCTTCGGTGCGTTCTCGTGGCGTTCCGTGTGGAACGTTGTGTGTTACTTCTTGAATCACATACGCTTCAGGATGTTCATTCTTAAACAATTCCTGATTGTCAGTCCAAAAATTTTCTTCAAGAATCTCACGCTTGTCAACTACAATTTCGTGATAAACATGACCACGAACACCAGTCTTTTTATCCATAACACTCATAAGCGTGACAGTTTCATGGCATTCATCACGCAGCAACGACGTCTGAGATTCTTGATAAACAACGCCAGTCACAAACAGATTTGTATTACCAAGTTGAAAATCCATCACATCTCCTCCGAATGATTGCCCACCACCGCAAGTGTGTGGCAGAGTAAGAATAGCCGTAAATCGTAGGAGAGGTGGCAAGGCACCCAGCACCTTGCCACTTCAGGGGAATGACTCACACTACCGATCAAATGGACTTCACAGGCTCCTGACCCTCGCCATCAACATTATACAACTTGAAGCGATCTGCCTCATCATAAGTCGGGCAATCGCCATCAATATTGAATTCGCGAAAGAACATGTTGCTACCGTTGTCGCGACCACGTAACTCACGACGTTGTTCTGGAGTCAACCGCCCCTTAAGGACGCCGACATAATAATCGGCAGTGTCTCCGTCACACGTGGTGATAACCGTAATCACCGTGATCATACCTATTCTCCAACTAGCGTAAATCACGCTTTCCCTTGAGCAATTCGTGCAAGCTGACCACAATACTTATGCAACTTACGGCGTGCAATCGCCGTTTGACGTGGCGACAAAGGGGTCGCATACCGACGCTCCTGCTGTGCCTCCCACTTAATCACTTGTTTCGCAAACGAAGTCAAAATCTGCGCATCGGCACCGTTAAATCCAATGCCGTTATTTTGGATCGTACATTCTGATGCTCGCTCGCTAGCGGTCTGGCGATTGTAAATCGCCAACAACCCACGCATCAACCATCGATCATCCACCGCAATGTTTTCACGAATCATTTGCGTTGCAGCAGTAATACCAACATTCTTGATAGCGTCTGCGGAGTGCATCACTAATCCTCTAAACCACCCGTCTCCACCCACCCCGCTGTGGCCACGCTAAACGCGGCGTAAATCTCAGTCGCTCCACGCCCCCCAACCTTGTGACCACGCTTCCAATTCCAAAAAAGTGGTTGAGAAAGCTTCCTTCCCATCCCACATCAACATCGCCGCATTCAAAAGCCCGGCGTTACCAACCACATTTCTCAGACAATCGCCATTGTCAGAAGTCCGCCAACGGGCAGAGTGAATCTGACCGTCGCAAAACACCCAAATTTTATTGGGTTTTGTATGAATTACAACGTTTACAATCGAATTGTCTGCTGGTCTTGGCATAAATCCTCATTACGGCCTAATCGTTTGTGGCAGAGCTTAAATCGCCGTAAAAGACGACTACCTCTCACCCACTTGTGGCAAGAGAGGGAGAGCCAGTAATAGCACGAATCACAGTCGCGACACGCAATGCGGCAGTATCACGATCAGAATTGAAATGCTCTTGAGCATAGTCAATCGCTGGATCAAATGAATTGCCGTCAGCCGCCGCAAGCGCAAGCTGTGCGAACCGCAACTCACTCGAATTACTTGCAATCAAACTGATAGCATCATCAGCTTGTGTCTTTGTGATATCGCGCTTCTCGTGCGGTGGAAGATACCGACGAAAAACTCCAGGTGCCAACTGTTGCGATGTGTATGGCACCGGTCGAACAGCGTGACTATCAGGCAAACCAATAGTCGCTAAAACTGCTCGCACCAATCGGAAAGAGACACCACGCTTGGCAGCGAAACTATAAATTCGATGCTTTTGAGTCATATCTCCACCCTCCCCTCTACGAGGGTGTGGCACGCACCAACCCACTGTAAATCAGCCATCCATCAATGCACGTTGACAACATCATGTTGGCCATTTAATTCGTTTAGTTCAGCCTACATCGTCCGTTCTCCTGAATCAAAAATTTGTCGCAATATAAATGCCGATATTCGTCAATTTGCGGATTTCTTTATAATCGCGAGTCTCAAGAGTTTCATTCATCCGTGGACTGCTGATCGGCGCGAAAAATTTTGGATAATCGTTGTGATTGACATTGTACTTATTGCACAAATCCAAAACTTTTCCAACATATACTTGCCGCGCCTCATCAGGCTCAATGCGAGTGCTGCTAATGCCGACGAATTCCGTATAACATTATTAAGTGCAGTCAGAAGATCAATTTTCTCAGTTGGCGTCAACTTCATTGGAATTGGCTCTCGTGTGTGCGGTTTCCAGCCTGGAAATCAGGCGATGACTCCCAGGGCCGCTTGTGGCAGGCAGCAACACCCCGTCAATCAGCATTTGTTGATTTTCCTTAACTGCTGATAATCGCTTCACCTTCCCAACACTCAGCAAGCAATTCATCAATCTCATCAGTCCGCATTGACGGTGGATTTTCACCAACATTCGTAAGATCTTGCGAATACATACCGATATCATCAAGGTTCTCACCATCGAGAACCGCAACATTATCGACATAAAGCGCCTCATGCTCAATATCACGCTTATCAACTTCTAATTCATAAACAGCATGAGCTTTCTCTCCAGTTCGCAGATTCCGAATCGAGAGCAACGTTAAACTTTGCCCACGCTCTTCACGCCACAGACACGTCTGCCATTGCCGCAGCAGCACCGAATCGATAACCACGTTATCCAAACCACAAAACTTATTCATCTTTGTGCCCCCTATGTGAATGACTCACAGAACCGCTTGTGGCAGATAGCAACACCCCGTCAATCACCACTCATATTTAGCCTGATATACTTCTCCACATCAGACCAGTACCACTCATGCCACGGTTCATCTCTCGTCGTAAGAAACTTTCCACCATCGAAAACGATTAAATTGTACTCAAAATACTTCTGAGACATGTCGATAGGAATTGCAACCAGCACCCTATCGCCATCACGAAACGGAACAGTGGGAGTGTCATGGCCGATTTGACCGAATTCAGGGTTCTTCACCCACGGTAATGTGTTGTTCACTTGATCTACTCCTTCCAAGGTTACACCAACAGCCTGTTCCTTCTCATTCCTCACACTCGTCGGTTGGATCATCACACTCATCGTAACGTTCACCGCCAAAATAGACGATGAACTCTGCATTTTCATTCTCGAATTCACGAACAAGTTCATTGAGAACTGCAACTCTCGCGGCAGCTTTGTCTCGCTCTACGCACAAAACTTCATAAGCTTCTGCGCGTGTACGAACATTGACGAAATCGTCACTCAAGCTGTCAGTAAACACATCCGTTGGACAGTTCGGATAATCAGTAGCGTAAAATAACGCACCTTTCTCATCTATTCCAAACGTTTCAATGTGCTCGAACTCCCCACCATCATATCCGCCTGGGTGTTCCACCATCGTCACGACTTCAACATACTTTGCATTGTTCATGTCATCTCCAAGATTTTAAGCACTAATCTGTGGCGGGCCTCAACTCACCGTAAACCGTAGGCGATTTACATGTTGAAAACATAGGGGGAGGCGGCAAGGCACCCAGCACCTTGCCGCCCCAGGGGATGACTCACGAGACTTCATCCACAACTTCATTCGCAGCCTTCGCAGCAGCGGCCTCTTCCTTCGCCGCCTTTCGAGCAGCCTTCGCCTCCTCCTCGGCCTTCCACTTCGCCACCTTTGGTAGCTCGTGAGTGACCATCTTTTTGAACTCCTCACGAGCCTCGTCGTGGGCCAAACCAGCCAACGTCACTTCCGTATCGAGTTGGCCGCGAGCCACTTTCTTGGCCCAGCCGTGGAAGCGAGAGTCGTGACCGGGCACGAATCGCGACCGCGTTTGTCCCCCACACCCGCACCAGCAGGCGACCATCGGCTTCTCGATCTTCTGCTTCTTGACCTTCGGTTCCATCGTAGCGCTCATCTCAACCCCCCTTAAAAAAGCTCCCAGAATCCCCGTCCCACAAGACTGTGGCGGGCCTCAACCCGCCGTAAATCACGCATCCAGCAGCACACCAGCTTCACACAAATTGTGATCGTAACCATAATCGGCTTCCTTGAGTGCCTTCGCCACATTCTCAGGAGTAAATGGGCGAACCACCGCAAGATCGTGGGTGTCGTCATTGCAGGTCATTTCGACCGTGTACCCACCATCGGGACCTTCCATAATCGCCGTTGTCTCCTCATCCGTCGAAAAGTGATAAAAATAGCCAGCAATCTTCTCCGCCGTCTCTTTTGGCCCATACTTACTGATGCGAACAGTAAGTTCATCACCATCATTCAAAATACCGATCTGCACTGGTTGGTTCACGACTTTCTCCTATCAAGTGACAGGAGACTGTGGCGGACTTCAACCCACCGTAAATCACCTCTACCCAGCATCAATCAAGAATTGGGTAGAGTTGCGACACACCGCTTGAATCAGGTGTAAACAACCACCGTGAATATGTCCGCCAATTACGATGCTCTTTGGCGATAAACTCATCCATTTCAGCGCGTGTGGTAAAGCTCTGGTTACCACAGGCACCATACATCCTACTCCAAGAAACCATGAACATGTTCACACCACCAGCTTATTTGAATGTTTAACGCTCGGAAGGTATCCACCACTAATCAAAAAAGCTTCTTGATCATTTCATTCGTAGTAGATCCCACCAGCTGTACCCCGAACCCGCTTCAACCCCACGCCCGCCATCAACTCACGGACGTTGATACGCTTCTTTTTCGTGACCCGGCGAACCCGGTATTCGACGCCATCTTCCGTCACCAACTCCGATGTGTCCCCAGTCCGGCGAAGAGTCCCAAACGGCAGCACAGCCAGGGCATCGGCCCGACTGTTATGAGTTGAAAGCTTGACCCATTGGCGATTGTCGTCACGTTTTTCGGTGATGAAGCTCATTCTTGTGACCCTCATGATTATCCCGTCACCACAAGATGTGGCAGACCTCAACTCGCCGTAAACACCACCCCGAAAGTCTACTTATTCCTCTTCGTCGTTCCCACACCATTCACCCAACATCTCTTCGGCTTTTTTGCGGGCTATTTCAGGATTCTGGAGATTAACGACAATCCCATACCAGTGACCACGAGCGTCAATTTCGACTTTCAAACACCCGGTCCCATCATGCTCGTCGTAGAACTCCGAACGATAGGAAGTTTCCTTAAACATGTCTTCGCCATCGATATTAAACAAATCAAAAGCATCAACAATAGCAACCTGCTGACCAAGCGGCAGTCCATCGATTCGGCACAAATCAATCTCCCGCTCATGAACCTCGCAAGCAACACTATCTGGTACGAAGTAAACAACCTTGGCCTTGGCGTTATCCACTATTGATACTCCAATATTACAGGTGCGAGAGCGTGACCGTTCCACAAACTCAAGGTCGCAGAGGAATCGCCACGACAATATTCAAGTTAAACCACCACATTAGCACACCTTGAGATCCGCATCTCCACATCACATTCAGTCCCAACAAACCACAATGTGACAGCCCCAAACAAATGCGTAAATTGATAGATAGCCACACCAGACCCAAGAGAACGCACCATCTCAGCCAACTTCAACCCGGCTAACACACCACACTCATATGGTCCAGCCCAAATATCTCCAGCACAATCATGCCTGTCAGAGGCATCAGCAACAGCAATAAGGTCATTCAGTTGCTTAGCATGCACAATCGCTTGAAGACGATTATTGAACGCAACCATAATACCTTCTTATAAAGGGGCGGGAGAGGGCCGCTACCAGCCGACCCTCTCCCTGGGGGATGACTTTTGAGTACACAATTGTGGCTAGTAAGAACCAGCCGTTAACTTGCGTCAACACGCACCAGATCAGAAAAAATCATTTTGTGCGAACGAATTGCCGATTCTGAATGCTCTTCAGCATACACGTTAACCCGAAACGCATTTCCAAACACCTTTATCGCCACAATCTTTGATGGTCTCTGCGGAAATGATTGATGTGCCAACACTTTCTTGATTGCCTTTTCTTTATTCTTTTCATCAGACATATTGCACCCCTCATTTATGAAATCAACATACACTCATCCTGCCGCCACAATCCACGATATTGAACACCATCATGGCTGAAATCAACCACAACATGGTCAATTTCTGGATCGATGTTGCATTGTATCTTATCTTCGCGGGTGGCGACACGCACAATTTCACCAAAGACTTCACGTAATTCCGCGTTGAATACCACACGCTTTGCTGCAAGTACCATCGATTTTGCTCCTGAGAATGCCGGTCTCTCCCGACTGCCGCACCACTTCGCTGTCGCCCACTCAGCGTGGTAGGTGTCACCACATACGATTGTGGCATAAGAAGAAGTGTAGTAAAGAGGGGGTGGGAACGGCGGTACCGCCGTCCCCACCATCGCCGGTTAAATAGGTCAACTTAACGGAGGGTGGGATTTTAACCCACATCCTGTTGGTGTTTCACAACTGCTCGTTTGAGCTACCCCCGTCCATCCAATTACCCGCAAGGTCCGGCTAACGCCATTGCAGAACCCCAATTTAGGGAAGGACGCGACCCCCGACACATCAAAGACAATCATGTGGGTCCCACACAATATCGCGAGGCTCCACATTAATAAACTGACGACCACCAAGATAGTTAATCTCAACCTGTTGGTATAACCGTCCACGAATTTCAATCTCACGCCGATCAGAAAACGGCACCTCTCCAACAATCGGCGGATCACCAGCCGCCATAACCTGTCGAACGACTCCAGACTTACTCATAGTAATCATCCTCCGAATGCGGAACCGGTGGTCCCACATAGAAAGGATTGGGATACCACACATCACGATCTGTCAAAATCCACGGACGCTCAGGATCTTCAGCACCCATGTAACGCGCCACTTCACGATCAGCCATCTCCACAGTTGTGGCGGGTGTTGCAAGACACTCCAAACGTTCAAGCTCGTAATCAGTCATTTCTATCCCCCACAAACCACCACTCGCCCACCACACTGTGGCAGCAGCGCAACACCAGCAAATCTGCTCATATTACAGGCAAAAGATTAATCTTCCGTTCCACAAAAATTAAAATCAATGCCAATAGCACAATAGCAGGAACATCAGCAACCACAATAAACCTACCACGCTTTGATGGGCTACACAACACATTCCGCATGCCCATCTTAAAATCATAACCACCATAAATAACATATGGTATGAAACGACCACGATCAAAATTAACACCATTATTCTTCAATTCAATAACCGCCTCCCTATAAAAATCGTTCACAAACGTAACACGTTTATATATGAAAGATCTCGCAAGATTAATGATCTCATTGTTAAATCCATCGCGAGGATGAAATTGTTTTGCTTCTGGCGGCAATGATGCATAAAAACGTGTAAGTTCCAACGCCGCCGAAAAACAATCACCACACTTCTCAAGCCCATACTCATACGCATGGTCAACAATTGGTACCAACATCTCAAAATTGAAATTGATTGTCTCATCATCACTAAGCAAACCACGAGCAGATGCCAACAGCAAACTATCATCAAGCTCAAGCAAAACCCTATCTAATCGCTGTGTAAAACTCATCGCGTTCCCCCAATGGCGTAATCACTACATCTATCTTTATCTCACTCTGCGCACACGCGATTTCCACCCTGGAAATCAAGCACCACACAACTCTTCGGGAACGCTAAGAATTGCCGGAACCAAATTCTCATCATACCACTTTTTCATTTCAGCACGCACTGGCTTGCCATAAAACTCATCAATTGACTGTTTTATCCAATGTCCTTCCACATAATCAAGACACTCATCAAAGCATTTGTCAGTGTCAACATCATAAAAGACAGTGTGTGACCTTCGAGACTTTTCATATGGATTATCTGACGTTTGACATATCAGATCCATACAAATAATTATGTCGCATTCACGCGGTGATCCACTCATAGAAGGTTGAAAGAAAAATTCTTTCAACGTCATATAGACAAGATCATTAAACCGTGCTTCAGATATTTTATGAACCATGGTTCCCATTCCAGACATACCGCTGGCCAATCTTATGAATTTCTTCTAGAACATGGCGATGATACGATGGCACTGTCATAACTGTGCCGTTTGTGGCGATGCGTTCCGCTGCTAAGATTTTCCCATTCACATCAAACCACGCGGAATATTTCTGACCGTTAATAATGATTTTGTGCAGCACAAAACCACCAGTTTCAAACGTCAAATGCTGAATCATAGACCCTCCATTAAATGCGGAGTCATGGAGTTGAACCATGTGGAACGGCTTATAAGGCCGTCTCTCAAAACCGTCGAGAACACTCCGCTTTTGTACTAGACATCACCTAATTCATCATCGGTCTCAGGATCAGCAAAATCAGTCCCAAGCCAGTCAAGTTCGTCCAAAGACTTTAACTCAACAGGATTCTTGTACCAGTAGTCCCGCAATTTACGCTTATCCATCGCAATCTCATCTGGGACCTCAATAGTCGTCACGAACACGAACGTTTGCGTAACTTGTACTTGCATGATTGTTTCTCACGACACTGGAGTCTCAATCGAACATTCAGTGACTAGATGGACATCTGGCACGCCATCAAAACATAGCTCCACATCATTGAAACAATTGTCCTTATAATTGAACAATCGTACCAGCGACTGTCGTTGCTCTGGAGACATATCCAAGATCGCCAGAAGAAGATCGTTCCACTTCATCGTTTTACCTCATGAAAATGAAAAATTTATGGTGACAGTTGTTCGGTGTTGAAACCGACTATTGGTCAAGCCCAACCATCACCATTAAACCAGCCACCTGCTTTACCGACCCTGCACAACCAGGGGGTGTCCGGCCCAGCACTACGACAGTTAACGGAGGTTGTGACGCTCCCAGCCGCAGCCTGTTACTGTTGCCCACTCTGTGGCACCACACCAAAAGCGGTTAATATCCCATCGCTTCCGCAGCATAATCACGCTGACCAGCACGCACACGCTGCCACACCGGAAACAGATCAGAACCATTCCCAACCCGCAAATCTTCCAGCGGGCACACATATTCAGCGTGTTGATCCAAACGCCCATCACAATCTAACGATTGCGATGCACAACTTTTACGCACCACCTCACCATCAAACTCATACTGCGTGTGCGTATAATGATAACCCTCATCCGTAGGGCCACCATCATTAAATTCGATGACATCACCCTTCCGCATCGTCAGCTTGACACAGTCACCATTGTGATAATGCCAAAATCGTGCATTCATCTCTCACCCCCCTAAATAACATCGCTGCTCGAAAGTTTCCACACAATCCCGCACTCAGGATCACGCTTCGCAGCACGACGATTCAAACGCGCTGCCTGACGCTTCAGAAATTTCCGATGACGCGCAGCCTGACGTTTCCCACGATATCGCCACGCTCGCGAAAAATCAATCACCATTTCTCTATCCTCCTACACCCCTGTGGCACAGCCTCAACCCACGTTAACTAGCGGCTCGACAGGAATAAGTTGGTTAGGTTTATACCCAAAAACCATGACCTCACCCGCAAGACCGCACCACGTTTCAACGGTGTAACCATCTTTCATCGCGACCAAGGTGTCTTGGACAATACCAGCGATGTCGTCACCACTGAGCCAGAACGACCTGGATGGACCGACAAAAACATTCTTAAGGTCGCATATCTTGAGTGCGTTAAATTCGCCCTCTGTCAACTTCGGATCACCCTGGTCTACTTCGTTGAGATACTCGGCGTAGTTGTCGATCTGCACACAGTCGCCACAGTAAAGAAAATTGAAAATCTTGTCCTTGGTGATATTCAGCACAGTCACGCTCCTATCTAGTGGGATGAGAATTGGATGTGGCATAGCCTCAACCCATGTTAACCCACAGCTTCACGAACTTCCAAGGAACATGCAACTGCCGCTTGAACATCATCAAAATATTGACACACCACCCCGCTCCATTTATGTGGTGCGCGACCAGGATAGCCAATTTCACGATCAGTATCATCATCAACAATGAGAATTTCACCAACCGTAAACACCGGATATTCAATCCACAAAATGCTGGACCCAACCGCCTTCTCTAAAACGGCGGTCAACTTTCCATCATTGGTCTCCCCAATTGGCATGGATGCCACATTCGGACCATCAATTTTGGTAATAACACCGTACTTGATATTCATCAAACGCTCCACATTCAAAAATAGATTCGCGGTTTGACGTAATGGTGAACGTTTTTGCTGTTTCCTGTTCCGGTACGTCTTCAGGCATATGCTGAAGATTAACAGCGTCAAGCAATGCCGCCGCATGTGGTGGTGAGGAATAATCTCCTCACCACCACATTCATAATCATTCCGACCGCGTAAACAACGCAGTTGCCAACGCCTCCAACACATCCGGATCACGAAGCATTTTGACAAATGCTTCTTTCACTTTCGCCTCCACCATCTCATCCACCTGCTTTTCAACTCGATGTTCAATATTCAGTTCCTGCAAGTAGGCGTCAACCTCCTCTTGCACACTTTCCGACACATCGAGCTTTTCAACCTGCTTTTCAAAATCGTATTTGTCCACTGCCGCATCAATGGCGGCATCAAAGTCGTAATTGTCGATGACTTCTTCAATCACGCTTTCAATGCGTGCTGTAAAATCAGACGCCTTGATGATGGTATCGACAGTCGTCGACAATTGTTCATCCAAAGCATCAGCCAGTTTCGCAGCGAATGACATCATATCCCCCTTCTTAATGACTTTTGCCAGTATCCATCTCCCAGATCACATGTGGCAGGATTCAACCCGCCGTCAATGCTCACGCATGCGTGCAAGAATTTGCACACTCTCGACATCGTCAGCATGCACCCAGCCAACTCCTGGGACATGTTGCTCTAAATGACCACCGGTCATTTGTACGCCAAGAATATCGCTTAGACGATTTAGCATTGTTTCCGCGCCCTCCTTCGAAAGTTCCTCGCTTGTGAGTGCGACGGATTCAGTGGCGTCACCATTGTGATGCCAGTAAATTTTCACTCTCACGTATCATCTCCTCCTCTCACCCACAGCCCACTCCAATGGGCTGTTTGTCCATCCACACTGCGAACATAAATCTTAGCATCTTCCAAAGGATATTGAGCATAGCAACCAAGCTCATTGATGCCATATTCTGCAAGTTCGACAGCACGATCTTGTGTGCGAAGCATAAAATCTGGATAAATCCCTGAGACATTCAATTTTTCTGCAAGTGTCATATTCACCTACACAAAGCGTTCTGAATTACTAATAGGACACTGGCTCCAACATTCACCCACCGCTCTAAGCAAAGGTGACAAAGCCAACGCCCACACAATTGCTGATACGCAAGTTTCTGAAACCCGCGTTGATCACAATCGTAACAAAATGGTGTCATCACACCACCTTGCAACATCGTTTGAACTTACGCCCACTACCACACGGACATACAGCATTACGTCGCGACCGTGTTTTATTGCGAATGGTGCCAATAACACTGGTGCAACGTTCACACCACGCAATCGGTTCATTCTCTCGTTTAACCGCCACGCGACGGCGGCAAACGCTGCACAGCGGCAACACACACAGAACGTTGACATTGTGATTTACGAAAATAGCGACATTGTGATTGTTCATTTCAATCTCTTCTTGAACATCTCCCACGCTCGTTGGCTAGAGCCAATAACATAACAAAAATGCGTAGGAAGATTGGCACGCGCTCGTTTTCTAATGTACGTTAAGCACTCAGAACGAGTACCACTCTTCATAATGGAAATTGAACCAGACATCGTTGGCGCTACAACGTGATGTGACACGTTATCCCCCTAAAAATGTTCATATAAATCAAAATGGGACGGGGGAGTGTCCCCCGTCCCCACATATTTCACTTCGCGGGTGCGAAGACGCCCACGAACCACAGCTTCCCCCCAGGCACAGTCGGGGACTTCGTGTTAACCTCGTACTTCGCAAAGATCCGTTTGCCCAAACGGATCTTGCCGTTCTCAGCATCAAGGCCCTTTGCATTCACAGCCTTGACGAACTTGTACTGCTCACCGCCGATGCTCCACACCGGCTTGCTCGCCGTGCCACCCTTGACAGCGACCGGCAACTCACTACGAATGTCACCCTTTACCATGATCATCTCCCATTTTGTGGATTGTACCTCCGACCCAATCCCCTGTGGCAGGATTCGAACCCCCGTTAACCCGCCGCAAAATCCGCCAAATAAACGTTGACGGACACTCCCCATCCTAAGGAATGTCCGCCAACGTTTATTAAAGATTTAAGATTAAGAATCGCGTGTTTCATGAATATATTTATGAAACAAATCAGAAAAGTCAGACAACCGCCGACATTCCAGCATCACACCATTTTTATCAAGAATTTCCCCAATATCCGCCAACAATTCAGCACGAGTATAATCCTTATAACCTTTAAATCCATTATAAAATAAGTTGCGCAACGATGATAACGACACCACACGCCAATTGGCCAACAATTGAGCCAACAGCCATTCCGCTGTTAACGGAACATCTTTAAACACAAATTGTTTCTTGTTTACGTCGTGCGCACCAACCGTTCGCACTTTTTTACGTTTTACAATATCATCAACCAACGCATTAATTTGATCGATCAACGACACTGGTTTGGGTGGGCATAAATGTTTAATTGCGTCATCGCGGAAACGCGCGACTTTTTGTTCGTCAAGGTCCACTGGCCACTCAAGAATTAAACCCAAAGCTTTATTTGGTTTTTGTACTGATGGTTGCATACATGCGAACAAGAAACCGCCAATGAGACGTGAGTCGAGATTAAGTGCTGTGCTAAGCGCGTCGTTCCGCACTGTACCGAACGCTTCGCCAATTTTCATAAACACAAAATTGTTCATCATTTATTTCTCGTATGTGTATTTCCGACCTGGAGACACGACACGACACGACACGACACGACACGACACGACACGACACGACACGACACGACACGACACGACACGACACGACACGACACGACACGACACGACACGACACGACACCCACATGAGTGTTGCCCGGAGTCGAACCGGGTCCACCGCATTACCTAGAGCAACAGTCGCCCCGTATCGGTCGAGCTAAAAAGCTCGGATGGCCTTCTCCGTCTGGCAGGTCGCCGTGCCTGCTCCAACACCCACTCCCTTTCGGGATCGCCATCGATACACCAATTTACGAATCTCTATACCGACAATCCTGCATCAACCCACAAAACGGATCACCAACAGCCCCACAATCACGACAAAGAAAATACTTCGTCGCATGATCGGGCAACTTATGGCAAAACCGATCCACCCGACCCTGACACCGTGAACATTGTTTTACATTACGGTAAACCACATCATCGCCATCAGTCTCTTCTGGCATAACTCACTCATCAGAATGAAGAACAGAAACACCAGCCCCATCAACAAACCACCACCGCGAAAAAGACGACCACCCCAAAGAATTGGCAGCAATAAACCCCTCACGCTCATCACGAGTCCCAAAACTCTGATTACCACACACGCCGCCAACGCTCCACGACACCATAAACATCATCGCCACCCCCACCACACAAGAAAGCGTGAAAACAGGGACACCGGGTCACAGGTTAGCTGGCCAAACGCAAACGCTAGCATTCCGTAAGGCCCAGGTACTGCCCTTTATCGCCCCTACCGACGCCCCCGTCTCACGCCTTCTCCGTGTGGCAAGCCGCAAACCCCCGTAAACATCACCCTTCATCCACACCCCAAGCACGATCCATATCAATTTCATCAGCCAACAAAGGAAAGCGAGCACGCAACACCGACAAAACCTTCCCCAACTCCTCATCGGCCAAGTCCGCAATTTCACCGGGCACATAAACAACCTTACAAGACCGTCGAGAAGGCGGCGGATCATTAAAACTCTCATCCACCGCAGCAACCCACTCCTTGACAATCTTAAAAAGATTATCAACTGTAGCAGGACCACGATCAGTTCTCATAAAATCATAAAAACGCCCATCAACAATACGAAGACTATCAGAAGAACCATGACCGCGATACGACCAATTCACAGTTTGCACATCGCTATCATTCACCCGAAGATTAACACTGTTCGGAAGATTGCAACGAACAGCATTAACAATTCTCATCATCGCGGTCATCATGAATCTCCTAAACTGGACCCACAGCACAAAACTGGCCATCAGGCGGCGCTAATTCATAATAAAACCCCATACCATCAATAAACCCATATCGCCGCCACTCACCTTTTACATGCACATCTGCGATAACCCCCCTCTTGACATGACGAAATCGCCAGCGAAGGTCCGCCTTAGCCTGCTGTCGCGATACAAATACTCTCACCATATCTTATCTCACGTTGCAGATTTAGTAATATTAAACGACCCCTGAACCCGCTTCTCCCGTTGAACCTGCAACTCAGACCCAACCTTCGTCCTAACAATAAGCTCAGGCCGATGCGTAGAAGGATTCACACGCACATCAATCCAAAACCGCGACACCAACCCACCCTTACCAATAACATCAATATGGCCAACCCCAAGAGAATAACGCTCCCCAACCTCAGAAGCATCAACCTCAATCACCGGCTCACACTCATGAGGAGGCACAACCAACGACTTCCCACGCACGCTAATATTCATCACTCTACCTCCACAATTATCTCCACCCAACCCACTGTGGCAGACCCTCAACACACAGGAAATGGCCGCATATTCTCAGGAAGACAATCAACAAACGGATCAGACTCCCAAACCTTCACAAAACACTCTTCATCATCCTCATCCAAACAACATTCACACACACGATAATGCTTACCATTGAAACTAGCAAAAACATAATCATCAGACAAAAGCAACACATTACTCAACAAACGATTATCATCCCACCCATCACCAACAAGAAACTCCTCAATCCAAAAATAACGAACATTCGACACACGATCTGCACCACCATCACGCACCTGAAACACACGCATGGTTAATCTCTACTTCCTTACGCAAATACAAAGCGTAATCATAAATCAAACCACGCGAACACCCAACCCACCCTTCCACGCCATCAATCTTCACAGCGAAGACTTTGTACAACCGCACTTCGATCAACCGCCACGAGCACGAAATGATAAGCAATAGCAATCTTGAACATTATCATACCTATACGCGATTTCCGCCTTGGAACAACCCACCTGTGACAGGACCTAAACCATCGCAAATTCCAATTAATAATTCAACGAATAATCAAAATCACCATAACGCACATCATCAGACACCACTACCGCCACCCATTCCAAATGATCACGGCAACACTCACACATACCATCAACTAAATCAATAACACCACCATCATCATCAGCCACATCCCCACAACGAACACACCGCTCAACATGCGACATAGTCTCACCCCTCATCTACGAAAGATTATCTCCAAGGCCACAACCAGCCTCATCCAACTTCAAATGAAGCTGGACCAACTCAACCTTTGTAAGTTGATAAACACCAACTCTCTTCCCCAGATAACCCTCAACATCCACCGGCCTAACCCCAAGCCCACGTAGACCAGCATAAAACCTCAAAGCACTAACCGACTTCCGCTCATATTTCTGTTGGCGTGTAAGTTCCATATAGAATTGTGCCAGCTACAAACACTACGTAAATCCACTATTCAGCATTTAAAAAGAAATGAATGGGGCCGGTGGGAATCGAACCCACTTCCAAGGAGTTATGAGCACCCTGCTCTACCATTGAGCTTCAGCCCCAAAAAATCAAAAACCAGTAACCTCATCATCACCAACACACCGACCAACACCCACACGCACACGACTCACAGCACCATCAAAATCAACACCATACTCATCACAATAACACACCAAATCCTTCAACAACGCCTCAACCACATTCGGAGGATAATCACCAGGACTGCGAAAATCAGACACATCACGACTAAAATAACCCTGAATCGCATCAAACCCACGCTTCGCACTAGGACTCATACAACACCCCATCAATCCAAACACGACCCAAAATCACGCACATAAACACTACCACCACACTTAGGACACTTAATCACCTTATGAGACCCAACACCATCACAACCTCTCACACACTTCACATCCACAGGCCAATACTTAAGCACAGCCCCACACTTCTTACACACAACCTTCTTACCACCACCAGCCTGCCCCACAACAGTAACAGCCATCATACACCCCCATACACACCCGATTTCCGCCCTGGAAATCAAGACCCATTTGGCGCTGCCGTAATAATAATCGCATTATCCTTAACACACTCAATAACATTCACCACTCTCAAAATCTTCCCACCATCAACAACAGAAATCGCAATCCTATCCTTCAACAACCGCAACCAACGAACAAGCTCACCAACATCCGCACCACCACCAACAGGAACCGCCACCTGAACAATAACCGTCCACTCACGACTATACCTCACATCAACAACCTTACAATCATCAGGAACTCGCACATTCCCATGCCTCCACCCAACCTCACAATCAATCAACTCAGCAACCACAACCCGCCCAGAAGACGACACCGCAGACTTAGGCTCAACCCAAAAACTAGCATCCCCAGAAGACCCAAACACAATATTCACCAACTCAAACTCATCATTCACACTCGCAAACGCCGCAATCTCATCAAGACGCGCCGCAGTCTCAGGATACTCATCACCAACAATCCCACGAACAACATCAACCGGAAGCCGCAAATGAGAAACCACATCATCCCATGACTTAAAATCCTGCCCCCAAATACCATACAACGGAGACAACAACTCCAACGGCTTCACATCCGGCGCAAGTTCAATAATAAACAGATGCGACGTACCACACGATGACATTGTATCATCACGCCACTTCCTCAACACCACACACCAACCATCAATAGACTCACCAGCAAACTTACGAACCTCCCCATTCCGCACAAAATACAAACGCGGACGACGACCACCAGCAACAGGACCATCAACATAATCAATCAACATACCTTCACCCCTCAGAACATCGCAACATCATCCTAGGTGCCATCAAATGAAACACCACCAACTTCCTACCAACCCTACGATACGCAACACCAGTATGCTTCCGAGGCTTACGAGACACCCTCGGAAGCTTCACCACCTGATAAACAGTAGGACGACTCACAATTTCAACCTCTTTCTAATCTCAGCACAAAACTTCCCAATTTCACTATTTAACTGCGGAAACACAACAACATTATCTACACCCGGCTCTCGCGGCAACTCAGGTTCCGCTGGGCAATAAGACATCTTCGCCACCAAAAACCCACCAATCAACCAATCATCAAGAGCAATCGCATCCTTAAGATCACTCACTGCCACATATCCAACCCGCCCACCAACATCAATAAACAAAACAGGAGGATCAGACACCATAACAGAATCTCCCATACTATCGTTCTGCTTCAACTCATCGATACGTTGTGCAACCGCCTTCTTCAATGTACATTCCCATTCCTGAAGTGTAGCTTCGTGAATAAGAAAGCCCTTATCAGGGGGTAAAAATCAGCATCTACAATTCTCATCGCCCCTCTTGTGTGGTGAGTTGATGATCGAGTGATGGGATGTGGCGAGCGTGGGATGGGTGTAAATTGTCCCACGCTCGTTGTGGTATTACCGCGTATTACGAGGCACAATTGTATAATATATATCAATGTACAAGGGAATATGCGGGATTTTGTGGTTTTGTGGTGGGTACATTTGTGTACTAGTGGGTTTTGCTGAATTTTGCTGTGGGTTTTGCTGGTTTTCCTTCGGTTATGTTTCTTAGTTGTTCTCTTAGTGCGTATTCGTGGGGTCGTAGGTCTGTGAAGTCGTCCATGATTTCTAGGATGTCTTCTGCCATTGGTTTGTTTATGGTGATTGTGATGATGTTGTCCATGCGGTTGATGGTGAATTTTGGGTTGTCTTCCATTTTGTTGTTCCTTTTTGGTTTTGGGTGTTTGTTTTTTATTTAATACGTTGTGTGTTGATTGTGTGTATTATGTCGTTGATGAGTTGTTGTGTTATTTCTTGTTGGTATGGTGTGAGTTGGTGGGTTTGGAGTTGGTGTTGGAGGGTTTGGAGTTCTTGTTGGAGTTGTTGGTCGATGTCGATGTTTGTTTGTTGGTTGTTCATTTTTCTTCTCCTTCTTTTTGGTTGTGTGGTGGTGTGTGGCGGGGGTGGGGGGTGTGGTAAATGTGTGGTGGCAAATGTATGGGGAGAGGGGGTGTGTTATGAGGTTGTTTGATGTTGTTCTTGATCGGGTGCTTGGTGAGGATTTTGCTGGGCATTTTGGTGTGAGGGATCGTTGGGTTGTTGTTGGTCCTGGTGATGTTGATGCGGATCCTTCTTTGGCTGATGAGTTGTTTAGGTTGATTGATGTTAGTTATGGGGGGATTGGGGGGCATGTTGATTTTAGGTCTTCTGGTGATTTGTTGGATGCGTGTAGGGATCGGGGGTTTGTGGTGTATGCGATTGATGTTGATGATGATCGGGTTGCTGATGCTACGATTGTTAGTAAGTTGACGCGGTTTGGGGAGAAGGGTGTGGCGAGTGCTACTGATGGGTCGAGGGTGGCGAAGGATGCGTTGGTGTCGAGGAAGGTTGGTGATTTTGGTTCTTCTGGTTATTATGGTGAGGTTAGTGATGCTTTGGCGGCGGTTTTGTTGCGTCGTGGTGTTAATGTTGTGACTGATCCTGAGGTTGTGAGGCGGGTTTTGGGGAAGGATATTGAGTGGTTGGGTGGTGATCCGTCTGGTAGGTTGCCGGGGTTGGGTTGGTATAGGCGGAGGCTTGGGGGTGATTTTAAGAATAAGATTATGGTTGGTTTTCCGTTGGGTTTGGGTTAGTGGGTTTTGCGTGGGTCGGTGAGTTTTGTCTTTTTGGCGAGGTTTTTTGCGGTTTTGTATATTGCTGTGATTTGGCCGTGTATTTTGGTTCCTGTTATTGTTGTTTGGTTTAGTGTTGCGGCTGGTGCTTTTATTTGGTTTGTGGTTGCGGCGAGTTGGTGCCATTCTGCGTCTGCTTGTTTCATTGCGGCTTCTATGTGGTTCATGGTTGCGGCGACTTGGTGCCAGGGTGCGTCTATTTGGTCTCTTGCGGCGATTGCTTGGTGCCAGATTGTGGTTGTTTGGTGCCATGTTGCGGTTGCGTGGTCTTTTGCGGCGATTGCATTGTTGAGTTTGGTTGTGTGGTTGTGTGTGTGGTGCCATTCTGAGGCTGCTTGGTGCCATTTCATGGTTGCGTTGTCTTTTGCTGTGATTGTTTTTTCTAATATTTTGGTTGTGTGTTCTGTTATTGTGGTTATTTGTTGTTGGTTGATGAGGTTGAGCCATCGTAGGATGGCGGCTGTGTTTGTGATGTTGATGTGATGGTCGGCTGTTTCTGCTAGTGTTTTGTTGTTTGGCATGATGATGTGTCGCCATGATAGGTCGATGATTAGTGAGCCGAGTAGTTGGTCGTGTGGTAGGTCTTTGGTGGTGAAGCTGAAGTTGGTTTTTGGTTTTGCGTTTGTGATGGCTGTTTTTGCTGCGGTTGTGAGTGGGCCTAGCCACCATCGTATCCATTTGGCTCGTGGGTCTCCTTGTTCTTCTAGCCAGTCTGCGAGGACGAGTTTTGGGCCGTCTGCGTTTGGGTCGTTGATGATTGTGTCGATGAATGGTTGTGTGTCATTCATGGTTGGTCCATATTATTTGGGTGGTGTCGCGGTGCAGAGTGTGGTTTTTACTTCAGTCATTGTTTTCTCGTGGGTTTTGGATTAGTGTGTCGATGGCTCGGAGGATAGTTTCTGCTTGGTGTGTGGACATTTGTTGGACGAGTTTGATGACGTTTTTGATGACGAGGCGTTTCTTTTCGTTTTCCTCGCTTTCTTTTTTGTCTGTGGTGATTTCGATATCTTCCCATTTCGTGCCGCCGACGATGGCGTCGAAGAGGCCTCCGAGTGTCATTTTGGAGGTGCCGTCTTGTCCGGTTACGAAGATGGGGGTTGTTTGTTGTAACCGCATTTTATTCTCCGGTTGGTGGCTTGTTCTGCTTGTGTGTGGCTGGGGTTGGTCTGGCTGTTAATGTGGTGTTGAGTCGTTCATTTTGGTTTGGTTGTTAAAGTGTTGTTGTGCGGCTTCTTTTGCTTCTTCGAGTGTGAGGGTGGTGCCGCTGTCTAGGTTTGGGGCGGTCCATGAGTGTCGCCATTGATCTTCCAGTTTTCGGAAGATTAGGTATGGTCCGTTTGGCGTATCTGCTTTCCACCAGCTGATGGTTTTGTCGTGGACGATTGTCCAATTGAGGGTGGTTTGGGAGAGGTAGTCGATGGCGGATTGATAGACGATCCATTCGACGATTAGTGGCCAGTTTATGTCGGTTTTGTCGATGTTGTGTTGTTCTCGGATTTTTTCGAAGATTTCTGGGATTTTTGGCCAGCTGCCGTTTTTGTTGCGTTCTGATAGGTGTCGGCAGGCTTCTATCATTTGATCATAGTTGATTTTGGTTGTCATGATTTCTCCTTGAATAATTATAAGGTTGTTAGTCGCCCATATCAAGCGGGTCGTCTCCATTTACGATCCACGACTTTTCTCGCACTAAACTCCTATCTTCTTTTATGGTTAGAAATGTGGTGTTCAAGATTTCATCTGTTTCGAGGTCGCGTTCTGTAATATTCTCTAAGAAGTGTGAAATTCTTTGATCTTCAGTTGCGAATGGCCCATGAAGTCTTGATGTTCCGCTTAGTTGAAGATGTTGGATGTCATATTTAACAGTTAAGTAATAAAACATTATTTTATTTCCTGAGGTTTTGGTGCGGTGTAGTGTTCATAGAGAATGGCGTTCGTGACTAGTTAGGTTCGGTATTCGTGGTTTAATCCACACCACCACATTAAATTGAACAGGTCCCAATTCTCTGGGAACCGTTGCACAACGCTAATGATGTCGCATACTTTCATGGCGAAATCCTGTATTTGTTCATTGTTTGTTCTGTTCTTCTGGGAATCCGTATTCCATATACTTTTCGTGACTGGTTAGGTCCGGTCGCTCTAAAGCGATTACGAACCCGACCCAGATGGAGTGCCAGTCGTGGCCTCCATGGTTTGATTCTTTGTCAAGTTTTTCGGCTTTCTTGACAATTTGTTTACGCCATTTTGTTTTCAGTGTTTTGATGTTCATATTGTTCGATCAATTCCTTCCATTCATGGGAAAGCATGGCGATGCTGTGACTGGTGATGTTTCCGCCCCAATTCTGTGCACAAAGCGATTCATGTCCTTTATAGACTATCCGCATGCAGCGATTCCCAAGTTCCGGTGTGAATTGGTATGCGTAACGGATGGGTTCTTTAAAATCTTGTCGGTGTCGGCGTTCTGGGATGATAGTTACGTGACAGTATCGGTCTCCGCTTGTGGCGCGAAGTTTGGACTTTGGAATTCCAAGGATTCGGTTGATGAACTGTTTTAATTGGATGGCGGTCATGGTTCTCTCTGTGGTTGTCGGTTCATACCAGTTGTGGCAGAGAGTTAACTATCGTTAACTCTTGGTCGTTTGTGTTGAGTTGGTTTTCTGAGATGTGCTTACTTTAATTTTCGAATCTCAGAAGCATGAGCCAAAAAGTGCTGGCAAATCCTCTGGCCATTCTTTGTGTGGCTTGCCAGCCCAACCATGAAACTGAATTAATGGAACCACTTTAAAATACCACTATCAACCTTCATCGAAAAACTGGTGCATTAATTAATGTACTCTCTATTTTCAAGCGTGGCATTGACACCATATGTCTTAATTAAATGTTCCCACACTTTGAGTTCGTTTTCTCTCGTAACCGGCAATCGAGCGATGGGCCAAGTACCAACCATGTCCTGGATTGCGTTGGTGGCGTCAGCTACCTCTTGGCCTCGGCCTTTGTCTCTATACCATTAGAAATGCAAGTGCGTGGTTTCACAACGTACAACATGTACATGTTGTGCTCGAACCAATTTAATGGCGTCTTCTTCTGAACCTGCGAATCTCATCCAATTGATGGTGAGACCATTTTCAAGTTCCACAATACCATAGAATGGTTTCATCTGGTCTAGCCCCTCCGGTGAGTTATTGGTCGTTGATGGCGGTCATATTAGACTAATTCCATCAATGGGTATCTGGTTTGGTTTCACTGAAGCCCCAATCGACTTGCATGAACGCAACATCCCTCATAACCTCTTCACGTTCTTTTTCACTCATCGCATTCCATTCATCGTCAGTGATACCAAGTTCATCTAATGTGATTTCTCCGCGATTGCATGAATGGATATTAGCCCCACTATCCATCCACCAGTAGATTGTCCGCCCCGGCTTGATTTGCTTACTCATTAATTACCTCATGTGTATTTCCCATTTGGAATAATTTTTAGATTCCCAACATCATGCACATCGAATGTGCCATCAACATATTGAATTGCTCTATCGTTTTTAGTTATTGGTTTGTAGTGACCTCTTCCAATGTTCGGTGTACCACACCCTTTGATGGAGATGCGTGCCATTGAAACGATGGTGGCGAGCATACCAGCGTTCACACCCATAACGACTCTGACACGTTGTCCAATTTTGTGTTTTCTCATGTTTTCTCTTTTTCTAGAGTGATTTAATGTGGTATACGATGGACCAGGAATCGCCTTCACAAAAGCCTGTGAATTTGCGACATTCTTGTGGGTCTTTACGGTCCATTTCCCATCGTTGGACTTCGAAATGTCCTCCAATTCGTTCCCATGTTTCGGGGACGTATTTGCTGATGTCGCTTTCTTCAAGTTCTGCGGCATGTTCCTTGTCAATGACAATATCGGTGGCTTGCCACCGTTTCACATCTTCGTCTTGGAGTTTGAGAAGTTCTTCTTTGGTGCCGGTTCCAAGGATGATTAATTCGTGGTGCGGTCGGTGTTTCCAATCAGTGGCGCAGAGCGTTTTGAAAAGTGTCAACATTTTAGTATCCATATGATGTTCTCCACTCCATAGAGTGTGGCGGACTGGTGAGAGTGGTAAATGTACTGGCAACGGTTAGACCCGTTCGGTACCAGTAGTCGGCAGTTTATTATTCAATTCTTTTATCTCATTATCGGACATTTTCAAGAGGTCTTTGATGTATGATCGTGCGTGTGCGATTGCTTTCTTCCACAATTTAATTTGCTGTCGTGTGGTGGCTCGCATTTTGTTCGATTCTTTATCTCGGTATGGAGCCAATGCTTTGATAATTCCTGTGAGGGTTTCGCATTCGGCTTGTGCTGCATTTATTCTTAGTTCAATCGAACGAACATCGCCAAATGCGATATATCCGCACATTGCAAGCGCGGTGCGACCCAATGAAAACGCTTCTGAATGTGTCATGTGTATTCCTATGCAAGGGGTCCGCCACCGATTATTGGTGGCGGACCCGAATTTATCGATCAGTCATTGTCAAGATCGGTTGCCTGTTGCAGATGGAAATCGGCAAACGAATCGAATTTGTCGCGAGTCCCTTCCATGTCGAATTCTTCCGACACGATACCACCAACCCACGCTTGCAGTTGACGCGCCCCAGCAGGTGTCGCGTAATGGGTTGAGATTTCGGTCGCAAAATTCACCAGATCGTACACGGTGCATTTGACCGGCAACGTGCGCTGTCTCTTCACTGACAACGCATCGAGATTGGCAAGACCATAAATCTTGCTTGTGTCGCCGGTCATCTTGTGGAATGCCAGCAGCAACAATGACCCGACTCCTTCGATTCCATCGATTTTCCCGTCAGATGGGGAGTACATCAGTTGTCGGATGTTGTGCGCCCCTTTAGGGGTTACTCCACCAAGATCATCGATCATGTTGGAACTGTACAATTTGGTTACCAATCGATAGAGGCAAGTTGCTTCATAAACACTTGCCCATGACGTTACCGCACTTTCCATTCGCTGTCGCAGTGCGGCATATCCTTCTTCATTGTTGAAACCATCCAGCGCTCGGGTGAGGGATGGACCAACATTGTCTTCCCCCTTTCCGAGAGATAGTCCAGACCGAAATGTTTTTGCATAACCGATGACGCCGTTGCTGCAGATCATGCGTAGCAGACTGAGATAAATGCTTGGTCCGCCATAACCATCGATTGGGGTTGCCATCATGAATTTGTTGATGAATTCGTCACCGCCAATCATGAATTTGTTTGCGCCAATTCGTGGGGTGTGGATCGACTCAGCGATCCCATTGCAGTACGACACATCTTGACAATTGTATCGATTCAACAGCCCCATGAGTTCATCAAACACAACGATCGGTTTGCTTGGGTTGCTAACACCCAGGAGCGTACCATTTCCTGCACTGTCGCGTTCGATGCACAGCCGCATCCGGTCGTTGGATTCGATCTTGCTGATTCGGTCGAACACTTCTTCGTGTTCGAAATATTTCATGAATGCCGAATTGAACCCATACCGTGAATAAAGACTGGTCCAGAAGCGTTCTGTTGGTTTAAGTGGTTCATCTTGAACGATGACTTTCTCGACCCGCTTTCGACCAGTCTTTGGGTCTTCGGTGGTTTCAACTTTTAGGTCGCTGATCGGCATGAAGGTGTAATCAAACGTCAGATCGGTGTCGGCAATCGCGGCGGTCATCGGCAATCCTCATGTGGTAAAATCGGTCCAGGTCCCATATACTTGTGGCAAGCGTGCCACAGCCGTTAATACTTCCGGAGAGTCTTAATCGCTCACAGCAAACCCATTGCGGCCAGATGATGCAGATCGTGCACAGACACTATTAGGATCTCTGGGAGGCGGAGGGTTTGCCTCCGCACATCGTACGCATAATTGCACATCTGGCAGTATTTCAAGTCGTTCTTGTGGAATCTCAGCACCACAAATAATGCATGTCTTTTTCATTTTGTTACCTTTCTTACCGGCGTGCACGAAATCGACGCCGCTGTTTCGGCATCGTGATAAATTTCGGAAGTTCTACTTCGACAGAAGCAATGGCAAGCCTTGCATTTTTATTGATTAAACTGAGTTTTGGGTTGACAGTTAAACTTAGCCATGCATTCTCTTGCCAAATGTACTGTTGTTCTGGCAACGCAGTCCTGATCATTGGCCAGCGAGTAAGTTTTGATTGCACGACCTGTTTCGTTCTGATATTGTCATGTTTTCTGAACACTCTTCCGGCCATCTGGATGGTGCAACCTTTTCCAGAATCTCGCACGAATACGGTTTGAAGGTCTGGTGCATTAAAGCCTTCTGTTAGCTTCGCACAGTTGATCAGAACTTTAGTCTCACCAGATTCAAACGACGATAGTTGTGCGTCGATATCAGTGTGACTGGTCACAACATCGGCCGCAATTCCATTATCACACAAGATTCGGTGACACTGATAACATTGCTCCAGGTTAACGAAATAGAACAGTGACTTACCCCACCGTTTTGGTTCACGGAGGTATGTCTCCGTGACCGTTTCCACATTCCAATTCGGGACCGTGTAATGATCATATTTTGACAAATATTCATCTTGAATCAGCTGGTGGATACCAGCATCTTTCAATACTTTGTCAAAACACAGTTTGACTCTGTCTGTTCTGAATGGGGTTGCAGATAGTCCAAGAATGTAATCTGGTTCGATGATGTTATGGAGATGTGCCATCGAACTTGCGGCATCGTGCTGTGCCTCATCCACGACGAGCAAGACTTTTCGACCAGATTTTTTAAGTTCGCTAGGATTTTTATTAAACATGCTGATCATGTGGACATTCTTAACACCAATCTGCTTCTCCATATTCTCAAGTGCTGCTTGATGGAGAAGGGGACGGCGCATGGAGACCCATCCAACTGCAAGATCGGAAATTTCTTGCTGCATGCATTTGGCAACTAACCAGCCCATGCAGGTTTTGCCGCTGCCGGTTGGACTTTCAATCAGCACAGATCGTGCGTTGGGTTCTAGATGACCAGCACCATTGCGGTATCGGCCCATGAACATGTCGTTGGTCTTGTGTACAATTCGAAACTGATACGGTCTCGGATCAAGTTTCGTTTTGCTGACGATTGATTTAATGTATTCGTGTTCCATGAGATTCCCCCATTGTTTGGTAGACAATTATGTGGCGAGCGGCTGACAGCAGTAAATCAGGAATCAGTCGTGGGTTCCAACATGGCGGTCCCCATGATCGGGGCAGGTTAATGAATATGCACATGAACAAAATGTTGGAACTGCTTTTTCACAACATGCATATTTCTGCCATACTTCTTGAAGAGAGCATTTTGAACTACATAATTGTGCTTGATGTGTTTTATATGCTCTGATCACTGTATCGTCATCGTCAATTGGCTTTTTACATACTCGACATGTAGTCAATGATTTGACCCAATCCTCGTCAAAGCTGTATCTCTCCGTAAGTGTGCCAATTGTCTTATTTGAACGATCGATTGTGATTTCTATCATTTATCTTCCTCTATCAAATCAATACTTTTTAACTATCCGTCTGTGGCATGCTATGGGGGATCTGTTAATGTGGTGTATAGTATAGATAATGTTCATTGCAGCACACCACAAAAATACGGTAAATTATAGTGGAGAGTCATTATGCAATGCGACTCAGCTATTGTTTTTCGCATTTCACATACGAGATTTACTGTCCTTGTTATGATAATTCTATCACTGGTATTGTCGTCAGTGCAAGCATTCGTCAACCATTGTCATAAAAGTTGCTCAGTTGAAAATGCAAATTGGGATTTGGTACCAAATGGAAATTTTGAAAATGATCCCACCAATTGGCCTCCACAACTATTAGAACAACGCGGTAGATTTGTACGATCTACTGATAAAGCTGTTGATGGAATGTTTTCATTAAAAACAATTCCCGGAGATAATGGTTGTGGGTTTGCACATATTACAGACGAATTTCCAACTATACCAGGACGCGGCTATGTTCTTAGTTGTTTCTTTTATACACAACAAATGTTGCATGGCAACTTATATGTGGATCTTGCACAAACATTAGATGTTCGTGTTAAAGCTACACCCGGAAAAGAAGGGTGGCAATTTAAACATACAACATTTGTTGCTGTTGGGGAATCAGTAAGAATTCGTGTTGTGTGTGATGGTCCAATGCGATCAACATATGTTGGTTACGTCGATTGTGTTGCATTAACGCCTGTCGAGACATTTTCTCCATCAAAATAGTTCAATGACGGCACGCCGCCTATGACGGCCATCATTGAACCATCGCAAGCGATCATTCTTGACCCATCACATCGATTATGCAATGTGATCCGATATGGATACTCATCCCACGGATACCATGTAACCATTTCATGACTTTTACATCGTGGGCACAGAACAATCATTTAAAACACCAGTTGAAACGTGTGCGATCATCCATAATCTCACCCATCATGACTGTTAGTTTCGCAGCGTACGTTTCATCATGATAATGATACCCACGCCCATGCAGAAACTCATGCACAGCAATCGCCAACAATCGATTGCGTTCGGTCAGTGCAAATCGTTTTTTAAACGATTTCGATTGACTATTCTTCTGTTCAACGATTGTGGCCGGATTTAAATAATACACCTTTCCGTAACTAGAGTCCTCATACTCAGCCTCCGCCTCATCCGAAAAGATGAAACCGATTGAAAATTCGGTTTCGAGTTCATACTTTCGATGAAGTTCAAGAATTAAACGTCCCCAGATGCGTGCCAATTTTCGGCTATACGCACCAAATTGATCAGAATCTGGATGATAATAGTCGGGAACTTTAATCGTCGTTTCATTCTTGATAATGAATTCCTCGGCGATTGTGGAAGCACGACCGAACGAAGACGCAACTGAACTAGATGCAGGCACCGCACCAATTCTGTGCGGACTGTAAACAGCACATTCGTTATTGGCCAGCGCAATTGCACCGATGTTCACATCCGAATGTGATCCAGCAGGCTGAACAGAAATAACATAGTTGGCATCGCCAACAATGGAACTTACAGTTGTGCGTGCAACTGTGGTTTTGCGATGTGCATATTTCGCACCACCATATCGAGTATAACTCGGTTGCGAAGCTTTAAGTGCTTTGGTCTTGTTCACAACAAGATTTGTCAGGAACTCCTGGAATTCATATTGATATTTTCCGGTAAGCCCGTCTCGATTGCTGGTTAAGACGTCAACGCTTGATCCGGCAAGTTCAACGATGACAGTTCTATCAAATGTCGTATATTCAGCAAACATCGGGATACCACCAATCCGAACAATCACACGATTCGGAATAGTTTTATTGGTGTATACAGTACCCCAATCATACGACTTTCGCGGACTTCCTTTCCGCATTTCGCATTTATACTCCGTTCCATTTATCTTGATCGTCCCGCTCCATTGAGCATATGAAATGAATCGTTTGGCTTCTCGCACCATCGCCGCAGTTTCATCACCGGCCATCTTGACAGTGGTGGTGGTTCCATAGAATAATGGAAGATCTTCAGTGAGCGTATATTGGGCACCTTCACCGTCAACTTCAAGAGTGCCGGTTCGGATATTGTAATGCTCATGGGTGAATGCTATGAGCGTTTTGGCTTTGCCAAATCCGCCCACGGTTCCTTGGAAGTTTTTGTTACTTTCGCCAATCGCCAGAAACTTCTCTATAAGGATATCTTTTGACATCGGTGCACCGTTGTTGGTGCACGATGCTGTGGTGTGCGTGCCGTCAAAATTGAATGTGAATTCGATGGTGTCGGTGTTTGGTGCGTCGACGCCGTTCTGCACCAACTCACGAACCCACGCGAATCGCCAATTTTGGTAATCGTTCTTTTCTTTTGCGAAAAATGCCGACCCAATCTTGATGCTTCCCATGATTGGCTCCTGTGAATGATTTGTGATCCGTCCCATGGTGTGGCTGGGATCGGCAGTGTGGAAAATGGGCACTCTGACACTATTGAACGGAAGCAGCAATACCCGCGTTTTATGTCAGAGCTTATCCGCGTGGCCGTGGAGAGAACGATTTAACTCGTTCCCATTACCCTTACATTGACGCATTGCTGTCTGCGCCAGGCCCACCAAGTCATCGTGACCACGTTTCACCCATCCACATGTGGCGGCTGATGAATAGCCGTTAATGTGCTAGAATCAATTTATTGACCTACCGGCCATTTGATTTAATAGTGTTTGACCGTGTCCACGCACGATAACACTTAATTTATCTGTTTTAACACCCCACCGTTCAAAAAATTGTTCAGTCTTCGTACCGCGTGTCATAAGCGGTAAACATTTTAATTTCTTAGCAGCTTGTGTATTAGCATCAAATATCCCGGACAATTCATCAATGAATTCATTGAATTCATTCTCGTCGATAACAATGCTTGTAATTCCAAATTCTTGAAATTCTTGAACAAATGGCTTAGGCATATTACGAATCCTTTGCTGTTAAAACTTCTTGCATCGTTTTCCCAGGGCATCCACTTTTAATCCATTCTTCAATTTCAAATAATGGATACCCAAGTAGAACGCCATTTACGACATGATAAATTTCAGATGTTTGTTGATGACCCCACGCCATCAAACTCGCCATATCACGATTCAATGGTAAACAACCAACACTTATCCAATCAAGATCAACATAAACCAAATTGTGCTCAATAGCTGCGCATTGTATTTCGTCATTGCGCCATCCATACAACAAAGGTCTTCGCCCACTACACACATCTGATATTGCTTCGTTGAACGATTGTAACCATCCTCTAGTTTTTGGTGACCATAGTAAACCTCTAGTCCACGCTGCGTACCATTGTGGTGGTATTGTGAGCGCTACTGTGTCGATAATACAGTTAGGATGTGGAACATGAGCGTCTTTTACTTCGTGATTAGAGTGACGTATAGGACCAATCCTTCTAACCCTTACGTTACGCGCGTGTTCCACGTTGGAAATCCTTAATTATTCGTATATTCTTTCATATAATTTTTTAATCTTTTCATGTGAAAGAGCATACACATCATTCGCTGTTTCAAATTCGTTGCTATTATCAATGAGTTTGTCAATAATAGCACAGAACTTCGGGTGGCTTGAAATTGGATATCCATTTTTAACTGGTAGTATATTAGCCACCATAATTTTTAATTGGACCATTAACGCTAGCGCCTCTCGAAAATATGGAATTGGCGGCTTCCAATTTTCAAGATGATAATGTCTTGCTAACTTAACAATAAGTGCTTCAAGATCTGTGGGAGCTATTGAATCATTCAGAATCAATTCGCGAATGATATGTGTAGCGGCTACACCAGGACCTGTTAACACGTTAAGTGGATTACCTGTGTAAAATACACGCATACTAGCTGATAATTTAATATCATCTGCGGTATTATTTTTGATAAACTTATCGAAAATCTCATCATCGTTCATTGTTATTCTCGTACAACTTGTTGAAATGATCACACCACGCGGTATCAAGCAGTTCAAATTCTTTCGGCGTGAACGCGCCGACAGCCATTAGATTATCCATCGATCGAGAAATTTTCTCCAAAACTTCCACGGTCGCAGCAATTTTAATCCGCAGCAGCATGGCTCGATAGTTCCCTTTATTATAGACTGTAACCATTCATTTCTCCAATGGTCGATCGTTGGCTACCACACAATTAAGTTACACTCTGCTCCATTTAGAAATGTTTTATTGTTCGATAATTTCTTCGCAGAGAGCTTCGACTTTTTCATGTGAAAGAGCGTATACATCATTTGCTGTTTCAAACTCATCGCTATTTTCAATAAGTTTATCAACAACATTATAAAAATCTGGGTGGATATTAGCTACCAAAGTTTTCAAATGCACTATCAACGCAAGTGCTTCTCGAAAATATGGAACTACTGGTTTCCAATCTTCCAGATGATAATGTTTAAGCAATTTGGTAACAAGCGTATCGATGTTTACTGGTGCAATTGGGCCGTTCAACACCAACTCACGAATGACCTGTGTGGCAGCTGCACCACGTTCTGGAAACATATTTAGAGGATTGCCAGAATAAAAGACAAGGTGACTAGCCGCATTCTTAATATAGTATGCGGTGTTATTAGTTGTAAATTTATCAAAAATCTCATCGTCATTCATGTCTACATCCCTTTTCTGAAATTCTCTTGCGTTACTGTGTGATGAACTTCAACTCGTTCATGTCCATCTGAATAATTGACAATCTGCGGTTGAATATCTATTTCAACAATCGCCATCTGTTTTATGTGGCTATAATACCACTCACTAAATGAGTCGTTTTCGTGTTTCTTGCGTATAGCTCTTACGCAATCGATAAGATCCTGATTAGACCTAAATTCAATTTGATCTTGGTTTGGATGAGAATACCAGCTACCACCATGAAAATTGATAATTGTTTTATTAAACGTTTCAGCGTTTTTGGATGATGTATCCTTGTGATCTATAATTGACCACCCACGGTTCTCGACCAACCAATCAACCATTTCTTTGTCGAGATTAAACCCACCGTAACCAACATGTAAAACTAATGTAATTTTCATATATGCCTCACAAAAGTTGACACAGACATTTTGTCTGTGTCAACAACAGACCATTAAAGACTGGTGCCAAGCCCAATCCGACCGGCGACTTTTGCACCATCGATTCCATCTAGGACCACACCGCCACAAGGCAAGTTGCGCATTTGCAACCATAACCGATTTACTGCTTCACTAAATATCTCTTTGGGCCTCCAAAAATACAAATTACTAACACTCACACCCAAAGTAATACCGCCTACCGCTTTATTCAGTTCCTTCAAACTTGCTAGGAGGTACTTGTCATACTGATGTGGCTCAGGTGGAAGGATTAGAACCACATGGTCATCCACGCGGCTAACCACTTGGTAGCCACGTTGGTTGAACCTATGACTCCATGTGTGCTCCCGAAAGACTTTCAATCGACGGAAAAACTCATCAGTGATCTGCCACCCGTCACCGTAAGCGGCGTAAAGATCAATAACGACAATTCCAAAGATTCCTGCCGACTGTGGTATTCCAGTTTCAATCCGTTTCTTGGTGCGGAGGATACCATCACGAAGTTCTGCGTGTGTCCATTCCTCAAAAGGATCACATGCTCCACTTGGAACAATATTTTTAATATCCATATAACTCACCGGGCAATTGGGGTACCGCCGCAACCCCCATCCCCATGATGACGAACAAGATGCAAGAAAAGCCCGCTCCGCAATCAGGTGTGGAATCAGGCTGTCTTGGCCGTACTCGTTTTTGCTTGGCAAAAAGGCATAGACTTGTGTTTCGTCGGCCAAAAGACGTTCGTCTGGCTTTTGACTGTACCACTGTGTGTGCTTGTCGAACTCATCCTTAGTAGGTAGAACATCTTCCAGTGCTTCTATGGCTTTCTGACGGGTTTCCCAAAAGAACTCATCATTATCAAGCATCTAAACTCCAAGAGTTTGTCCAAAGTGATTGTTCTGCCTGACTCAATTCATTGTGGCAGAAGAGCGAACGGCATAAACCATCCGCTCGCCCTTCAAAAATCAAAACCGTAATGTTATCACATCGCCCATCAAACCTTCACATAGCGGGTCGCCGACGATCCCATGATTTCCAGAAACTGTTCAATTCGGGTGGTGTCCTTACCACAAATGATGCTAAGTCGGTCAAGCGTTCCAGGCTTGAATGCCGTTTTCGACTTCACATCGAGCAGTTCTTCTGCTTGTTCTGGAGTGATAACATTGTTATCAATGAGTTTCTTAATGGCGTTTTCCAACGCCTTTTCGATTACTTCCATGACACCTGGGAGTGCCAAGATTTCGCGGCTGAATCCAAATGAAGTTTCGGTGTAGAGCAATTCTGCAGCTGCGTCTTCACCGAGTAGTGCGATTAACGCTTCCTGCTGATCGTTCTTGACATTGTATTGTGATGATCGATCTTGCACCACGAACGTTACTTTTTCTCCGTCCTGGTTCTGGACAACCATGGGAGTTTCGGGGCTGACACCAACGGTCGCGTAGTCGCGAACGTAACTCTTTTCAGCGAAATCCTTCACGATGGTTTTGTGGACGCTCATTTTGGCTTCCACAGCTTTCGCTTGACCAGATAATTCAATCAGAGCATGGACGCTATTGGCGACTTTGTCAGTGCCATGGTCGCCCACCAACCATGTGGTGCTCTTTTTCTTGGTGGTGGCTTTGGTTTCAGTCTTCGCTTGTGCCTTTGCAAACAGTCCAGCCATCTTAATCTCCAGTCGTAGGTGTTAGGGTCGTCTCTCGATCATGTGGCAGCGGGTTTAAGCTAGTAAATCTGTGTGTTTAGTTGCGAAATAATGGCCGGAAACATAATTGGGTGTGAGGGAGTACCTCACACCCAATTAAAACCATATATCGAGTGCGGCCATCAACCGCATGAACTACGTAAATGGCGTCATATGTTATTGATCCCCATTTGAAACGAGATTCTGCACATTGCTAGAGGATTAACTCCACTCCATCCCGTCAAAGCTTTCGCTCAGGGTTTATAGGAGCTTCAACATTAACCATAGAGAGCCAGAACTCCCAGAATCTCGTTGCTGGTTACTTTCTTACTTTCTTACGTTCTAATTTATTAATAATTGGTGCGAAGATTAGTGAAAATCCACTGTGGGCAATCCCCACATCCCATTCGCCAGGAGTGCTATATTAGCGACAATTACATCAAGCGTTGCTGCAGTTCAACACTGTCAGTTATCGCTAACAGCATTCGGATAGGATAATATTTACCCTAACCTGGGACTTCGTGTTGTTGTGTCGATTAACCTCCTATTAATTGCGGACTGGGAACCCACAGTTTTGTGTCATCAGCCCACTCTGGAACTAACAACTCACGCTTTCTCGAAAATCCAAGGATCAGCTTGATAGCAGTTTCGAGATTCCATCTACTTTTATTAACTCTAACCGATTTCGCTTTAAATGCATCGCGACCCTTCGCCGTCAACATAAGATCAACAAACGCGGTTTCATACGAATGCGGTCGCTTCGAAAGACGCATCGATGATTCTATAAACTGCCGCCATAAAGTGAGATTTCCAACACTTACTTTATGAGCATATGCAGTCGCACATTCCAACGCATCTACTTTTTCATAATCTGGTCCAAAAAATTGACCATCAAGCGCCACTTTGCGAACCCACCACCATGCCTCATACCTATTTTCAGTAGGTAGTCGACGACGCGACTCAGGAGTCAACAACAACGCCTCTGAGTGGCCATAGCCCATTTTAGAAAAGTGAAACCACCCACCAATACGCTTCTTGAGTCTGGCGAACCAGCCCTCTGGCTGGCATTTTTCAATTGCGTCCATAAGTGGGGCAGTTGGGCTACCACCATCGTCTTGTGATGGATACTGCACAATGCTGTGGCTTGGCTCACACATGATTCAATTCCTCAAAAAATCATCCGCTCGAACCCACTCATGTGACAGCGGCTGAAGGGCCGTTAACCTACTGAAATATTTGCGCTGATCGGGTTCCATGCCTTCAATGCGCTTTTCGCTTTTTTCAATACTGGTGACGATTTAAGTTTACCAAAAAGCACTAATGTATTCATTACATCACCGACGCAATATATTGCGTCATCTCCATCTTCCATCAATAAGTATATTTCTTTGGCTATAATACCAATAAGTTGCCATGTTTTGTAATCGCCACCAATAGCATACGAAGCGTGGCGTTCAAATTGTACTTTTGAAATCGTCATTGCTATAAACAAACGTTGATGCTTTGGATTACTAGCATCTACTTCTGTTATAGGAACTATACCATTATCACCCATCACGGCAATAAATGGTTCTGGGTCCCATTCCAAACCATATTGTGATTTTTGTGGTTTAACAACAGAATGATTCTTCAACAAATTCTTTCTTCCCAATCCCACACTTTCCCCCAAATTGTTTGTTTGTTAGTTTTCTCAAGAGTCGCATCAATTTTATTGTTTTGCACTGCGGTTGCTATGTCACCAACAGTGATAGCACCGACTTTTTTCGCTAACGTACGAAGTATATCCTCATCACTCTCAAAATCTGGAATAGAGAGTTTTAATAAATGGTGTTCTCCATTTTTGTTAATATGAATTTCTGGATGGTACGCTATAATTTCGTGTATCATGTTGGCTACCTTGGGATGTTCCAACTTAAATACACTCAAAAACGATGCCGTTTTGTTTCAACACGGCATCTCATCATCCAATCGTGATTATTATCTTCGGAATATCCCATTTTTAATTTATGTGTTGGCATTTTTAAAACTAAACCTTCAATAATTGGTTTAATATCGTTCGTGGTTGTATATGGCGCATTTGCAACATCCACAATCTGTTCCCAAACCATCTTCCACGCATCTCCAGATGGATTACCATCATTGTCTGCAGACGATGACCGATTACCTTTATAGTTAATTGGTACTAAAATATGGTCAGTCACTTTTAATCCAAATTCCAGTGGAGGATGGATAGTTGGCTTTTGTGGGTTAGTATAAAACCACATAGTACCGTCAGTTGCAGCTTTTACTAAGTCATACCGTTCTCTGTATGTGGTCCCAAGTAGGTGGTGGCCGTCACGTACTAATATGTCCCAGATTGCGATTGTGTCTTTTATAGCACAATGCTTAAAGTCGATAAGTTCACCATCTAATAGGCTCCATGACTTTGGATTTAAATTGAGCCTTTTATGAACTTGCCACAATTGATCAATAAGCCAATCTGGTGCTGAGTATGATCGTAATTTAGAACCGTGTCGATTCCAAAGTTCGATGTTATTTGCGCTCGTGTACTTAATAAGACAACGCGCTCCATTAAATTTTAGTTGTGCTTCCCACCCCATATCGGCAAATAGACAGACTTCACGTAATGGGATTGCGTTTTTGGGTCGTGGTGGGAATATGTAAGTTGATTCTTTTACAAGCATGATCGCCTCCGATGTGATGGAGTATGGTGTGGCGATCTAGCGACTATCGTTAATGCCCATTTCCATTTTGGAAATTTCGTTGTTTTCTGTCATATTCATCAGTTCTGATTTGCATATATGCAAGCATCAATTTTATTATAAATGGTGGAATTTCATGTTTTCCCAAATCATGCATCATTAGCCATGTCGCATATCGATCACCTTCGTAGCGTGGTGCACAATTGTTTATATGAACGGACGCGCGATGATACTTATTTATAAATCCGTCATACGAACCAAAACTTTTTGATAACGCATCAATATATGGGCACTTATCTGGCGGAGGAATTATTTTATGCCAATATACATCAATAATTGTTGATTTTCTGCGAATTGTTTCTAAATCGTTGGTATTCACTCTACGCAAAGCAATAACAAGAGCATAAGAATTGCGTTTCAAAAGTTGAGATTGAGCATTTTCTCTTGTTCTGTATGATTTATCACCTAATTGAGCAATTAGAAGATAAACATCTTTATCAACAAACAAATTCGGAAATAATAAAAACAAAATTGTGATCATATAATACTCATTATGCTATATACCACTTCTCATGGCCAAGTTTGACTGATAATTTAAATTTTTCACTGACCATCGTGTCAATAGCATCAATAGATCCTGGATTGGCAATTTCGAACCAAACTATTGATTCAGCACTTTTTATAAGCTCTTTAAGCTCATACAATTTTTGGCGTTCATCGAGATCTTGTGTCATTGCATATGACACAAAACGTATCATGTCCTTATCATTAATACGATACACAGCAATTTTATTTTCTGTAACCTCAATCACGAAACCTATCACTAACACAACATATTGATACGAGATTTTGTACAAAAACAGACTGCTGTAATGATCAGCCACACAATCTCTTAATTCATTAATTGTCATTTTTAATCTCGTGTATAATTTTAAGATATGCACGAGCGGCATCTTCGCCCCACGCATCGATAGATTGTCCTATTTTTGTAACATCTTCATTAGGAAATAGTTCATCAGCTGATTTCTTTTGCGTAGTACGAGACCAGTCAATAGAAATAACCTTTTTTCGCCACCCTATTTTAATAGGACCAATTTCAGTCGTTACATTAAACCATGGTTTATGAATGCAGCACGGATGTGGACAGTAACCGTTTGGAATGGGTTCCATATAAATTGGACTATCAAAAAGCGATTTAATTTGTTTTCGTTCATTTTCAAAACGAATAGGCCCATCTGGGTCTAATTTTTCATGGGCTTTCCAGGTTTCAATATAGACATTACTGCATATGCGATTTATATCACATACATTATCAAAAACTGGTCGCTCTGTTCTCGCATAAACTGCCATTTCTATCCCTTCAGGACCAGTACGATAATATACCAGCTTCATTTCATTAACATTATTTGGAACGTGTGCCATATGGCTTACATCCTTTCTTTGGTATATATCGATTACGCACAGGTATAGTATAATAACACGACCAACACAATCCATAACGGATTGTCTTTCGCGCACAACAATGTACGCAAAGATATGTTCTTGTGGTTTTAATAGTTCGCGCCTCCATAGCGTGCTGTGGCTGGCGATTACGATATGTTAACACTGATTTTAGCAATTCCAGCATTTGTGCCGCCACGCAAGAAAATACTATATTTCTGCAAAAATTCAAATATTTGTTCTAAACAATTTGGGTCATTTATATCTGCACTAGCATGTTTTTTGTTACTTTTCGATTGCCCAATTGCTGGACGCATAAATGCCCAAGGATAGCAATCAATTTCTGTAATTATGATTGATGCGCCTTTGAACCACATCCACCATTTAGTTGAACTAAGATCCAATTTAATTGTGTGTCGTATACATTCAAACTGATCTAAATAAATTCGACACGCATCACTAATTACACAATTATATTCTTGTTTAAAATATTCTATGATACTATCAACAATAAGTTCGTCATTTTTATTGTGTTCATAAATTTTCACCATAATCACACCAGAATCATTGTTATTATTCATGATTATTCATTTCAAAAATATTAATACATCAACTTGTTAAAGAAAACTATTATGTGTTGCAATCAAATTCAAAGTTTTGATGTCTCAATATTGTGGCAAGCGGAGCCAACTAGTAAACATCAATTAACATTTATCGCAAATAGCAATAATAATAAATGGGAAGGTGCTGGAAACAATAGTTATGAATTTGATACCGTCTGTGAATGTGTACCATCATTAAGAGGCACCATTAACGTTCGCATAAGAGTGAAATTAGAATGTGTCGAAACAGTTGCTGGAAAATCATATATAAATGGTACTATCCAATTTACAGTTGGTTCAATGACATTAAGAAGTAGATTAAAATCAATAATATTAACATGCGGTGAACAAGCTACTGCAGAGTGGGATATGGTATGGTTAGGACCACTTGGCAATGCCACTGTTTCTATTACTGGGCGCTATAATGTCTAAATGTGCCAAGTTCTGCCACAATTATTAAATGGCCTTCTGGAGTGTCACAATCAGTAATTGTTTCATATGTTCTGTCGCCATTCGGGAACCATATAGAGACTGTAGTTCCTCTTAATATGTCACTTCTTTGTGGTTGTTCCCACGGTATTCTTCTATTAAGTCTAATTGGTATTGATGATGGGTCTTCAATACCATCAGCTAATAGATGGATTTCATAACACCCTTTATAGATACCATTATCAATTGGAGTTGGTCTTAGATTAGTTAGTTTTGCAACATTTACTCTATAGTAATACATTTGTTTATTTTTCAGTCAGCCAATGACCGCTGCCGGGTTTTGGTCCTTGCATAACTAATGAATCTACACATTCAGTAGAGCATACGGCAGCATGTTTCGATATTAAAATTAAATCGGTATCTTTGCTACAAACAACGCAACGATAAGTGCCATTAATTCGGCACACCAATTTACTATAATCAACATAGCTCACTCTTATGCTAGCCATCTTAATAATATGATCCATTGGCATATTCATCTCCTCATGCTTACTTAACACCAGCAAAAAACACAGCCGGACTGACCGAAAAATACCGTGCCAACTTAACTATGTGATCTCGATTCAAAAATCGCTTTCCGGCGAGTATCTTGGAGATGGTCGATTCGGCGATACCAGCACCTGATGCAACCATCGTTTGAGTTGATCGATTTTGTTCAATGAGAAATCGCAACATATCAGAGTCACCAACTGATTGTATCGGCACAGCCTTGGATTCAAACGATTCCACTAGATCACCCAGGACTTCGAGGTAGTCATGTTCGGCATCAACAAGTGTGTGACGATTCAACAAATCGTCAATCACGATAATCGCCGCATCGAGGTCTTTATCATTACGCAACGGTCGCAGCGGAAATCGTCGCACGAGTTCGATGTATCGATCCTCGTTATTTCCGTAAACGTCACGAATAGCCATTGCTGATTTATTGACCATGATCGTCCTTCCATTTACATTCGTAGCGTTCCGTGTAAATTATCTAAACATTGTTTTAGGTCATTAAAGAAATTGGGGTCGGTTATGTTTTTGTTAAATACAATCGTAACGCATGGGCTTCTATCAACATTACTACAATTAATATACGTTATCACAATTTTAACTTCACCAGTTTTATAATTATAAGTTAATCTCGATGTTGGATCAATCTTTGATTTGTCGCCAATGTGCGAATATACGAAAGACGTAATAACTTTATTAATTGTGGGAATATGCATACGATTTCCACGATGGAAAGGTTACGAATTTGCTAAATAATAATCAATATAAACATTGCTCATAATTTTTAATGCGTCATCTTTTTCAATCTTACCACCCCAAGTCACATTAATAATTCTATCTAAAAGAGCATCGCTAAAATAAGGTTCCACAGCACTTGTATGACCTTTTCGATCTATAACTTGTAATCCGGCATCGCGAAATATTCTTTCATATGCAGCCATAGGACGCACAATCTTAGAATTTGGTGGCATATCAAAACCAACAGTCGCAAGCTCATCAGCAGTCAATGCTAAATGCACAAATGCTTTGTTAAGACCAGTTTCATATAAGTGGCTACCATGGCGTGATGTCCATGGGTGTGTTCGCACAAATATACGACCATCTGGGGCTAACAATGAGGATGCCCATGCCATCAAACTAGTGTGATCATCACGTTCTATGTGATCTAATACATCATACATAATAATATAATCATATGGTTTATGATTATTAACAATTGTTTTGTCAATAGTAAATGTTGGTCCTTTTAAATCATTCCATGTGCTATGCAATTTTAAATCATAGCCAACTACATTTTTTGCTCTTCTAGATAATTCATTTGCAACGTGGCCCTCTCCACATCCTATTTCAAGAACACGTGCCCCTTCCATTGGTAGTGATATAAGCCCAGCAATTTGAACAGCGCGAAATTGTTTTGATATTTCACCTTTAACAATTACAATCGGCGGTGCTGCTTGTGGCCATAATTCATCATTAAAGTTTGGTAATTGTCCAAGTAATTTAGCTGGAACAGATTCTGATGTACATTTAATGCCCTTTTTTGCTTGTGCTTGTTTTGGTGGTTGCTGGATTGCCGATTTTAGTGTCTGTAGCAAATTTTCAATGTTTTCTATTGTTTGTAGTAGAAATTCATTGTTCATTTATATTTCCCTCATTGCTGAATACATTTCTTTAACTGCGGTTGAAACCACACGCCACAATTTATTATTCCACAATATTCTTATATTGTAGTCATCGTTTTTACATATCGTACCGATTATCATCGGATCATGTGATGGATTTATAACATCATCATCGGTGTAATACAATATTAAATGTTCTGAGCTTTTAATAAATTCGTGATGAACTACTCTAAAACATTTCTTATTTTGTAATTTATCATAATAAAAATCGCTATCATCAGCTAGTTGTAAAATTAAAGTGCTTGTTGTTTTCAATATTTCTCCAAAGTTATAAACACCTTGTCATCTCTGTACACAATATTAGTAATATTACGGACAACGTCATCAACAATGACATGTTTGATTGTAAATGTTGTCATGCTCGATTCGACTATCTCTTGAAAGTTAAATAGTCTATTATATGTGCCAACCACACCATACACATCAGCCACAATTATTACAATACGTGCTAAAGGGTCGTCGATTCCATCGTTACATGCAATTATTTCAACACCGTTATCAGTGTGTTTTTCATCTATTATACACCCGATAAATTGTGAATACATGTTTGTCGTTGCTCTTGTCGGGAGATTGGAGACTCCCATTATAACAGCAAGATGAATAAAATGCAAATATAGTCAAGACCGATCAATGGGACAAACTCGATGAAACTTAGGTCAATCACCGAGCGCCGTGCTGCCGAATACGTCAATTTCTTCCATGGTGTCACAGGGGGTCGCGGTGCACTTATTAACATCCTCAACCACGGTTTACTACCACGACCATGGATCGGACGTCGCTTAGATTTAAAAACCATACTAAACACCGTATCAGACACGGACGCAAGATCATTCTTCACCCGCAGTATTTCACTTGCTCTTACTTATTCCAGTGGATCAATCATAGAAATAACCGCCAACATTCATGCTAATCAACTCACTTCAGACGAAGACGCCATTGCGGTAGGAGACATCCCAAGCATCCGCGTTGGCGAAAAATTTACCGCTGCCCCATATGAACAATGGAAATATTATTTTGACACTTTCCTCCCCAAATTGCCAGAAACCGAACGAAAGCAAATGTGGCAATTAGTACATGACGGCCAGAACGTGGCAGAAACACGGGAATGGAGAGCGTTTCTACGCCGCATTGCACGTTATCTAGATAAACCAAAAGATCAATGGAGGGACGGCGAGACCCATGGCACATATCTCAACACCATGTACAACAGAAAAATCGGATTGAAAGGCCGAATCCGCATCGTCGGAGCTTATATGTTTACCCAAAATATGGGTAAATGGGAATGTACAGAAATCATCTATAAGCGCGGTGGTACCATCCAACTTGGCGAACGCCACAACCAACATAATGATTGGTGGCAATGATTCACATGTTTGTCGTTAAATACACTTATCGAGCGACGACACTGATGTAACGTAAAAATAGTTTGGATGCTGCTCTTAAGGAGCTAAAAAATGGACACTAACCATGAGAGGGGGTGATCCAATTTCAGATCGAGGGAACGATCGATGAAATTGGGGAACCACTGGTTAGTGGTTCCCCAATTTCACTATTTCTTTAACATATCTTTAATAGCATCAGGATTGCTTTGAATTGCATCAACCATCTGTTGAAATTCAGTAGCCGTAACTGTTTTCATTTGTGCCAACTGCCACGTTCGCACTTGTGGTTTTGTTGGTTTTAAATACCCCTCATACAAAGTGCAGGTGATAGTTGCCGGTTGTCCTATCTCAACTTTTACATCAACAGATTTTACAGTTGACATCCATTTACCAGTAGAATCTAAAACCAACATTTTTGAAGGTTGTGAATCACACACTATCACAAACGCAGACATTGACGCATCAAGGCGTGGAATTTCATCATCTTTCTTCACTGAAGGCGCATCTTCTTCCTTTTTTGGTGTTTCTTCCTTTTTTGGTTGTGCCATAACTGGCATAACCATTACCATAAGTATCAGCAAACTTAACATACTCTTCATTGTAACTCCTGTTCACACATTGAGACGACTAATCACAAGATCTTTTAATGTTATTGTCCAATTTCCAATACGTGGTTTATTTGATATGCAAAAATCAATTATTTCTTCAGAAGCAACAGCAACAGTTATTGAAATAAGATTGCGTGAAAATTGGTCTTCACACACATCTCGACCAACATCATTTGGAACTCTATACTTCTCATCCCAACACACTTCACCATAACCAGAAGATAAGCCAACATGAATACATTTAATATTATGTAAACGACATGCGTCTTGAACTAATTTACGTGATGCGGAATTATCAAATGCATCAACAACTAAATGAACTTGTTTTAATAATTTAGAATTTGTTGCGGTTAATTCTTTGCAAATGGTATCAATCTCTATGCCAGTATTCCTAAATATTGTAGTTTTCAACGCTTGAGTTTTTAAATACCCAATTTGATTTTCACCATATATCTGCGTGCTGATATTTCGTCTTTCAACTCGATCTTTATCAAGTACTAATATTTTTCTAAATCCTTGACGCGCAAGTGAATCTACTAGATTACTGCCAATAGCCCCAATCCCACAAACCATAATCTTTATATTACTTGAAACCATGAAAACGTTTTCCTACAATGATATTGAATGGAATCCTAAAAATTTTTTGTTCTACTGGTGGACCATCATCTGTTTTATACCAATATCCACGCAATCCATCTACACCATCAATCGCACATAGCAATGGCTTCCCAAAACACAATACCCAAGATCGCATTGTATAATCATCACGATTGCTTGGCACAGCCGCCCATGAAGGATGAGTGTGTAGAAAGCCGCATACGTCTCCGTGTGTTTCTTCGCGTTTCAAAGCCCATTCGTGAGCTATCTCGACACACGTTGGCTTACCGATTGACAAAATGTGACGTTGCGCAAGCCAAAACCCACGCCAAAAACGTCTAATCAATACCCACCCTTCTTCGTTCATTAAACTCTCACAATAGCATTTAGACTTTGTCCTTCACGAATAACACCAATCAAACTCTGAAGATCAAATTTTTTATCATCACCAGACAAACAAATACCAGCTGACTGCACGCTCAAATTATCTTTTGACACTATTGATTTATAGTTCTCACCATTGACAACATATTCTACTGTATATGCATCAGAACGTTCCGAATAACTCTTATATATGGCACCAGCCCGATGTAAAGCAGATTTTAATCTTTCTTCAATTCGATCTTTCTTTAACGTGGTATCTGCCGCCGCAGCCACCCCATAGGCCACCATATATGCATCATAAAATTCTGGACTTATTCCAGGATATTCGATATTATCAGCGAATTTATTTAATTGGTTACGCAGATATATAGAAATCGATGGATCATAGTGGTCACTTGGTGAATCAAACCAACATGTTGATCCATCATATCGCACACAAACCATATCAAATAATTCAATATCATTTGCCAAATGGATAGGTATGAATCCATCTATTCTAAATCGCCTATCTGATCTATTCGATAATATACCAAACCATATATTGTTTATTTTACGATAGACAATCAAGTGCATGCTGGGAAATAAATTCAAATATGCACGTTTTTCGCTCATAGTCGGTTCACGAACAAATTTTGCAGTCAATCCATTTATTGGTCGAAATATACCCCACCCATTAAATGGCTCATCAACCATAAAATTCATTACAATGCCAGATATTCTAACACGAATTGGTTGACCACGAATTGTTGGACTAATAAAATGTGAAGAGAAGAAATCTTGTTCAATTCTTGCTATTTTGTCTAGAATATCCACTCTTAACTCCGTTAGCATATGGCACAATAATCGTAATTAACACCATCTTTAATCTATCAACAACAAAATAGGCATTTTTAGGTTGATAATGATAGATATCGATGTTAGATCCTTTCACGCAAATCGGACATGGATCATTATACTTTAATTTCTTAGATTTAATAAATGCGTCATAAATTTCTTTCCATCCTTCATCGCCATACATCGCACATTTTTCGACCCATCTTTGTATGGCGTGTTGTGATATTGTAATATTCACAAGTGCGGGTTTCCTTCCAGGAAATGGGTACAATATTTACGCTAATTTACGCACTGGTAATGGATACTCCATAATATCCATCATTAAATTAAATTTTCCTGATTTTGATAAGAATTTAATAAGATTAGGAACAGAATAATAATCGCCGTTAAATTGCCACGTATCAACCATAATTCCAGCATTTTTTGCTTGGGTTTCAATCATATTATCAGCATCAACAGTCTTAACAATAACAACATTTGGATCAACATTCATAGTCTTACAATATGCTTGCAATGCTGGAATAAATGCCGGTGGATTAACCTCTCTTTCATCTGTGACTATGATGATTTGATTTACAGCGATTTGCTTATGCATCATGTATGTCAATGGCACACCGCAACTAGTGCCGCCACCAGCACTAATGCCCTTAAAAGCTTTTTGCCATGATTCTAAATCTGAACCATTTGCGATAATTGGGTGTGCCCATGTATCAAACGCAAACACGAACAATGGTGCATCCATAACCGCTGAGATAGCAGCAGCGATCTGCTTACCAAGTTCTATGCTTTGAGCCATTGATCCTGATTTGTCAACCAACAATGCAGTCGATACGGTAATGCGACCTTTTGATTTTATTTGAGTATCAGCTACTTCATTCAGTTTTTGTTTAATATCATCTGATACGTCTGAAGCTTTAGCCGCTTCAGACGCTTTAAGCGCAGACACTCGTTTATTGGTTCTCGCGCTATCTAACTTCTTTTCAATAAGTGATTTAATCTCAGGATTATCAAATGCTCCACGCCTACGTAATGATTCTATATTATTAATAAGCTCTTGTGAACTCATTACTTCTATGAGTGCAACCATAACGGTTGGTGTTATAGCATCAATTATGGTTGATGCTACTCTATATGGAATCTTATTTTCGATAATTATCTTGGCTTGTTCTATTGGTGTTTTTGCGTTACTCAGAGTTTTAATTGCATATTGTTTGCTTGTTGGTGGTGGTTGATTATCAAACAATATTTTTTGTGCCCGTTCTGATGGAGCAACATGTAAAAGTGCATACAATCTCTTTACATGCTTCTTTGCAGTAGAAACTGCACTATCGAACCACGCATCATCAGCTTCTCTTTCTTTCAAATATCTTACAATTTCAGTGCGCATAGATCTTGGAATTGGTTTGCCCAACCCATAATTTACAATTACATGACCTTTTATTTTTACATTCTTGCGTCCACTGATGAAATCAACAATACGAACTACTTGATATGGTGGTAATTCACGTAGAAGAGCAAGACCAACATCTCGATGTTGATCAAAATTGCTTGTGCAAAGTGTAACAATAAATGCTTCTTTATGGTCGCGTACTTCACCATTGCTGACATACCACGCAGCAAGTCGCATATAAAACAATGGATCTTGTTTACACATATCAACGTGAACAGGATATAAATTCGAAATTTCACGATGTGGTGTGGTTAGTAGCGTATTGAGAATATTTATACGAATATCTTGTTCCATTGATATGGACCTCTGTAGTTTGTTCAGTTATGGTTTTTTAAATTACGCAATACCGAATACGGCTTCTGGACGTAATGTCATGTTTCCTGTTTCAGAATTGCGATCAATGACAAATGCTTGAAGTTTTACTTCTGGCACACTGAGATGTTGAGCAACTGCGCGTCTGATTTGATCGTCGCTGCTGAACGGACCGACATCAATATTTTCCTGATCAATGTCAATTGATCTACCGTCAAATCGAATGTGAAGTTGAGCCATTGTATTATCCTAAAAAAGTCCGTTCAAGTCTAATGAGCAACGTAACAATACTGGGATTGAACCAGTATTAAGACTGGAAAAGTCTTGCCTTACCAATTAGGCAAATTGTTTGTACGCTCATTACGTTTGGAACGGACAGTCGCAGTATTAGGTGTCGCACCTAACATTCCAAGCTTATGAGGCTTAGTTGAGCACTGGCCCTACTGCGAAATCGATCATTTTAACACTTACCGGCTGATCAATACCGAGTCGTTCTCTTCGTTTCCACCAGCATCGCCAAATGCCAGTTTCGCGCGTCTGCTTATGAAGGAAACCAGCATCGGTACGTCCATCAAAATACCAAAACGATCCAGGATGAAGCCTCCACCAAATAGCGCTACCATCTCGATCAATAAAGCCGATGGTCTCCCCTGAATTATAAGCGTGGTGCTGATGAACGTAATCAGTAACCTTAAAGGCGTCAAGGATTTCTTCAGCAGTTCGCCACATCTTTATTACCTAAGCGGGGGTCCCTGGATTCGAACCAGGTATGCACCTTGTGGGTGCAATTACCGTTGTTTGTATGCTTTTCTAGTTTGTGACTATTGCTAGTCAAAGTCAGAAAGCAATAAAACCTAGACCCCCAATTAACCGCCTAAGTTAGAGAAACCTTCTTCTCTGGCAAAATGAGTGTATGTTTCTCAAGTTTGAGGCGGTTGATTTAATGACACACCAAGCATCGCATTGGTTCGTGTCTGCATCTTAAATACGTCTATAGTGATCACAACAAACGCAAGTATATTTGATTACATTGTTTCGGATAAAAATATAAAAAAGGAGTGAATATGATATTATTAGAATTCCCACATATCTCAAAAGAAATTGTATTATTCGCACGTAAGAATAATAAATATACGCGGCCAATCCGTGGTAGTATGGTAGATCTTCGTGTTGAAGATATGGGAATACAGCATGTAATGCGTGATAGACGTTTAATGAACATAATGGCAAAACTGCCCGATATTGGAACTCAACACGACACATATTTAGTTGCAGTATTTGGAGCAAGTGATCTTATATCCGACAAATTAGAAATAGATCAATTGCTGTCTTCAAACCAATATATTAACTTGCCATGCGATGAAACCTCAGACCTATGGGAAATTACAAAGGCACCATGGTGGGAATATGTAGAAGTGTTAGACAATTATGGGATGCCAATTAAAGCTGCGTTAAATTCAACCACAAAATATACACCTGAAACGATCGATGAGCGTTTAGATGAGTTTGAAGAAAATCGGGGGAAAGTAGACGTTCTTTCCCCAATAACCATAAACAAAATGAGAAATGGAACAATCAAAGAATCATATATTAAGAAGTTATCAAGAATCAGATAATTTTTGAATAATATCAGTAAATACATTATATTTCACTTTTTTGTGAGGATAATCTGATTTAGGATTAATAATGCTTTCAATATCCGCAGCACTTTCTACTATGATATATTCCACATCATTAAACAACATAGAAACAGTTTGAACTAACATATCAAGTTTATTGAAATGATTGTGCAATGTTTTAGACGGTTTACTATCAATAGTATCGTAAGCATCACGCAATTGATTCATAATCGAAATCGCCCGATCATCAATCGGCAATAATGTATAAATGCTACCATTCTTGATTGGTCGTAGTGTGTGGTCACTATGATCAAGTATACCAGCATCTGGATGAAGTAGACTATCATCCATTTCAATGATGGCGATTGGTTCGCTCGTGTGAGTGTTAAAAACCTTGAATTTATGTAGCATATTTTATCCTCGATTGTCGTAAAACTTTTCGTTCATACTCTTTACGTGCATCATCAAAAACATCGAATAATTTAAATGTTTGTTTCAATTTTAAGTGACCGCTAATTTTGGTCACTGAATACTTAAATTTGGTAATAGTGTGGTGAATATAAAATTCACTTTTTGGAATAGACGTTGATTCTGCCAAGTCAAACATTGCAGTGTAAAGTTTACCAAACTCATCAAAATGTCGATTGATTACAATGTTTTGTTGCAAACAAATTGCGTTATAGTACAATCTATCATATTCAACGTCTCTAGATTGAACATATTGTTCGGTACTAGTGCAAGTATCCACGATTATTTTAGATAATTCATCACGCCTTGCTTTATGATTTTTTGATAATTGTAAAAAAGGTGCATTGTACAACATAAATAAATGTTGTGGCGGATATAACGACTCTAATTTCAATTCAGTATTGTTAATGGTCACAATTAGAAATGGTACATTACAACCAAGTGTAACAGCAATTTTTCTAATGTCTTTATGTGGATATTCTACGACGCCTATTTGTTCTATGTTGCGCACCAATAATTGCTGTCGGAAATGTTCATAAACAATATCAGAGATATTCATTTACCAATCCCAAGAACACATTCTAATTCTTTTATTATATCATCATTGGTGCGGCCTTCGTGTTCCCAAATACGGATGGTCTCGTCTACACCATCCATAATTGCTGCAACATCGTTGTGTCGATTTGGAGTTTTAACTGGTTTGTCAACAGTTTCACCAGATGATAAGTATGAGTTCAGCACTTTTGATATAGCCTTTTCTTTTATTTGACGAATTCGTTCTTTAGTGACTTTAAATTTAACTCCAATCTCTGACAATGTCATTTGTTGCCGATCAATACCATAATAGTATAAAATAACATCCTTTTCACGCTGTGTTAAGATGTGGCGATTGTTTACGATACGTAAAATGTGTCCGATTTTTTCATAAGTGTCACGCATGTCTTCATCAGTCTTGCTCTGAACTTCATCAATTTCATCTATTGGTAATGTTGGCACTTTGGGGCGTACTTGTTTAACCCGCCGCAGATTTCTCATAATAACTACTGTTGCATATGTGCTAAATTTGTTTGTGCCACCAGTCATGTTTTTTCGTTCAACATCGAAAGCATCTACTGCCTGCAATAGTGCAATATTACCCTCACTTATCATGTCATCAATGTCAGTTGGGATCATCGATTTTGAAATCGACACCACTAGACGAAGATTGTGTTCAGCAATTTGATTCCTAGCTTCTGACGCAAGTTTCATATAATACGGTATTTGTGCGTTATTGCATTTAGTTAACATATATTTCGCATAGTTCATTTTTAAGAATAACATGAGTTCGCCGTGGCGAGTCAATATTGGAAATCGAGACAGACTTAATGTGTTATAAATCATAAACTGTATGTCACGCAATTCAATAGATGAAACATTCAATAATGGAAATGTTTCAATAAGCCATTCTCTAATAATTGTCAATATGGTTTCAGAAGCTGGATTACGATCACTATCATTTAATCTAAGATCAATTTCATGTTGCTTATTGTTGTTTACCATATATTGCAACCCAATAAGTTGTTCCATCTTTAGCTATGGCATATCCAAATCCGACTTCTCTAGTATCACTATAAATAGCATTTCTATGACCTTTACTATTCTCCCAAGCTGAAAATACTTGTGGAACTGATCGATAGCCACGCGCTATGTTTTCATTAACAAAGCCACTATACTCAAATTTTGCAGCGCGTTGTCCTGGTGTTCCATTACCACCACAATGATTAAAATCTTCCTTGCCATTGTTATGGCTACGTGCCATATACCATGCATGGTCTTGAGCAGCTTTTGTCAATATTTCTGATATGATGTGGTTAGATAAACCTTCCCTAGTGCGCAATTCATTATTTTTTGCAAACATTTCTTTAATTGTTGGATGTGAAATTAATTCATCTGCAATTGCGCAATTTACAAATAACAAGTATATAATACACATTACAAATTTCATATGGTCACCCAAATGCTAGTCAGATTCATATTCAAGCGGTATGTCTGATAGATCAACCACTTTTCCAGCAAATTCGTGTGGACAATCTGTACAATACTCAATACGTCCATTTTTAATAAATAAATGGCATATCATATTATCATCATAATCTTGTGGATATTTCGGATTGCCATTATTATAATCAAAACTTTTTTTGACCGTTGGACAACTAATCAATAAAGAATTTAAAAATGTTGGATTATTTTCATCGCCATTAAAAGTCCAATTTGGAGACCGTCCTTTAGGACGTTCACATATATATGAGTGGAGTGTTTTACAGGCCGGACACCAAAATAAATACATAATTCCATCTGGGCTTCCATCACTCAACGTTCTTGTCAATTTCTTCAATTTCATCTTCAGATTCCTCACTTTGGCCGTGGCCATCGCCATCATGAATCAAATGAAAGAAATCGTTAATTGATGCTACTCCATATACACCAGTTACATTAGATCTATCCAAATTTGTAGTTGGTGATTTGCGTTGAATTTCACTGATTAATTGTAGTTTCATGATTTATATTTGCGAATACAAACCTGATAACCATCCAATTCAGCCACAACAGTTTCAACATTTTTTGAAGAATCATCTGTATCATTTTTAAACCCAGGCAAAAAACGCACACCAACAGTTGGAACAACTGCTGGTCGCCAAACCATACCACAAAATTGACATGCATGAGTATGATGGACTTTGGTTGCAAATTCACCTTCATCAATATGAAGTGCACCACAACTAGGACAAAGTAACCGCATTGGAATTGATTCCATATTATTTTCCGTTATTTGTGTTTCGACGTTTATATTCTTCTCGAATTTCTAAAATTACAGCGTCACGGCGTTTATCAGCTTCAAGTGCTAATATATCTTCTAATCTTTTTGCGTGCCAAATTTTTGGATCATTTGCAACAGCACGTTTATATGCTTCTAATAACCGCAGTGCCTGCGATGGAGTAAGTATTGTTAATACAGATTGTGGATTTGTGTTAAACAATCTAAATTTATTTAAATGTTTTTCCTCTTTTACCAAAAGATCTCTCATCTCATTTAAAAATTGGAATCTATGTGGATATTTTGCCTTGCACCATGTAGCCGCTTTTTCAATTTCAGCTAAATATTTATATGCTAACTCAGCCTCTTTTTCATAAATGAATCCACCAATGTCGGTGGTGTCCATAGTAATTACCATTTAAGTATTGTAACTAACTTCAATTCGCTTAATTCATTCTCAGTAAAACACAATTTAACCGATCCAAACGAATGCTTGAATTTATGAACGGTTGCATTTGTTGTTAGTTTGTCAAATATATCATCAATACTGTCAAACTCACAATCTAAATAACCATTTGAAGAACAAAGACGATATGTCTTTGTTAACATTTTTTCATCTAGCATTATGACAATAGCAAATGCAAGCTCAACACGTTTGATATGTTTTAATGCATCACCCAATTCAGTAACTTCAATGTGATGTTTATCAAAATTTGTATCAAACCACTCACGTAATGCTGTAAATACAACAGCATAATCATGGTATTTGACTTGTAAAATATTAAAATCAATTGCAACCATAAATAGATCCTTAACCAAACTTAATATAGCACTATTAACACAAGAGGTATGGCATGTACAAATTCATCTTAGCGTTAAGCATTTTATTGACAGGCACGATGATTTCAGCCCAAACAAAAGTTCAATATTATATTCTAAAACCTTCCACTTATTATGAATTGACACAAGATACAAACCACATGTGGTGGTGGACATTGCAAAATGGCCGCGATACGCTAATAAAATCCCCAAAAGGATTCACAACTAGAGATGATGCTATTTTGTCGATCATAAATATAAGACGATTTGCAAATGCACCTATCATAGAAAATAAAAAACTAGATATTGATGCATTCTTAAATAATCTGTCTTCAGAGGAAAAGACAGAATTATTAAAGAAATTACTGAAACAATAATTAATTATTGTTTCGTTGCCGATATCTCTTAGCATCACGAGAATCACGACTACCAGCAGGATCTGCTAGGGCACGACGTAGTGCCCAAATTTCACTATCAACTTTTACTGAATTGTTAATTTCGTCGATGAACTCTTGCAATAGTCTACTAAATTGCTGGTTCATCTGAACGACAACAACGCCTTGGAACGGTTCATTAACACAAAAAGCTGGACGCGATGGTTCAAACATGACACACTCGTTATCTATGGGTGATACTAGTAAATCGCAAAAACTCAAATACATGCCAATATTGGATCGATTTTATGAGCGTACAAACTGATTTTCTTACTGATCTGTTTGCTAGACGTGGTACACCATCACCTGGACATGATCCAGTATGGTTTCTCGAATGTTTTGGAGCAACCATTATTGAGCCAACTGCGTTTGAACCAGACCCGTCTACCCATCGTGACGATTTTTATTACAATGCCGTCACTAACGCCTTATACAAAAAGGTTATAAGTCGTAAAGAATACGGAATTGTTGCGGTCTGGCAAAAAGTATCCGATTGATATTTTCTAAGAATAGAGCGAGATCTAAATTGAATTATATCGTATGGAGCAGATGTGAGCGTTGACATTTTTACTACTCCCGGAAGCGGTACATGGTATCCATCTGGAGATGGAGTAGTTGTTGTATATGCTTGGGGTGGTGGTGGATATGGTCAAGAAGGTGGCCTTGGTGGTGGCGGGCGTGGAGGTGGCGGAGGATCATTCGCTGGAGCAACCTATTCAATCTTAGCTGATGAATATATTGACTATACTGTAGGTTCTGGAGGAACATCATTAACACTCAATGGTGGATTAAGTCAAATCACGCATTCTGGTGCTGGCACAGAAGTAAAGGCATATGGTGGGCAATCGGGAAGTGGCGGCGGTGCTGGTGGTGGTGATTGGGGTGATGTTTCTAACACTGGCGGACTTACACCACATCCGCCAGCACTTGGTGGCTCTGGTGGAACTGGACACTCTGGTGGTGGTGGTGGTGGTGGTGGCGAATCTGGTAGTCCGGATGGTGAAGGAAACCCAGGAGAAAATTCATCTGGCTCAACTGGTGGTCTTGGAGGTTCTGGGAGTAATGAAGCTGGTCCTGGTGGTAATGGTGGAAACTCTGGTCAAAATGGCAATAATGGCACTTCTCCCGGTGGCGGCGGCAGCGGAGGTGGTGCGACTATTGGAATGGGCGGTAATGGAGCAGATGGTAGAGTAGAAATTTATTTTACACCAGCTGTCAACACTGTTTCAAAAAACCACACCACCAATTTAGCAACCAAAGCAAGTTTAACAAAAACTCACACTACAAATATGTTATTGAAACCACCAACATATACTGGTGTTGGTGATATAGTGTTTGATGGATTTCATGTTGAAGGTTCCGGAACAACTGACACCACAACTAACAATACTCCAACTTACAAAGAAATTAGAAAATTAAACCGTGGAGTGTTGAAAACCAATGGTCAATGGGGGAAAGGTAAATAATCAAACACAAACAACTGCAACAAGTCAGAAGGCTAATGCAGAAAAAACTACGAACAAAGAAAATACAAGTCACAAAAACGAAAACGCCGCCATTAGGAGAACATAAATGACAATATCATTAGCAACTATTGCTCGCAACAGTGCTGGTAATTCTATTGTTGATTTAATAGATATTGGAACTCTTCATGATAGTGGATATATTGAAATTCGTGATGGAACTCGACCATCATCACCACAAGTAACAGCATCTGGCAATCTTTTAGCAACTTGCTGGTTCTCATATCCCGCATTTGGTGATTTTGCTAATGGCCAAACAAGCGCAAACACAATCGCGCACGACACAAATATTGCCAATAACGGAGTAGCATCATGGTTTCGTGTCTATAATCGAAATGGTGATGCAGTTTTTGATGGAGATATTGGTGTGATTGGATCAAATAGTGATATTGAATTTGATCATGTTAATTTCATAAAGGGCGGTACTGTAGCTATATCAACATTGCCAGCAACTATGTCATAACATTGGATTTTCAAATGATATCATTTACAGAATTGGTTTTGCGTGGTGAAGGTTCAATGACGCCTCCTCCAGGATATTATTGGGATGAAGATAAGAAAATATGGGTGAAAGATGATTCACCCACAGACACAACAGACGATATTACATGTCACTATAATTCCTCGAATTCATCTGTTCGCCAGTAAGCATATTAACCCACACATCATTTTCATGATCACACCAGATCGGTAATTGATTTGGTGCATGATGTTGCACAGTTTTTCGAGCGTTGTTCCATCGTTGAAAGAATTCAAATTTCCAATCTAGATATAAATCTCTATTTGTCATAATTCTTTCAATTTCCGGCCAATCAATGTCGATTAAGCTGCTACAAGCATCGCGAAATGCTTGGAAACTATCTTTATATGGTTGCATTGGGTCAACAAAATATTCATCAATTTGCAATTCACACAGCTTGCGAACTGATTCCTCTATACAATCTTCCGACATTCCTGGCATTACAGGACTAATATTAACATGCACACGGAGTCCTGCTTCCTTAAGCTTTTGAACAACTTTCCATCGTTGTTCAATTGATGATGAAAGCGGTTCAATAGCACGCATCGCTTTTGGTGGAAATAATGTAATTGTGAAGTGGATACGAGCCTTTGGAAGTTTTTTAATCAATTCTAGATCTTGCAAAACTAATGGACTACGAGTAAACAACCCAACTTTTTTAAATTGTGGCATGTTCGGTTGTGTTAAGATTTGCAAGATTTTTCTAGTAATTCGGTATTTAACTTCTTTAGGTTGATATGGATCAGTCATTGTGCCAAGCACTAATCGTGTTTCAGAGATTGGTAGATGTTTGTGATGCGGCCTCGTATGCGTGTTACCATCATCGTTTGTGATAGTATCTCTACCATCAACAATGTCGATAAATCCTTTGTTTAATTCTTTTGGTAGTCTATCCTCAATATGCTTACGAACACGTACAAATTCGCCCCATGGCTTCTGCTCATCTTTAACAAAGAATCGCACATAGCAATAACTGCAACCAAATTCGCAGCCAACATATGGGTTGATGCAAGCATCATAACCATTAAATCCTGACTTGGTGATCACTTTTGATTTTGTGGCGATGGTGGTCAAAGTGGTTCGCGACATGTTAGCCCTCATAAAAATAACACAACACTTCAATAAGATATGTCACAAGAAGTGCTATGCGTTAATATGATATGATGAGAGCCGTAAAATTAAAAAAATTTTACGGCTCTCTGTTTTCCTATTTTATCGCACACGCACAACAAGTCGATTAAATCCAACTGCTGGATTTGTCACGACTGTTTGTCGACCAAACAGTGCTGGACGATTATTTACAACTACCGCTTGGCGACCACCAGCCACAACCACACGTTGGCCAAACAAGCGATTGTTCACAACCACTGTTTGGCGATTACCACCAACAACTACCGCTTGGCGACCGCCACCAGCCACAACAAATTGTTGTGAACCAGCACTGGCCTTACTAACACACGCTAGGCTGATTAGAATCAGCATTGCGACTGCAACAACTCTTTTCATAATCATACACTCCTTGGGGTTACTTTTGAGATCCCATCGACTGGAAAAATGCTGTCATTTCAGCAACGCTCAACTTCGGACCGCCTTTTGGCATCCGTTTTTGTGGATCGCTTTCAGTTATCAATTCAAGACATCGTTGCTGCTGAGCGTCCGTGATTGAATGTAAAAAGTTCAATCCACCCGCAGCTTTTTGATCGCCATGGCACGAAATACATCGACTTTTGATCACATCTGAGATTGTTATTGAACTTCCTTGTTTAGCAGAAGACAAATTAAAATCTGGGCTGTGCGATTCCATCTTCTCAACCTTCATATCCCCTTTTGCGTCTTGAACAACGCGAAAAGCGAATGATCGTTGTTGAGCTACTGATGGTTGTGCTTTTGCCGCTTGAAGCGCTTCGCGAGCGGCTTGTCCTTGCGCAATAATCTTCGCAACTTCAGCGCGGTTATGACCTTCAGCTTGCACCAAGCTTTGAAAATCAATTGCAGCTTGACCAGCTAATTGTTGAGCTTGATCTGTCAATCGTGCTGCTTGATTATATAGCAAACCAAGATCGACATTCCCATAGGCTTCTGCTACACTTGAATAACCGTAAACAGTTGTTCCTTGCTGTGCTACTGGTTGTGTATATTGCACAGGGACTGGTATTCCAATTAAATTGTTAACAATTGTGGTTTCTTTTTTAGCAGCATGAACGAGTGCTGGTTGTTCGTAGTAAACCTTGCGATAACTATAGCCACATCCATTCCAACATCGCTCATAATACCAATCTTGAGCAGTAATGGTTTGAGTAAATCCAAGAATGGTCACGATGACCATAAGAACTTTTTTCATATGACCCTCAAAGTAGGTGGTAATAGAACTCGTTCATCCGCTGTAGTTGTTATTGAAATATGCTATCGATTATTTGATGTTTTAGTTGATTCACGTTCTTTGCGTGTTTGCATTGCTCGCAATGCGGCATCGGCATACACGCTTTCCCATTGATATCTTTGCACACGAAGTCCAACCTTTAATGCTCCAATAATTGGATCTTCAGGAACAATCCCAGTGACGTCTTTTGTTACTGGGGGTAAAATGTTGTTTAAATAATAAACAGCTTTTTCAGTTGGAACATTATAGCCAAGTTCACGGACAGCAATCGCCGCATCAACATCAGTATAATGATAATCGATAAATATGCCAGATAGACCAGCCGATGCCTCTGGAACCGATTGGCCACCAGTAGCAATATACACAGCATCAGAATAATCGTCACGCCCGCGTCGAAGCGTTTTTGTTAAATCTCCAGCATATAATCCAGCCAATCGATCAAGAACATCAGGAACACTATTATTTTTATTTGCAAGATCATCGAAAATGTTTAAATAACCATTCAACATTAATCGTACATCATTTTGAGCAGGTTGCCATCCATCGAATGGGCCATGGCACCTAATGCATGAAATTGCTGATTGAAGTCGTGCAGGATGTGGAGAAGGAATAGTGTGATCTTTAACCACATTGTCAGGTGCTGAATCCTGCAAATCGCCTTTGTCATTAAAAAGACCAAAGGCGTGCATCCCATTTGCACGTTCAACAATCACTTCACTAGCGGCAAATTTGAATTCTAATAAGTTTCTAATTGGATCATTCTCAGCCGCAATTTGTTCCTCTGACGGATCGTAAGTAATTGTCCCAAGACCAGTACCAGAATCTGGTCTTACGCCTTGACCACGAAAGAAATCGGCACGACGTGGTCGTCCTGTGACTCTTGATTTAAACATTGCAACTCGTTGATCTGCACGTAGTTTAGCAACTTCTTTTGGATCGTATCCAAATTTAGTAAAAAATGCATCTAATGCTGTTCCCTTGGTTGGATTTCGTTCAATTCCTAATAAATCATAATAGATGCCACCATTTAAAGTTTGTAAACTTTTAGAAATGAAATAGTCATATCTAATAACAGGAGCATTACTTTGTAATAGTCCTTGCAACATTACATGTTGCTCAAGTCCGACATGCGCACCAGCAACTGCAACGGTGCTTGATTTTTCAAGTTGTAAATTTTGAATCTGCCATTGTCCACCAACTAAACAATATGTCCTACCAGCAGCAGAACGATACCACGTTTGGTCATTTAACAAAAATCGTATTGAGCCTGCTGGATCATCTGCAAGGCTTTTAATGATTTTAGCATTTGACGGTAAAATATTCTGAGTTGTGTTGATAATATGAAAATATGGTTCAAATGCTAATGTTTCCCACAATCTAAATATGTCCCTGAAATCTTTACTATCGGCATCAGCACGTGGTGCGAGCATGCGTAAATCGACACGAACCAAACGATTTTGAGCAACTGAACGACACCTTACTATTGGTGTAGCTCTACTCCACGCAAGGTTGATAGTATAATTGACACAACCAATGTGTTTTTTGTCGCCAGTTGGAACCCACACATATCGTATAAATGGTTGGTCGCTTTTAGCAAGTGTAGCTGCGTCGGCTAAGGCATATGCAACAGCATCGGCTGGAGTTGGGGCAAATTCAACTTTGCTAAAATCAATAGAACGAGCGTCATCTTTTGAATATGGCGTAGATTCATTTGGGTGTGTTGCGTTGTAGGCTGATCGTCCTTTACCAACGCCTATTAATTGAAAATTTTTAGGTTCTTGTGCTAGTATAATGGTTATAGATAATGAAATAACCATTATTGCTATTGCTAGATATTTCAGTTTAGTCATAGTTTTAACTCCAAACGTCGATAAATGAGAAAATATCTGCTCCACCCACAGTCGTGATATCATCTATTGGCACACCAGAATCATCAATATCGCCCCAGATAGCTGTTGTGTCATCTACATCCGCCCAACGCGGACCATCTGTAACCAATCCTTCGCATTCATCAACTATTGAATTATTTAAATGATGTTTAAATGTATCTTGTGGTCCATCTTGGCATGGGAAATTCATCTGAATAAAATCTTCATATTGTACTGCACCTTCTGCAATTATTTCATAGCCACCAGAATAAGGACGTAAAACTTGTCGTTCAACTGTGACTATTCCTTTGCGAAATAGTATACCATTTTTAACATATCCTTCTGGGTTTTTACCCCAAACTCGCGGTTGTTTCACTGTAGATGTCAAATCAATAATACCATTTACAGTATTCCATTCTACATGATAAATTATATCAAAATTGTCTCGATAAAAAATAAGACCAGATGGTTTCATGTTATCCTCTTAGTATGTTTGGATACGTCATATCTTACAACTTCTAGTATTAATCTAATTTACAAGCTAACACAACCATATTTAAATAAAAATAATTCAAACGAGGCGATTCATGGCAACTTTGACAGACAACGATAATCCAAGTTTTGTTCTGTTCCCCGTAAACAATAATCGAACGGCGTGGCGACCATTTGGTTTGCCAATAATCATGGTTGTCCCACACCGCCATGAATCAAATGGTACACCTTTAAGTAATAGTTCAGTATTCAATACCAAAATTTATGTCGAAGACGTACCAAAAGAAGCCAAAGTATCTGGACATCAATATCTTGGATTGCGATTTCCAGACAAAGAACTTTATTCAGTTACAATCGATAATTTAACTTTAAGTGATAAGTTAATCCCAATTTTCAATTTAACAATAACCACCACCGATGGTACAGAAATTGATATAAATGATGCTAAGGACGGTGATCTACTTCATTACACAACTTCTACAGGCGTTAAAGATACAATTCCATATCTAATTGGTGCAGAATATTATGATTTATCAGATATTTTACTTGATCTAGAACTTCTTCCTTCAGACAATTATAATATAGTATATCAGACTCAATATTTCAGACGAACAATAGGAAGCGATGGTGTTGGTGATTTTTTATGTATCGACAATAATTTCCAATCATTGGCAATTTTTAAATTTAAAATAGATCATCCAGGTAAAGTCTTAGAAGAATTCTATAGATTAACCCCACCACCATATCTCACAAATAACAAAAAGTCAGCTGACTCAACTGTAGCTCTATATCGTCCATTTACAGATATCTTACAAGATATCATGGATGAACAAGAGTTACTTGGTAAAATTAATTGGGTGTTCGACACCCCAGCAGAAGCCATACCATATCTATCATCATTGTTAGGATGGGATCTCCCATATTTTCCAGAATCATTGGATCAACTGCGACGAGCAGTATTGCGTAGAACAGTCGAATTTCAAAATTTAAAAGGTTCACGACGAGCAATTATCAACATTTTCAGATTGTTTGGATTTGAAGTCCTTATTAGCAATTTATGGTGGTCCAGCGATGGTAAACGCTTAATTCGCCCAGATGAAACTTTACCAAACAATTATAGCAATCAAGAAATAAAAACAACTGCCCACGACCAAGTTGAAGCAATTGTCGCAGACTATACTGTAGCAAATTTCACCAATTTTGAAGTTCCTTTCTTATTTAGACCACAAGAACTTAGTGGTTTAGATGAATTTACTGCTCTTCGCGATGGCGGACAAATAACAATTGTATCATACACAGTAAAAATTAATAGTCCTGCTCATCTAGCATTACAGGACATTGTTGATAAAATCGCTAATGATCCGTCTGGTTATGGTGACACAGCAAATTGCATTGTTGATAATGATGGATTCATGTTCCCACAAGCATTTGATGATGCAATTGAAGGAAAAGAATTAGCAGGATTTAGTCAAATTCATATTGCTGGTAAACTAGGAACAACCACAGATGAAGTGTTAGTTGGTCCGATAGTACCATTAACAAGCCGAGGAGTATCAATCAATCGTGAAACAAATACTCTCTCAATAATTCTAAATGGTAATAGCGAATTTGACGGTTGCAAAGTATATGTGTTTGCAGTGTATAAACGATATGAATTTACAGTTCCTAGTATAATCGCAAATCTTCAAAGCAATAGATTTGATATTCAAGTTCTTACAAAGGCTCTAGAAGAATTCGCCGATCCTACTACGCTAGAGTTTGCTGTTGAATTTCTTTATAGACTCAAAGCATTTCATTCATTACTAAATGTAATAAGAACAAGAATTGAACTTACTGAAACATATGCAGTTACTGATCTATGCGTGGGTGGATCATTCGCACAACGATTTGATACAGACATTGGACGACTACAAGTCCCACCAGCGATCATACCTAGCATTCCTGAAGATTTAAGCGATTGTTCTCTTTTCGAGCCGCGATCACTTGGGTATAAAGATTCAGATATCTTGCTACGATTACGAACATTAACAAATCTTCCAGAAGAACACGCCATATGGAAAGCGTTGGATAATCGCACCGAATTTCCAAATGGCAACACTAGAATCGCACCAAACCAACCCGCAGATAGAAACACTTGTAAATTCACATACCTCGGCCAAGACAGAGTCATACCACAAGAACGAGTGGAAATTCGTGATGTTATCCATGATCCAACACCAAATTCAAATATGAGCGATTCTGGATACACAACAAACCAATTATCAGCTAATAACATCATACTCGAAGGCGAATTCGAACAAACTGGACCAAAAGAAAGCAGCAATTCAAATAGTGGTGCATATGGATCATTCACACGCGAAAGGACCCAAATACAACAAGCATTTTGTGATTTAGATAAAATCAATGACTATTGTTATAAAGGTCGTGTCAGCGATGAATTATTATACAGACCAACTTTAAAATTAGAAGAACATAGCGGCATAAAACCAATTTATGTTGGCTTAGGTTCCGGAGTATACTGGTTATATCCAATCATCACAAAAATGGTACAACCTGGTGTTAAAAACCCAGACCCACGCAGCAAAACCAACAAAATGCGATTCTCTGGTGGATCACCTGTTGGTAGCCAAGAATTCTACACAAAAAGCATAACGAGCGATTATTTAAAAACACCACATAATAAACCTCTGCAATCAAAAAACAATTCATTACTCGGCAGATTATATCGTGATTATGGTAGTCAAATTTCACAAACACTACACTATTCAAATCGTCGTGGTAATCCAATATCAGATCAACGTCAACAATTGGCAATCCAAAGACCAAGTTTAGAAATAACCAAACCTCATCTACACTTTCCAGGTTGTAGATTTCCACTATTACAAGGATTAACTACCGATTTCACACACGAGTCATATACCGCACGTCCATGGGATTATAATAGATGTGGTCCAAAAAATGTTTGTGGTAAAACAGATCTAACATATTTGAATTATCATATGGTCATCGACACAGATGGGAACGAAAGACTAGAATTTGATACTGTTCAGTATAAGATTCTTGGCAATAATATAACACCAGATATTCCATCATTTGGCGATCACACTCTAGGCACAGATTCAACATTCACATCTCAAGATGTTGTTCATAAAGTTTATATGAAGGATGCTAATAGCAATCCAGCAGTAACATTTGATGGTGTATGTGATTATGACACAGCAGTTTCTGCTGACACCATCGAAACAACCGATCCATTATTCCAAAGCCACAATCAATGTAACACTAATATCATTGATTATGCCGATGGATATCCATGTTTAAGAGGATATCAACCATACATATCACCATCGCTTGGGCAAGGAATATATGATGATTTATTGCTTGGACTTGGTGTTCCAACTATAAATGGTACACATTCGCCAAACGAATTATTATTTATGTTAGGTTCAGGGATAAGGAGCCATAGAGAACTTACATGTAGACTTGATGCTGGATGTTTATTGGTTGAATGCGAGACTGGAACCAATACATTATGTTCTATTAATAAATATTTAGATCAAGATGGACAATATGATTGGGATCATGATCATACAATTATTGAACGCCGTTTAGTTGAAATTGAATCAATTGATACTAAACTACAATTTCTTGATGGATCAATTGCTACTCTAATGGAAACATATTAATTAAATACTAAAATTGGCATTGTTGATATATACATTATATCTACATAACAATTTTAAAAATGCATCATTTATGCATTGTCGAAACGGTTCTAGAAATTCATTTATCCAAGCATCTGTACTAGGATGATGCTTGGGCCGAGATTGTGAAATATTTAATAGTCTATCGAACATATTTGATTTTGATACTATATTATCAATCGCTGTAATTGCGTTCGTAGCCCATATTATTCGACCGTGTTTTTGCTGTACAAAGTTCAACGCTTGTTCAAGCATCCACATATATTCATCAACACACATATTGATTAAATTGGAATTATTGTTTACAATTATTCTAAATTTATTTCTATACCATAACGATTGATCACTTCTTGTGGCTTGCCCATAATCTGATTGATAAAATCCAGGACATTCATCAATTTTATTTGGCCATAAAAGATAATGATGAAATTTGTGCTTGATAGTATCAAATGGCTCAGACAATACAACCACATAATCAGCATTTGGCCAACGAATGAATAATTCATCAAATAATGGCCCGAAATATGGGCTGGCTGTGTATGCAAATGGACAATCATCTCTATTTAAATAATTCATAAGTTCATGGTCAATAATCGTTGGTTCATTTAAAAACTTTTTGTATACATTAATTGCTAGAGACGGTGAATCAACATGCATGAACCAACCACCAAATTTAGTGCCGCGCCTCATCAATGTTACAATTTCAGATAATAATTGATCAGAACCAGTAATAAAAGTTTTAGCAGTAGTAAATTTCCCATATCGCTTACGAAAATATGAAATATTTTGTTGTGAATTTACAGTTTGTAAATGATCCAATTTAGGAACACCAGCATAATGTATGACAGTAGCTGTTGGATGATCATCAGCGATGGCATCAACTACATGCTTACTATTATCATATAATAATCGTTGAGCTGGATAATTCCAATTTTTGTTTCCAATAATATAATCTAATTTATCTAAATTTTGCAAAGTTAGCAACAAAGCTCCTTGATCATATAGCGAAACATGATCACATAAATTATTAGTGTTAATTGTGTTTACATTTTCTTCCCATTTATCAATTATTGATCTATCACGTGGCAATGACATTCCAACCACGCCAGAATTCAATACTCGACAGTCATTCGGAGTTGGAATATTCAAATTCGCATATAGCTCATTTTTATTTTGACAATATTGAGGTGCAAAATAGTCTTGAACAACAAAAAATTTATCAATAGAATGTGTAAATAATTCATCAAGTGAATTTGTGATAATTATATCAGCATCAAGCCAAATTACAAATTCTAAATTATAATTATCAATTGCTTTAATAATAAAACTTGGTTTATACCATTTACGCCAGTCATCACCAATTGTGTTAAAATGATTAATATCTTTTTGATCAATAATTATTAATGTGGTGTTTGGTTGGCGTGTTACAAATTCAATTTGTTGGTCAGACAATTCTAAACCAATCACATATAGTTGATACGAGTTATGTCTCATGAGAGACATATGAAACAATAAATAACTATTCCACATATGTGGCGAGATTGCGGTTACAATACCATATCGTCCTATTGCATTCATTCAACCATCTCTAAAAATAATTCAAATGGGATCGTCCGAATGAAATCGACAGTCGTTCCTAAATATGTAACAATGTTATAAATATCATAATGAATAGGAATTCGCCATTTATCATAAAAACGAATCGCATTCCACACATTCATAGCCAAATGTCGACGATGTGATATAGTATAACTATGATAAAGATGAAATTCAGATAATGGGGCCGCGTCAAATTTCAATCCATACATATATGCGGTATAATAATAATCAGTATCATTAAACCCCCATCCCATAAAATCAGGCGACATCCCACCAGTTGCTTGATAATCTTTTTTCCAAAATGCTACACACCCAGACATTGGATTTTTTGCTGGTTTGATAGTTCCATCATCTATAGTCACTCTAAAATCTGGTTTTGCTATTGTTAATGGAACTGGTCCAGTAAAATGTTTAATGATTTTAGGTAATGGTTCATGACGCCACAATTGATATAATTTTTCACAATATAAAATATGGTTATTTTTTAATGTTGCGGCCATATTAAAAAATAACGGATGTGGCAATCTGTCACAATCAAGAATAATTACGATATTTTTAGTAGCAGCGTCAATACCATTATTCCACAAATCTGCTCGACAAAAGAACTGCGGATTACGTCGATTAATGATTAGTGGCCGAAAATTGGTGAATACTATATTTGGATCTCCATCACACACTTGAATCAAATCAAATGCTTCATAATATTTCAACATTTGAAGATATTCTACAACTTGTGTTGCTTGCGGCAATCGTTCATTTGAATAAATAAGACAGATTGATAACATAAGAGACTTTACCCATGACGCATGTTGAATTATTATGCCACTTATTAAATCCAACGATTGACTGGAGTGCGTGTGACCTATCACATGTTTCTGATCTTAAATTAATATTAAATTCAGCATGCCGCAATAAACTAATCGAAACCATACAATCTACCTACTGGCCAGAAGCCGTTCCAGAACAAATGATTGTTAAAACGGCAGAAACACGCAAAATACGAAGTCAAAATATTATTAACGATTTTATTAAACAACCAGTAAAAAATCAAAAATTATTAGATATAGGTTGTGGAACAGGTGATTGTGTAATTGCCGCAAATGAATATGGCGCACATGCTTTAGGTTATGATGTAACAAAATTTGATGAATGGACTACTGACAATTTCACAACTGATTTGGAAATTGTAAAGAAAAATGGTCCATATGATATCATTTTATTATATGATACATATGACCATCGTAGTATAGAACATCCAATAGAGCCAGTTCTTAAATTGTTGCCAGAAATAGCCACAAAGAAAACATTAATTTATGTGCGTACACACCCATTCAGTTCTCGTCATGGCGGTCATTTATATGAAACTTTAAATAAAGCATACATTCACTTGTTTTTGACTCCACCAGAAATAACAGAGCTTGGTGGCCAACTGAACACATATTCAAGAATTATTCATCCAGAAGCAGTTTATCCAGCGACATGGCAGAAATTTGGATTATCTATTGTAAACAAGAAAGAAATTATAGTTAAACCTGAACCGATAATTGAAGTGTTCTTGCCATTCATAGCACAAAAATGGGAACAACAATGTTATATAACAGACCCAACACAAATCATACGAATCATGTCAATTCAATTTATTGATTATATTTTACGTCTTAATATTTGACTTCTAGCGATTTGACACATCCAATAGCTGCGTCCCAAAATGCTGGCCATTTCGTGCCAACTAATGCCCATCTATCTGGGACATATTCAATAATATAGTCTTTGAATAGATAATCAAATAAATCACGGTCACAATCAAGCAATGGTCCACATGTAGCATAAAAAATAGCCAACATATCGCCCATTTTAATAAATTGCAAATTAAGAAAATGTGATCGCAATAACTCTGGTAAATCACGTCGAAAAGGAAATGTAGTATAACTTCTTGGTATAATATCAACATCTACTAAAATTTGTCCACATTTACATTTCTCTGGACGTAAATTTTTAATTTCACATTTATCAATAGTTGAATATACAGTTTTATTAGCCAAATTCAACCAATTCACATAATTATTATTATGAAATAGAAACAATGGCATTATATGACGACGATTAGCAGAACACGTGTGAAAATTCAATCCAGTTTGCCAATCAATCATACAATCATTAATATGTATTCCATTATTGATTAATATGTCCTTTTTGAAAAAAGGTTCACAATCGGTGCTGACAAACGATCTGATTTTATGCTTATTTGAAATGATAAAATCGACAAATCTCGGATGAGCAGTAAGATATAAGAAATTGTGCGGTTGCGCACACAAAGTTACAGCCCGATTAGTTTCTCCATAACAAAAATCGATATAGTAGAATAGTTCATTAAGATTGCTGCCATCATATCGAAAACGAAATGTTGTTCTATCCATTCGTGTAACATGATCACGCACAACTTTAGTTCCAGATAGCCATAATATATTATCACCTTTCTGTAAATATTCTATGTCTGGAATGGCACTATATGGACCAAATTCATAATGGCATACTTCGCCCTTAGTAGACCCACCAGTTCTTAATAGTTTTATATTATTCGTATAAAAATCATTAGACCATTTATAATATAATTGATCGCTAATAAACCGAAATTTAGAAAAGGTAAAATTTTTAATTGTTCTCAAAAATTGATCACGATCATGTGCCGATTGATTAACATAAGCATTAATATACAGTTCATATAATTCAAATGGAGTCATTTCATGTATGTATCGATTATAGCCGTATTTGATTGTGATCGAACATAATCAATTAAAGTTCCAGCGTCACTTAATTCCTTAATCGTATTTATTAATTTCGATTGATTACAATAATTGCTTGGTTTGTCAAGAACCATTGGAGTTGAATTTACACATTGTCCCCAACAAAAACCAAGAACTGGACATTCCATGCATTTTTGATCTTTAAAACATGGGAATGTGTCAATGATCATTTGTCTACGACGTTCTAAAATAATATCCAAATCTTCATCAATTGTACCAAGTCTTGATTGTGCCCATTTATAAGGTAAATCATAAATATCATTGCTAGAATCTATTAACCACACACTATTACCACGATATTTGCAACATGGTGTTGCTACTGGCCGCACTCCGAACAATTTCTTAAATGATTCCAATTGCGATTGATCGTGTTTCAGATCAGTCGGATGTAAACACCCAAACATTACATTATCAAGACATACGCCTATATCGGCCATTGTTTCTAAAAAATTTCTATACGCATCTTTATTGTACCATTCATCTCTAATCGCAGCTTTAATATGTAATTTATCCCCAAAACCCTTAGATATCATCAACTTCACATTTTCAATCGCTATATTATATGGATTGCCTAATTGATGTAACGAACGACGTTGAGAATTGTGTTGGAATTCATCACCATCAATACTAACATTTATTTTATCCAACAATTCAAATGTTTTATACGCATCAGATGATAAGTTAACCGTTGCGTTTGTAGTAAGCGATATTAAACACGCTATGCTACTGCCATCTAATTCATCATATATTGATTCTATAATTTCTTTCACTTTAGCTTGTCTTAAAAGCGGTTCCCCACCAACAAAATGCATTGACATGTGTGTCGAATTGAATTTATTTAAATATCTTCTAATAAATTTTATTAATTTATTAGTATTAATTTCATTGTTATCAACTTTTTGTAATTTCGTTGTGACAGAACAATGTGAGCAACGTAAATTACATTCCCAAGTCGGTACAATGGTCAGATTTAATAATCCACGATCGCGCATTAAATTATATATAATCGCATCATAATCTTGATCCATCATAAAATAATTGGCACGTAATGTAGCTTCGTCAGAATCAAGTGGTAATGTTGTGTGTGTTAATGTGTTATAATAATATTCACGTTCAGCATCAGTTGTCTTTAGAACACGAAGTGACATCATGGTGACGGACAACTCCCACAATCCTGTCCTTCATTCGGAATAGCTATCTGACATCCGCCAGCCCCATGAAAATTGCCGCTCTCCATCTGAATGTCAAAAGTATCAACCATTTTATCAATTTTAATTTTAGTAGCTTCTTTATCAATGAGAAGCAACTTTTTACGTTTTTTCGGTCGTTGTGGTGTGAATATTGGCATGTTTTATTTTTGCGTTTTATAGCCACCCGTTTTTTCTTGCTATAATTACATCTGGACCAGCCAATGCGATTTTTGACATGCACCACTCACCATATCTTATTGGTTCTTTAATCATTAAATTATTTTTTATAAATGCGCGGCGAACTTTTTCTTCCGATTGTGCTACATTCCATAATGGACGTTGTTCAAAATCATGCCATTCATCTTGGGTTCGATATGGAAATAAATATGGTTGACACTTTTTAGTATTTATATATTCTATTGATTGATTATTCAATAATAGCATTGTCCCTAAGAATATACCACGTGGTTTAAGCACACGCGAGATTTCATGTACATATTGATATATCCAATCAATGTAAAAGTGATTAAAAACCGCTATCGCCACTACAATATCAAACTTATCATTTTGATATGGAAATTCAAATAATTTCGGGTCAATATAACCAACCACATTAAATTCACAATGCTTAACATCACAATGAGTAAACGTAAAATTTTGATGCTTATAATTTTCTTTACAATAAGAAACAAAACGATGGTTCACATCAAAACCATCATAGTGACCATCATCTAAAAATTTTATTAATTGTTTTGCTAATCTTCCAGTACCACATCCAATATCAAGAATATGATGGTGTCGTTTTAATCCGGTATGTTCAACAAGCAATCTATGAAATTGAGCACCAATCTTGTCAAAATGTTGATTATATGGATTTAACCCACCGAGCGGGGCTTTTATACCATCATCAATGACAAGATCACCAAGCAATTCTGATCGTTTTGGAGCTATCATCTTTGTAACCGTCTGGCCTGAATCTCTACCCATGACCCATCTCGTAATTCTTTAAGAGATACATTTGCCGAATGTGAATCAACTTCTTGTTGAAAACGTTTTCGCATATCAGCCAATGTGCCTTCCACCATCTTTTGACCGCTCACATATAGTGCTACGATACGTTCATGGTCTGCTCTAATTGGAGGATCTAAGCGAATTGTGCCAAGTGCCGATTTAATAATTGCACCATCATTTTTCATTTGAACATCATTATCTTCTAGCATTGACGTATACATGGTTTTCATAAGTGTCAAAAATTTGTCGCGGGCCACATCGTCAGGAAAAGAGAAAAGAACATTTTTCATTGGTTTCACCTTTTGTGTTGGAAGGCGTGTTATTGCCGATGGATCAATTTTCAACATCGCCCATATTAAGAATTCACTAATATATGAGCGTAGCCATTGTAACATATCTACGCCTTTACATGTAAAACACATCATTTAGCTTTTATACGTACATATCATCAAGGAGGTAAAATCTCATGAAACAACAACGAATAGAACGTAACTCGCAAAACAAAACCCCTGAAATTATAGACAATCGTAGTCCAACAACTAAAGCAACAAAAGTTCCATTGCGCACAATTCATTACATGGAAGTAGGCGACATGGACCAACAAAAAGTTGCAATGTTGGTTAAGCAAGTAGGAGAATTATATCAAGGAGATGATAGTGAAACTCACTATATAATTCCAATACGACATGGAAAAATTGGAACAGATATGGCTTTTGAAACAGAGTGGCTTGAAGTTGTACATAAAACTTGTGAAATTAAAGATGGTAAAATAGTCCTAAAAGATGGAGCTAAGGACGTCATCGTAGTAAGACAACAAGTTTAGAGGTTTAACAAAATGAACAAAACAAAAAAGCCAGCAGAACAACAAATCACCAAACAATGGAAAGATTTAAAAAATAGATTAGATGTTATTCTTGTATCAAACAACACTATGAAAAGCATGTCCTTACGTGAAAAATGTATCGCTATGGATAGTATGACAATTGACGAACGTAGGAAACATATTCTTGATAATTGGGGTCCATTATACTTAAATAAAGTTGAAAATATATTACAACAACTTGAAGTATTAGAAAATGAACTTAAAAGCAAGAAGTAAATGGGGACATCGCGATAGCGTTTCTTTTCATTTGTAATATATCAGCATCTGTTGCACCAAGCATAGCACATATTCTATATTCATTGTTAATAGTTGTATTACAAACGACTGGATCATCAGTACCTATAGTAATCTTTAATTTATGATCCAACATTTTTCGTAATGGATGGTTGTTTCTAGCGCAAACACCAGTCAAAAAATTACTAGTTATACCAAGATCAAAACTTATATCGTTATCTCTTAATTTTAACATCAACGCCTCATCATTAATCACTGCCAACCCATGTGCAATATTAGTCACAACATCCGCTACATACCTAATATTCTCAACACCACCATATTCACCAACATGTGCTCTAACTAATTTACCAGCAGCACGCCAATTATGCAAAATTGGAACATGAAAAGAATTATCAAACCAACATTCATCCCCAACCAAATCAATACCAACTAAACAATCAGCCGCAATTGGATTTTCTATTAATTTCGCATACTGTCGTTGACTAGCACGCATTGATTCATATTTCAATGATAAAATTAATCCAACACCACCTGGGCGATAAGTATTAAATCTGTCATATATGAATTTAATCGCTTCATGCTTATGCCATCCTATACTCATATATTTATTAATTGAAAAATCAATTAATGCATAATCAATACCATCATTATTTAATTCACCACATACTGACGCTATGCTATCATCAATTAAATTTTCAGTCCATTTAAGTTCATCTAAAATTCTAAATTTATCAAGAAATCTATGAAAACCATTTACTTCTCCAACACCAAACGTCATTTGTCGTAATACATCATTTTCATTTTCAGCAAGGTGACGCAAACCAAGCTGCTGTATTGCACGCCAAACGAATGATACAGGTATACACCCACCAAGTCAGAGATGCCGGTGAGTATCAATCACCGGCATCTTTAACTCCTGTTGCATGTTATGTCCATTTAAAAAGTATCGATTTGCCGTTTCCGTTTAGTCGCTTCGCACCAAAAAGGTCATCGGCATATGAAGACCTTATAAACACACCAAGCCACAAAACGCTATGGTTTTACATTTTTGAAATAATCATCAGCATCGGCACTAGTCCAAATAGATTTTTTACCACCATCATATGGTTTTGCTAGACCTTTATTAAGTAGCATTTGACCAACATTCACATCATCAGCAAAAACATCAGCATTTATTCTAAAATATTTATCACGATTAATATTGCGCAATTCAACAATCGTTGCATTCTTAAGTGTCAATTCAACAATCGCTTTAGCTTCTAATGACAAACGGCGAAGTTTTGCGCGTTGATCATTCTTCTCAGGCGTATCAATCCCACTAATCCTAACGCTTATGTTGCTACCAACAATTCGCGGCCATTTATCAATATCAACAGTAAATGTGTCACCATCATAAACACGCACAATTTTGCTTATTTTAACATCCCCATATGAATCATCAGCAGATTGTATAGATACTTCAGTATCTAATTCATTTAATGGCGGTTGATGATAACAATCAACAATTAAAAACCCAAATGCTCCAATTAATGCACACACAAAACAACAAATTAAAATTTTACGCATATTAAATCTCCAGTCATCGAAGTTTACATACCCACCTTGTTTTTTCCGAATGTTTAACAGCTATGAGATTGTGTTTTATCGCGTATTCTGATTCAGTCATTCGCATGCGTTTTGCTCTGTCCCAAATTGTTTTCTTATGATATTTTCCATTAATTGAAATATAATGATAATCAGGCGGTATTACACCATCTGCTGTAAATCCGGAAGCTTTATAAACACCACCAGTATGACCGTAAGTGGCGTCTGAAAATGTTACCAACCATTGAACATAATCTGGTAATAATTTTTTAGTTTTGCTTATTAAATAACTCATTAAATTCTTACATTTTAGATTAGTACATCTCGCTAATCTTGATATTTCCATTACATTTCGTCTTTCACATTTCAGATGAATAGCTGTTTCGTTTCTTAATGCGTGGCAATAGCTGATAGCGGCAACTAACTTATCATTAAAATATGCTCCAAATACTATAGCCCCTTTCCTAATGGTCCCAGAATAATGAAATATTGAATAAAAAACAGATGCTTCAACTTCACTTATTTTTCTAATATCAAGATCACGTGGTTTACATATATCACTATTCAAACGCAATCCATATTTTAATAATTGAGATTCAACTTCTGTAAATGAAGCTAATTGAAGTTCATCTATTGTTAGTAAGTCAAAATCTGTATGCTTGCGAATGTATGTTGCCTTTTGTTTATCTTTAATCATTACATGTGGTAACGAATGCCAATATTCGCCTTGAACTTCAATTATTAATGGTCTAACCATCGATTGTTGTGTTGGTATAACACAGTCAACAACATAAAAAGGCCCAACACGTGTTTCTGGCCCTTCCTCATAGAACGAAATTCCAGATGATGATAAAATATAATACAATTGCTTTTGTGCAGAACTTATCCAGCCACCGCTTTGTTGTTTGTTAGCATTAACTGTTCTCAGTTTGTTGATCCATGCTTGTCGTTTTAATGGGTCAGATAATGATTTCTTAGATGCCGCTGTTAATATTTCACCGCGTTGTGCAAACCAAACTTCTTGTTTTAATCGAAATTCAGGATCATTCCACAATTCTTTAATTTTTGCTGATATAATCAATTTAGACTCAGCATTCTTTATCCATCCTCCCAGACTAGCATCATAATTAGCTTTACCAGCATTTATTAGTTTCTGTTTATATTCAATTGTAGACGTAGCGTCTTTTACTTTATCAATATAATCTTGATCACGCCAGTTAGCAGTTGATGCCTCACTAATCTTTTGTAACGATTCTTGACTTAATTTGTTTCTTATACGTTGGTCACGCATATTATCAATCATTTTTCTGATTGTTTCATCGCTGCATTTAAAATGTTTAGCAATTTGATATGTTGATTGACCATTATTATACATATTATTAACAACAATTTTATCTATTGTTAATTTTTGATAGTTCTTTCTTCGTATCGTAATTCCGGCATTTTTAATAATTTTAGTAATAGTAATTTCAGAAACACCAACAATAGTGCTAATTGATTTTATTGATATATCAGTATTATATAAACTTATAATTCGCTCTTTTACATCCTGTGGGATCGCCATATCATATATATAACAACAAACATATAATGTACACTGACATCATAAAACAACACATTATGCGATTGTTGGCGTAATAACATCAACCTTGCCAAGTATCGCCGTTGAAAAACATCAATCTTGTGCCATTATACCAAAAATCGCCAAATACTGGATCTCGACCAAGCAATACTCTGAGACGTGGCAATATCTGAGCATCATATAACGTTGGGTCGCTTCCAAGCATGTCACTTGCGAGAACTAATTTAACAACTTTATGAACTAAGCTACCAGAATATCCATACCTATCAATGGCTTCATTTGGAGTAATAGAAGAAATTGCCTCCAAATCGACTTGGTTGCCCAATCCTTGATCTTGTTCACACACATATCGGTTATCAAATGATGGATTGATTGGTGTCGTTCTACGTGATGTGCTCCCAATTAGTGCTCGCGATTGACCAATAGTTGGCACATATTTGGGAACTCTACTAAGTCCAAATGAACTGATTCGAGTTGACGCTTGCGAGAAATCAGTGTCTGGTGGGTTGTTAGCGATAACATCAAACGCCGCAAAGAAATCTTCTACATCACCTGATGTTTTATTCCACAGCGACGATAATACTACATGACCACGCCCGAAATGTTGCTGAAATTCGACTAATCCTTCTTGTAGTTGCAAATTTTCTATCGGCACAATTTCAACAATCTCTCCTTCACCATAATCATAATGTAAGTCTAATGTTGCGAATTCAATTGCTACAGTGCTTGGAGCACCTCCGGATGCAATATCAGTTACATTATATGTGGAAAAGAAAAAGCGTAATGCGTTTCCTCCAGTACCAATTCGTTCTATTCTACTAATCCATACTGGATAGAATGTACCACTATTATCAGCAGTTGGTTGATCGCCAGCTGGAACACTGATATCAAATTCTCTAAATAACCCATTAGGAATCACTATTCCTATGGTTGAAGTGCGATTTGCTACTGCATCAAATGGATAATTAAAACTGGTAATCCATGATTGGATATCTGAATCCAATTGTGGAATGGCATTCCATGCACTATCAGTCAACAGACCAGTACCATGAGATATTGATAACAACGATAGGTCATCAGTTACTGCTGTTCCGCCAGGAATTGAATCAGAAATTTCATATATAGCCGGATTGTCATATAAACCATCGCTGTTTGTGTCGTTTGTGTCTGCTGGTGGTGCTAATAAATCAAGAAATGCTTGCACATCACCATCTGTGGTATCCAAAGTTCTGAAAATGAGAAATCCGGCGACTGTTTCGGCTTCGCCGGGGTTAATTGCAACAGCTTCTTCTGTGGTTGTGACAACTGACATTCTCACTTGTTGGAATGTCAAGTTACTATTAATTATATAATCAGCGTATAAGATGGCTACTTCGGTTGTTGAGTTTTCAATATTTGCTGTAAAGATAAATCGCAGTCGTCCATCGTAGCCATCTGTACCATTAGCACCTGAAATTCTTTTAATTTTGGCAAGACGTAATTTTTCCCATTTTTTGGGAAGTGATGCGTGAAAGTCCCATATTAAACCAATTGGAACATTTACTTCTACAGTTCCTGATACAACTTTTGGTTGTAAAATATATGGAAATAGTGCGTCATGTCCTAGACGCATTTGAAGGTCATCAATCGCTTTAGCAATAACTAATTGACGAATTGTCACATCGGCTATTGGGCGATTTAAAACTTCATAGAATGCTGGATCAACACTTGTTAACCATCTAATGTTAAGTGTTGGATCTCCACCAGTCAATGCTGAGAAGATGGTGCCTGGCGCTTTAGTTGGCACCATTGATGGATTGATCGTAGGAATGGTATGTCCTCCCCTTACATTGTCACAATATTAAATTTTTGCCGACCATATCTATCGTTATGACGTGATGGATAAACAAAATAATTAATATGATGTTGGTGGTTGATGTTTCAGAAAACGCAGCTGACGTGATTCGTCCGCTGCTGACATTCACTCATTAACCGGCATGCTTCATCCCCAGGAAGTGACACGTTTCCATGGCGGCTTTTGAGTATAAGGGATAAGAGAATAAACTTCTCTTGGCAAACATCAACCACCAACACACTAACTTTGCATCACGTCATACTGTCTGATATTGCAACCACTCCATCATTTTCACCAAAATCTATCACTGCCGGTGTATCCGGCAATAATAGTATCGCACCAAAATTGGCAGAATCAATTGTTTTATAAATAGACAATCTTTCCACCTTAGTAAACTCATTCATCATTTATCCTTACATCAAGCTTTAGTAGGTTGAATGTGGCGAATATTAGAATTATTAATTGTAATAATTTTATCAAAATATTGCACTGCATGAAATTTACCATGAGTTTTTCGATATCGTGATGCCAATCCACATATTTCATAATTTCCATTACGCTTTGATCTTATTACTCTATGTGGCCGATAACCAAAACATAAATACGTATAATCTTCTCTTTGTGCTACATGATCAGCGAATAGACGATTCCCCATTGCAGTGTCAACAATCATAGGATTAAGTTTTCGTTGAGGTGGTGATTTAGAATGGTGATTACCAAATGATTGGCTTATAGAAGTTAATGCGTTATGCAGGCTATTCATAATATTAGACACTTCAGAAAATAATTTATCAAGATACTTCATTCTAAAATTTCCACAATATACACGTGACTCCTCTAATTCTTTTATCGCGAGAGACGTTGTACGCATTAAATCATTAAATCCCTCATAATCACTAAGTAAATCATTAATATCAACATGCATCTGTAAAGATTGTCGAATGTCATTTGCAATGAAAAACAATCTGGTCATAACAGTTCTAATTGCATTTACTTTCTCTTGATTCCTAGTTAGGGTGGTCAATGGTTGCGACAATTTACTCATAAAATTGGTGATGGTACCTACAATCCTTCTAAGCTTTTTCGTTGTAATATTTACAAACATTGTCCAATCTTTTTTATCAAATTCAGAATTATCAATCGCATAATCTGCCATAATACCAAGTGGCGTAGTATCTTGGTCAAAATTAGCATTCGACACTGCACCTTCATAAATTGTACATAACTTCATATGCGTCTCACATTAAAACAGTGTTTGAAATGCAATCCATTATCAATATCAGCCCTATCTTTGACAAACAAAATTGCATTCAAACAATCACTGGGTAATAGTATAGTAGACAACAACACATATTGGTCAACATGCCATAATATTTGTTCTTTAGTACGAAAATTACACAAACAAATAATCAATAATGAATATAAATTTAGTCAATTATACCAACACAAACGTCGCGTCAAACGCAAAGACAGAATAATATACTTATCAACATGGCAAGATAAAATTGTAGAGAGATGGCTAAATGACTCCTTAAATAGATTGTTAAATAATTGGTTCAATGCAAGAAGTTATGCATACCGCACTTCGGACATTGGTTTAGACAAATGTCAACACAAAATTGCAATTAATTTACGATCAAATCCATACATTATCAAAAAAGACATAAGCCAATATTTTTATACAATCAATCATGATATATTATTATCACAATTATCATCAATTATAAAACATAATGACCCACTTTATGATTTAATATTACAACGAGTTAAGTTCAATTATATTGAACATGACACAAAATTATTAAAACAAGCAACTATTGGTGTACCATTTGGATCGTCTATAGCATGTATACTTGCAAATATTTATCTAACTGATCTAGACAACAAATTAACATCATTACCAATTCAATATCACCGATACGCTGACGATATTATAATCCTAGCACCAACTCAAGAATTACAAGAAAAGGCATCTCAATTATTTGATAATACAATAAACGATTTAAAATTACATATTAAGCCATCGCATAATATTACCACGTTTTTAACAACCAATTCTATTAAACATTTAGGCTTAGAATTTTATACAAACGGAACCATAAAATTACCAATTGAAAAGTTTAGAAAAATCAATAACATGTTCAAAAGAATATTATCAAACATAAAAGTTGATAATTTAACTATTGAGCAACGAATAATAAAATTCGTAGACACAGCAAATTATGTTATAAATAACAGAATTAGAAGTGCAGCTGTAATTGATTATTATTTAAAACATGTTAACGATGAACGTCAATTAAAAGAACTAGATAAATTAATAATGCAACATATAATATCAGGTGTGTTGCAAAAGAAATTTAAATATTCAGATTATAAAACTATTGCTCCATCATCACTACGTAATTATGGGTTACAATCACTGCTACACAGAAATAGATTAATAAAACATGGTCATCTCAAAATTTCATTCTTAAGTCTATATAATAAGATAATGATGGAACGACATCAACAAAAAGCCATAATTAAGAAACAATTAATAAATTTATCAAAACTTGCTAAAAAATTAAAACATAACGACACACAGCCAAAGTACCAACAAACATAAAATATGATATTAACAAGCAGCATAACCACTGCCACAATCTAAAGAACAGCAACTATTTTAAATGGAGAAACATGTCAACAGCACAAAGTGAACCAAATCCAAACACTAACACTCGACGACAACCACCATATGCAATCATCGTTATCAATGATGATGTGCACACGTTTGATTATGTTATAGCATGTTTCCAAAAAGTATTTCGTTACAACAAAGAAAAAGCAAAAGCGCTCGCATTAAAAATTCACGAAAGTGGCAAAGCTGTTGTGTGGACAGGTGTTTTGGAAGTAGCAGAACTATATGTTGAAATGATCAAAGAAATGGGGCCAGATGATAAGGGAAAATGTGATTTTCCATTGAGTGTTGAATTAAAACCGATGCGGTAAAATTTGTTGTGGGCGAAGCAAAAATTAATTGCTTCGCCCACAACAAATTTAAATCAAGTCAAAGTTGAGTGGTGCTTTTCCATTTATTTTCACATCATCTAAACTATCAACCTCAATTTCTATTTTAATTCTACCAGACGGTGGCGATGGTGGTGGTGGTGGTGGTGGTGGCGGTGGCGGCGTTGTTGGTGCACCATAAAGAGCTTGGATACGTTTTACATCGTCATTTTGTTGCGGTTTAGCGATTGCTGCTGAATAATATGGAGCCATCAAAGCTTTAGAATTTTTTGAATGATCTAGGCCAAGTAGATGCCCAAATTCATGGGCAGCAACATTCAAGTACAGAATACCGCGATCATTTTTATTGGCAATCCATGTTTCATCAATATCAAATCTCATCAACAATTGCCCTCTAAATCCGGCTTGTGGTGGTAAATACGCCCATGCCAATGTACCAGATGGTCCATCAAAATTGTCGGCAGAACCTCGACCAGTAGAAATGACTATATTCGCACCACTTTGTTGTGTGGTTCGTTCAAAAGCAAGATCCGCAACATCCGCCCACGATTGAAATGCCATTCGTAACAAATCATCTTGATCATTAGTAGACAAACCAGTAACATATCTCTGAATAAAATATTTTATAACTCCTGGACCCCATTTTGGTGCATTTCCAAACGCAAATGGAGATATTAAATTATAATCTCGACACCCACATCGAGGCATCGTTTTCATAGCTCGAACAACTTGTGCATCAAGATTGCCAGTTACTTCCACACCAATTAAAGATTGAAATTGTTTAACATATTCTGGAATTGACTCAATAGTCATATCACCAGTAGATGGATTGTGAAAGAAATAATTGAAATATTTAATTGCAAATTCGGCAGAATCATCAGGAAGATCTTGTTTTGAAACTACTTCTTTCACAAGATCATTAAAAGATGGATCTATCATAATAGCTCCTAATCATTTATTTGTGTTTTGGTTAATATATAATGTTTGAGTTGTTATAGTTTGTTTTTGTGAAGTTGGCACTGACGGCCAATTCTTCACAAAGCTAAATTTTCGTGTTATTTTTTGTGTAGGAGTAATAGGTATAGCTGAAATAACTTCGTTCCAAATCTCTTGAAACAGCACTTCATTTTGATGCAACTGCTGTTTCATCGGAGGTGGAGAATGGTCAACTGGACAAAAACATTTATCACCACCAACTAAATTAGAACAAAACACAAATGTTATTAATATCGACAATTGCCACCACATCACATCTCTCCAATAATTGCAAAAACGAACATACTACCTTTAAGAAATGTTTGCCACCCGACTAATGTGGAGCTAAATTAAACTATAATTAATAGGAATACAATGCTATTAAAAAATAGAACAACTCATCATTTCAAATTCAGAATTAAACCAAGCAAGCAATTGTTGCAATATTTAAACAATTATCATAATTCAACAGAAGTCAATGAATTATCAATAATCATAGACACATTCTCTATAGAATGGAACATATCACCAATCATCACTATTCAACTTAACGGAATAAAAGAAATATTACGAATCATGAAACGATCTCGCTGCCATATCAAAGACGTAGTAGTAACATCTCATAATAAATTAAGATTTAAAAGACGTGGATTGGTAATGAATGGAGAATGTAAATCAATTCAAATTAACAAACAAAATAATCGATATTTTGTGAGACTAGAAATAAATCTTGAAGATTGCACAAAATATAACAACATACTACCAAACAATATTAAAATATTGGCTATTGATCTTGGTGTTAAAAATCTTGCAAGTTACGCAATCATTAACAATCATATAACTGAAGAAACCGGAATTATTGATAGCAAGCGTGAGGGGGCTGACGCAATTACCGATTTAAAACAAATGATTGCTGATCTACGTTATAATATTAATAAATCACAACGAACACACATCAACAAAAAATTGCTACAACCACAAGCTGAACGTATCAAAACCGCAATCCACAACATACAACAAAACAATTATTTTACTGGCATTCCAAATGGTCTGTGGTTAATTTATGCTGCGACAATCCGCGATGCTAGAAACGCATTAATTAAATTACACGTCGCAGGACGAAAACAAGAAAGATACGAAGGCATTCTGTTTAATGGGTTATTAACACATTATAATAATTTCACAACTAACCTTCTTAATAAACTTGTAACAATAATTGTTAATTTGGCAATAAAGAAACACATAAATGTAGTAGTTATGGAAGATTTATCATCATATTGCGATGAAGCACGAAGCCTTTTATCAACATTATGGTCTCATAGAAAAATAGCAGATTCTATACAACACTCACTAACAACTAATGGTATTACCGCTGCATTTGTTGACCCACATCACACTAGTCAAATCGACCCAATGACAGGTGAATTTGCATATAGAAGCAAACAAAATTGTAGCAATCTAATTGTTGATAGAGATGGTGAAATCTTAACATTAGACGCAGATCAAGCTGCCGCACAAAATATTGGTTTGCGATATTTGAATCAACACACTGGTTTGCATCACCTTAAAGCTTTAATCATAAATGATTTATTATTGCCAGTAAGCACAACTTATACAATTATAGACGCACAATTACAAAACGCAATAGCTGCAGCAACTGGACATTTATTTGGAAAACTCATCAAATGTGATAATGATATGTATAAACTAATCGGAATTTCTAGCGATGAGTATTTTGCACTCTATGCACAAGGCACTTCAACGTTTGTAGACTTATTTAAACATAAAGGATTATATGTACATAAAAATCTCCATAAACAACTTCAAGAAGACATCGCAAGAAAAGCGGGCGTATTTGATAGCGATTGTGCGTATTTAGCAAAGAAATCTTTCAAAAAACATTGAGATAATCCATGATATGGCCTACAGATAAATTAGAACTATTGAACCTTGGTAAATTAGCAATCAACGAATTTTGCGCATTAAATGATTTACCAGTGCCAAATGTAACAACAATTACGAATGATGTATGGTATTTTGATGTGTGTGCTTATTATCGTCCAGAATGCGGAATTAAAATTTGTTTAAATAAATGCCAAGTGCCATGTGGTGAAATCACAACAAAAAATTGGACATGGCCATGTTCAGTCATCGATAGAGAACCATATGGAGTTCTCGCACACGAACTTGGACATCATGTTGATGTTGTTAGTAGCGAATTAAAAGGGTCATATTTTGGTAATTATAGTATAGATTTAAGAAAATTAACAAACGAATTACCAATAACTAAATATTGTGATAATGACGCAGAATGGTTTGCAGAAATTTTTAGATTGTTTATAACTAACCCATCGCTACTATCTGTGTTACGACCAAAAACATATACCGCATTAATTAATAGATGGAAACCAATTAAAGATGTGTCATGGACAGTTGCACTTGGAGATAATGTCCCATCACGAATAATCAACACAATAAATAATAAAATAAAATCTTTATAATATCGTCTCTTATACACATTTTATATTAAGCGTAAAACGTCTTTTTTGACCAGCATACACTTTTCTATATCCATTCGCTTCTGCGTAAGTTCTTTCCGTCATTTTAGCAACTTTAGCACGATTATACAACGTCTTTTTGTGCATTGGTACTCCTGAATCAGACATATATTGATAATCAGGCTGGCATAATCCTTCATCAGTCCAATTGCATGCCTTGTAAATTGTGCCTTCATGAATGTTTGTGTCAGCATATGAAATAATAATATCGTAAGTCTTCATTCTTTTTATCTCTTTACAAGCCCACGCTAAAAACTTGCTCATGAGATTACGATTATAAAAATATGGGTGTCGACAAAGTCTAATCAATTCAATTGCCTTTGATTTAGTAATATTCTGTCTTACCAACGATCCGAACACTGCCACAGCAATCAATTCACCATGCAAATAGGCACCGTATGCATATTTGCATCTGTTGGTACCACCAAGATAGTGAAAACTACTTAAAAAGGTATTAACTTCTTGTGAAATAGCCGATTTAAATGTGATATCATCCAATTGAATGACAACTGGTTGCCGATCAGTGAATCCTAAAATCTCTAACAATCGTTCTTTACCACGAACTGAACGAAATTCACGTTCCCAAATAGTTCTCAACTGAAATTCAGGATAATACAATTGAATAACGGTAGCTTTGGCGCGATCATTGCGAATATTATGTGGCAGTCTATGCCAATATTCACCATTTACTTCTAACAGAATATTGTCAATTTTAAAATCGAATTTATAATTGTTAATTTCGTATTCGCGATCATATGTAATACCATGACCATCTAAAACAGCAGCTACATCATCATTAAGCTTACTAGTCTTAAATGGTCGAGGAGCAGACAGAATTGCTCTCACTTCTGGATCATTTAAATATCGTTCTTTCGCTATTTTAGAAAGTCGTTTGCTAAGATCACTGTTAGTGTAGATTGTCCTAATACCATTACGCACTTTGAGGCGATATAATTCATTTTTCCAAAGCTGTTTACTACGTTCTTTTACACCATCTTTCCATTTTTCCGCAAAAACAATATCGTTTTGTAGAAGTTCTCGAAGTCGTTCACCACCAAGTTTAGAACCAGCATGACTACCAGCTACAATAGCCGCATTTTTAACATTATCAGGAGTAATTAGTCCTATTAAGTCCATCTCCTTGTTTACTAAGTAATAACTAATACCCAAATCACGAGCCAGTTGCTTGCGTGATTTTTGTTGATAATAGGCAATTAAATATTGTCGTTGTTCTTCGTTGAGTGGTTTTGTGAAAACTTTTCTGAGCTTTTCTTTATGTTTATCACCAACAATCTTTTTAGCCGGTTTCACTCCCAATTTTTTAGCTCTAGCACCTAGTGGTCGTGGATGTAATCCAAGTTTTTTGGCTAAAATGGCAATTGTGCTTGTTGGTAATTCATTAACAATAATATCATCATACAGCTTCCAATTAATTGGCGTGCCGCTAGGCATATAGCATCTCTGAGAAGATGACGTTTTGTTAATAAAGATTTATGACAATATGATACGCCATCTTACGACTATTTCAAAATCTTCGGACTTCTTTACTGGAGTTTTTAAAATGCGATGGCTAAACATTCTAAAACCATCACGCAATATTCCAACTTCACCAGTAATTGCTGCATTATTTGAATCAACTGGTGTTCTATCTAGTGTAATATCGCGACCACCAAGAGCTTTATCAACAACCAGATAGTATGGGTTAATTTGATCAATAATTTCATCGGCAGCAGCGGTGCTATTTGTTTGCACCAATTTTATTTGGTCACCCTCTTTAATCAAGTCAACTAGTGTTTCAGATATATCAAGATTGATTGTGGCTGTACCGTTCGCGTGAGCGAGGAGTGCAGTACCATCGTCATTACCTTTTAAAAATATATTGCGTGGGTCGCATTCGCAAGCACCAACAGAATCAATTTCTTCTGCTCCAACTAATGCTACTTCTGTGAGTGTGAAAAAATCGTGTGTGGTTATTCCTAATCCGTTATATTCGTCTTTACGAAGAGTTGTTTCTAAGACTACGATATTGTTTATTGCACGCACGTCTGCTTGCAATAATGGTGTTCCTGCTGGTTGATAACTTGATTCAAAGAAGATTCTTTCTATTCTTTTTAATGGTCGTGCTGGTTCTGATATCGGAATTGCATTTATTAATCCACCGTCAAATTCTGCACCGGCACCTAAATTAATCGGTACATAACTATTAGTCACCGAATCTAAAGTATAAAATCGTTCATCTGCTGCGTCTAGTGGATTACCATTTGCATCAAATGATGCTCCAAACACAATATACTTGGCGGCAAATTCGTCAAGATCAATATTATGTGTTACCCATCCTCCGCTAGTGTTAGCACTTGGGTCCCACACTTTACTGTGTGGAATACGATGAGACAATATTTCTTTCGCAAATATTTTAATTAAGTTATTTTCACGCGTTGTATTAAGAATACGCCCATGACGATCCTTAATAATCAATTCAACTTCACCTGCATATGATTTAAATAAACCTTTTGTTGTTTGTCTAATGCCGTATGATTCTTTAAATGTTAAATCCATTGTTGTTCCTCATTAGTTTATAACAATTGTAGTTGGAAGATAAGTTGCATCACTTATTCGTCTAATTGAGACGATAAAGACGTCACCGCTACTAAGTACCACACCAGACAATCTAATAGTTGTTGGTGGATTTCCAACCAAACTACAATTGTGTGGATCGACTAATGCACCATTAATGTGCAAAAACACTCGTGAATCTGCATATAATGATGATTGCAATGACTCTGGAATAGAAATACTTGAAACACTATTTGAGCTACAAACTCCACTAAACAGCACTTCAGGCGCAAGACTGGTTAACGTATCTTGTACAGCTTCGTACCATTCAGCTAGTGTTATAACATTACCATCTGTGTCCGGTGTCGTTAATGAGATTGCATTGGCATATGACACCCATGCATTTCCAAGTCTTATTTTTAATGACATCGTGTTTAGGTCAAACCACGGTGATCCTTCACGATATTCAGTTGGTTCTTCGAATGATGCTTGTTGTGTTAATAAACCTATCAAAAACATGCGATGGTGGTCATATCTAGCTTGACTAGAAGGCGCTGGATAATTATCATGATTTTGGCCAGAAAGACCAACATCATTTACAAAATCAATCTTGGCTGATGGCAAACGTATTCTATTATCTGGGAGACTCAAATGACACCTCGTAAATAGCTATACATCATATTTGGTGGAAATTTAACTTGCTCTTAATAGTTACGTTACAAGAGAACCGATTCACAAACAATAGGAGATGATGTGGGTAATTCTTATATGATTGCTGGTGATAAAGTTTCAGCCATTGTTGAGGAAGTTGTCAATAAATGGCATCCAGAATTAAGTAACGCTAAGGTGCAAATTGGAGTATTGTTTATTATTTCAGCCGGTGATTCTCCGCCTTTGAAAGAGAATGGACATCCGGTAGAAGGAACAATTAAAATAGTTTCAGTAAAAGATCGAGTTACTAAGAAATTTGATGTAGAAATGGTGTTAGATGGTTTTGAATGGCATAAAGGTGCACACGAACATCGTATCGCTCTTGTCGATCATCTTATAAGTCGTTTAGAAATCAAAAAACCAAAACCAAAGAAAAACCCAAAAAGAAAGCAAAAAGATGACGATCAATGTGATAACAGCAAATCCACATTTCTAGTTGATAGTGTAGGACGACCAGCACTTAAAATTCGCAAAGGCGATTGGAATGCTGGTATTGGTTTCCATGAAGTTGCTGCACGCCATGGAAGTTTTTCAATAGAACAAAGAAATTTAGCAAAAGCCAAAGCAATTACTACAGAATCATAATTGTTTTGGCATTGCCGCTTGTTGAACAGCAGCTTGTGGTGCAGCAGCCGGTTGCTTAGTCACTGCTTGCGGAGGAGCAGCCGGTTGCTGAACATCTTGCATTTGTTTAGCAATCGCTTGATCTTGTGGTCCAAGAGATTTTGCGATTTCTCTAACTGCCTTTTCTTGTGCTTGCAATTCTGCTTGCCGTTGTTTGAATGATCCTGGCGCATCACCTTTCGCAAAATCCATAATATTCAATAATTGTGTCTCAAAATCAGACGGCTTTGCCAATGTTTCAGCATTGATTCTAGCTATTGGTTGAGGCGCATTCGTTTGGGCATTAACTATATACAAAATAATGGCCTGACCATCATCTGATTTTTTCCAATTGATCCCTTGTTTACGTAATTGATCTTGTAATGGTCCGGTACCAATATTTTGACCAAGCACAGACAGTGATTTAGCAAATTTTGCAAATAAATCACCCGGTTGAGCATCGTCTGGAGTAGCCATACCTTGCAATGTTTCATTCAATTGTTTACTAAATTTTTCTGTTGACTTAGCTGGCATAAGTTCCAACGCATGCGCAACTAGACTCTCAAACCGTAGTGGAGGGCCTTTTGATGGTTGGCTCGCACCTGTGGTTGCTTGTGGGTCATCTGAATTATGAGTAGCTATACGCTGGCGACGTAAACTGGTTCGATTAGCAGACGTAGTGGCTGGCTTAAATTGCCCTTCTGCAATTTTCTTAGCCGATTCTAAAAAGTCAGATTCATCTAACACAGTTTTATTTAAATGTGTAGATGTTGTTTTTAAAAATGCATTAGCGACACGTTCTGCAAAAGTAGTCATATTACCTCCGGCTTCAGTCATTATTTTTATTAACGTTGATTCTGAAATTGCCTTCACAGAAAACACAAGAATTATTCCACCACGCACTTTAACAGTTTCAAGATGTATACCTTCTTGCACAATTAATTGGTCGATGTCGCGTAACAAACGCTTTGTCGATTTATCTTTTTTAAACAATAAACCTTGTAAATCTGGTTCATCACATACAATATTGTAACCCACACCATTATTTTCACACCAGGTGTCTATGAATTCATTAATTTTTAGTAAACGTTGATTAACCACCCATCTTCCTCACCAATCGTGATTTAAGCATTGGACGCTCTGATGTACTTTTTAATCCAACCAATTGTAAAAGTGTTGATTTTTTCTCTTCAATCAATATTATACCCGTACCATTAAGATCTTCTCCAAGAGTTCTATAATAATTATTAAAATAAGTTACAATTGCATTTGCGAATATTGATAAATCATTGTTTATTAGTGTTGTACGACGGTGTACATTTAAAAATTCACGTAGAAATCTACTATTTGATGATGTAATTTTCCATATTCCATTTTCTAGGTCAGGAGTAATATGAAATAATTTAGTTTTATACCCAACCTTACAACCCTGTTTATCTAGTGCAATATTAAGGCTTGGTTGAGTTTTGCGAATATTCAACGCAAGGTCAACACTCATATTATGCTTAACAGTAGCTAACTTATGTTCAATATCGCTTACTTGCTGACGTGCATCTTGCAATTGACGAATTAATTCATCGATTGGTCCATATGAACCAATTTCAGTGTCTTCAAATATTATATCAAGATTATTCTTAAAATTCATCTGTGATCAAACCCCGGTCACAGCATTTGGGTTATATAGCATAGATAAGTCAACTCCAGATGGAAGATCTGGCAATGTTGGTACAATAGCAGCTATTTTATCAATCACAGATTCATCATTTTCATCATCGATTAAACCAAGACAATCTTCACATTCATCAACTTTATCTAGCAGCATGCGTGCTCTATCGATTCCACCAATCAACTCAATAAATCGTTTTGTTAATTTCAAATCTTGTTCTGTACATTCATTATCTTGTTCTGTATACCCACCATTTTGTTCTATACATTCGCCATCTTGGTTACAATTGTTATATTCAACACTAGTCATCATTTCTGAAATGATTCTTTGCATAGTCTTAGACATAATCGTCTCCATTTTTCATATTTCCAATATTAAATTTTGCCTAAATTGCTATCAATGGCTCGGATTTCGCGAATCCTGATCGCCGCAAAGATACCCAGGTCGTTCTATCATTTCACTCAGGAGGAATGCTTGATGTCTTATCCACAAGACCTTCCAATTGCTCAAGGTTTGGAAATTGTGTCGATTATTCGCAAAGGCGAATTGTCGGCAAAAAAGGCACTTTTTGCTTACAATTTGTGGTTGCTACAAGGTTTCGCGCAAAAGTCTCTTCTTGGTAATCCACCTGCAGATGTTACTGCTGATGGTGTTGTTTTAACACCAAGTGCTGTTGAAGCTACTAGTTGTGATACTGTTGATTGTGATACTGATGCGGTCGATACGTTAGAAAAACTCTGTCTTGACGCACAAAACGGAACTGTGGTCGCACACGCTGCTATTGCGTGGAAGAAACTCCTACTGTGGGCATTGACAGAACTAGGTTCTATGTTAGCAAAAAGCAACTAAATAACAGGTCAGCGGATAACATCTGTGTTATCCGCTGACCCATCCTTGAGGCCAGTATCATGAAAAAATATGCAGTTGTGATTGTGATGATGATGTTCATATCCACATTCGCAATGTTGGCCCAATCAAAAACGCATCAAATCACACCAGTTACTGGTTATATTATTGATGGACAGTTTCATTATTCAAATTGCGAATGTGATATTTGTAAAGAAATAAGATCAAAAAACAATATCGAAAAAGATACCCCACCACCGGCACCAAAAGACCCAGAAGATAAATCAAGCACTGCCGTAAAGTCAGACAGCAATAAGACAATTGCACGTATACCAAGCAAAGAAGAAATAGTAAAATCAATCCAAGATAATCAACAAATCCCGCAGCATACTAAAAAAGAGATATTAAACAATCTCAGTGAAACAAAGAAAGAATCACCAAAAAACACAAGCAAATTCAATCTATTAGAAGCACTAGAACAGAAGAATAGGCAACCAGCAGTAAAAACATATTCAGAAGAAACACCAAAACCAAAGGAGATTCAAGCTCCATTGGGAATGGCTCAAAGCGATTATGAAGCACCAAACACCAATATAGGAATGTCTATTGGTGGTAAAATTGATTATTCAACACCATGGGACCCATCAAAACCAGTACCGTATGGTAAAATTTTGCAATTTTGGGTTAAACCAGTAACAAAACGCCCTGATAAATTAAAAAATGTTGCATATAATTGGACAGTATTGCCAAATGAAGATGTTGTGACATGGCCAGACACAACGAGAATTATTACTAATTCAGGAACAAAACAACAAAACTATATTATTATATTGACTGCTAGTTATGTGTTTGTGGATGGTGATAAAATCATTCAAAAAACAAACCAAGCCACTCTCACATTTCAAGTTGGAAGCAATATTCAACCACCAGTTGGAAAAATACCAAGCAATCCAACACCAGATTTAAATGGGATAACAAAACAAGCTTTTGAATGGGTAAATGAAGTTATTAGAAACGATAATTATACCGATCAAATGGTAAAAGTTGATGCTGCGAAATTGGCTAATGTGTTTGTTAAAATCGCCGCAAAAATTGATGGTTCTCAATTAGTAGATGCTGCTGATATTCTACAAACCACGAAAACTGAAAATGATAATGCAATACAAAATAACGCTGAATGGATGCCATGGTTTACAAAAATGTCAGATTTGTTAAGGGCTGGATTCAAGAACAATACTATTCGCACACCTCAACAATATAAAGAAGTGTGGCTTCAAATCGCAAAAGGTTTAGAAGCAGCAGCCAATTGATAGCAAATATAATCAAAGTAAATTTATTATTGGAGATGAGATGAATAACCCAACAATTGACGTTATGAAGATTGTAGCAGTCGACAAGAATTTATTTGAACATCTTATGTCTCGTGCTGGATTAAAAGTATCTTCTAACAATCGAATTATTGAAAATAGGACACGACCATCCACCTATCTCAATAAACTAAAAGACATCGCAAAACGATACGGATACATAGTCTCAGAAAATTGGGCATATCGTGAACGCTCAGATGCAGAAGATGAGGCGAATCGTGATGCAGAAGACTACGAACGCGCAGCATATAACAATTTGTCACCAGAAGAAAAAGAAGCTCGCGAAGCAGAACACGATGAATTCGAAGCGTCATTCCCAGAAATGATGCACGGCAAGCTTCCTAAAAAGATGTGACATGTACCCAGCAAATGTAATCAGTATCATCGCTGTAAGTGATCGCCCACTGTTTGAACATATATTGAAACAGAATGGTCTGTACATTGCTGGGTTACAAAATATTGATCCATTAGAATCGCACATACAACCATCATTAATAACATCGATTGCGTCAGCGTTAGTTGAAAACATAAATGATCATGTTGAATTAACACCATATCAAAATAATTTAAAAAACATCGCTGAAAAAGCTGGTTATGTTGTGGCGATAGACGAAGGATTAGATCAACTTCCTGGCACAGATTGTAATCCAATAGCAACTGAATTGCGTCATCCAAAAGAAGATGAAGAAGAGCCACCTCCAGAAGAAGAACCACAACAGTAATTAACAACATGGAAGACCATGTTGATTATCCGTTAGTTTCAGCTATAATGTTAGCTGGACGCGCATCTACTCAAGATATTATTTCAGCTATTGCCAATTTTAAACAACAGACATATCCATATAAAGAATTAATAATTGTAAACAACGCTAAAACACAATTCGACGCTGCGGCTCTTAATATTCAAGCAACGCGAGACGTTTTTTTAGTTGACACACCATTTCATCTTTCAACTGGTATGGCTCGCAATTATGGCATAGCAGCAGCCAATGGTAGAATTATTGCTCAACATGATCACAATTATTGGTATGCTCCAAATAGATTGGAAAGTCAAATTGCGACCATGGCCAATAATGAAGCACAGATAGTGGTTCTAACATCAACACTATCATACAGTTTTGGAAGTGGCAGAGCTTCCTATCACAAAAATGATAAAGAAGCAATATTAAATACTATGGTGTGTGTCCGACCTGCGGGCATTGATTATCCAAATATTGATAAGCAAGAAGAACTTGGATTCATAGAACGTATGCAGCAAGCTGGAGCACGCTTAATCTCAATGTCAGCACCAGAATTAGCATGCTATTTATATCTTACAGATCGTGATAGAATAACAAAGCCAGTTAAATGTGAATTATCAAATGATCATTTTAAATTGATAAAGAAGATTTTAAAAGACAGAAACAAAATACATATTTAAACGACAATTATTCAAACATAAGATTTTGATCTTATAGCAAAAATACTTGCAACGGAGGAACATATGCGCATTACACAACGTATTAACAACCGACTTAAAACTATCTTCTTAGAAAACACCAATGTTGACTGGAAGAACCCGCGTAGTGCAAACTATGATAGACAATGGGCAGAAGATGCGTTATATCATACTATTGGACCATTGACTGACAATCCACGTTGGTCTAAAGAATGGAGCAGTTCATCGTCACCAGTGCCTGGTTTCAATCCAGAAGGTCCGGCCCCAAAATGGACTCCTGAAGAAGTAGTATTTGCCATCGCTGGTGATCCATCATTAGCATTCAAACCAGGAGCAAAAGATCATCCACGAAGCCCAGCATATGGTGATAAAGGTGGTGCTCCGCTCTGGCGTGTAGCAAGACGTGTTGCCAGAATTTACAATCGCGCCAATGATCAATCATTTATTTCTGATATGTATTCTAATGGATTTATTCCATTAGTAAGAATGATGAAACCAGGATTTGATGAAGGACGGTCACCGTTTATCTCATACGTCATACGCACAATCCAAGGCGCAATGGAGCATGGTGTTGGTGGAACTGAGCAAGGGATCAGAGCAAAAGGTGGTGAATCAACTAGTGGTTTAAGCGGTCTTGAATCGCTAATCAACACCAGTGATCCAAATGAGGCGCGACGAATAGCCAATCAAGTTAAAGGTAAGTACACTACAGAACGATTACACGATAAACATCGTGATAATCCTTTCGGACCATTTTCAAGTAGAATTCATCAAGTAGCTATGGCGTATGCAGACGCACTTGAATCTGGTAACGATACTCAAATAAACAATGTTAAAGAACAAATAGTCAAATTATCAAACGATATTGAAAATGAACAAACTCTCATTCCAGGAGCATCGACTGGAATGGGGCAAGCCATTTCAACACCAGATAGAAAAACATCTATCGGCATTAGCAGCATGGATGTTTCAAATGATGAAAATGGCTCGATGGCTGGAAATATTCCATCATATCAAGATGATGAGGATGATACTGGTATCAACCAAGACACGATTTTTCACGTCTTAGATGTTGCGTTAGCACACGATCTAACACGATGGTTAGCAAAGGATCAATCATTAGCTAGCTATGCTGCAAAAATGGGTCTAACAGAAGGTGACACACTTGGCCGAATGACAGCCAATGAACTACGTTATTTGATTCGTAGTTTGGGACCATTAGGTACAAAATATCCTGGAAAGGGAAAACCAAGAAAAGCTATCACTATTCCTCGTGACGCAAAAAATTGGTGGCAACCATTAGAAGATCCAGAGTTAGAGCCTATCCCTGGGACCAATGGCGCATTGTGGAAATCAATATGGACTCGAAGCGGATTTAGTGAAATGGGTCCAACCGAAATCGCAAAAGAAATGACTGATGAAGTTAGAGAATTTATGAGATTGGGAATTCCAACTGCTCGTGTGATCAAACAAAAGGCACGAAATGAAGAAGTAATGTCTAAAGTTGCGGTTTCTAATACCCTTCAAAAAGCATTACTTAAATTGAAAGTGATTCTGTACAGCCAACGATCGTCGATGGGATTATCAGAAAATTTGAAAAAAGAATTACGAACTAATGGTTATCCTCTTATGGAGGATTATGATCCAATAGATAGAAGAATCATTTTTGAAACTCTTGATTGGATGATTCGTAAAGTGTCGCGGTCAATCCTAGAAGACGCGCCACCAGGATTATCACATGTTGTCGAAAAGTTGAAAAAAGATGGTAAGAGTGATGATTCTGCTTTTGCCATAGCATGGAGTATATACAATAATCGTAAGCAAAACAAAAAGAAATCTAAATGAAGCTTTCCGAAGCATCAACACTAAGTTTATTAGTATCAACAACCATCGAGGGCCTTCCCATTTGTGAAGATGGTGAAGGCCCTCGATGGAAGTTTAATTATTCAAATTGGCACAACGATCCAAAGCCAGACATTCTTCTATTAGGTGCTTACACACATCCTAATACTGGTAATAATCTGGTTGGCGGAATAAATCTAAATTATCTTAACAAACGTCAAAGAGATGAACTTGCAAAAGTATTGCCGCGCATAATGCAAGCTGGTAATCTATATAGTCGTTATCATACTGGTAGACAATTAGCACCAGACATTTTCAATAATTTTTATAGAACATACAATGCTCGCCATATTCGTGGTGTAGAAACTGGCGTGTTCTATCCAAAATATGGATTCATGAAAACAGCCAAAGACTTTGTGAAAAAAGCTGTTGGTGGATTATTCAAATCACGTGCACAACGCGCAAAAGAAGCTGAGCCGCAATATCCATCAGATTTAGAAGGCATGAGCGACACTTTAGACAATGTAGTCACACAACTTAGTCAACAACAACCACAACCACAACAGCAACACACACCAGAAATTAAAGCCGCACATGCAGCAACCCAACAGCACAAAATGGATCGAGCATATTCAATGATGGATATTGACCAAGTAGAAGCTGAACCATTTATTAAAGCAAACCAAGAATTACAACACAAGCAATTACAACAAGGAAATGCACTACCACACGCTGTTCAACCAGAAGTGCGGCAACAAGCTGATAACTCGCAATCCTATGATATACCAATGCATAAATTGGGACAATCGTTTGAACATGATCGCATTGATAACGCGGAGGAATTGACTGATCCAGACAATGATATTGACATAGACGATCATGGTATTGAAGAAGAAATTAGATATTATTCACAAACAGAAAAACGCTTAATTATTGAATCAATCCGCATTTAATATGGATTTCAATGATGAAGCGGCACGATCTAGAAGAATTAAAAATTGAATTTAGTAAAGTTGATGTTAATGATTTGAATTCTCTTCATTCATGGTTTACTAACCATCAATATTTAACCACTCACGATCACGCTCAAATCGCTAACAAGTCAGCACATTATATTAGACGATTAAAAAAGAAAGTTGGAATTGTTGGGAGACCTGTCAAAAAACGGCCACGCCCATTAACACTACCAAAAAGTGTTAATATCACTATACCAGAAAATTGGAAAGACAAAGAATGGTTATCACATGTTGTAAAAATTTATAGTATAAACCAAATCGCAAAAGCATTAAATAAGAATAGACAAACCGTCAAAAAATATTTGCAACGGTTCGGAATTAATTGGGTTAAGGACCTTCGAGAAGCATGTCGCCCACGTAATAAATGTTGCACTCATGCGTGGTGTTACCATCATTACATTGAACTTGGTTTACCACATGAGCAATGTGCGGATTTAGCTGGCATTGCGCGACAGACATTTTCTGGGTGGTTAAATAGATTTGAGATACCGATTAGAGATCCAAAACACATCGCCAATGGAAAAAAGATAATTCAATCATGGGAACGTAAACTAACTCATAAATTACAACAACAACCAGTAGTTAGAAAAGTGTTTGTTCGCGATGGACATATTCATGTTCGATTCAGAAATTTCTTTTGGGAAACATATTACCAAAAATTAAAAAATAAACCACGCCGCCCATCTACCTATTTTATGGTAACAAGCAAAAATTGGCGGCTTGAACGTGTTCCTATTGTATATCATAAATATGGGATTGACATCGAAGGAAATCCACATTTTCCAGCACATATAGCAATTAGTAGAACTGATTTAAATTCAGCATCATTTCTTGAAAAACGAATAGCATTGCATGAATATGCACGGCAAATCATTAGCCGTGGTTGGATTTGGCCTTCATTTCCTCATGATGTTCTTGAAGATGATTTTAATAAAGTTAAATCATTTAAAATGGAAAAATATTTAGAGAATGGTGGATTTACAATTTTCCCACGCGGAGTTTTAATTCCTCCAGGTCGAAAAGTGATGATGCATTATTTTGACACAAGTGTATATTGGGATATTTTGCGTAGCCCGCGAAAGACAGTAAAATTATTAAATATTTTGATGAATAGCACTGTTGAATTTACATTCTTTAATCTCATATTAACAACTGCTACCAATAAAGTACGAAAAGAACCGAATATAACTTTACCAGATCCAGTTGTGTATCATGCAATTTTCAAAAAATTAAATCTGAAAGGTACATTGTTAGATGTAAATGTTGGATTTGGTAATCGTGCTATAGCGTGTGCTGCTGCTGGTTTATCGTATACAACTCCAGATACAACATTCAATGGAGCAATTGAACGTGGATTTTTAGAATTTTCGGGACTCAACTATATTCCATATTCTGGGCAAAAAGTTGATATTGTTCTTTATGATGAAGGTTTTCGTCCGCCAATCATGGATAAAGTCATACCATACTTAAATAAAACTACAAAGTTGTTGGTTTTTGCACCACCATCACACAAAAAAGAAGTTTTGAAATATAAACCAACGACTGCGATTAGAATTCGTACAAGATTTTTTAACAAGACTCCTGGTTATCTTTTTGTGTGGTAAGGAGATAATATGGCGCTCAACAGTATCCCAAAGCATACAACACTTCAAGATCAGCAATTTATACAAATTGCTGGACCTGATGGGGTAACAACTGGATTTTCATATGATGCCCAACAGCGAGCACTATATTTTAAAGAATCTCAAGTTATATTTCCAAGTTTCCATGGCGCAACGCACATAGCAGAAGATCCGATCCCAGAAGCTACTTGCGACACTAAAGGGTTGATGGGTGCAGATGATAAATGTAAATTAGATGCATTACTTCAAACTAGAATAGGCGTACTTGGATTTCAAGGTGCTGGATTCGGTGATGATGGTGGATGGTTGCAAGGTGATATTATCCTTGCGGCTGGAACTGAATTTATCAGTTTAGAACGTATTGGTAATGTGGTTCGTTTTACAGTTGATAGTCCAATTCCGCTTAATTGTTCATGTTCTGAAGAATGCCAACAAATTTTTTGGTTGCAAGATGAAACAGATGTTGCGGCCATACGACCACCAACATGTAGTGGTAAATTGCCCGGTGTAAATTCATATGGTGAATTAAAAGTTTATTTATTCCCGGAATCTACAATAGTTGATCCAAACACCCCAGCAACTACTCTTAACAACAAAGGCAATTATCCATCTCTTATATTCAAACGATATGATGATGCAATTGTCCCAGGCTCTGCTGAATATGAATTAATATTAAAAAGAGACACATATAATCGCACCCAAACAGAAGTTGGTTGGGCTTTTACACCGGGCGCTGCTGGGGTTGCTCAAAGCGTTTGGTTCATGGGTAAAGACAATGACGGAAATCTCATACGATTCGACTTATCTCCAGAAGCAGAACCTGGGTTATTAGGTTCATTATTGTATAAAGGACATTTAATAACCAAGAAAATGGGAGTAATTGTTGGATATACTTCAACAATATTATCAACAAATCAATACACAGTTCGCGAATGGGATGTAAACAATCAAAAGCCACTTGGAGATCCATTTACAGCAAAAAATGTCTGGCAATATGCAAATCCTGAAAACCCACCATCAGGTAGAAATCCTAAAACATTATTGCTAGATTCATCAGTAGACCTTTTAGCGATTGGAACAATTGTAGATCTCTGGTTTTTTAAAGTAGGAGAGGTAGCTGGAGAACCAATTCGCAGATATTACTTTTCACAAAAGCCGGTTTTAAATCCAAATCACATTTGGTCATGGATTGGCCAATGTCAATTTGGAGATGTTGACATTGCACGCTCAGAACTTCAACCAGGGCCTGGCTCTGAAGATAAAGTATCAACAACTCAAGTGTCATCAATTAGAGGTTTTGAACGATTTTTGTGGGGATTAACTGGATATGATGATCCACTGGTGTCCTATGATGTTGCTATGACAGCAGGAACTGAAGTTGCAGATATTAGCAAACAACATAGAGCAGTAGTTGATACTAATCTTCCTGGTTTAAAAGTTGTTTCATCAACAAATATTCCAGATGATTTCAGTGAACGTCCGATTGTGTTATGGAATCGTAAGAACATCTGTAATGCGTTAGTTAAGATGGATATTGGTCGTCCATCTTCATCAATGTTTAGTCCGTATGATATTATTCTTCGCGCTCCAATTGATGAGCATGCAGAAAAATATATGCGGGTTATTGGGAAAGGTGTGATAAATGGACTACATTACATCAGGGTCTGTGGGGTGCACTTTCATGACTTGCCGCCGTTTGGGTCGCTGCGTGTGCTCGCCCCAGACACAAACGCAAATCGAATCTACAACTACAACCGAAAATTCTTGTTCCCAAGCAATGTCATTCGGGGAGAAGTTGTTGGCCAGGGCGGGACGACTCCGACGGGCGGCACAGAACCTACTGGTGGTTATGTGTCGGATTTTTCTGACCATTGTGATTCTATCATTCTTACTGGCGGTGCTGTTGATAATACTCCCTTTTTGGGCGATATCGGTGATGTTGTCGAGCTTTTACACCAAGAATATTCGTCACCAGTAGTGCGTGTTGAATTTTCATATGATTCAGATAGCGGTCTAGTAGAAGTTCAATTTAAAGTTGGAACACTAGATATGAGTCTTCCATATGAAGAAGACATATTAGCAGACGACGCTGATGATTATGTGAGAGGGCTTGCTCCAGGCTATGCAGTCAGTGCTATTTATTCACAAACTGCACCATTCACAGGTGTTGGCACTCAACCGGACGCATCACCAGAAGGATTTATTTGTTATGATGGTGGTGCTCAGATCGGCGGAGTATCATCCGAATATTGGAACACTTTAGAAATCATGCTTAGAGATAATCAAGTATGGCTTTGGTGGAATCGTCTGTTGATTCCACCAAATAACACTTTAAGTCAAGGACTACCAACACCAGTTACTATCACCACACCTTATTTCACAATACCACAAGACCCAAATAGATCATTTGGGAAAGTTGGCGTTAGAATGTGGCCTGGAGCCAAAATTCGACGAATGGATGTCCGCACTCAAATTAATGTATTTAGCGAATTTGCATATGGTCAACTAGAGGTAGTATGATAGCTAAGTTTGAGTTTACAAACATAAGTGCGTTAGCACCAAATGAGAATCTATCTATACAAGGAGATAATGGGATTGTTATACGAATATTTAGATCATTACGTAACCAATCATTTCCAGATATGAAACAGCCCGCTAGAAATGGGGCAATTATGGGAATGGAAACATTGTTAGAAATTGTTGCTGATGGTCAACCAGCAATCAATTATCGTTGGAGATTATATAAAAATAACAAATTTATGCAATCAGGAAATATAAATAATCACGGTTTTGCTAGTATTGATGTGGCACTTCCAATTGACATTGATTCTAACAAATATCGGCTTGTAATATTAAAACCAACCAAGAAGCGATAATTATTTAACCATACGAAATGGTCTAACAGCTTTTCTCCAAGCTTTAGTGAAAGCTTTTAAATAATCATCTGAAGAACCATAACATGGCCAATGCCACCGGTCACGTTCCGATCTTACAAAACTGTCTTGTATCGTTGGTGGTCCTGGCATTAAAACATCTATCACAGCCATTGTAAAATATTCGCGTGCCAAAGTGTCTAAACGACCATTTGCAGAAAGTTCTTTTACGAATGATTCGTCTTCATCCCATTTAATAATTTTTATGGCATTTTCAGTATCAATATTAAACCTAAAATAATATTTAACTGTTTTAATTACTCTATCAATTCGTGTGGCGGTGATTCGGGGCATCATCGACTTTCATTTAAGAAACTGTTTCTTTGTCAAGCCGCGTCATTTTGTCGTATCATAAGGCTTTCGATAGCTGTGATGTAACTAAGCGTAAAGAAAACAAAAGGAGAACACAAAAGACCTATTCTTTTCGCCGACCACGATTGAAGATTTGATGCGATTCAGCCATATTGGTAGTGATGCGTTCAAAAGTGTTTGTAGCATCATATAATGTGTCAATTACTTGACATTCGTCGTCTAATTTAATAATTTTTGGTAATATTGTTCCTCCTCGAATACTATTAACACAATCTCTAGCAATTTTTTCTGCTTCATCTAGCGTATCACCAATCCCACCAAAATAAACCCCATGAAGCGAAATACCAGCATCTTTGTCAACTACTATTTTAGCATATGCGACCATGTACTGAACATCCATTTTAGCTATTCCTCCTAGGCTAGTTACTTCCCTGTGCTACCGAAACCACGTTCTCCACGTTGATTATATTCGTCACTAAATTCTTCAACAATAGTTATATCACAATGTAATATTTCATGCAGGATAATCTGTGCAATACGATCATTAACTTCAACAACATACGGCTTATCGGTCGTATTCATAAGCACAACTATCAATGGACCAGTATACGTTCCATCAACAATCCCACGAAATGGAATAATGCCTTTCATCCACAAACTAGAACGCCCATCAATTGTATAGTAATAACCAGACGGTGCGGACAACGCAATGCCCGTAGCTACTGTGGCAGTACCGTGTGGTGGGATAACCACAGATTCAATAGAACTAATATCGTAGCCAGCATCAGTCGTTCTAGATCGAAATGGTAATTTAGCGTTTGGATGCAATTTTTTACATTCTAAGCGTTTGTGACTAATTTCGTAAACAGGCCACGCGCGATGGCGATCACCAGATGGCTTTTCACATGATAGATAAGCTTGGCAGGCATGGTGGTGAGCTACCAATCGACGCTCACGTAAAAATTCTTCATTACATGATTGACATTTAACATAAACTTGTTTATATGATTCTGGTGATAAATCATCAATATTGATATTTAATTCTTTCAATGATCTATCACGTAACATCACAACTTGACCAAACATTATGGGGGTCCTCATGACATACTGGACATATAGAGCTTATGATGAACTCTTAGGCGTAAACGACGGAATGATAACAGGCCCAGATGGTAACGCTGACAACGTTATACCAATATTATTAACAACATTGCGACAACAAGGATTACAAGGCATCGTTATCACAAAAAGCACATACACTGAATACGTGCAATATCAGCGACTGCAACAAATGAAGCATCGTCTACTACAACAATATGAATCAAAAAAACCACAAGAACAACCACAAAAACCTAAAAAATTATCAATAAAAGAACGTTTAAAATTAATCTGGGCTATTATTTGTGGTAACAATACCTAAACCTTGCATTTCTTGCAAAAGATCCTTAACAATAAACTCAACAATTTTATAAAGTGGTTGCGTAGAATCTATATATACTATATTATCAAGATTCACAGATTTACTAACTAACAAGGTTCTTTCAGCTGGACCAGTTATCAACGAATCATAAATTTCTGTTATTTTTTGAAAGAAAGCCATTGGCTTTCTTTCAAAATAATCTTTATCTCCTCTGCGTTCAATTCTTGCTTGCCATACTTCTAATGGACTATATAATATATATAACCTATTAGCTTTTGGTGGAACAATCAATTGAAATAAACGATCAATATCAGATAAACTTAATCCTTCTGCTGTTCCATATACTAAAGCACTAATAAAACTAGAGCGATCAGCAAAGACAACTTCATTTGCGTGTAGTGCTGGCTCTAATTTCTGCTTCACAAAGCTTACCGTATCAACCATATACAAAATCTGTCTCGATAGATTATCTATTTCAATGTTTTTATCGATAGTTTCTGGATATTTTACTAATTGGCGAATGTGTGCGCCAAGCGGTGTTGCACCTGGATGAGATGTTAAATGAATTGGTTTGTTAATATGTTTTTGGAGAATAGCTGCCACTGACTTCATAGTTGTTGATTTTCCAGCACCATCAGTGCCTTCAAAAATCACATATAGTCCATTATTTGTCATTATTCATTAGTTCCTTTGCGAGGATTTTTTGGTATACACAACAGTCTGTGACTGTTCCATTCAGTTTCTAAAAAACAGTTCGAACCTTTTGCAAGTTTTAATGCACTTAACAATTTACGACCTTGGCCAGCAGCACGCCATACAGCGGCTTCATATGCAATCAACCCAGGTTGCTCTTTGAGACACATTCCATTTCGAAATAAATTATAAGCATCTGATTTACTACAATTATTTTCAGTAGCAATTGCTGTTAATATTTCACTTCGCAATGATCCGGCCAATTGCCACAAATCATGATCTAAGACTATGGCTTTCTGAACAGCATCTCCGCTTGTTATGAAATAATCCAGAGGATTTATACCTTTACGATCTAAACCATAATCTCTTGGATCGACCAAGGAAACATAATCGTTTACCACTAATTCAAATACGGCTGGCGGCGGATCAGATATCGGGTCGCCAATTCTAACTATTGTATCATCGTCCACGACATTCTCCATATATAAAATGCGACTATATGTACAGATGTAATATGTTATGATGTCAATGCTTTGCGAAGATATTCATCAATCAATGACCAATCACCAGAAACCGGCATTATAATTTCATCATCACAACCGATGACAATATCAAATTGGCGATTTATTCTATCAATTCTTAATTCACCATTTAATTCATTTCTATTGAAATAAATAATTATAGATGCATCATAATTAACATAATGATTGACTAAACAACCATGTTTTATGAGTTCATCACAAATGTGATCTATAGCAATGTCACTGACTTGATATTGAAGATCGAAAAGTTCACAAGAAATTGATTTTGAAATCATAATTAGAAGGCCGGGTTTAACCCGGCCTTTGATTTACACATTACTTAACGCGACATACCGCACTACCCCAATTATGTGGGGTAACACGACACATCACGCCATCTTCAATCAATTGACCAGCAAAAGCTTCAGCCGTTCTGCGAAAACGGAACAGAGCTTTCCCCTCACCAACCATTGGGCCTCTTGGCATGATTGTAAACAATGGGATGTCTTGTTTCATGGCAATTTGGCCTTGTGGTCCCAAAAATGTAGCTTCGAAAGTTACATTATCTGGCCCATGCACTTGTAATAACTCTTCGGCATCAGCCAACGCTTCTGCTAGATTATCTCGTGGTGGTGTTCGTTTCTTATTCTTCTTTTGTTTCTTACCTTCTGTAACAAGCACAGAAAACATCAAATCATATTTCCCACGCACTGATCTTTTCGCACTTTCTGCGATATGTCGTTTCACATGCTCACTTAAACGAGCGATATTAGTGCGTATCTTCTGTTCATTAACAGATTTACCAGTCATTCCTTTTCCAGTCCCAGGAATGGTTGGCGTACCTTCTAGATTGTTAACTTGGCGTTTCCCAAGTAAATTCTTATCACCGTGCGTGGTCATCGTCGTCGATTGAGATGGCAATTTATCCTTTGGACCATCACCACCACCAAGCTTAGTTCCATCGGGAGGGTTCATCGCATCGCTTTCAAACAATGGAGAAAACCCCGGATATCTATCCATCAAACCACGCAAAGTCTGACGTACTTTTGCAGAACATTCCTTAATATTCACATTTCCAGCATGAAACCGCCATGAGTGATTCAATGCTTCTGCTAAATCACGCTGTCGTGCCTTTGGATTCTTACGAATCATTGCAGTCGCAGAATTCATAAAATTTTTCAGAGATTCAATAATGCCAGTTCGTTGTCTGCGACTTTCAGACATCTCCTTCATTTCTGACATTTCTGACATTTCTTTCATGTCAGCATGGCGATAACCTGGAATATCATCAACATCAATATCGTCATCCATTCCCATACCGTCATCCATGCCCATATCGTCATCCATGCCCATACCATCATCCATGCCCATACCATCATCCATGCCCATACCATCATCCATACCACGATGGTCGTGAGCAGATTCTATACTATCCAGCATCTCTGAACCGCATTCTGGGCATTCTCCTTCTGGTCCACAATAACCGCAGCTTGGGCATTCACAATCAACATCTTGTAATGATTCATCATCGTTTTTATAATGAATATCGTCACCGTGATCAAAATCTCTAACCACTGACGATTCACGTTCCGGAGAACGAACTTGCATTTCATTTACTAACCAATATCGACCATTCGCATCTTGACCCTCATAAAACATAAATTCGTTGTTGCGTCTCATTAAATTCATAATTGATGATTCATCAAGAATCACATCACATCCATGTGCAGCACACAAATTAGCAAAATCTTCTAGACAAACAGCGTGGGCTGTTCTGGCGTAGCTATCAAACAAACGTTGAATGTCAATATCTTCAGACATATGTGATGCCATACTGTCTGGTGACCACGACCCATTAGTTGGGCCAGTACCCCCAGACAGTTCACCACCATCACTCCATCGATTTCCGGCAAATGGTTCTGCAACGCCTTGTCCAGAGTTCTTAGGTTGGTCTGGCCAGTTATGACCTACCTTATCTTGAATATTGTCGGTAGCGGTTGCATGAGTGGATTCGTGACCGCCTTGCGATTCGTGTTCAACTCCGTCATCATCTACATCACACATCGCAGCGGTTTCATTGTGAGCGCGAGGCCACGCATCACCAATATTTTCCATGTCGGTATCATAATCGCCGACACTATCGCTTGTTGGAGTTCTGTTAGCCACACCTTTACCATCTGGTGATGGCATTTTGTAAGCACCGGGTTCATACCCAGCGCTCTTGAATTCTGGTGTCCATTCAGTGACGACTTTTGGAACGCGACGGACAGTCATATTACTCTCCAGCTTTGAAGTATTACTCCGCCGCCTCTTTTTCGGTTTCCCCGATGAGGTTTGGGAATAAAAACTTGACGGTATAATAGCTATCGCACCTGTGCCTGTAAATGATTCATTCATGTAAAACTCCATCATAGTTTTGCATGAATTTTTTATCATTCAATTAATTCAGCAATTGATTTAATTATATCTTCACTATATGTGGCACCACGATCTAATCCATCGTTGTTGTTTGATAAAGGTGTAGACCGAAGTGGTGATTTGGCACGTGATAAATCGGGGCTGTCGGCTGGTGTTGGTCCGATACCTACTCCATGTTCGGAAGTTGCAGAATTTACATACATATTAGTCAATGTTTCACCGGCAGAACGCAATTGATCACCTTTTGATGCAGCCAATTGTGGTGTATTGCGTTGAATATTTGGCTGTTCTGCAGATAATGACGGTTGTCCAGAAAATTCAATTCCTTCTAGTAAACCCATTAAATTATCTGCTAATTCGTCAAGTTCATTGAGAGTCTCTTCATCATGCTTTCCAAGCCGTTTAATAACTAATTCTTTATCGCCTTTTGGATTAAGTCGTGTATATGCATTATTTAACTCAATTTCTCCATCTTGTGGAGGAACAATTGGCATTTCTGGTACTTTGCTTTTCGCCATATGATTAATTTTGTATGTAAAACATTAACTTTTTACACGTAATTTCCATGCAGCAATTTTCCAATTTTTCATTGGAATTGAATCTTTTAATTGCGAGTCCTCATTAGTCAGATATTCAACATATGCTTTACCATCAACAATAATAAAATCACTCTTGATTTTGTCTAACAAAAATGACTGCACTTTTGTTTTTAATTCTCTAGACGATCCAGTGAAAATTATACGTCTTGGATAGGTTAATAAATTAGGATTATAATGTTCAAATATTTCATCAACAGCGACAGTTTTCATTTCAACTTTTGGTTGGGAATCAACCAAAGCATGCGGATAGTGTTGTTGTAAAAAATTTAATAATTTATCATTACCATTTAATTTTCCAATTTCTTCAAGAACTTTAATCATAAGATCGCTATTTTGCCCACAACCACGCGATGCTTGCAATCCTTTAATAAATGTTTTATATAGATTAGCATCAAAATGGAAAAGCCACGCTTGCCATGATGGTGAAGTTGCAAGAGAACAGAATTTATCAACTTTTACTTTCATAGTCCATCAATTTTCAGGGAACAAAACTTTTGTTATTTGATATGATAAATGTCGAACACCAGCAGGATTTCCTTTTCCATTGATAAAATCGCCATTTAATATTTTATCAATGATCAAGTCATTCAATGTCGCATCAAAACGAAACGATACACGATCAACATTTGGTAAAGGTGCAAATTGTTTACCATCAAATGTCGGCCACGCAAATGAAGGATGTCCAAACTTCTCAATGCACGGCGAATTTAAACTCTCTCCTCCACCACAGCTTAAATCGTTACCAATTGATTTCTTTACAACAATATAATCTTGACCCATAACATTAACTACAAGGCCACAACAATTGCCTTCATTCCAACTTTTTTCATACCACGCCAATCTAGACAGTTCTATTTCACATACCATCCCATCAAGATCATTATGTTCAATCTTTATATCTTCATAATTTTGTACCTCATTTTGAATTTTCGGCACTACAATATTATCAGACGGTTGTATAATAACACGAACTGACCCAGATGTTAACTGTGGTACGAATGACGGTAACCATAACGAAATCATTCCACCATCATGAGCAAATGATAATGATAGTCCTTCATACGCAGTTTTAGACTCCATCATTGACGTAAATGTGCCTTTATCTAAAAATTGAATTGTTCGTTTCAATCCGTTGTTAACATGTTGAATTTTCACATTCGCGCGAAATTCATCACCAATTCTTGCGTCAGTTGAATCAATTATCGCGGAATAATTACCAGCAACTAACGGAACTTGGACTCCATTTGCGGATGAAGAGTTCAACATTGGATCGATGGTAACAATTGCACGATCAGACTGAGCAGACTGAGCAGACTGAGCAGACTGAGCAGACGTTAAATTTGGGAATTGTGGAAATTGTGGACCACCTTGACATAAGTCAGGTCCTCCAATTTCTTTTAACAATCGCGTACTAGAAATCGAAACAGCTTCTTGACTATTACGACCATGTAATAATATGTTGGCCGATCCAGCAGCTTGTGCCGCTGTACTTTCTATATGTTGTCGTATCTCAGTACTCTTTGTAGCAGAAATACAAAATTCTAATGCTGAACACAACGCAGCCTTTTGTTCATCAAATAAGTCAGACATAGTATTAAGCCAGTAACCAACAATGTTCTCATATCCTTTTCGAAGCACCTCAACTTCTTTAAGAAACTGTTGTTTAATTAGCTCAATAATTGGCTCAACATCAAAATAAAACACCGATTGTTGACCACCAGATCCAATCTGTTCACACTCAATTATTTCATTCGAAACACTCGCCGCAACAGTGTTCGCAGCAATAGCTAAAACCCAAGGACTGCTATCAGATTGGACAAACAATTTTTCCGCTGCGTAACCAACAGGTCCAACAGCCTGACGATCAAAAACCAATTTGTATTTTAATGGATCAACATCATCACGAACAACCCTAACAGCCACCAATGGTTTAGGAACACCATTCTTAATTTCTGATTGAAGAGTATCTGACTCAATGGTCAAATCACAAGGAGGTGCTGTGCCATCATCACCATCAGCTCCACTAGGACCAGACAAAATAAAATTAGGACCATCATCACCGTCCGGTCCAGTGTCACCAACTTCACCTGTTCTACCAACAACATTAAATTGGTTCCTAGTCTTTAATTCTGAAACTAATTCTGGAAGATTTATAGTAAAATCAAACCCATATGTATGTTGATGAATTTTAAATGGAATATTCTTATTTAAATACTCACCACGAGAACCAATATTTTGCACACTAACATTTCCATCAACAGCAACAAATTTATCACCGGACAACAACCCAATGTTTCCACCTTTAAATGGTGCAACACAATCATTACCAACTATGCTTGAAAATGGCGGTGGAAATACTAAACGATTTAACTTTCTCAAATCATCAGCTGACATTGCACCATTATTCGTTGATGTGGCAACTGCCAACGAAAGTGTGTTGGATGCAATTTTGATCCATGAATTAATTGTGGCATCATATTTAAAAAACAATCCAGCACTTAATTCAAATATCGCTCCATGCCGTGGATTGCTTGGAAATAAAGTTGCACTCATGATGATTTTGCACTCCACACACGACTTCCCATCCCAATATTCATAATATGTTGCCTCCCGTCATGCGGCTTATGTGATGCAAACGCACCCGCTCTAGCTGCCGCAACTGCCGACGGACTTGGCGGCGGCGGAGGTGGCGGCGGCGGAGGTGGCGGCGGAGGTGGTGGCGGCGGCGGCGGTGGTGGCGGCGGCACCGGTGGCGGCGGAGGCGGAGGCGGAGGCGGAGGCGGAGGCGGAGGCGGAGGCGGCACCGGTGGTGGTGCTGGTAATGGTTCACCACACGGAACCAATGTAATACAATACTCTACCGCTGGCAAATTAAATTCACATTGCACAAGATCGTTTGCAATTTGCGATAAAATTGAACGAGCCTTATTATCTATTCCTTCAATATAACTTTTAGCTTCTTTACCCCATTTAATATCTAACGATTGAAGACGACGTTTATATTCATTAACAATATCTTGCACAAACGATGATAACCAATAGCCATTAAATTGAACCGCCTCAGTTAAATCAGAATTAGAACCTTTTGCCAATCTAAGTAATAATAAATTAGTTGGTGTAGAATCTCCAGGTGGCGTTGTCAATGTCCAATCATCAAGATTTGATAATTTACATGTAGTTGGATCAGGATCATTAGCAAACTTTATTGACCGCCTAATTGGGGTCGCAATTATCATACTAGCAGGACCTGTTTTTCCAACAAGTCCCTTCGTCACTTGTAATGTACACCCATTACCAGTATCGACCATGTGCATTTCTACAATTGCATTATCGGTTATACCCGGCAAATCATTATATGAAATACCAGTTAATGTGCCAGTATTCGTAGTGCTATCGCCAGTTTTACCCGTATCACCTCGTGGACCTTCACTAAATCCTGGAGGACCAGCATCTCCTTTAGCCCCAACCAATCCTTTTTTACCTGTTGGTCCAGGTAAATCAACTACTAATGTGCGTAAGAATTTATCACTTAATTTAAACATCAAACCAGGAATATTGGCATTCCCAGATGAACATTCAATTGTCGGAGGAATTGGGCATGTAAGTTTTAATTTATTTGCAGATACGCATACAATATCCAAACTTTCAGAACGTAATGAAATGTCTCCTTTAATTACACCATCTGGATTATTTGAATTTTTCAAAACTAATTTAGAGTCAACAATAATACCAAAACCACCACCGACAGACGGCACACGATCTAACAACGCTTTATCTTGAAATGATAATAACCCAGAAGTTGTCGCTGTAGCTAATGGAATATTATCTGATGTTCCAACTCTATCCCACACATCATTAGCTGCATTAAAACTCCATCGTGTGCGTTCACTATCAATAAATTCCTGCCCATCAGTTGGTGTCACTGGTAGAAATGAGTTAACACCTTCTGGTAAAATCGACGAGTGCATACGCTATCCAATATCTGTCAAGTTTAATTATTTTAATTTTGTCTAATTGTAAACACAGCACAACAAAAATCTATTTTATGGTACCAACCGCATTAATTTAGCAAATATATAATTCAAAAGCTGTTTTATAGGAGAACACACATGTCTGATTTTACAATTATAAAAGCAAATAGTGAAGATCGACTTACAAAACACCAAGGCGTAGTGGGTGTTGGTGTTGGTTGTAAATGGGTAAATGGATTCCCAGTAGAAGAACAACAAGCAATTATAATTTTTGTAGAAAAGAAACGAAGTAAACGCGGCATTATCCAAAAATTTTCAGCGAACGAAATCATACCAGAATCAATTGATGGAATTCCAACAGATATCATCGAAGTCGGAAAAATAGTATTACATAGAGTTCCAAAACTAACAAAACACAGTGCTGGATTTAATCAAAGAATAAGACCAATTAAACCAGGTTTTAGTTGCGGCCAACGTCAAATTACTGCTGGAACAATTGGCGGCTTTTTTATAGATAAAGATGGTGATCACGTTATTGTAAGTAATAATCATGTTCTAGCATGTGAAAATAAAGCTAAAATAGGAGATCCAATATATCAACCAGGACCAATGGATGCGTCAGGAAATCTCGATTTTAAAGGTTGGACAGAACCAGTAGCAAATCTTCCATATTTCGCAACGTTAAAAAGATTTGTTCCACTTGTAAGCAGCGGAAATGTCACAGATTCTGCAATTGCAACAATTAACCCAAAAATAATAGAAGCAGGATTAATTGATCAACATTATCCAACAATCAATAGTCCGTGCATTGGATTCGGAAAACCAAATATCGGCCAATCAGTACAGAAATGTGGACGAACTACCGGCTACACAACAGGACGAGTAATAGCTCTCAATGGCACTTTCACGGTATCCTACGATTTTGGACCAGCCACATTCATCGATTGTGTTGTATTATCAGGAATGAGTAAAGGTGGCGATTCTGGCAGCATTATTATGGATATGGAAGGAAAAGCTGTAGCTCAATTATTTGCTGGATCACCAAAAGTAACAATAGCTAACCCAATAAATTATTTATTGAATGAATATGGTCTACAACCATGGAAAACAAACCCAATCTCCAACATAGGATTCTCAGGTAATGATTGGAGACAATACACATCTGGTGGCAAAATAGAAGCAAACAACAATGATTTAACATTCACCAGTCATGCCAACCAATTTTGTTATATTGAAAGTTCACTTGGTAATTTCAATTCTGTAGAAGTAACCGCAAACACAGGGAATGATGTTGGTGCAACATGGGGACCAGGATTGACAATTCAATGGCCAGAAGGCATTATTAAAGTTAATTTACGCTATGGCGATAAATTTGGTGGATATTTTAACGGCACATATAATATAAATATCGGAAATGTAAAGCCAAACACTGATTATACTTTACGTATCCGTCGATCAACAATTGGTACATATATTGGTGAAATTCAAGATGGCGGAAAATGGTTCACGGTCATAGAAATTCCAACCAGTATATTCCAAAGTCGTCCAACAGCAATAAGAATTGGAAAAACAGATCTAATCGGACAACCATCCAATCACACAGAGCCGGGTGCAGTCGGATCGTGCACATTTAAGAACTATAAGAAATCTTAAAAGAGTGTGGGGCATCAATGATGCCCCACACTTCAACAATAACTTTAATCATCATCGAACTCTAAATCGTCATCGTCGTCATCGTCATCGTCATCGTCATCGTCATCGTCATCGTCATCGTCATCGAACTCTAAATCGTCATCATCGTCGTCGTCATCATAATCATCATCGAACTCTAAATCGTCATCGGCGTCGTCATCGAATTCATCATCGGCGTCGTCATCGAATTCATCATCGAATTCGTCATTGTCGTCGTCATAATGAATTTCAATCATGAAATGCTCTCCACAGGTTACACTTTCATTCTAACCACATGGCCCCACGTTGGACCACTGGTGTCTTGAGTAGTAAGTACAGTTATGAACGGAAACTCACACTTTTCATGCCAGTTTGCATGTCCATCACTAAGCAGAACTTGAACATCAGCAATTAATTTATTGTTGATCAACCATCGCACTGGTGCAGCCATATCAGTGCCGCCACGACCTTTCACAATAAATTTCTTCCAATCACCACGACGATAATTAGAGAACCCTTGGAAAGCATGATCCCATTGCAAAACACGGACCTTAGCACGAGAAGCAATCATATCTATCTCAGCAAAAAACTGCTGCAATTCACGCTCACCAACTGACCCAGAAGTATCAACAATAACATTTACTGTTGCAGCAGCATGATGAGACACTCCAGGCACACCGAAACGATTATATCGCCGACTACGACGACTATATGTTAATCGGTGATTACCAACATGATTGCCAAAATAATGTCGCAATAATTCACGCCAACGTACAACTGGTTTTGCAAGTTGTTTAATTGCACTGGCTAAATGCCCTGGTACATTACCTTGACATTTTTCCGTTGCTTGATCGACAATATCTTTTATAACTTGACGTGCCTCATCTTCAGATACATCTGATTGATTCCAAATTGAATGATCATCAATTTGTTTACCATAGTCAAACGCAGCCTTATGTTCTTTACACTGACCACTCCCATTTCCAGCACCAGGGTCAGTGCCACCACCAGTGCCATTACCAGCACCACCATTTTTTGATTTACGTGATTGTGCACATTTTGGACAATATTTCTTTTCCAACATGTCATAATATAATTCAGCCGTACCATCATGCGGCCAATGATCAGGAATCCAGACAATTTCACCTTTTAACGGAACAATTATTTCATTGGTTTCTGGTTCATGATAACCAATCCTTGGCTTTGATCGCAATCCATTTACGGTCATATCACACGCAATGTTCCATGCTAATGGGGAGCGTCCACCAATACGAATACAATGAACACGTACAATATGTTCAATCTCATGTTGAATCACCGCAAATAGCTCACGAATAGACAGCGAGTCAACAAACGGTGGATAATATAAACATTGAACTTCACCACCATTAACAATACGCACTCCCATGGTGCGATGTTGTTCTTCCAACCATGGCATCTGGGATGGCAACCAAACCATACTCATAGCGATGTGTCCATACCATGGTTCTCTCGTCATCAGACGACATCGCGCTTTCATCAAACGATCTGACTGTGTGCTCATAACATATCCTCTAAGTTATATGTTTGTGGCAGCGTAAAATGGCTTGTTAACAGCATAAAAACGTATTAAAATTATTTTACATTAATTGGATAAAACAAATGGCTTTCGATAAAGAATTAACCAGAAAAATACTTGGAGATGTCGGACCATTACGATTCAATCCTATTGTGATAAAAATTTGCGATGGTTGTAATGAATTATGCAAAGTGAGATATAAAGGTGCAAAAAGGCCAACAGCACCATATTTCTGTCGCAAATGTGTGGCAAACCGTCCAGAAGTAAAAAGCAAATTAAGCAATAGCACTAAGCTTCAGTGGGCTAATCCACAATTTGCTGCTTTAATTCGAGAAAGTAGTAAAGCAATATGGAATGACCACAATAGACGCTATAAAATGAGTAAAGTTAGAAGAGATCCAGCAAACATTGAACGATTGCGTCGAATGCCAAGGACAAGTTCACTTCAAGTTAAATTATATGAAATGTTGGATTCTTTGGGAGTAACATATTATAGAGAGCATGCAGATGGCAACCACGATAAACATTGTATACTTGGCCCATATACGTTCGATTGTGCAATTGAGCATAGTAACAACAAAATCTTATTAATTGAATGTCAAGGTGATTATTGGCATTCGTTGCCTAACAATGTGCGTCGAGATCTTGCTAAAAAATCATATATATCTGAATATTTTAAATCAAGCCATGAATTAAAATTTATATGGGAGCATGAATTCGCGAATCCTGAACGTGTTAAATGGCTATTGCAATATTGGCTTGGACAAACAATAGATATTATAAATTATGAATTACAATCTGTAAACATTAAACAAATCGTTGATAGTAGTTATAATGATTTTATAGAAAAGTTTCATTGCCAAGGTAGTAATAGACGTGGTGGTATAATATTTGGTGCATTTCTCAATGAAATATTAATTGCTGTAGCTCAGTTCTCACCACCAGTACGGCAAAACACAATGAAAGGATATCTAGATTTCAGTAGATTTTGTATCCATCCTTTATACAGAAAACGCAATCTTGGAAGTTGGATGATCAGTAAATGCCTACGTAGCTTACGAGAAATGAAAGCTTCAAATTGTGGAATAGTAACATATGCTGACAGCACTTATAATCATACTGGTGCATTATATTTAGCAAGTGGTTTTCGACGTGATCGTGAAATTCCAAGCGATTACTGGTACGCATCATCTAATCGTTGGATTATGCGAAAAAAGACTCTTTATAACCGTGCAAAAATTGCAGGACTCACTGAAAAAGAATATGCAAAACAAAACAATTATATTAAAATATATGGATTTCCAAAAACTCGCTTTATCATTGATTGGTAAAAAGCGTCCCGGTGGAATTGAACCACCACCATTCTCTGGAAAGAGATTGTGCTAACGTTACACCAGGGACGCACTTCAAAATTAATTATCGTCGTCAGACACACCCCACGACACCTTCGACAACGCTTGTTGCAAAGCTGGTCGTTCTGACAAACGATCAATGAAGGTTTTCGTCGTAGATCCGAACTTCTTATTAAACTTAGCAATCATGCTAGCTAATTTCGGATTTGAAATTACCGCAGCACAAGTCTTCTCTTGATCACGAACACCAGTCGTAACCAACGCACGACAAAATGCAACCACAATATCCTTATCTTGTGCGTGTTCCACCATGAAACTTGCAAAATCCAAGCAAATTGTTGCCACATCATCATCATTAATCTGATTTTTGGCAAAGCTTACCAGACCCCACATAACACCAGTAAGCTGATTTCGATCCAATTTTTTCAGTTTTGCTTCATATGCTTTTACACCAGATTTAAGCAGTTCACGTGGTTTAACAGGACACGAATATCGCGAGTAAGACTGTGCAAGTTCACGCCCAATTAGACCGCTGAACACTTCAATTCGTGCTGAGTCACTATAGTTACCACGTTTCATAACTTTTTGTGCTCTTACAACCATATCCCACGAACGTCGTGATGGCTGAATGACAAACCCCATATCACCTTGAATGTCTCCATCAAGATGTTTAATATTTTGTGACGCAAATTCGATAACTTCTGTGGCGTCATCTCCATGTACACCAGCCATATAACCGACCCACTCTTCAAGAGTGGTTTCACCACTTGACAATATCAAGTGACAAAAACGATTGATAAAAGCAGGATCATCGAAACCACCAACACGATATCCTTCCATGTAGTTACCAGCAGCAACAACACACCACCCAGGCGGTAACACATATTGACCAACACGGCGATCAAGAATAAGTTGAAAAATTGCTTGCAAAACATCGTCTTGAGCACGATTAACTTCATCAAGAAACAGGATGCCACGCTGAAATCTTGATTGCAAACTTTGCAATTTTTCGTAGTAACGTCGTGTAACATCCAAGTCTGAAGTTTCCAGCTTTTTAACAATCAAATCTGATAGATTGGTACTAGTTGCTTTCAAACCTAACACTGCAGACAATTCTTCTCGAATTGCGTCGTCAGACATATCTGCTAACGGCATATCAGCTGGCGGACGATAGTGAGTGCGATTATTGCTCCCAAGATCTGGAAGCCCGCGAATATCGCTAGCTTCTAACTGAGAGCAGCGCAAATCAATAAAACCCCAACCATTTTCAACTGCTGCTTGTTGAACCAATGAACTCTTTCCAAGACCACGATGGCCCCAGATAAACGGTGTGATGTTTGCTTCTCGACAAATCATCAATGCTTCTTTGATAACGCTAATCTTAGCCATCGAAATGTCTCCACAACGTCAGAAAAGGTCTCTAAATAGCCTGTGGCAATAGCCTCACATGCTGTTAATATCGCGCGCTTCTGTGTTCTAGACCACGGTGTCCCGTTCAAATCTACATCATTTGAGGTCTAGACAATGAAACAATGCACACATTGTCATCGATCATTGCCAGATGAATGCTTTTCATCTAAACGAGGAAGACCGGGCCAAAGCACAACATTAAGATCACGATGCAAATCATGCACAAACCTCATATATCGTACAAAATACAGTAAAAAATCTCCTGCAAAAAGCAAGTCAAAATTAGCATCAAACACAAAAACTTGTGTAAAATGTAAACAATCACAACCATTGTTAAATTTCCATCCAGCATGTCAAAATCCGACCGCACGTTGGCACTATGACAGCAAATGCAAAGATTGTGCAAAAATCTATCAAAAACATTTAAGAAACATTGGATATCATCGCCCATCTGAAAATAAATTATCAACAATATTAATAGAATCAAAACGAAAAAATGTCGTTGCGAAAAATCACCGACATGGTGCCAAGTTATTAGATTTTACTATTAAAGTTAACGATGTTGAAGAATTAATTTCAGCACAAACAATCAACAACAAGCTGTTGTGTGCAGCAACTGGCATCCCATTAATTATTGAAAAATTAAACCCATTATACCCATCAATAGACAGGCTAAACAATTTAGAAGGATACACACCAGGCAACATCAGAATTGTAGCATATATGTATAATTTAGCAAGAAATAATTATAATGATAATGATTTTGTACAGCCACAGCAATATGAGACATATGATGCACACACAATAGCAACAGCCATTCGCAAATCACCAGTTGCTCGTGGTAAAAAAGTACCAAAGGCAAATGAATTGGTGTCATTAATCGAAAGTCAAACCATAAACGGAAAACTAATATGTGCTGCTACCAATGAACCATTTGGTCCATTGCAATTCAGCCCATTTTCTCCATCGCTTGATCGCATTGATTATAATAAAGGTTATGATATAGACAATATTAAAATTGTTACTCATGCTTTTAATCGCGGCAGAAATAGATTTAATTTTGATACTGCGGCAGAAATATGGAAACAACTATTAACAAAATTGAGAGAACGTTTCTCACTTGGAAGATTATTTGATGACGAATGGTTAATACGACAACAACATCAGAAAAATGCATTGTTAAAATATAGACCAGCACAAGTTGAGTTTAAATTAATCAACCATAAAACTGCTAGCGATTTTTATATTGAAAATCATTATATAGGGAAATGTATATCAACATACAATATTGGTGGATTTATAAATAATAGACTTATTAGTTGTTTATCGCTAAGACGGCCTTCACGACAATCATCTGATGATTGGGAAATTAGCAGAATGGCAAGAATTGATCATATTATAATTCCTGGTCTTTGGTCATATCTATGGAAAAATTTAGATAAAATCATAAAAATTAAAGGTAAAATAGTTTCATATAGTGATAATCGTTTACATTCTGGAAAAGTCTACGAATATATGGGATTCAAACATGTATCCAATATACCATCAGATTACTACTGGTATAAAAACGGCAAAAGGCACCACAAATCGAAGATGCGAAAAACAGAGCATGAAAAGACTACAGGTCTAACTGAACATGAACTGCGATATGCTCAAGGATATTGTAAAATTTATGATGAAGGAAAAAAGAAATGGGAATATATTAAGATTTAATACCACCATAATGTAGCTGGCTAAATAGTTCATCGGCATTATTTACTTTAACCTTATATATTAGATATTGACGATTTTTATAATATGTAGATCCAGTGCAATCTACGGCTCGCAACCAAAATGAATCATTCCAATAAAAAATTTCAGAATTACGAGAAGTTGCAACTTTGCCAACTAGAGCGGCAATATCGCAATTTGGATCACTGTGCTCAAATTTCAGCGACAATTGAACAAGCGCCATTTCACCATCCGGAGTCATTACAAATTGATCATATTTAATATGATATAGCACAGCCCTGCTATCATGAAGTAATACCCAATCAATGGGTTCAGTCAAAATTTGTCGATATGCTTTACGTTTCATGGTTATCATCCTAAGTCAATACCATGTTCATCAAACGATGCTAATGTGTAAACACTAGCATCATCATTAACTCCGTTTACTTCCTTTAATAAACTTCGGTGTGGCCATCCAAGAACCACACGTGCACCACCTCCGATTACTTCAATTATTGTTCTTGCGTCATCTGGTTCTTGTCTCTGCGGAATTACTTCACCAAATTCGTGACCGTCAATCAACAACACCATTCCATATGCTGTGGTTTGTTCAATATATTTAATTATCACAATGTTCATATGTTTCTCTATTTTGAGTAAGATCTATAGCATGTGGCACTATCGAAACATGCGTAAATCTAGATATGATACAACACTCTATGCGATATTTTATTAAATGATGGAGATGTATGAGCATATTTTTTCAAAGCACTATACATTTGAAATAACTTATTTCGATTATTTTTATCACATATTGCTTTCAATTTCTTTTCAATCATTTTGACGGTATGAGAAAATGATAAATTATATTCAAGCCAAGTTTTATCATTCCATAGAAAATGACGTGTACCATTATGATAATACATATATATTATATCATATTTTGGATTGCTAATATCAGCATCAGTGAATGTTACTATATAAATATCTGAGCCAAGGTTTGGTAGATTGAATTCTGATGGAACAATTCGTATATAGTTTATAACTGCATAATAAGATTGTGGTAAATGACATTGTGACATAACACATCCCTCAAAACTATAATAGGAGGTTTTATGTCGGACATAGGCAACAAAGAATCAGTTATCACCCTCGCAGCTTCAGAAGTATATTATGAATGGAACGCTGCGACTAATCGGTGGACAAAATTACGTGATTCAGATCCAGAACCAGATCCATCTTTACCACCAGGAAAATTTGATGGTCAAGTAACTGGTGTGCCACGTATTACATAACATATGTTAATATTAGATGATATACATTTACTTTATAGCCAGCGACAGTCGATAACACATCAAGAATACCTTAAATTATTGTTGCAGCATATTCACTCATTGCAATATCAAGATGGAAATTTTATTAATGAAGTATGTACTCATTTAAAAGAACAATTAGTGTTATACGCTAAGTCGCATTCAATCGTTTACAACTCTTCAGATATCATTACTAAAGATGAACTTCAAAATAAACAAATTTGGTATGTTAATGGATTAAATGCTGCTATATCACAAACTGGTGGGTCCACTACTGGTGAGAGATTTCAATATCTACGTTGGGCCGATACATATTTAAATATTGAAGGCGATATTCACTATAAAGCAATACTTCAAGAATTTGGGCTTGATAGACCAATAAATATTTTATATTTGATGTTGGATCAACTCGATGATCGTAAGAATGACACATTAGTTCGTGTGTATAAAACTCAAAATGTTTTAATTTCACATGGAATGAAACAGCATGCAACAATCCATGAAGTAATCAAAAATCGACTTTATTATACCAATTATTTTGAATTTTATCGAGAAATCATAAAATATACGTCAGAAAATTCAATTGATGTTATACTAGCTCCAAGTTATATCATTGAATCTCTTGCATGGAACATTAAACAACTTAATTATACTAATAAATTATGTAAACTGTTAAGTAATACAGGTTCTAAGGCGAATAACAAAACCATGAATTCATTAATTGGCAATGGTAATATAGATAATTGGTGCGATCACATGCGATGTTGGGATGGTGGTGTGACGTTTTTTACATGTAGACACCACACTGCACATTTATTAGATGGTTTATCATGGGCATATACAAATCAAAATAGATTAATAAGCTATGATTTTTATTCATTACCAGCACCATTTGTTAATTACTGGAATGGTGATTTCGCAACAATCGATGAAGAATATCAAAAATGTAAATGTGGAAGATCATATCGACCATTCGTTATACATAACACCAGATCAATCGCGTTAAACAATATAAATAGTAATTATATTCAAAACATTATAAAGATGGCTAAAGATACAACTATTAAACGAATGGAAGGTTCCAATCATTTTTTGAGACTATTTACAGAACTACCATTATCAATTGAAGAACGAAATCGAATTCGTAAGGCGTTACCTAATTTCGAAATCAATTTCATAATCGAGGAATCTCTCGATGGATAAAAGATTTGAACTTATAGATGCATTATTAACATTGGGGAAACAAGCAGAGAAAGTGGCTAAATTATTGTCTGCGGAAACCGTTGGTATAATAAAAGATGAGACTATATTGATAAATTTACCAAAAAGCGATACAATGATAAATGTTGAATCATATAAATTTTGGCCAGAAGCCAATTTTCACAATTCATCAGCCTTACGTCGTGCTCAGATTGATGCTTCGTCTATTCAATCGTTAGCCAACCTTACTGTTTTAGAATATAGTATTGGACAAACATATCCAATATCTCCACATCACCCAGATGCAAAAATTGCACTTATCACCGACGCATATAAATTTGATACCCAACCACAAAACGTCAAAATAATAAATTCATTCTCTGAAGCTGGCAATAAATACGATGTTGGAATTTTATGGGAAACTTTAGAATTTGATGACAATCCAGCATTCGTTCTTACGGAAATGCGGCAACGCTGTAATAAAATTGTCATCAGATTTAGACCATGGACAAGCCGCAATGGAGCATTTCAATCTGAGTATTATAATAAAGCTTTTGCTCAATTAGTTGGACCATTAGATCATAAAGTAAAGTTCAAAGTCGTACGCCCACTCGCAACTTATGAATCGTTGTTTACAAAATTAGGGTTGTCAATTCAAGAACGAAAAATTAATAGCGTCCATTTTGAAGAATTTTTTCAAAATGATATCATAATTAACACAATTATCGAACGAACGTGGGGCAACATTCGTAAAGACGAAGCGGTACGTATCATGATGACAGATTCAATTGATTATATAGTATCATAAGGCATATGTTAATGGATCTATCAATAATTATACCATCAAACAGACCAAAAATATTGGCTCATACTCTTAATTATTTAGACAAACAAAGTAGTGATGGCATAATATATGAAATCATAATTGTACAAGAATCTGATGAAGGATTTGAACAATTTTCAACATTAACATATAATTTTCGCACTAGAGTGATCCGCAAAAGAATCGGTCATGATTGTGGGGCATCAGCTAGAGATGAAGGATTTAAAAATTCAGAAGGTAATTATGTAGTGTTTTGGGATGATGATAATATTTATTATCCACACGCAATGATAACAATGTTCTCAATTGCTAATGGATTTGATGTTGGAATCGCACGCATTAGACACCACGGAACAATCATTCCAACCAGCAAAGCAATACGAGCAGGCGATATTGATTCAATGTGTTTTTGTGTAAAACGAGAAATTGCTGCTAAAGTAAAATGGAGTGACGATGGTGGACGTTATAATGATTATAGATGGATTAACAAAGCAGTTGGATTCGCAAACAAAATAAATTTTTCACCGATCATAATAGGTGAACATTTATAAAACCGCGTTCCATTTTCCATTGCTCCAATAATATACTTCTTGGCTATCATTATAGCTATCTGTCATTGTAAATTTCAAAATATAGTCACCATCATCACCACAAACATCTAACATATCTTGAAGAAACAGCGATGGGCCATGTGACATTGCGTTGCCATCACATTTGCGTCCAATAGCATAGCACACGTTCTCTACAACATTTACAATTTTACCTGCTGCAGAATTGTCTATTGCATCATCGCGTTTCCAATTTTTCAAATATTTTTTCGTTATTGCATGAACATATCCGGATGTTCCAGCACGAAGCTCTGGTGGAACATGTACAACTTCATTATTTTCAATATCTAACATAACATTCTTTATGGCGTTATATGCACTCTTATTCCGTTCGCTTTTACCCATCTCACACGTTGCCAGCGCCATTGGAATCATGCATTCTGGCATGCCAGTACGTTCAACAGTATACGATGCAGCAAACGCTGCCAACCACGCAAACGGATTTCCAGCACAATCTTCGAATGCAGTTATTAACATTCTTCGACAGATATAAGCGGGATCTTCTCCACTTGCGATCCATTTACCAAGCCAGTATAGTGCTCCATCAACATCAGAATTTTGAATCGCTTCTTGATAACAATGTGCAAGATCAAAGTGATCATTACCATGAGCATCAAACACTATATGCTTATCTGGGATCGCTGAATCTACGTGTTCCAATGTTACATGCCTGTCATCTGATAAAATTTCGACAATCGTCTCAATAGCAGTAATAACTTTTCGAGCATCACCTGAGCATCGCGTAATAAGTCTTTTCGCAGCATCAGCATCAATTTTAATTGATTTCCCATTGTCTTTATAAAACTCTTTAACACGCTTAATAAGACCAATCATCGCATGAGCATCTAGTGGTTTGACTTCTAAAATTATACATCTGGACAAAATGGTGCTGTTTATAGCAAATTTTGGTTTTTCTGTAGTCGCACCAAACAATATAATGGTGCCATCTTCTACAACTGGAAGCATCACATCTTGTTGTGTCTTATTCCATCTATGGATTTCATCAACAAACACAAATGTGCGCTGTGGTTGTCTTTTTCTAGCATTTTCGACAATTACACGAAGATCTTTAACAGTAGCATCAGTAGCATTAAGAGGACAAAAAACAGAACTAGTTTCTGCCGCCAATGCACGAACAATACTGGTTTTTCCGGTGCCTGGAGGACCATAAAAAATAGTACTACAAAATGATCCTCTATCTGCCATTTTTCTTAATATTTTATCAGGTCCCAACAAATGGTCTTGTCCAATGACATCTTCTAATTTTTGTGGACGCAAGGCGTTAGCAAGAGGAGTTGTTTTCAGAAGTTCAAATTTCGGCATTGACAGCCCCATAATAATCTAACACGCATGGTTTAGCAATTGTTAAAAAACGTCTAACTTTATCCAAATCAAGAATATCATTTGTTCTGACTCCTGATTCCACATCAATCCACACTGATTGACTGCCAGAAGCTTTTTCCATCAATACAAGCTGTGATTCTAAATTGTCAGGAGATAGTCCACCAGCATATCCATAATTAGGTAGTGGTTCGTTCTCTGGCCATAGTTCAATAGATGGCCAAGCCGACGGCAGCATACCGCGACCGCCAGAACAATCATATAAAAAATCAACACAATTCATCAAATCAGTAGGCCACCACAACGGAACAACGGATCGTGTCTGAATAATAATTCTAGGCATATTTTTCAATTCTTTAATAGTTTTTAAAACAGCATTTCGGTCAGCGTGATCAATCACATTGGCGACATTTAATTGCAATCGTTTAAATGACATCACCCAACGTGCATATCTTGATATAAATTCAGAGCCGCCAAGAATAAAATCATATGCCAATTCACCACATATATGACAAGCAAAATTCAATTTATGTTCTAATAATTTATCAATATATACCTCATTTGGAAATCTATTTTCTATCCCTGCTTTCGATTTTGATAGCAGAACACCCCATTCAACGAACGGGAATTCATGCGATATTTTAGAAAGAGTCGCAAGATCAGTGAAAGCATCAACACCAGTTATTGTAACATGCGTTAAAAACTGCATATTTCTCTCCAAATTATATATATATTTCCATATGTTGTTGTAACCTCCACAATGCTGTGTCATGTGTGTGGCATGATGGACATTTTCCACATTTTGCTGTGTCGCTGAACTCACAATACCATGTATGTTTCAATAGTTTTAAATCTTGTAATCTATACAATACTTCCGCTTTTGACACCCATTCAAGTGGTAATATTAACTTTCCAGTTCTATGTGTAAATTCTTGGACATGTTGAAATGCATTAAATAATGATGACCGATAATGCCAAATATCATCACCTTTAATATATCCAACATATAAATCTTCATTAGCTTCAAGATATTGTGATGCTTGCAATATCCACATCATCGGTTGAATTATGCCGCCATTAGCAGACAGTTCAATTGCGTCTTGAGATATTGAAATTTCGCCATGATTAAATTCAAACTTCTTACGAAGGATCGGTAGCAATCGTTGACGTGCATTACGATTGCCAACATACCCAGCCTGTTGTGGATGATCTATGCTACGTATTTTTTCAGATGCTTTTAATTCAACATAACGTCCACATTTTTTATCATCATGTGAATATTTTGCATTCAAAAGATCATATAATAATAATGTTGAATCACATCCTCCAGACCATAATAGTAATGCCATTAACGATCCTCGATATCTGAATTTATGTCGCGTTTCGACCAAAAAGCCGTGCAGTGACAGTATCAATACGATCAGACATAATAACCATAATTTGTTTAGCTACAAAATCTCTTCGTGCGTCTATATAATGCTCCCATTCGGCATCTTGGAGAAGAGGATAATATGGTTGATCCTTTTTATCATGTAATGAAAAATTACGCGGAAGTGGTTTGTAATGTTTTCGCATTTGTTGATAATGATACAATAATCTCATTTTGCTAGATGCAATATAACGTGCCCAGCTAATAGCTAGTTTATTTATAGCCATATCTATAGGACTAAAATCAATGCAACAACATAAATAATTAGCTATATCATACAATTTTGGATATGAATGTATACAAGAATCATTCCAGTCAATTTTTACACGTCGTAATGGAAGCATTGAGGCAATTACTGGGCCAGCACTATCATCTGTTAATTGATGTGATACTTCAAAATGGCCAGAAGACAAACCAAATCGCTTACGATTAAGACTTTTTCGCGATTGCTTGCCAAACCAATCGCCAAACGAACAATCAATATATCCAACTCTTTTTGAAAATATAATATTCCTATATATCAACATCAAATTGGCAGTAGTGCGAAACCATTGACCTCGTTTAATCTGATTATTATCATCGCACCAGTCTGCCATCACAAGCCGCGCATCTGCCTCTTCTTCTTTTGTTTCTGCTGTGCTAATCATTTGCAGAAAAGCAGATTCCTGCGGATCAATTACACGGCCCATGATTATACCTCACAATCCAGCAGTAATTTTCTGCTCTTCGATAAATTCGCCAACATTGTTATCGTTAATAACTTTCGACTTATTCCACACACCTTGAATATGATCATTTAATTTAAAAACATCATCATTATCAAGAGTAACAGTTACATCTTGCCACGATGAATCAGTAAAATTGCGTGAACCAGCAATGCCTTTGGCTATGTTATTATAAAAGAATAACGCACACTTAATGTGAAACGATGTCGTCATTCTCCATTTGAATTCTGGAAATTTTTCAGCATGGTTCACGTGACGTATTAAATCAAGCACATATTTTCGTTCACAATCGATACATGTCGGTTTTTTGCAAGCTTTATATTCATACAAGCCAACCAAAATATTAACTTCTTCTACTTCTCGCATTGATTCAAGCAATGCGCGAGTTTCAGATTTAAATCTCGGTCCCCATTCTGACATATCACGCCCATCTGGTAAAATACCAGCCCATATCCCTAATGAGCATATGGTTATTGATTTAGGCTTTTGTTCTACACACGATTTTAAGAAGTCTACATGCTCACGATTAGAAATTAACAGTTTCATGTGTGTCCAATTCGGTATTGTAACCGCCACAGAAAGAAAATAATGGCGCACAACTGTGGCACACCACAACCACCCGTCAACCCCACAGTTTTCCATTATCAATGACGTTGACGAGCATAATGAGGAGATTTTACTTTTCCACGTTTCATAATATAATCATCAATATGTGCTACTGGCACCCAATGTTTAATACCAATTTTAACTCCATATTCACCTTTAAACATTTTCCCTTTATCCAACATAATAACATCGGCTTTAATTGTATTACCAGAAAGTATTTTAGGCAATACTGTACTAAGAATGGTGCCACATCCCATTACATAATTAATTACAACATGTGGTCGTGGTGAAGTTTTCAATTCATCATATGACACAAATAAACCTGGAACTTCCCATTGCTTTATCGCGCTGTATGATTGTAATGGCGCTTCACGAAGAACATATGCAAACAACTGATCATATGCACAATGTAGAGATGTGCGAGTACTAGTTGTAGTGAGATGATGCAATGCTTTAATTAGCATTATCTGTTCATCGCGATTCATGTGTTACCTACCAAATATTGATTCAGGATCATCTTCATCCCAAATGGATGATCCCGGAGGATCTGGCTCTCTGGCGGGTTGGCCAGATGCCACACGTTCAATCATGCTTGAAAGATCTTTAAATACTGCGTCAAGTCTGCGACTAAATTCATTAACTCCACGAAGTGCTTGATATGCCACTTTCTCTGATTCAATAGTCTTCTGCAACACAAGATCTAATTTTTTATCTAATGGCATACTAGCAAAGTGATTTTGACGCAGATTTTCAACAGTGTTTACCATATCAACCATTTGCTGTGTTTTATTATTAATAACCGTGTTTGGCAATGTTGGTGCAGATGGTGATACATTTGACCATGCAGCAGTTGGTTGAACAACTTCTTCATTATTTTTAATTATTGGGATAGTTTTACTCGCAGACTCAATAACTGTCTGTTCATCGCCAAGCTGTGATAATCGCATTGTTAACTCCACGCCAATCTCTTTCATATAGTTTTGGGTTACAACATTCACACTATCAGTATCTAATGAAACTAACAAGAGCAAAATAACATGAGTCTTCCAATCATCGGTACACTGTGTGGGTGGATAGCCACATATGGCGACGGTACTACCATTAGTCAATACGGAGACCGCGAACGCAGCAGTGAAGAGATTAGTCGTAAAAATTTGAGATCAATATCTTTAATAGTTAAAGACACTAATCAAGTAGTGCTAACTCAAAAATTGAAACCAGGACAGAAACTTATTTATAGAGTAAGAAGCATAATAAACACTGCTGGACACATAGAACGACTGCATATTCTTGGTTGGGAGCAAGAAAATGTGCGTCATATATCATTTATCCATGAAAATAATATGATAATTATCATGGGCGATTACGACACAACCATGCCTTGGTATTATCCAATTGAGAAACTCGATCATGATGATTTATTGATCGAATAACTAAGCTATAAACATAAGGATATTACAATAATGGATTATCCACACCCGGAAGCCATAAGGCGAACTCATATCTTTATTAATAAATTGTTATTTTATAAAATGTGTAAATCGTTTATATCGATACCAAATACAACTATCACATTTGGCAAAACAAACGATGGTATACGTATTTATACAGAAACAATTAAAGAGCAAAAAATGTTAATCAAAATAATATCTGGTGGTCAAACCGGAGCAGATAGAGGCGGTCTAATCGCTGCCAAAAAATTAGGATTGCAAACTGGCGGTTGTATGCCAAAAGGATTTAAAGCTCACGATGGTCACCACCCAGAATTTATAGATTTATATGGAATAAAAGAACACAATAGCCCTGAATATCCACCAAGAACTTTTGAAAATGTCTGTGCAGCGGATGGAACCGTGCGATTCGCGATTGATTTCTCAACCGCTGGCGAACGTTGCACTTTAAACGCGATTAAGAAATGCGGAAAAATTTATTACGATGTTGATATAATTGGTGATACACAACCATATCAATTAGCACAATGGATAATAAATAATAAAATTTCAGTATTAAATGTTGCTGGAAATTCTGAGCGCACTGCAAAAGGTATCGAAGAATTTGTAATAGCATTTTTATTAGAAACAATCACATTAGTCAACCAACATTCAGACAATCATGATATTGCAATCAATGAGCGAAGAAATTCGTAACCAACTCAAAATCCATCAATTAAAAGGATACACTCTCCTCGTAACAAACACATATATAATAATAGTACATGGTGAGTATGAAGCAAAATTTTCTATTAATGACGAAATTTTTAAATTATATTTTTACACACAGCGGCAACAATATTGTGCAACCATAATTTTTTCAATATATACAATTGATATTGAAAAAATTATATCATCAATAGTCAAATGGATTACATTAAAAGATTGTAAGGCCAAATACTGCTTTGGACCAATCATCAGAAAGATTATTGCGGATGAAATTACGAAATGAATTAAATGAACATGATAACAATAATAAAAAGCAATAGCTGTAGCCACCTTTGTAATTCTGATGGATGCCGCCATTGTGCATATATAAACACACATGAATCAGTATTTGGTTCAGTTGCACAAACCATGAAGGCGGTAAAGGAATTACTCCTCAAAACTTATATAATTTACGATAAACACCAGTATGACACAGATGCAAAGAATGCAATGCTTGCTGAGGCTAGATATTTAGTTGGCGTTGCTGGCGATAATCTCATGGATAATGGTAAGCAAATAGGTGAGGCATTGCAATGGGCATTTACTAAAAACAGACTACCAAACGCTCATCTGAAGTATACAGGTGAAATAGTGTGGTCGTGGATTATAGTTCCATCTAACGATCAACATTGGCACATTGTCAATCACAGACTACCAAAAGTGCATAAAAATGAAAAAATATTCTACTACCCGAAAGATTTTTATAATGATGTATTTGCATGGACCTTTATGGTAAATAATATCATTAGTTATACGCCAGAAGATAAACAAGAAATGTGGGATCTGACAATGGAGAAAATATGATAAAATTTCTTGATAAGAACAAAAACCCGATCAATTTAGATCACACAGAAGATATTCATGCGTATCTTCAAGACAGAAACAATAATGATCTATTAATAGGAATCTGCAGAATAACAGACCTTCCAAGCTCTTGGGATTGTTGGGAAATCCATATCCCAGAAATTCACGATTCTCGCGCACATTTATTAAAATACCTTCTTGCTAATTTGTGGGTATCGATGAATACAACAATGCGTTTTTTACCAAAGAATTATTTACTCAACGATCAACAAGAAAAATGAAAATCATCACATTTACAAAAGTTCGATTGCCATTTGGATTTTTATCCAACATGAGTCCACATCCAATACGTCATCACGATAGAGTGTGGAGAACCGCAGAGGCATTGTTCCAAGCTCTTCGTTTTAATGACGTTGAATCCAAAAACATCATTTGGAACGAAGCTTCCCCGATGACTGCGAAGTTCAAAGCAAAGGCACGGAAAGCTCTTATGGCCATACAGCCTGGATCTGTTGAAGACTTGAACAACATGAAGACCGTATTACGACTCAAGATCGCTCAACATCCAGATATTAAAAAAGAATTGTTAGCAACAAAAGACGCAACGATAATTGAGGACTGCACACAACGACGAGAATCAATCTGGGGTGCACAATATATAAACGGCAATTGGCGTGGCCAAAATTTGCTTGGTTTATTATGGATGAAATTACGAGATGAATTAAATGAACACAATAGCGAAAATGATATTAAGTAATTTACTTAAAAGGATTGGAAGTCCAGTTGTTAAAGTCAATGCGAGATTAGACAACCATAATTTAAAGTTATCTATTAGCATACACGGACACCGATATAGACACAATTTTGATTTACATGCTCCAAACAGCATTGATGCCGCAGAACAATGGTTGCGACAATGTATTCAATCTCCACCCATATAAAACGGAGTGTAAATCAATACTTCAATCGGATTTGATTTTTTAACCAGAGCATGCACCATTTGCATAGTGGCTTGATGGTTAACGTTATCATCTAAAATCAACACTCTTTTATTGGTTAAATCACGCAAATCATTATCATTTGCCGTATAAATTTGCATATATTTCTTATATCCGTCTATATCTGTCAATTCTTTAATTGGAATCGGAACATTCAAATGGCGTGATAACGCCGCTCTAATAGCAACAACTCTACCAGCCACCCACCATTCTATCCATTCTGGATTAGTTGGATCAAGCGACGTTTTATTATCAATAGATGGCATTGGCATATTGCCAATACCATCTTTAATTCTAGCAATTTGATCAACAGTTAAAATTAAACGTTGATTAAATTTTCCAGTTTTAACAGCCGATTGATGAATTTCTTCAGCACGTTCTATCAATGATGCTACATCAACAGTATTAAATGCTTCTTTACCAGTAATTTTATTTAATTGCAGAACTTGAATATTTTCCCATCCCGATTGCTTTTTCACCGCCGCCACCAACACATCTAAATTATAATTAGACGACGATTCAGGAAGTACAATTATATCAAATGGTTTCATCAAACGTGCAAGATTATTGGCAGCTAAATTTGTAATCTCAACACTCATATGCTTTTCAGCATCTGTTGTTGGATTTTTTAATTTACGCGCTAATGATTGTGCAGCATATTTTAAATGAGATGCTGAAAATTCATTTCTAGTGATTCGTTTGCCACCAACATCATAATAGCTTCCTGCTTCTTCTTCTAGTTCATCTATAGATCCAAATTTATGTACATCCATCAATTTAATAAATTCGTTTATTAAATCGCTTTCTCTAATTAGTTTCTCACGCAATTCTTGTAGTTTTGGAAATGTAGATTTTTGCAAATCAATGTCAATTTTTCTAAGTTCTGCCTCTATAACTTCTAATCGTGAATGTAAGTCAGACAATGAGTCAATGATGGTTCTATCACTGACTGGAATATTTTTATATTTATAATAATTATTATATAATTGTTTAAATTCTCTGATCTTGTTTTCTATTCCATAAGGAAGCTTCCATCCAGAAGTAACTGTTTCATCTGTAAAACCAGTTGATGGCACTATAGTGAAAGCATATAATATTTTGGCACCCCGGAACGAACGGATTGCCGATGGATCATCAGGAACCGTTGGCAATTTTTCAATCTTGTTAAGAAGTTGAGTATGAACAATATCATCAGTCTTATCATCAGCACGATGTGCATACTCACGATTCATATATAAATCTGTTAAACCACCACCACCGGCACCACCACCACGTCGTTTACGACCAACTTTTTTGGCGTTTAGAATTGCTTCTGGCGTTAATCCACTATAATCGGCTATATGGACACCCTCAGAAACACAATTATAGATCATATCTAATTTCATACTATATATTTGTATCGCTAAACTGCCTTACAAACATATATCGCATCACGGCAAGTAACATCAGGATCACAGAATAATGTTCCTGATTTACCAATTCTTATTAATTCAAATCCAGATAAAGCAAAAAACAATCGCATTTCCATAGGAAAAAAGTATCGCACAATATGACTTTCTTTCCCCGACATCATTTTACCATTTATAAAACACCACCAAGTATAATTACACATACAACGATTAAATTCAATATGCAATTGCGGTTTAACCACTCTTAAAAGTTGAATCGATGGTGTAGATATTTCTCTTATTTGTTCCTTAGGTTTATCAAACAAAACTGACGGTCCATGCCATACATCAAATATAAGCAGACCGCCATCAACAATATGTTTCCGCACATTTCGCAACGTTTTTAAAACATCATCATTCGTATATTGATAACCAAGCACAGCCGACATCATCAATGCAACATCAAATTTTCTATTAAGATCAAAAGTTGCCATATCAGCTTGATGAAACACAACATCAGGCGATTTTTGGCGTGCAATTACCAGCATTTCTGCTGATCTATCGACACCAACAACATTATAATCATTTTTAAGAATAGCGGTGTGACTACCAGTGCCACAACCAATATCAAGAATCGAATATTTGCGATTGTCATTGTGAATATGACGTAAGATAGTATTTTCTATGATTTTAGCATCTACGGCGAAATCATGTTTACTATACAAATAATCATATAAATGTGCATAGTCTGGACCGAATACTGTATGCATGATAATCTCCAAAAACGATTAAAATCTTTCTCTTTCGTGCAAGCCACAATATGGACCTTGTTTTATTTCTAACATCACGGTATTTTCAATCATGCGAAAACCATGGCCACCAGCAACAATTATTAATAAATCGCCTTTTTTCAATTCATGGGTTGCTATGTGGTTTTGTGTGTCGTCATAAAAGTCAACAAAGCACCTTCCGCTAAGAATATACAATACTTCTGTTGTTCCAACTACTTCTCTAGTAATCGCATTATGAAAATGTCGATTGATTATTTGATTTTCTTTACAAACTATATAGCCAACTTGCTGACCACATTCATCAGGAGTTATAAAAGTTGTTTTATCTGGTAATGGAAGATTACCAGATATGATGTATGCTATAGTTCGACATTGATAATCAATTTGTTGAATCATCTGTGTTCATACGCCTTTGGGACTTCTATTCCATTTCGTGGATGATAAGTTATAGCAAGCGGATCTACAAAAATATCAAACCCATTATTTCTGATAGACTGACATAATCCAACAACTTCATTCATATCACATCGTGATCCGGCAATTAAAACACGTTTGTCCATCAACGGCATCCCAACACTCATCATACGTACAATCTTAGTTCTAGTATAAGTTAAATGATATGGTGGCCTATTTGTAAATTGTACATTGTCAATGCCACGATATGCCCATGTGTCTCTAAAGAATACGCTTTTCTCAAAAAACATCATTGGAGCTATAACATCGACTTTATGCTTTAATAATTGTTGTAAAATTGTCGGCTGAATGGTTATATCTGAATCTAACACAAATACATAATCAGCACACATATCAATAGCAATTTCAAATGAACGATTCCATAAATTAGCCAAAATATCCAATCTATTTTGATCAGCAACACTATCAAATTTTGGTTTGCCAGTATCTATCTTCTCTAATATTATTCGGAAATTTTTCAGAGAAGCTAATGCCTCATATGTTCCATCAACACTATCACCTTCAATACAAATGTGTAATATTTTATTTTTATCATAATCAAGTTTGCGACGTTCATTAAATGAACGATATACATCATTTAATGAATCACGAAACAATGTGCAAATAGCTATTGTTGGAGTGCTCATTTCAATGTCTTAATGTAAGTAACCATAACAAAAACACAATATATACGATGAAAACATGAAAAATTTACTCATTTTCTTTTCTGGTACAGGTAAAGTCATCGATAGTATTGCACAATCCTGCTACGACGGAATAAATCACAATATTGCTAAAATAACACACACAGTTTCTGACCAACGACATCCACCAGGAATTTCTATAGTACAAAAGTGGAAGCTGATATGTGTGTCAATACCATTTTGTGAACGATTTGATACATGGTCAACATGGAACCACAGAATAATAAACAATTCATTATTAAAATCAAAACCAGATTTAATTATTTTAGCAGATTTCTTTCCAAGAATTGAATTTCCGCAAACTTATAATACTATTTCAATAAATGAAAATGATGATCCAACAATTTATTGTGAACTAATAAAAAATTTATTGTCCTCCTAGACATTATATCTAAGAGGACAATAGATAGTTCAGTCAACAACAACAAACCGCCGAACAGATCGTACACATCCAGCTTCAACAGCAACACTAGGTTCCACAAAATATTGTGGCACGACCACAGAACGCACAACAACAGTTTGTGCTGGCACGACCACAGAACGCACAACAACAGTTTGTGCTGGCACCACCACAGGGGCTACCACCACACGATGACGAGGCTCACTCACTACAACAGCAGCACGACCACCCACAACAGTTGCACCATTGCTAACGACCACACTACGACGCCCAGTAACTATAACTTGAGCATCTGCAGTACACGCAAATCCAACCAACGCTAATAGAGTTAACAGAACTAGACGCATTGTAACATCCTCCTTATGGTGTACATAGTATTTTTGCTATCACACAAAACGTGGGACATATTAAATGATCAAAATAATTTATCATGGTAATTGTAGCGATGGATTTTGTGCTGCGTGGTTAGGGCATTTAGTATGGCCAGATGCACAATTCATACCACGACAGCACGGACAAGAATGTCCAGAAATTAATGAAACAGATGATGTTATTATTGTCGATTTCTCATACCCAAGAGAAATATTGTTAGATATTAAGAAAAAAGCAAAATCGCTAATTGTTCTTGATCATCATGCATCCGCCCAAGAAAATTTGGCAGGATTAGATTTTTGCGTGTTTGATATGAAACGTTCTGGCGCACGTTTGTTTTGGGACTATTTATATCAACAAGGCTTAGCCCCACATGGATATCTCATCCATTGGTTAGTAAAATATGTAGAAGATCGCGATTTATGGTTAAAAGCATTACCACACAGCAATGAAATAAATGCAGCATTGCGAAGTTATCCATTGGATTTTCAAGTTTGGGATGAAATCTCACGCCGCGACCCACAAGAATTAGTAGCAGAAGGAATTGCCGCAATTCGCGTTAATAATCAAATCATCGATCATCACTTAAAGCATTTGCAAGTAATTGAACTAGATGGTGAAAAAGGACTTGGTTGCCCATGTAGTGTATATAGTATTTGGTCTGATATAATGGACAAAATTTTAACAATCCACAATCCTTATTTTGCAATAGTGTGGACTGATTCCATCGACAAACGAATTTACTCAATTCGTAGTAAAGATGGTGGGCCTGATGTGTCTAAAATTGCTAGAAAGTTTAATGGTGGTGGGCATGTCAGAGCGTCGGGATTTACAGTGGCATTGTGTCACATCCTACCGCAAAACATAACACATAGTGCGATACCGGAGGCAGATGTTTTAGCAGCTGCCTCCGGGTAGTACGATCACCGCACATTAACAATGCGTTGATAAACAGCATTGGAATGCTTGCTGGGATCGAATGGTGCGATAATCCCAGCATCAATCATTTTCTTATTAAAACTGACTGGTTGACCACCAGATTGTGTGATGCATCCATGATCAAATGGGTGAAACGAGAAAATCCCATCAGAACCTCGAATTCGCCCATACCAATCTCGTCGTATATCAAATTCATGAACATGCTGATTTGTTTCCTTGTGACATTGCATGCATGAATTTGTCGTCACATTGATAAACCCCGCTGCATAGCGTTTCGGAACAATATGGAAATCAGCTTCCGTAGTCGGAGCATGCGGAGCATATTCGCCATCGCCACGCCAAACCACATCGAGCGATGATGAAAACGGGGTTTTATGTAAAAGAGTGATAGCAACGTCTTCATCAATAGCTGGTAAGAAATCTTGCTGGCGAATTTGCTTAAACACAGACTTGTCTGGTTGTGTATCCGCAAGTGTGTAATGATCTGACGATAACGATCCTTCAAGATGTGTTACAAGATTACGCAACTTCGCATTCTTTTCCCAATTATCAAGTTTCTTTACAGCAATTAACAAATCATTAGCTGTTGGAAACGGACGATAGACATTCACAGCCCATCTATCAATGCTTCTAGAACGTGTTCTAATTTCAAACACGTGACGATTTCCTCGACTATCACTAATCATTAACACTTCACCAACGATTGTTCCCTTGGGAAATGTCCATGCCCATCCTTCGCGATAAAATCGCTCATCTGCTGATATATTTGTACCATCCGGCAATGTTCGCTTCCCGTATGATATTTTAGGAATTTGATAATAAACTACAGGATAAATTGACCCATGTTCATCACGCGGAAGTAACAGAAATCTAATTGAAGTTACACCATTACTTAGATGAGTGCCAGCTGGAGCACCCCATGGAAATTCCTTATTTCCATTGCCAAATGGTTCAGTTCGATTTGCTGAGACATTCCCTCGTGAGTCGAGAATGCCCTGTAAAGAGCCTTCCCAATCTTGATGAGCTTTTGGAATTTCATTATCAGTATAAAACATTAAATGTTTATCTGATATAATACTGAGCAATCGTTCATCTTTAGTTGAAGGAAGTGCTTTCCTATACGCTTCATTTTGAGAACGATCCATCAGTGATGGTTCACTAGCAGACAAAGTCCCACACCCAATAGCCATTAGCACCATGAACGATCTAATCATCGTCATATCTCCTAGTGTTAAAGTAAATCCTTTACACTTCCTATATACCGACACACACCAGTTTCATAAACTATATATTATCACGTTCTTGTTTATCACATGCCATTACAATTTTAAATGCATTATCTGTTATACCATGTAAATTTCCAATTAATTGTGCTGAAATAATTTCAACATCTTCTGCAACTCCGAAAAAATTGATGCCATTGCTATCAATACCAGCAATTTCCGTTCCGCATATCTTTTTAATTTGATCTACCAGATCAGCCACATCCAAAGCAATCACACATACATTTCTCTTTGTGGTTATATGAACTTTATTTGGGCCAACCACAATATATGTTACAATATATACCAGACACTCTTCTAATCGCTGTTTTTTCATCAACAAATTTGCCTCATTTCACACATAAATGACGCCCAACTGGTATATCCAGTGACGCAAAAGACTGAAATAATTTACCACGACACAATTTTTCCTTTAATGAGTCTAATGAATTAGGATCTTTCATATCAAAATTCATATTCGTCTCATCAATAACTACTTTTATAATATCACCAATTATAAGCATAGTAGTATATTCAGTTCTATATGCTGGATTAGAACTCAATCGTCTAATAATATGACGTTGATTGGTGGTACTAGCATCATCAAAACTGGTTTCATCTACAATAAAACCACATTCCGATGCAATAAGTTCAATTAATTGTGCGTTTGTCATATGTTCAGAAATACGTTGGTGGATGCATGATAATTAATTATCATGCATCCACCAACGTATTTCCAGGCAGTCTTATCGATTAACTTTTTGACATTCAGAACATTCATTCGGAACAAATGAAATTGATGGAATTGGAACAAAAACTGGTTTTGTTGGCACAACCGGAACTGGTTTTGTTGGCACAACCGGAACCGTCTTTGGTGGAACAACTGGAGCAACTGGAGCAACTGGTTGAACAGTCTTACATTGAACAACACACTGACACTTTACCACTGGTGCTGGTCGTTGTAGTCTGTTTCTCAGCCACCGTGCTTGACTTTGTCCAACACATACTGCCATCACGACAATCGCCATCACACCATAAAGAGCACAACGCATCATCTGCCTCCTGAAACAGTGCGTACAAACTATGGTCATAAACCAATGACCATCTACATTTTATAATACAAGAGACAGATATCAAGCTTCGCTATATATTTCAGAAACCTCAGATATGTTAATTGATTTTCCAGCATTTAACATTGCATCATAAACTTCATGTTGCGGAATATTTTTATGTTTTCCAATTATTTTCCAAAGTCGTCGTCTTTGGAAAAATCCAAGAAGCCCACCGGCTGAAATTGACTGCATATCTTGCACAGCTTGTTCTGGAGTTTTATTACAATTTTTATATAATTGTACTATCGCAAGTATAATTTCAGAAATTGCTGATATAATCACCGTTGGATCAGTTGCATGATTGCCTTTTCTAAGAACAGTCAACGCAATCGCTTCAGCTTTACTTTTTAACATTGCACATCCTTTATTATGGTCTAAAATCACGTCCACCAATACGATCAAGCTCAGCAGAATCACGTACCATATGTTGTGGTAGACTCTTGTTTTTCTTATAATATTCAAATGCTTTTACCGCATCAGCTTCACGCATTTTAGTATGTCTTTTAAATGCTTCAAATTCCATCATCAAATCATCCATAGCTCGTCGTATCGCCTGATCGCGAGGGAAAAATTTTGCAAGTTTCTCAATATCAGGAGCGTCAAGTAAATTGACAAATTTCTGTTCTAATGGGTTTTCAAATTGAGGTGTATTACCCCATTCTAAAAGTATTGTGTCACGATCTGCTGAGACATCAGGATCTTCGGTAATCAATTTTGCAATAGTATTTATTTTGTTCATTAACGCACCATATTTTGAAATCTGTCATATATTTGCAGTCAAAGGACAAATCGCATGAACCAATCTAATCACATTCCAAACTCATTTCTTCCAGATAGTCATCGCTGGACACTTTGGTCCCGTATTGAAAATTTTTGGAGAATAGAGGCTACTAATACTCGTGAAAAGATAGAATTATTTGAACATATGATTCTAAACGAAACCCCAGAACGTGAAACAGTTATTTTGCCGCCAAATGAAAAGCCATACGAACCATCTTCTAAATGCCACCGCAAACAACATTAAAACCACACTTAAGAAGGTTTAAACTGGAACCGGATCAGCACTCCTAGATTTACCAACTGTTTGAGCCTATCACAGTGTGGTAGTACGGACCACCACCAACTGGAGAATCACTATGGATCATTACTACGTTTGTTCGGTTTCGGATGCTCTCAGCGATGATCGAAGAGCCATGATCATCGTGGTGGCGACTTCGAAGACGAAAGCGATAACCACTGCAAAAGCCGAACTAGTTGCGAATGGTCGTCATGATCTGGCTGAAAAAGATATGAACGCACAAAAAGTAACCACACGTTCGCTGGATTCGGGGACTGTTATTTTTCACACAATCGAATCTCGAAAGCATAGTTTACCCGCTGTTCGAACCTGCCGCAGTGTGGTAGGACGGAAACCAACCTAATCAACTGACGATATCATCAATGACCATTATGGCAATCTACAAAGGCGCGATGGAACAACTGCAAAATGATCCGCTCAATTTGGTTACTAGAGCGCGCTTTTCTGATTGTTTAGAAGAAAACGGTCATATAGGTGCTGCACAAAAACATAGAGAATATATTAAAATAATTGAAATGATGGATACGCCAACTTTTCGTTGGATACATTGTGGAACAGTTATGGCATATTTTAAATCTAATCAACTTTGGTATAAATTGTATAAAGACGGAACAGTGAAAACAAACAAAAAACACAAACGTCCAACGCCAACATCAGAACAGAAGTTAGAACGTAGACGTATGCGAATCATGGCACGCGCACTTATGTATTTATAAGAATGTGACCGATTATCGGCTGTTTTTGGTCTCGGAACAGCACAAGAGATCGGATCACCTAATATAGAGACCACATTCATCGAACTTTTTGGACCGTTTCAAAGAGATGAATGATGTGAAAACGGTTACATAGGTTGTTTGGCCGTTTTTAACCTATGCTTAAACTAAACGGCCACAGTAAAACTTTTTATCCTTCAATTTTATTTGCTCATTAACTAACCATGTAGTTGTAGAGCAAAATTTATCAAACGATTTTTGATCACTAATAACATATGATCCACCCCAACAACTGCTGCTAAATAATTGACCTTTATTACAAGAACTAATTATCCCATTTAACACAATCCTACCACACCACCATTCAAATGATATCCACAAATTATGATTATGTTTGTGTTTAAAGACGACGCGTTCATTAATACATGGGCCAATATAATAATCGCCATTTTCTGATAAAAACCAATCCGCTAATACAGATAATATATCAGGCATGGTGATCAATATAAGCAACTCTAACATTGGCTGGTGGCTTATCATCAATACCGACAGAACCAGCGATAAATAACCACCCATTCCAATCTATAGATGGTGACTCATCTTCACCTTTGTGGCAAACTTGATGTGTTGGTAAAGATTCTTTTTGAATTCTAACTATCTCATATCGCGTAAGATCAACCCCAATTGCAATCTTATCATAAAGAATTTCTATTACTTGCCCAGCAGTTGCTCCACCAACTCTTCGTGCAATCTCTCGCAAACGTTGAATATCAGATAATGGTTTCTCAACTTGCATTATTATATTATAATGCACATGAGATGCATCAGTTTGATAACAAACACTAGGACGATAATTGACCATATTTTATGTTTTATACGAACCATTTACAACCGATAGTTGTCTTGCCACAGAAACGTATTAAAGAAACGGAGGTTACATGAATCTGTTTGTGCTTGATCGTGACCCATTAATTTCTGCTAAAATGAATTGTGACAAACATGTCAATAAAATCATTCTTGAAGCAGTACAGATGATGAGTTTAGCACACATCACCAACAATCGTTTATACGCCAATATCAATGGAGCACAAGTAGAATTATGGAATGCTAAAACACATAAAAACAATCACGTTTCATTGTGGGTACGTGAAACAACTAGCAATTATGAATGGACAGCTAAACATGGGCTAGCACTTTGTGATGAATATAATGATCGTTATGGCAAAATACACAATTGTCAACCATTAATGAATTGGTTAGCAACAAATCAACCACCACTCAATATTGGTGGGCTAACACCATTTCGCCAAGCCGTTGCAGATGATTGTTATCATCAAGATCCAGTAGTAGCTTATCATCTATATTACGTCAGATATAAATCAAGATTCGCTAAATGGCGCACTGGTAAAGTGCCAAATTGGTACATCCAACTAATGTTGATTGAACATGGTATAATAGTTGATACAACACCATCAAAAGCATATATTAAAATGGTAACACATGAACATAAAACAAGCTAAGACAATTTTCGAATTCTCTGGATTCAAAGTAGAACATATCAAAGAGATACATGAAGGTTATTTCGAAAATGGCAAATGGAATAAATGGTTTCTAGTGAAAACAGTCTTTGGTTGGATTGAAATTGGCTGGAGAGACAACAAATTATCAATCAATTGGTTCGATACAGGATATCGTGGAAAAGTCACAGACGATGATGTGATTATGGACGATCATTATATATATGCGCTAAGCAGCAGTGACGCTGTAAAATATATGACAACTTTGTATCATAGATTAGACAATAAAGGAATAGCACAATGATTTCTGAAATAGTCATTAAAAGCATCGCAAACAAAGCAAATGAATGTAATGACACTCAAAATATCAATGTCGATATCGATGCAGATATCAGAAATGAATATGGATTTGATTCTTTAGATATAGTCGATATAATGATAGATTTAGAAGACAAATTAACAGATCATTTACAACGAAGAATTCAAATATCAGATGATGAATTTGACAAATTAATGACCACTCGACAAATTATCGAATATGTCAACACTCTCTGAAGTCATCGCCCACCATTTATGCCCTGGTTTAATAGCACCAGTTTTCTCTATGGCATCTTGCCAATCGTTTTTCTTAGACGTTTGGAGAAGACCTAGTTCTTGTCTTGCACGATTCTTAAGTTCAGGACGCATCAAATGTAGTTGCCTATGTAAATCTGCTAAATGGCGTGCTTTATCATTATCAACTTTTGTATCAATTTGATCGATTGGAATTGTGCCGTGAATCGGTGTTGAAATGAAAATTGGCTCTTTCATTGATAAACGTTGCTTTAATGCATCTATACAATTATATAATAATTTATCATAAATCTTTTGACTGTGGTTCCAAAAACTAATTATCGTACCATTACGTTTTTTACCAACTCGACCTAAAAGATCGAATTGTTCAGCAACCGCACGATAGTCACCAATCATATATCCCATACCACTTTCGTATGGAATTAACACTTTTTCATAACGATCATGAAAATCTTGTAAATTAGCCCTAATAATATCGCCATGACTAACATTATTACTATGCCCAATCATCAATTCATTATATTCTGTAAATATAAATGTAACAGCACCATTCTTCATATATAACTTATCAGGATCTATCCAATTGAGTTCTTCAGATATTGTTCGTAATCGCATCATTTGATCTCTCTAATTAAGGTAAATTTGATGCGTCAAATTAACAAAAACTGGCATTGAACAATTTTTAATCGCCCACTTACACCAATATAGAAGCCATTCGGCACGACACAAATTACCATCATGAACTAACCCTTCATATTCACGAGCGACATCTTCGCCACAAGCGTCAATTGACTTAGTTCCAGATTTAGATAATGGAAATTTTGCAACATGTGTTGGATGTTCTGCTTTATATTCGGCCAACTTCTCTTCAATAATCTCAACATGGGCTTCAGTTATTGGCGCTACGCCAGGATGACTAGGTATTAAAGGTCCAAACCATACTCCATCACGACTAAAACCACTAACACCACCATTACCACGTTTAGGATACATCACATCTTCTAATTTCAAGGCCCTGGTAAAATTGTCCCACGATGAATATGACGGCCATCGTTGTGACATATTATCAGTTGATTCACCAAATGCTGGCGCATCATCGCGAGTTGTTACATCACAAACAATTCGAACACCATCACGATTATATTGTATTTTAGCATTGCCGATCATTAACGTGTAACCCACAATCTAACCCCTTTTCAATTCGTACTTCTTGTGTGTCAATAACAACACAATGACTAGGAACAGCACGCTCTATGCCATCCGGCCATCTAAAAAATTGTTGCATAGTGCGACGATCAATTTTTAGATGGTTAATATTACCAATTTCTGTCACTGGTACAACATTAACTCGATCATATGCATCGCCAATATAAATAAGTGGCTTATCAAAATACAACGGCCAAAAATTCATCATATTAATCCTTGTAAGGATCAACCTCATCAGAACCAGCCATAGCCACTCCGAGAGGTGTCAAAGTATGTAAAATTTTTACAGAACCACCATGGTGCCGCAACACATCTGGAAGCCGTTTATAACAATGTGGACTTTCATCAACACCAGCACCACGAAGCTCAACACCCATTGGCTTAATCCAATCACATAACATCTGACGACTCACCTTTCCATGGCGAACTTGCACAAGTTTCTTTTCACCAGATATTTCATCTTTAACCCACTTTGATTTTCCTATCGCCTCCATACGACCCATAACACGACCAGCACCATGTACAGTAGAATAAAGTCCAAAACGATTTTCGTCAGATTCAATACCCTCTAAAATCACAGAAATATCACCCATCGACCCACCAACAAATCCTTTTACACCTGGACCAGATGGAGTTGCACCTTTACGCACAACCCACAAATTTTGTTGATTATGACATTCTTTCCACGCAAAATTGTGGTGATTATGAACTTCACCAACAACCCTTGCCCCAAGTATGCGTGCAACTTCATCACACACCCAATCACGCCCAGCATATGCATATCTACCAGCTAGATGCATGCATGCAATATATTCAGATCCAAGTGGTGAATTAACATTTAAAACAAGCGGATCGACATCCATACCATCTTTTGCACCACCAGCCTTAAGAAAATAAGTAGCGGTTTTATGACCAAGTCCACGCGACCCAAAATGGCATCCAATCCACACTCTATCTTGTTCATCTGCAAATATATCAACATAATGATTGCCAGAACCAATCGTACCAAGCTGCGAACGTGCAAGATCTTTTAAATCTTTTACAGCATCAAGTTTCCATGTCTCATCATAAAATAAATCATGGTCAACAGTTATAGAATTTTTACGCCCGATCCCGAACGATAGGTTAGACCACACATCATCCATAATAGTCTTTATATTCTTCCGCACTTCTGACGCCGGTACATCAGTAAGGACTGCCTTATTTCCGCATGCAATGTCATATCCAACACCAGATGGACTTATCGCATCCTCATAAGCAACAACACCACCAATCGGTACAGCATAACCTTTATGGTGATCAGCCATAAGTGCACACACAGCCGCTGTCTTAGCACAATTCTTAATTTGTGATAACGCACCCTCATCAACTGGATCACCCCAAATTCGAATACCATCAACATTTCGCATATTTATACTCCATTTTAATCACTAGGACGCCATTGATAAAACATATCATCTATGCGTCGATCAATCGTCGCATATAGATTTTGCAATGATTCTGGATTGCATAAATCAAATGAGTAATATTTAGAAGAATGACTAGATGATTCTTCAGCGTCATTTTTCGTTTCTGGCCATATATAATCGACAGTCACAACTTGACCTTCTAAAAATATACGTATAGTTACATCATCATAGACCAACACAAATCCAACCCATCTATCTGGCCACCAAGAAGCTGCAGCATGATCACGTTCAAATAATGTGACTGCTATCCTATGAAATTCAAGCCGCGACTTCATTGATTCAGCAATCTCTCGACATATCATCGCAAATGGATGTGATCGACCCTTACATGTATTATCAAAAATTCTAAATCCACACCCACCAACTGCCACAAAATGTTCTCTAAACACATCATAAAAAGCACGTATAAATTCATCATCAGATAAAGTTGACCCTAAACGCGATTTTGCATTTATAATATCTAAATGCTTATTTCTATCGACGCAATTTTTAATAGGGTACAAAAGTTGTTGGTCCATAAACCAATGTGTCAATCAACAATACAATGTAAATACAATACATACCTTTTATTATCGTTCAAAAACAAATCGCAGTTTCTCAGTTCCAAATACTTTCTTATAACCAAAACGTTCAGCATATTCAGACTCAATCATCGACATTTTCACAGCTTTCCCATACAACGTCTTCTTATGCATCACCCAACCATTCTCATTAACATACCAATAATCAGGTCGGACAACTTTATCTTGTTTAAAATTCAACGATTTATAAACAGCCCCATCATGATTAAAAGTAGTATCGCAATAAGAAATAACCATTTTAATCTTATCACCAAGCTGCTTCATACAACGACTAACAAACCAAGAAGCTAAATTCTTCTTTTGATATCGAGGGTGAATACACAAACGGCTCAACTCAACACACTCCTTATGACCAAACTCAAGAGTGTCAATATTTTGCCTAACCAAAGGCGAAAAAACACAAACCGCAATCAAAACATCATCAAGATAAGCACCATAAGCAACACCACCACGACCAGCATTAGCTAAATAATGATATTTTGAAAGTAGATTACGATAATGCATGGCTGGTGTTGGTTTAATTTTTAAATTTGTAAAATCAAAGTCTAAAACTTCTAATTCATTAATACCTAACCAATATTTAATAGTCTCAATTATTTTATCTTGACACGAGAATTCATGTTCCCATAGATAATGCAACTCATATTCATGACTATGATAACGTTCGACATAAGTTGCTTTAGCTTTATCAACCCTAATTGCTTTGTCAAGTGAATGCCAATAATCACCATGACATTCTATTAATAATGATTTCCGACCAGATCTTGGAATTACACAATCAAAATTGTATGGACCTATAACACATTCATTATCAGCTGGTCTATTTTCATATTCACGATAATAAACTATATTCAAATCATCAAGTATTCCATATAGAATATCTTGCAAACTAGAAACTCTAGGCTGACTTGAGCGAGCAACTGCCATACGTGCTCTAAAATTATCATCCTGCCAAACTTTCTTTACTCGTTCTGAGTTAACGTTACGTAAAACTGGATTGGCCCACACTATACGCATCAACTCAGAAATCTTACGCCGTTTTTCTGGGTCCGCCCAAATTTTCTTCTGAATCTCTGACATTTCTGCTTTCTTATCGTCCGTCCACACCAACTGCTGCACAGCAGCCATAACCTCACGACGTTCTGCGCTATCCCAATATTCAGTTAAAACGGCTGACATTCTTTGGCGTAATTCAACATCAGCCCACACAATCTTCTGAGACGTAACTTGTTTCGCGCGATATTCTTGATTATCCCATAACTTTCTTGACCCCTCAGCCAATTTCTCACGCAATTCAGGAGTAACTCTAGATAAAGCGATTTTCGCAGCTTCTGCTTTCTGCTCATCAGTCCAAGCAGCCTTCATGCGTTGTGACTGTAAATCTGAATAATCGTCAGGAACTGGTATGCTATGACGTTCACATAATCTAGCCAAAGAACTCTGTGGAATCCCAAGCAACGCGACAATTTGAGGTAATGAATGAGTAGGACGCAATTCCCGCACACGATCAACTAAATGCTCCCATGGAGATTCAATAGACAATTTACCAACTTCACTTGCAGTTCTTCTTAAGCCAAGATGAATTAATAATTTGCCGATAGTACGACGTGGTTTACAATATAAGTTCGCAATTTCCTCTTGTGATTTACCAACATAAAACAAATTAGTAATGTCTATTTTCTGTTCATTAGTAAATTGTTGATGAACTGGCATGGGAGTCGCCATACATAACCTTTCCATATTGTGTCATACTAAATACACAAAAAAGGCCCGCTAACCACAAGGACTAGCGGGCCTTTATGATATGTCAAGAAACTATTATAGGTTACTTACGGTAACCACGCCGTAGTACAACCCACCGTCTTCGATTAGCTTCTTGCCATATCTCGTCATGATGCCCTTGTTCGGGCTGAAGCTGTTTGGATCAAGAACGGTTGGGGTACTTAGCAACGGAATGTATGGAGCGTAGAAGTAGCCAGCGTCGAGGACGCTGTTACCCTTGAAGCCCATCAAAATCTTGCAATTTGGGAAGAGTGGATCTTTGTAGATCTTCATCTTACCCTGAATTGTTCCGATGTTCATGATGCCAATATCCACACCTTCTGGAGTGAACGCATCACCGGCACGGAAATCATTCAATTGCTCAAACTTCGATGAAATATCAGCTGACATTACCATCCAGTTAGCTGGACCACGAAGTGTGGTTCTATGGATGATGTTGGCAACTTCAAGGACCTTGTACATCAAAGCGATGTTTCTGTCTGTGAAGTTAACGCTCGCCCCGGCAGCAGTGGCGAAATTGTGATCAGCACGAATTGCAGCAGCGATGATAAGATCGTTGATGATTTCGCGGTCAATTTCCGCGACCATTTCATCAGCCATCAAATCAGTCAGGGTGCTCTCAGCATCGATGTTGTGTACAGCCTTGAGATCCTGAGCCGCTTCCAAGCTCCACGAAGTTTTCAATTTACGTGTAATTGCAGCGACTGAATCGCTGTCAATCGACAACGTAACTTCTGGTTGGAACGGGTTTGCTTCGAGATCGTACTCGTAGTTGACTCGTGCTACGGCACCAACTGGAAACACACCAGCGGAAAGCGTTACTTGAACAACGCCAGTGGAGTGGCTAAAAACGGTCGCGTTTGGCGTCGTAACATCGACTGTTAGGTTGGATGTGAATTCGGTACAATCACCAACCAACACAACGTCTGGGTTACCGTCAGCGTCAAATGACACGCGAAGACATGGCACAGCGTCATCGCAATTTGGGCTGGCGGCACTAGCACTTTCAAACACTTCAACAACCACTGTACCAGCAAGCACTGGACGGTGGGCTAGAGTTGCGGTGACTACCGAATTGCCAGTAATCGTGGCGTCCTGACCACGCACTTCTTGCGATGAGTAATATGGATCTAATGCCCAACCGTTTTGACGTGCAAAGCTTTGGGCTGTGTTTTGACGCATGATTTGCGTCCCGGCAACAGTCTGACCCTTAGTGAGGGCATACTTATACCGAATATAAAAGATTAAGCTTGCTGGTTGGCTCATTGGTTGAACACCAACGAGACTATCAGCGATTAGTTTTGGATAGCTCTTACGGATAAGAGGCAATGCAAAACGAGTGAAGTCTGCAATGTTGGCGGTGGTCGTTTGATCTTCAAAGATCATCGACCGCTTTTTTGGGTCCCAAGCATTAAATTGGTTTTCCAAAATGCTTGCCATCAACCCGAATTTCTGTGGACCGACTTCTCGGCATTTATTAAGTACCGGAGTCCACTTTTTCACAAGTTGATTCTTCCGACCTTCATGAATAACTGACGCCTTGTGTAAGTCAGTTTCTTCAGTGATTGGCCGACGGGAATTGACTCCCTCGGTTAGGTGACGACGTTGTGGCTGTTGTCTCGCATTAGTTGGTTTGGCAACTAACCGCTGAGTTCGTGTCGGCAGCATGAACATATCTCCAAATATATTATTGAGTACGTTTTTTAGATTAGATCGTCATCCATGATTTCTGCAATATCAGCAACTCTAAAACCTGGGGTGTTGGTTTTTACATTTGCTGGTTGTGCATCAACTGGAGGACGACGAGTTTGGTTTTCAACAATTGTCGACCTCGTTGTCGTTGATTGTTGAGTGCGTCGTGTGCCGTCGATTCTAGTGCGTCCTTCTGTTACCTGTCTAACAGTTTTACCACTAGAAGCTTTCAATCGAGCATTTTCTTTGACCAATTGTCGATTACGTCCCAACACGCTTTCAGCGATTGAGTTTTGACGATTGGCCACCGTTATTGCTCGATCACGTTCCTCAGTCAGCTGCTTGATCTGTCTCTTCGCATTTTCTAGTGCGGCTGTGACTTGTCCGTTATTGGATTGTCCATTCACTTCAACTCCCTCTAATAGGGATTTCACATTACGAAGCTTGGACAATGCCTCGGATTCGCCAATAGCCGATTGACGCGCAAGATGAGCATTGATTGCAGCATCCTTCGTTTCCAAGAAAATTTGAAGGCGACGAGCTAATTCCCGTTTATGGGCCTCAGTCTCTTCGACACAAACTTTCTTGGCCTGTTCCACCTTAGCGGTGTAATCAGCCTCGAACTGCTCATTAACAGTTGTTTTATATTCTTCTAGTGCTTCTCCGATTGCATCAACCAATTCTGATTTGCAACCGGCCTTAACAAGAAGATCAAGAATCTTTTGCATGATAACAACCCCTCAATAGCAGTTCGTTGCAGTTATTTTTGCTTGAACTTAGTAGTTTAGAGTATCAGTAAGAAGCGCCGCTATCTGTGACACAACATCTTCCGATGTTGTAGCCCACCATTTCTGACCAGGACCAATTGACCCAGATTGCCGCATCGCTGTTTGCATTGGATGTTGCGTTTGTTGCGTCCATCCAACTCCAAGCTGACGCATAGCATTTTTCTTCTCATCGCCACGCAACAAATGAAGCTTGCGATACAATTCAACTTGTTTTCGCATTTCTGGGTCAATCTCATCAACTTCAATATTCGCAATCGCAGAAATTGGAATTGTTTTGTGTACTGGAGTTGATATAAATGCTGATGAATTAATTTTATTATCTGTGATCAATCGTTTAAGGCACGATTCCAACGAACGTTCATAATCATTTTTATCAATATTCCAAAATGAAACTATCATATCATCGTCTTGATACCCGATACGTCCCAATAAATCACCACTTTCCATCATAATATTGCGTGGGCTGCTACTAATATCCTCAAAATCAGGATATCCATGTCCATGTTCATAATCAAAACCAAACAATTTTTCTAAACGATATCTTTTAATTAAAATCCGATTATTCTCAAGTATTTCCCAATGACTATCATATTCAGATAATCCATAAAAGATCTGGCCATCTGTTGTGTATATGAATGGTACTGCACCAGGTTCAGTATAGAACACATCTGGGTTAATATATGGTTTAGCGCGCCATTCCAAAATTATGGTAGGATCTTCAGTTAATAACATCGCAACTTGATCGATTAAATCTGGTTGCACGCTCATATCATTTACGTCTCATTAATTTCACTGGCACAATCTTCTTTTTTGAGATACCAAAGAAATCATTAATTTCTTTAACTAATAAATCTTGATAAGTGTCCTCAGAAAATAAATGCTTCTTTTCTTTGATAGGTCGTAAACGTTTAACCAATCCTTCTTGAATATTAAGAATTGCACCGCCAACAGATGGTTCTGCAACTGCGTCCCATGTCACGAACGAATAACCGGGCATCACTCTATACACTTCTTGTCCATTATGTTCAACAACCTCCATGTCACCAACGCCGCGTGATGATATCCCAACTCGAACTTTATGTTCAAACAATCCACGCAATGCCGCACCGCATGGCAGTTTATGAAGAATCTCAGCTTCTCCATAAACTTTTCTACCCTCCATCCACACTTTAGTCATCAAATGGCTAACTCTGTCTAAATGAATCTTCGCATCACAATTACCAGTCCAATATGAGCAACCGTTAGCTTGCATATAAAAATTGCCATGAGTTACTGACAAACAATAAATGCGACCCGAATGATGAATTTTTTCAATTTGTGTATGTCTTTGATCTAAATAAATTGAATTCGTTCTTGAAACATATAATTGATATAATGGACGCTTATTTTCTTGTTTAATAACGCGATTGCCAATTAAACAATCACCATCAGCAATAACTTTAGAAATTCGACCAGACCAACCACACTTAATTAAACATTCATGTAAATCATTAATTAATCGTTCAGAAACAGTAAACATCGCTTGACGGCTATAAACACCAACATCAAGAGTATTTACATATTGATCATAATGTTTATTACTGACCGCACGCGATCCGCGTGTAGCGACCAATGAGCGGCCATCACCAAGAATAAATCCTTTTAACAAACATTCTAAAGCTTGATGATTATATGATTTCACAGATGCAGGAATATATTTAGTATACTTATCTCCAAGTGGTTTTAAATAAGCACACAATCTAGCATCATTACAATAGAATCCACGTTTGGTTGTAGTAAATTTTAATTCTGGATGTAAATCATTTAAAATATTTTCAATGATTTCTCTTCCACCACGATTCGTTTGATTGATTATAAACCCATTATTGCCTTGAATATTGCCTTCAGACAAATAAAGACCTAAAAACATACAGAATTTTTTCTGATCAATAACCAAATCATTACATAAATGCGGTTTATTCAACGCAATCGATTTTTCAACTGTCACACCACCAATGACAACATCAGAAATTTCCGTTTCAGACCAGTTAGCTGTTTTTGGAATCGAATACTTTTTAAATTGTGATCTATTTTGATAAATATATTCTATTGTGGCATATTCTTCAGTCGTTTTTATACCACGATCTTGACGCGGAAGTAAAACTAATTTATGCCCAGGAGTATATTCATCGCATATATTATTATTAAAAATGCGATATGCTGGGCCATCATATGGTTCATCTATAATTTCAGTCACCATCGAAGCAACAGCATTTCCATTAACTCTAGACCAAACTAAATCGCCTATTTTTATATCGACGAATTTTTTCCAACCATCGAGAGTCAAAACCTTAAAGTCTGGATTTAATCTACACGGATGGTCAAACTCGCCCATCACAGCGCGTTTACTAACATCCTCTTGAATAGACTTCACGGCTGGAGCTAGTACATCATTTGTAGAATAGAAACGTCCATTAGCATTTTGAACATCTCCATTCTGAATCAACCCAGTAACTCTCATTATCGGCATCTCACGTCCATGCGCATCTTCTACCATCACATCTTTCTTATCAACAACATCAAATGGAAACGTATCGCGTATAAACTGCATGCCAGCTGGAATCACACCAGTTTCAGCGATCATCGCACGATCAATGCGATGATCGCTTTTTCTGCTTTCAGAAATCAACCGACGGCGACTAGGTAACATCATTGGCTCCTATAATATTTTCTAACAGCCTCAATCATCACTCTTTTTCGCCGTTGGTGGCTTCGTACCAGACCCATCATCTACTTTTAGATCTGGACCAATCGATTCTAAACGATCACTCGTTTTTCCTGGCATTTTCACTTCAGGCATCTTGCGCTTGTTATCACGTACATGAGTAGTATACTTACTACTTTGTGGAGTGGTAATATCTTTATCTTCAAATTGCATCGATTCTTCTTCGTCAACTTCTTCGTCAACTTCATCATCAGCTTCCTCAACATTACCATCAACTTCATCGGCTCCATCACCGAATTGATTCGCTGTTTCATCGCTTTCAAAATCTGGCATTGTATCATCATCAACCCCAGCATCCATCGTATCACCACCGACAACATCAACACTGGTCGTGTCTACAGGTGCCATTTCTGGCTCATCACTTGTCGTATCAACATCATCTATTTCATTAACTTCAACATCATCACTCACTTCAACAGATAATGTGCCACCAGGTCCAGCAGTAATTCTGGCAACAGCTTCATCTAACATTTTATTTTCAATATCAGTTACTGGTCGTATCTGTTCAATTGATTCCGAAAGCCATTTAATAAATTTAGACCCGTCACCAACCGTCATCTTGGCAGCAGCAAAAGCATCATCATATAGATGCTCTGGAATTGGAATCTCTATTGAAGCATCTTCGCTCAATATTACCGGTCTCAAATTATCATCAGCGCCACCATGATCAAAAATGAATTTCACACCAGCAAATTCGCCAAGCATAGCATCATCTTGAGTCTGACCCCAAGAAATGCTTTCAGACACATTTTTCTTGCTGATTCTAGAACGTCCTAATCCACGCGGCTTTATAACTGGTGTTTTATATTGATCCTCTTGAACTCCTTCATCACACTCATCATCCTCACATTCCTCTTCATCATTCTTTAACCAAGGCTTTTCCCATTCTTCAGTAAATCGATTGACAACTTGATCAATCGCATTATTAAACTTACCTGATGGGATACGAAGACCACTTGCCTTAATAGAGGCGCTAGCCATCTTTTCCAAATTCTCTTGAAGCGCCTTACCAACCAATTTATGCTCAGTAGCCAAACGGTACATTATTCTGATAATCTTATCCAGATCGCCATCATCGGTGATTACTGGCGCACCATAATCGGTGAATTTCAATCCTTCTGCCACAACCATTTCACCATCGCGGAGAGCATACATATCATTCGATTCAGAAATTGATCTACCATTACGTTCGATGCTCTGCATTAAAGGATTCTGCATTGGCATATTCTGAGCAGCTAAAGGATTAGCCTGCTGTCCGGGCATAGGAGTGTTTGATTGCGGAGATGGAGGCGGTGTTGGCGCTGGTGCTGGTGCTTGGTCATCATCCCCAAGAAGCGCGTCCAACTCAGGATCACCAGCCCCATCTGGTGCAAGTGGTGGTGTAGAATCTTGTGGCGGTCCACCGCTAGATTGACCACCAATTTGAATCAATGGAGAATTAATGTTAATTACTGGAGCACCACTTGGTGTTCCAGTTCCGCTGGTGCTGCCAGTATCGATCATATCATTATCGCCTGGCATTTGATCAAAGTTGCTTAATGTATCAGTTGCAGACAATTCTTCTTGAATTGTAGCAATCAAATCTTCTGCTTCATAAATTGCTGCATCATCAAAATTGCGTTGCTTCAAACGGCTAATAAGTCCATTAAGTTTACTTGATAATTCATGCGACTCTTTAATCTTCGGAGTTTTATTCCGAAGTACATCAAGAGTCGTGGCGAGAGCTTCCGCCGCTACTTCTCTATTGCTTATAGTTTCGAAAATAATCTTTAAGAATTTATCATATGACGCTTCGAAGTTCTTTGATTGTTCCAAAATGTGAACATTCTCAGCAAGCACAGAATGCTCTGACACTTTGGCAATTTTGCGCCATTCTTCAACGATTTTCGACTTGTTAACCTTTAAATTGGTACGATGAAACAATGTTGCGGTATCATTACATAACTGCTGATTAAAAACAGCTTTTGCGGCAAGAGCGTTCTCAATCAGAGTTTGTGTCTGATTTCGCGTTAGTAAGGTGAACTCTTCCATATCATCCAAGAATGTGGTTACACCACTGACAGCTTCTTCAATCTTACCTTCACTAATTAATTTGGCAAGACCATAAATGCGTGTCTGGAATCCTTCAGACCAATAAGCATTAGAAGCAACATCCCGCATTCTACGCGCAACTTGTTTACGAGCACCCCATTTCGTAACTGGAAGCGAGATACGTTCTTGATCAAAATATCCAGCAACTACGTGATTGTTTTCTACAATCACACGGTCACGCAATCCTTCCACGATAGCAGCAATCAGTCGTTCTCGCGTATCCTCACTTAATGAGGATTCACTAGCAATTGTGATATGACGTCGGACACCATCTCGACATCGAACAAGACCTGAATATGGCACAGCGCGGCTAGAAAATCGCTGTGCTTTCAAGCGATTAAACGCAGCAGCCATGTCTTTTTGATTGTTCGATTCAAGCGCAGTGACCAATTTTAAAGCCGCATCTTCAAAAAGTTCTTTTTTCTCACCTTCAACAATATTAATTGGTCGAACATTTGTAATCGTTACTTTACCATGATCACGAGCGTGATTTGCGATAAAGTAATTATGAGTGTCAACATCCTCAATGAATAAGTCGCGTGCATTTAAAGCAGTCAATCGCCAGTTCTTACCGATTTGCTGGCCCATTTGTTTGACCCGCTCTTCGAAGAACGCGATTTTAGCTTGTGCACTGTCATTGAGGGCACTCAAGAATTTGCGGCTGTCCATTTTAAGTGTTTGGACAACTCCAGAATTCTGATTCTGTGCCATTGATATAAACTCCTGATCAATTGAAAATTTTTGCTGTCTATACTAGTAGTTTTGCTAACACCATAACCATCTCACAAATCGCTAACTACAGCCCGCAAATCATCATCAGTTACGTCACCATCTTCAATTATCGTTTGATTATCGGCACCGGCAGTAATAACATCATATACTTCCTTGATAACTTCATCTCGTATATCCTTCTTCACAGACCATTCGACTAAAAGTCCCTCATCATTCTGTGGATCGTAGATCATATCGTCAGTTTTTTGTGGAACAGTCCTTGACAAACCATCAAGCTCTTTCGATTCTAAAATATGTTGAAACCCACTTCTAAATTCACGCTCTTCAACAAATAATGACTTACCAAGCCTTGCCGCCCATTTTTGCAATATATCTTTCACACCAGCTTTATTATTACTATTCTTAAATTCGCGCAACAGTCTTTTCTCAGATTCTATATCATATCCGGGTAATGCTGATTCTTGAGGAACTTGACCCGCTGCGGCAGCTAAATCAGGAGTCGGCATTTCACCTTCCGATGATGGTGGTATATCAAGACCACCACCTCCACCAGACACATTAGTACCATCATCAGTAGCATCAATTTCCATATCTTTTAATTCTTCAATTTCATCTGGTGATAAATCAGTAAAATGGGTGGTGATCCATTCTTTTGGAAACCAACCTAATTCCTTCAAATCGGCCATTACGCCAACTCTTGTTTGCCATGTTTCTATACGATACAACTCCTCCATCGCTGATGTCGCTGTTAAAGCTATTTCAAATCCTTTTAAGTCTTCAACAGAATATCCACGCAATGCTAAATGAATAATAGCAACTTTCTTAAGACCAGTTGCAACTTCTCTTTGCACCCATTGCACAGCTTTTGAAAATTCAGAATGCGATTGTGATAATGATTTCTCTGATGCCTCTCCAGATCCTTCACCAATACCAACTCGCGCAAACGGAATTTTTGTGGGTGATACCATTTTCTTCTTGAAATATTCAATATCAGCAATTTTATCAACATTTTCACCGCCCGGTAAAACATCAACATCTGGGCCAGTTCCATCAGGGCGACGTGGCAAAAAGAAATCATCTTCCTGAATTAACGGCGAATATCTCTCATCAAATGATCCAGTAGTTGGATTATAAAATCTTTGACGCTTAAAATTTCGTGCAATCATTTGCATATATTCTGGAATTTCAGCGGGAGGAATTGTTCCGACAGGAATAGTAAATTTACGTTTTTCAGGCGCACGAGTAATACGATAAATTAATGCTGCATCTTCCATTAAACGCAATTGTTTAAATGCTTTACGACCACCATCTATAATAGATTTACCATATGGGTGGTATATATTTTCAAAACTTGTCAATCTCAAATGTATTACTTGCCACGGATGCATAAATTGTGGCCGTGGCCACATTGTATCCATATGAAAGAAGCCTATTAAATCACCATATCTAGTCTCAATTCTCGTAAAATTATACACATTCATGAATTTTAAAGATGCCACACTCGATCTATCAACATCAAGAATAACTTCAAATGGCATATCACCATATTTACATAGATATCTCACAGCAGGTCTGCAATAAGTATCCCATTGTAATATATTAAAGAATAATTCTTCAAGTTCTCTTTTTAAGCGACGATTTCTTGCACGAATAATAAGTGTATGTTTTCTCTCTGGATCGACCAAGCTAGCTTCATCAGCATATAAATCAAGAGCTAGACTTATTTCACCAGTTTGATCCATCTGCTCATAATCTTTATATCTTTCCAATCTATTAATTTGAAGATTTGTTTGGTCAAGAATCGCGGCTTGATTATTAAAATCTAAAAAGTCACTGCCAGAAGACATACGATCAATCTGCGATTGATCTTGAAAAACACGCTCAAATCTATAGATTCGATGCTGACGAGTAAGTGCACGAATTCTATCAAATAGCAACCAATTACTAGGCATCTATTGCTCCATATATGCGTTCATTTATATTTACTGAAGACACAATGATCGATTATATTAAATCGCAAAAATAATTAAAATATTATAAATTTACAAACATGAAACTAACAACAATCACCGAATCAATAACCATTTCTTATTACGATGATTATGATAATTCAAATATTGGTGAATTATGTTATAAAATCGCAAAAGAATCAGACATATACATATCCAGAGAAAAAGAATTGACATTAGTCGCATTTGCAAACGAACAACCAGTAGGTGCAGTATGGTCGTCATTCACACGAGATGATGAATATAGCACTCAATTTGATAAAGATATATATCGTTTCGATTTTGACATAGCTGTTGCACATAACGCACGAGCAACTGGAATGACGAGTTCAAAAATTGGACCTAAATTAATCGAAGCAGCATTAAAACATTATCGAAGTTTACGTCACGAAGTCGATGGTTCATATATTAGAGTATGGGTTGTAAACAAAAAACTTGCAAAATATTTAGAAAATAAATATGGATTTGAAACAGACGGACGTGAATGGAGTATCGATTCTCCATTCCTTAATTATTATGGCAATTAATCTTTCTCAAAAAAGTATTTTCGTGGTGATACTAATGGTTTACCTTGGCTTATAGGAATACCGCCAAGTTGCATAGTATATGCATCAAGTTGACGTTGAGCCGATGCTTCTGGAAAATCTGCTGGTGATAATGCCATCGGCATCAAAATGCTAGGCCCACCACGAGCTGCATATTCACTCTGAATTGCGGCCCTAGATTCATCGGACATAATAATAGGACCACTTTGAGATTTAAAATCCCCATCGCCATTCATCGGCATTAAATTGCTAGAATCTATAGTAAATGCATCTGCTGCCCCAACAAGCCCCAACCCACACGCCATGACTAAATCGTCATAGTTTCCTGCTCCATCTTCGGCCTCTGTTTTGGCGGTGTCCCTTCCTGATCTATCACGTTTTCGAACATATGTGTAGAATTGTTTTAATAAACGTTTACTAAAAATTTTATATCCGTCACCATCAACAGCCCTAATATAATCCATCAATAATTTATTTAACAATGGCTTTGATGCAACTGTTGTTGCAAATCCATACGGTGATACTTTCAACGGTCGTTGTCGTGATCGGCCACTTTGCGGTTTTGGCTTATCATTAATATCCTTTTTACGCCAGATTCGTGGATATAATACATCATAACGTAACGAATCAATTAAAATGTCACCACCATTATTACGCTCCACAACCGCCAACGCGCAATTATACCAACGTCCAATACGATCAACATATCGCACAAGTTCACGCGGCAAACACCGCGCCATAAATTCAGCGACTTGTTCCAAAGTATCAACATCGAATACTTCAATGGCTGAATAATCTTTACTCTTTCCTGTTGATATATCAATACCCATTACATAAGAATGTGCTGGTCGCCCATGTTCAATAACTTGATTGCCGATCTTCTTCATCGGAGTTGCAAGAATCGGCTTCGACCACACCCATAATCCTTCATTTGGATCATCAAAGTCGAAACTTAATTCTTCAGCCATACCAGTTTGTGGGTGAACATAAGTTTGAGTTCCACGCACTTTATAAACTGGTTCACATACCGTTGTTTGGACGTGTGCCAACACTTCTTTACTTATAACTGTATTACCTGAACCAATAAATGATGCAAGAATTTCTTGTTCAAATTTCCACGCTTCATTTTTAGCTTGCAAGGCGCGATATTGATCCTCAAGCCACGGCGACCAATATGGACCATATCGAACCGGGTCTAATTTAACTTCTCCAAATTTTTCATGAGTAATAACTGAATTGTCACATGGAACTATTCCATCACGCGGCGCAATTCTTCGATGCTCCTGTGACAACGCATCAACATATTCAATTACCCAATCCATATCCCACCAGTTAACAGTGACAGGATTGAATTGGTTTACGCCAGCTTCAGCGTCTGTGGTTGTTGCCCAATACCAATCGCCAATACCATTACATGTTGAAATAACTATAACATTACCACCATGTTGCAATGTTGGCCATCCACCAGCCCACATCGCATCCATGTTTGGAATAAATGCAGCCTCATCAATAATATTCAACGATGACGCATTTGATCTAAGAACATCTGGATGGCTGGTAAGACTTTTAATCTTTGAGCCATTTGGAAAATACAATTCATGGTCATTTCTTTTAACTGGTTTCCAAATCTCCTTTATCCATTCTGGTAAATTATCATATAAAAACAAAATCTGATCACGTAAAAATTCCATAGCCGTACTATCAGTACGCGACACAATTAAAATTGTTTTATGCGAATAAAACATCCCAAACCACAACGCGAATGCGCCAGCAATCTTCGAAATACCAGCTTGACGACATTTTCTAAAAATATTAAATCTATTCTTACGAAAAGCACGTATCGCATTTCTTTGATATGAAAATGGGTAGAATTGCAATATACCAGCAGACGGATGCTTTAATTTGCCAAAATTACGCAGAAACCAACTTACAGACTGTTGGCAACGCTTAATAATCTGCTTTTGCTGAGGCAATATCATTATTAATATTCATCCTCAGATCGCAATGGCTCTGCTAATATATCTATTAAATGTTTGTCAGAATTTGCAATATTTGCATTTGCGTTTGTTATCTGATTATTAATTACGGTGCCAGCCTTAGTAGCAGCAAGCATCTTGGCTTTTGCTTCTATCGCTTTAACTGCTGTAATATTGATTTGGGCTTTAACTTCTAATGCTTTTACCAGATTATCAACATACATACGTGCTGGATTACCACCATTTTTAATAGATAGGTCAATTTGACCTCGTAATAATACAATAGCGTCTTGAGTTTCTTGTCTATCCGATCTTGCTCCTTGTAATATCTCATTGGTGATTTCTTCTAATTGCTCAAACTGCTTTCGCATATCAACAATTGGCGGTTCAACCTCCACTACCACAGGTTCTGGTGGAGGTTGATAACTAATCTTCCTAACATCTGATGGTTTTAATTCATCTACTGATGGAAGCTGCGAAACTTCAGTTTCAAGTTGAAATGGTGGTGATTGATCATCGGTATTTTCATCTAATTTTTCAAGCAAATCACGCATTTCATCATCCATTTCGTTTAGAAATGGATCGTCTGTTTCATTCATGATTTATCCAATTTACGAGATAATTCATATAACCAGTCACGATTGGTATGTGGATGTGACATTAATCGCACAACCAATTTACGCAACAATCCTTTATCAACTCCTTCTAACATTTCTTCAGTAACCAACGATCCTTGATATTTACGTATAAATTCAACAGCATCATTAATTTTAGATTGCTGTGTGCGTATGCTGTGTGCGTGTGCTATACGCGCACGCCCATGGTTTTGTTGATGACGTGGTTTGCGTTTTGGCTGCACACGATCCGCAAACGACGGAAGAGTGAGTGATTGATGCCCAGTTTCAGAGTCAATATGCGAATCAGTAGCATTGCGAATAGTACGACGACGTACTCTATCGCGCACTGCTTCTGGTGAAGTTTCACCGATTATGGTTTTATTAATTAAACCATTAAAATCTTCACAAGTGACAATCCCAGCATCAATCTTATTTAAGATTGAATGCAGCGCAGTGTCAAATTCTTGTTGTTTTGATGTAATCATATTATAAAGTTTGTTTAATTATCATCTTCAAAATCAGCAGTCGCCTTACGGCGGTCTATTTTTATTTCATCAGACCCACGATTAATATTTGAATCTGATAATTCAATACTACGCAATTTTGTTAATTGAATAAAATTTGTCACAACTGCACGAGATAACCCAGTCTTACTTACTAATTTACCAATAATACCATCATGTGGTCGTTCATCATATTGAAATAACCATGCTATTGCATCAATTATTTTTAAATGATCATCATGATATCGCCACAGTTCCTTTAATTCATCTAAAAATCTTATTAAAATTCCACTAATTGGACGGCCTTTTGTACCAAGATGATTACTATAAGATGAAGAATTCTTACGATCACGACCTTCTTTTTTTATGAATGCTAAAATGACAGTGCGAGCAATTTGGCTCCACATATTAAACACTTTTGACATGCCACGATATAGAATGGTTGTAGAACCACCATAACATCCTTGTCTTGGCTCAATCATCGGCGATGCATACAAAACAGTGCCACAATGCGGACATTTACGATTTTTATACATTGCAATAACATCTGACAATGTCTTTATACCATATTCTCTATCTTGCGGTCCATATAGACAAGAATCTGATGGGCGATCAACATTGAAGCATATGCGACAATGTGGTCGTGCGCGATATTTATAGAGTGTTCTTTCTATTTGCACCCACGCTGTTTGGAGAAGATCACCAAACGCTGAATCTTCTTGTCCTGGATATATTGTATGCAAACCTTGTTTTCTAATAATCTGACGAATTAATTCTGTAGCGTGACTCATAATTTGGTCACGAAGTTCAACTTTTGTACATCCAGTCCAAATATATTGTGTTAACCTCCATTCAACTTCTTCATTAATAAAATACAATTTCTTCATAGGCACAATTGATTCTACATCTGGAGTAGATTCAATTAATACTTTTGATTCTTCTGTCATATATCCTCCACATCGCTATCTTTTCGTACTTAGCGATATGTAAGACAACGACAAACAACCAAGTTATCGATTAAACAAACATTTTAAGAATTTGATGACGAAATAAGTAATTTCTTCTTGATTTGAAATCGACTTTTTATAAGTTCAGAACCATTTATACTTCCACCAGGAAAAACAACATGAGTTGGATATCCAACACCGACCATTGTTTTAAGTCTTGCCTTTGAATGGTCATAAAGATATCTATTACATCGAAAGAAAAAATCAAAAATCTTACTCTTACCATGACGATTATGACGCAACGCACGACCAATTTTTTGAATAAAATCAGACTGTAATTTACCACCTGTAGCTATTATTAACGTTTCACATCCTCCTTTCAAATCCAAACCACGATTTATAATCTTACCACCAATTAAAACGTCAATCTCACGGCGTTCAAACGCACGCAATGTCGTATCGCGTTTACGTTGAGGAGTCTTACCAAAAATAAAATTCGCAGTTAACCCACACGCACGAATTGCTTCTTCTAATTTCCAACCAAGAGCTTCTCGATCAACTAAAATTAACGTTCCATCACCATCTTCTTTTTTACTTTTCTTACAAAGTTTAGCAATCATCTGATGAAATTTCACACTTTCTGTTATATGTTCATTATATGCTATATCATATGTAGATGCCTCATTAATGCTACCATCTAACCCACATGCCAACATATAATATTCACATGTAATAATTCTACCCAATTTTGCTAAATGTTCGCGTGTTTCTTTAAATATAACACTACCCAAATGTTCTTGCATTACCATAGCTTCAACAGGTTTTGCCACATCAAATGGGGTGCCAGATAGTCCATATCGACGACGACCATTAAAATAATGTCGAAATAAATATTTCCACGGCTCTGAAACCGCTTTATCACACTCATCAACAATCAACATTTCAACATTTTTAACATATTGTTGCAAATATTTTGCGTTCGCCTTGCGAGTTTTATAAGCTTTAAATAATTTATCCCACCGCCCAATCCTTATATTAAATTCTTTCTCACTTTCTGTTGGCTTTTGAGACGGCACATCTGGTGGCTTACTAGGTGGTGTCAATGATTGAATAGAACCAACAATAATAAGTTGATTATTCGGCCGTTTACCAGCATAAAAAAGTCCAACTTCATCTGTAACATCACGAAGTTCAAGACGTGTTTTAAGTTGATCGATTACCACTCTCTGATCTGCTAAAATTAATGTAGGGCATTCTATCGCTTTACAAATGCCAGCTATTAATTCACCTTTTCCACCACCAGTTGGAATATCTATAATACCACATTCTGTTTGAGTTGCTTTACGAATACACTCAATTTGATAATTCTCTAAAACAATACCCGGTAAAAAATTATCACATATTTCAGCAACTGGAATTATAGTGTATGACCATGGGTCCCTTTGGTCTATAATCGATAACGGAAGATTGTTTTTCTTACATATTCCACGTAACATAGATAATAATGGTCTAGCTATTCTTTTCTTATTACGATTATATTTTCTATAAATTCCATCCCAATTACCTCGTTGATTTGGGTCAACATACATTCCAGGCCGAACAACACTAAATTCACGCCAAAGTACATCTTCTTCAGCGTCTGTGATATTATCAAAATATATCCATTGGTTGTCAGCAACTATTGCGCGCATGTTATTGCCCTCAATAATATAAATACATTATTGAGGGCAATAAAAATCATCTTATTTTTTGTTCAGTCGGACATGCACCATTTTCGCACAACAATGATGATTCATCATAATCTTCCTCTTTCGCTCTCACCAATTTACTGCATAAAATTTCATATGTTTCTCGATCAATCTTTTCTTCCGGAAGGTAAGCATATGCCGACTTATCAGTGAATGGCATTACCGAACAACATCTCACTTTTTGTTGCCATTCCAAAATAAGTGCACTGTATCGATCAAGAGATGTCATCTCTTGATCGTATTTCATAGTATACGACACTTGATTGTTGACGCCATCATTACCAAACCAAAACTTTTCGATCAAGAACACCCACTTAAACTGATCTTCTATTGAAACATCACTGGCTGTTACTAATTTATCTTCTGGAACTATATCACATATCGGATGTTTTGTTGGAAACCCAACCACCACACATCCATGATATTGATGTGATACGTCTTTAACTGGATATCCACGATTTACATAATCAGCATGCTTTGTACTATTCTTCTGACAAATTACCCACCTAATATAATACAAATATGGTGGTAAATGAGCACCTTCTGTGCACGCCATCACTTTACTAATGGTTCCAGAAGGTTTAATAGTTGTCATGGTGTGTGGAATCTGGCGACCCAATTGTGTTGAATAACTTTTAGCCTCATTATGCACGACATTGCGAAGATCATCAATATGTGTCCAAAAATCCATAGCAGGACTATTGTCAAGCATATCTCCATGCACTATGTGATCATAAACACTAATCAAATCTTGAAATGACAATTTGAAATGTTTCCACGCATACTCAAAAATTCCGGTGATGCCAACCCCAATTCGATTAGTTCTATCAACTTCTGATTGATATAACGCATTCATCAAATTTGTTCGTATCAACGCACGAGTTGTTAATGCAACCGCACGTCGTGATGCATCCAAAGATGGTGACCTACTCAAAACAACATCGCCGATCACACAATAACCACCATATTTCGCCAATACAATTTCACCGCAAGGATTTGTTATAAATCGTTGTGCTGACTTCTTAAGAACATTCAATGTCCTATCAATCATTTCATAAGTTTTCGGATGCAATCGTAAATCATACGACTTATTAAAATAATTATCTGATGTTATATTATCCATTCCATCACAATTAGAATTCAACTTATGTGTATTTATAAATCCTGGTTCGCCAGTCTTATCATAATAAGCGGCCCCAACCGCTGCCTCAAACACCCTTCTTCCATGACTTGGCTTCGGATCTGATGCTTGTTTCCAAAATTCATCATCAACAAGTATTGAATTATTCGCTGACCACAAAAACCCACCACGTTTAATATCAATAAATTCAATAATATCACGATCACGCCAATTCTTAGTAGCCATACGCGCAGCACGACGAATATCACCAACCGCAACAATTGTCGCTAAGAAATGGTCAATAAATAAAGCCTGTTTCCATGGCTTCATTTTTGTGCCTTTAATTGATGTCATCTTCAAAACGGCACGCATCAAAGGAATTGGCCCTTGTGCGGGACGATCTTGCATTCCTTTAATTGGCGATCCACGACCACGCACGTTAGAAAAATCAAAAATGAACAACGATTCGCGGTGATTTTTATGAAATGCTGCTGTTTCCAATGTCGCGATTACTTCTGCCCAACCTTCTCTGCTGTCTCTAACAGAGATCCACCGAACATCTTCTGATTCAGAATCATATTTATGATTCGCTTCTTTTAAACTATCAAATCCGGCAGTAAACTCGTTAAAAGCTGTTTTAAAATCTGGATGTGCGCCTTTCGTCACATCACCATCGTCATCTGGACCACCATTCAACACAAGCCGAACATTTGGCATATATTCCCAATCAACACGGCAACTTTCTGATGAATAATCACGACCAACTCCGCTTCCATTCAACAGCAAATAAAAATTAACAAATGAAAACGCTGAAGTTGCACAATTTGTGAAGACTTCAATATTCTTTGATGGTTGATCTTTATCGCCATGTTGGATATGTCGACCAGACATTGGCACAATACCAGCAAGAGCATAATCAGTAAGCTCATCAATTTCAGCGCGTGAAATTCGCTTATCTAATGACGTATTTCCAATCACCATCTCACGCATTCTATCAGCAAACCCTTGCAATTTGCCGTTATTATCATTTCTCGCATACCGATCATTAAAAACCGATAAAGGCATACCGTCTGGAACAGTATAGAGACTTGGTTTAATTCTCTTATTCTTAGTCACAGTTTGCTCGATTGTTGGTTTGATCATGGTAGTAGACAAGGTTCTCTCCAATCATTCGCGAAGATTTCGCGAGCTTGCACGAGATTATTCACGTCGCCGCGTAGGAATTCATCTCGTATGAGGTATAATGTAGTTTGTGGTGGGAGTAGTTCGCGTTCTGTTGGATAATCAACATTCAATCTAGCCAAACTTTGTGCACACGCTCTTGACAACGCCAAAAATAATGGAGAAATTCTGGATGCGTGATACCACATCGACAAATTACAAAATCCATCATCAACTTCACGTTTTAACAACGTTTCCAACAATGGATTTGAACCAGTTTTACGCCATAACCAACCACGGATATGTCGAAGCATGCTAAGAGTTTGCGAATTGTCATTCAGTTCAGCCTGCAATTTTTCATAACAAATATTAAGAATATTGCTCTGAAAAAATATTGCCAGACCTTTCTGCATGGTTTTAGATTGTTTTGCATAACGCACAGCAATATCTAAAAATCGTTGTGCTGTTTGCTCATCAAAACCCCACTCATCAAACTTCTTAGCAATCGCCACAACATAACGCCATTGATATGTTTTAGATGGGTCAGTTCCTTTGGGAAAATTTAACTTCCGCCCATGGCGTAAATAAGCCTCAGAGCACCACAACCAGACTGCTTTAATCTGGCCATCGTCAAGACGTGAACGTTCCAGCATGTGGTTATCAATACAAGGAGCAACAGTGGCTAACAACACCACACCCCCGATCAAGACCAAAGCTGAACGCACTCTCACAGAAGATTCGGCGAAACCCAATGAAAGTGCACAAACAACAGCTAACGACCATCACCCAGACATTTTTGACAAGCAGTTCGCTGTCACTATGAATGGATTCGGCGAGGCATGTGAAACCCAAGGCATAAACACGGCTGTAGCTATAGCGATCCACCCGCAAGGAAACGGCCCGCTCGTGTTCATGCGCGGTCACGAATATGACGTGGCGGTCATGCTCACAAGGCTCTTACGAAGCCTAAAAGAAAAACTCGGTGCAGAACTTGAAGTGTGATATCAAGACTTGTTAAAAACAGCATCCTTGCATCCTAAATATACTGCCCAACGATGTGCATCTCGCACCAAACCTTCAGTTATCTCATATACACCAATACCAGTTTTACATTCAATGATCGTATGCACCATACGAAACGCATCCCAATTGCGAATTAATTCATCCCATATTGACGCACGCTTTGCCCATTGTCTAGTTGAAATATTACGTGGTTTATCAGTGTTATTATAATATTCATAGTTCTCAACACCATCAACCAACTTCAACCCAGCAAACATATACGATTCACCAACCGGAACAACATAAAAATATTTATTATAATAAAAAACATTCAATGCAAGATCTATACAAAAATCACTACGTCGCGATGAATAACTCTCCAACGTTACATCATATATTGCATGATATAAACGAATTCTACGGCCATGCGTTCTGATAAAACCATTAAGAGTACATTTCTTATCTTTTACATATTCATCTACAACAACTTGTTGACTTACATGATTTGATAATTGATTAAGTTTTTTACGAGCAATAGCAAAACAATGCTCTCTAATAGATTGAAGAAACCTATCAAAACAATTATCCTTACAACGCCACGCAAAATAAATTTTTGTGCTCATATGATCCAAATACATGCTAACAATCCAAACCACCAATATCATATCTAACAATATCATCAATGCGACACGGACCAACAGATGCCCAATATAATTCTGCTACTGTGCCAGATTCTAATACACGAAAACAATGCCAAACTTTTGGTTTTATAACTAAACTTTCACCAGCATTAAGAATTTTACTTGACTGTATTATTGGTGTAGCATCTATCATTTCAAATGTGTCAATTTGTAATACTGCACTTATATTTATAAAACAATTAAATCTATATTGATGATAATGAATTGAACATCGAAACCCCTTATTAACTTGCAATAAACTTTCATTCAATAATGTATCATTAAATCGGTGCCACACCTTACCCCAACATTTTGATTCCCAAAGTGGTTGTGCCAATTCATTTTGAACTTCTAATACCGCTTGGCGGAGGGTTTCGCTCATAATAATAACTAACCTTTCTGCTTCCTTCTACTATCAGTTCATTAAATCCAACCCCATCAACAGATGAATCAGCTTCTTTTCCAGTCGGCAAAATATTATTTGATGGTGACAATAAGTCAATATATGATATACCATCAATAGTCTTTATTGTCTCAATGAAATTTGAAACATAAAACGCATGACCCATTTCCCATTTATTTAAATTGAAAAACTGTCCAATGATAGATTCTACACGTTCTTTAACTACAGAAGCATCAGCGTTGCGACTAACAATTACTGTCATTTCGATATCAACAGGTTTGATGATACCATCAAGCACGACGACACTATCTGTAAGCACATTTAAATCTGAAAAATAAGTAGCCAACCCAGTTTTTAAACCAACATTTGGAGCAACTGGACGGCTATCAGGTCCTTCTGCTAAGGCGTATATTTCAACACGATTAGCATTCAAAGCTGTGCGAATTGTCGCAACCGCTTTAACAATTGACCCAAACACCGGATGTGAAAATGCAGTCGCAGCTTGTGCATAATCATCGGCAGTCACTATCGATCGTTGCAATGCAAAATCGCGAGGCGCACGACGCTTCGCTTGTTCCAACGATTCACGATCAACACCTCCAGACGATGGTGAAATATTCCGAAATCGCACAGACACTGCCGCATTCGCTGGTGGTAATGGTGTAATTTGACGTGATGCGTCAATTTGCCCAACACCAATTCTACCACGAATTCCACCACCAACACGATATCGAATAGAAATTTGTGAACCGGACAATGGTGCCTGACCAGTCACATCATCACCAAATCTAAAAATAGCTTTATCCTCAACAAAATTTACTTCCACAACTCTATCAGTAGCACTATAACGTTCAATCGGTTCAGTAATAACTCTCCAATCTTCAACTGAATCGCCAAATGTAATCGATACAAACAAAGGCGATTCAAGAATATTCACATCTTGAACTGTGTATCGTTGATTCGCACCACCAGCACTAGTAATAACCACAGGTGCAACAAATTTCCCTTCCAACCCATAAGCAATTACACCTCGTTTACCAGCTGGAATTACAATTTTACCAGTCCAATCCCCAGGAGCACGATAAATTTCATATGTAACTTGCGAACCATCAATACCAGCAATTGAAAATAGTGTTCCAGCTTCAATTTCAACATCAGTAAAAACTGGTTGATCAACACTAATTTCAATATCAACAACCGCTGGAGTTTGGCGTTTAATACGTTGATTAATTAATGCAAGATGATTAATCGCAGCTTCTTCAGTTTGACATGTTGGAAGTGTTGACTCATTTGCTAAAATATCGCCACGCAGTGATAATTTTCCAGTAGTAGCTGCTATAATCTCCATAATCATCATAATACCATTACTGGCAATAAAATCGTTAAAATCATCTGGAAAATAAGTTTTAATATACTCAACAATTGCGCGACGTGCTGTCGTATAATCCAATCCACTAAAATCAAGCCTTCTTAAACTTGGTGCAGGTAGAACCACTCCAAATTCATCTGGAGCGTTTGGTAATTCAAATAATGTTTCCTCTGCCATCAGGACCTCGCTGCTAAAAATTGTTCGATTGTTAATTCACGAGCCGGATTTTTCTTTAGCCTGACAATTATTTTTATGTTTATACCATTTCGTTCATCGTCTCGTTGGACATTGACTTGATCAACAATAACTCTTTGATCTTGTTCAACAATCGAATCGTGAATTGTTGTTTCCAACGCTGAAATATCTGAGTCAACAAGTTGTTCAAACACAAATGAACGCAGCGGAACACCAAATTCTGGTCGCATTACTCTTTCACCGGGCACAGTCATCAAAAGTTGTAACAAATCATTTTTAACAAGTTTCTCATCTTCTTGTCTAGATAATATATTTTGTGGACCACCAATAAATGGTGGATTCCAACCATATAACACAGCTTTAGATTTTGCCATTATTTCACTACTGTTGCTACAGTTCGAAGTTGCTCAAGCACAACATCTGCCTGTGCAGCTAAATCGTTTGCGGACACAATAGCAGCATCACGATTTGATATGGCATCATCACGTCGCTGTTGTAACCGCTCAATCAATGATGCAACATCATCGCTTGGAAATTGATTTTGCACTACATTCAATGCTGACAATGTTTTCTCAGTTTCATTTATAATCTTTTGCTGAATAGTTATTGATAATTCAGCATCTGCACGTTGTTTTTTGATTAAATTCAATTTATTAGTCAATATATCTTGCGTTTGCAATGATGCAGATGAAATAATTGTAACATCAGTATCTGACAATCCCATAGAAGCATTGTCGAATATGTTAGTATCATGGCGAAGTTCAGTCGTTGCCCCAACAAGCATTGGATTAACGTCTACTGTTTGACTATCTCCAAATGATAGCACTTGTCCCAATTCGTATTGACGTGCGTTGTTACCAAGCACACTTCTTTTAGAATTTGAAACACTGAATATTAATTCACCAAAATTAGAACGCCTAGATGTGATTGGTTTTTCTGTGGACTCACGTCGTTGTGAAACAATTCCAATAGGAACTTTAGGAAAAATTAGATTCGTTCGTGGTGGCAAATTATTACTTATAGTAAATGTAATATTGCCTTTATCCTCCGGAGTTATTGGGAGAATTGATGAATATAATCCAGTTGGAAATTTAATAATAATAATTATTCTCGTTATTTATCTAAATGTTCAACTTCTTCTCGTGGACATTCTTCAAATGGTTCATTATAGGTTTTCCCACGATCGTTTGGTTCCAAAATTTCAGGTAATTCTGGTTGCTCAATGTTTTTGGCTCTAACACCTCCAGGATTCTCTTTACCCGCACCACTTCCAGGTCTAACACCAGGGAAAAATGCATAAATTTTCTTCGCACTAATATCTTTATTAGTTTGTAGAGTTTTAGCTATAGTGACACGAGTGTCATCAGCTTGAAATCTAATCGATTTTCCAGCTTTAAAATCAATATTATTATCAGTTTTAAACGCAATTCCTTTCTCACCTATAAAATTAATATGACCAGATGCGTATATCTCAATAGAACCATTGTCTTCATTATTATAAATTACAATCTTTTTTTCTTGATCATCCATCCACTGATACATTTTCACATCTTTTTTTGCACGCCATATACCTAAATTTTGGCGTTTACTAAACCAAAAACCGCGATGTTGACAATCAACAAGTTCAGTCCACGGTCCTTGTCCACCACGTCCATCGCGAGATTCTAATCCTTGTTGAATTTCATCATCTTCTTCTCGTACAGCACTTCCATTAGCTGGATTAATTGGCTGATTGCCGCGTCCACCCCGCGTTTTCAATCGAAGATATTCATTATCGTGATCAAGTTTTAAATGATATGCACTGTTTTCTGGATCATTTAACATAGTTGGTTTACGAATAAATTCATTTTCTTTTAATCCTTGCCACTCAGCAGACCATTCACGTCCCATTGTCGCAGCAAGCATCATATATTGATATCTATCATTCATTTCCACCACCATTCCATTAGGAGACCCCCACATCGTATGATTGGCAGCATCATTTTCATTAATTTCAAAGAAAAACCCACGCGGATTACCAGATGATTCAACATTTTTCGCACCAGGAGAACGTCGCCCTTTTAATAATATACCATTACCACGAGGTGTTTCACGAACATTAGCTTGCTTATCATGACTACCACGATCATCTAATACAAATTTAAATCCATATCTTGTAACCATTCGTATCCACCGGCCATCTTTACCACCCCAATATTCATCTTCTTTTTCAGAATTAGGACCCTGCTCATCAACTAATTTTCTTTTTATAAATTCGTCTTCGTTTGGGTCAAATCCTTTATCATACATCTGAAATAACATACCGCCTTTTGTACGCAATTTAATCCACCGAAAATCATTTTTATTTTCTACCGATAATGTTCTACTTGGACCAAATTCACCATCACGAGACTGTGATGCACGCGGTCCACGCTGTGCCCACCCAGTATCACGCATCTCAAATCTTGAACCATATCGCGTAAGCAACATCGCACGTCTAGAGTCGTTAGTTGGAGAATCTTCATTTAATAATCGTTGAAGATTTTTCCATCGATTAATTTCATATTGTTCATCAGATTTAAAATCACCTTTAAATTCCCCAACATTACTTGAGTCATCTTTCTTCCAATAATATCCTTGATCAGACATTATAAACATGCAGCCATATTTTGTCACCCTCGCCATATACTTTTTATCTGGCAAATTCAGTTGGGGGGCGTTTTGCTGATTCTTAAATTGACTTGATGCTAATGCGTCATAATCTGGTGGTGGGGGCGGATTTTGATGAGTTGTTGGAAAAAATCCAACCGATGAGTGAATATCTAAATTTCCATATCTATCTTGCCATCCATGTGCCATAGGACGACCATCAAGTGGCAGATATTGATTGTCATAATCATTTGGTCTACTATCTGGTTTACCCTCTTCATTGACACTTAATGGTGTAATTTGAAATATTTGTGGATAGGTATAAAATTTTCTACGTGTTGGTTGTGCAAATCCGGTCCAAATCGGGCCATATGGATGTTGGCGTTCAAATGTGATCCATACCCAATCGCCGATGCATGGATGACTAAATCGCCCAGCTTTCGCTCCACCAAGATCATTCATAGGAACAGCCCACGGACAATCTTCTGGTGACAATGAAAAATCATGCATGTCTGGACATTTAAAACGCACACGCATCATACATAACGGATCATTTGTTTCAACTACCAAAGCACGATAAAAACCAGGAAATCGTTCCCAAAGCGTTCGAGTACGATGTTGAAAAAATTTATTCCACACAACATGTAAATTATCTGCCATATAGTGGCTCCCTATTTGTGCTCTCTATATATAAATTTCACAGCATAGAAATGTACAAACTAAAATTGTTACAACAATTCTGGAAACACTACAGTATCAAAAGGATATTCAATGGCATCACCGGCTCGTGGCCAATTCAATGTTTCATATACCTTATTAAAAGCAATAATCACCCAATCTAAATAAACAGTACCATAAACCGCTAATGAAATTAAATCCGGCCTACCTTCAGTAGCTGATGTAACTTGAAACACACCAATAAGTTCGTCAGATGGTCGTTCTGTTAAAAAAGAAAACTGTTTCCATCTACCAAAAGTTTCTTTACCATCAACAATAATCGATTCAGTGTTTTTGAACCTTGAAAAATCATCAATCACCATAACTTCTCCTAATACCAATCTGGTGGTTGCGCTGTTCTTAAACCAGGAACATCTTGTATCTTTTGAATACCACCTTTACTCCAAATTCTTAAATCTATCGTTACATCAGAACGCAAAGCATATGCATCGCTCACCACACCATCTGGAACAACAATCGAATCTGAATGCTTCACATCAACACCACGAATGCGACAAGACATTTCATTAGCACCACCATGCCGCCACATTTTAAACATAACAACAAGACCACGTCCTTGACCTACCGATATATATCTAGTAAAATAACCTCTAAGATTTCGAATCTGTTCTGAAATTTTTTTAGTAGTCCATTTACCACCATCCACAATATAAACAAAATTTAAAGAAATCTCACGAGCACCACTTGTTTTGTATATAGCTATTGGCTCAGAACCGACATTATCTTTCTCTTCCCAATTACCCTTTCGACTATCACTTAAAATCTTTGGCGGAAACTGGAATTCAATTGACAACTCCTGTCCAGGCATACGAAATGACACTGCTTTACAAAGCTCTTCATCAATCGGAAGATATGTCATCATGTTATTTCTGCCACGAGTTAAAATCGCTACTTAAACCTTGATCATTTTTCGCCATTCTTGGTAAATGAACTTGCAACAATGTTAAAATTTCATTGACATTATCACGGCCAGTCTGCATCGTCGCAAACCGTTCATCTAATGATTCAAGCAAAACAATCTGTTTATTATATATTTCCATCAATTGATTATCATTTTCACTAGTTGCTGTATCATCATCATATGTAACATTAATAGTAGAAATCGCTTCTGATCTAATCGCTTCCTCAACACCAGCCTCCTCAGCAGCCCTCATGGCTGGCACAGCCTTAGATTTTACTGCTGTCTCTATTCGTGTTGATGTATTCTCAAGCAATGTAGCATATTTATCCAATTTTTCAGCCAATTGTCCAATATCATCACCAAGCTTAAGACCAGCACCAAACTCCGCAATAGCACCGCTCAATCCACCCAAAATACTAATAAGACGATTTGCAGGTCCCTCAAACTGAGTAACACCAGAGTCTAATTTCTGGGCAGCAACAGCAAGTTGATCGCCAAGTAAATCAAGATTCGGAATAGCTGCCAGCGAATTAGCTGCCAAGTCACGTAACATGCCAACTGGAATATTGTTAAGAGATTGAAATGCGTTAGTCAACAGTGTAATCGCAATCGCAATACTATTAATATCAACAACCGTCTTTGAAAAACTACTAATCGCCCATTCCAACAATTTCATACCAAGATAAATTGCCAGAGACGCCGGAATTAACCACTTACCAGCAGCACTCAAATCGGCCGACACCATCTTTATAACTAACGCACTAGACCCAAGAAGATCAGCAGCAGCGAGAATTTTCGTCGCACCCATATACAACATACTGCCACCAATACCAATTCTAATTCCAACATCAAAAATGTCTTTCGCCAAACCACTTATCAACATCAAACCCAACGACATCACAAGACTAGCACCAAGCAGAAAACCACCAGCAACCATCAAAACCATAGAAGATTCAATAATTAACAATGCACCCACAATCATAAGAGTAGCACCAACTGCAAGAAATGCGCTAGCAATCACCAGCAACAATCCACCAACAATCAACAAAGATGCAGCGGACATGAGACCAAGTGCCGCTACAGCCAGTAAAAGTGTACTAGCCATCAAAATAGCAGTAGCAACAGCTAAAACAATTGATGCATTAAGAATCATCAACGACGCAATCAACAATGTTGCCCCAACAATTAATAACATACCAGCGGCTGGGATCATTAGCACTGCAGCATTAGAAACCATAAACGAAGCAATAACCAACAATGGTGCTGCGACCATAAACCCAACAGCAGCAGCAGCCATCAACATAGCAGCACTGAAAAAGGCTACACCAGCAACTAAAAATGATATGCTAGTAGTAACTAAATCATCACCAGCAATCCCAATAAATTTGGTAAACGCCGCAAGAATATCATTAAAACTACTACCAAGAATATAAACAGCTAAAGCTAGTGCCATCATAGCAATTGAAATAAGCACAATCCCAGGTGCTGCTAATAAACCCATACCACCAAGACTAATCAACGCAACGCCCAGTAAGAAAATCATCAAAATCAACTTAAAGCTCAATGATTGCGATAGAATTTCAATCCCTTGAGCAGCAAGTTTTAATCCGAAACCAACCAACACTGCAGCAACTCCAACCGCTAAAAGCACAACAGCAATAACCAACAATCCAGCAGTTGTAGTTGGATCTTTTAAGAATTGTGCCAAAATCACAAGTGCTGTCAATAAAACGATTACAGCAATCACCAACGCAAACATCACAGGAATTGCAGAAGATCCAGCATTAGCGATAAGAACAACAGCAGCGGCAAACACATAGGCAGCAACTGAAATTATAAGCAACGCCAAAGCCAAACCAAGCAATGGTACGATAACTGGTTTAATTTGATTACCAAGTGCCGCCAACCCTCTACCAATACTATTTAAAATAACAAATATTACTTCACCAATCGCAGTTGCTAACGATACTAATGTTTGACCAATCGATGCAATAAATTTAGCTGAACCAGAAATAATACCACTAGCAGATGAAAATGCTGTTGAAAAAGCCGTGATCCCACCCGACAACAATGCTACGCCAACAACAAGAGCTATTACAATACCGACAAGAAATCTGGCAATTTTCGTAACATATTTAAAACCAGGAATTGTGTTTTCCAATCTAGTTCTAAATTCTACCCATTTATCTATAAACATAGAAACATGACGTATAACCCAATTTAACGCATGCACAAATGGTGCAATAGCGTCAGCGGCAAATTGAAGAACTGAACCAGTCACCGACCACAATGTGCTGCCTAAGGTTTTCAATTCAGCAGTAAGCGTATAACCAGCTTCACCAAGTTGATTTTCTAAAGTATTAGCTGCAACTCCAGCAATCTTATCAAGATCTGCAACACTCTCACCAGTCACTCCCGCTGTTTTCGCTGCGCGTCCCATCGCACGTGCAGCTTCATACGCTGCTCTACTTTTACCATAATATACGTCGATTAAAACTTCTTCTTCAACGATCAATTGTGCCGCAGCTTCTGCGGAGCCATCATTTGCAGCTTGAAGAGCAGCCATTTGCCGTTCTGTTTCTATACCCGCTCGTAACATAGCAAGACGATAACCATCAACCCCCTTTTCTGTGGTGTTCGTCATATCTTTAAAACGAGACATTGCCGAAACATCACTCAAAATCCATTGTTCAAATGACGCAAGTTCTTCAGCACCATGACCAGCTTGGCGTGCAAACGCCGCCATCGTAACACGAGATTGTTCCCATTTACCAATCCCATCAGCACCTTCACCGAAAATTCTAGCAGCAACTTTCGTGCTTGCTGCACTCTGGCTCATCAATGCGTTCACATCGCGTGTGTTTAATCCAAATTTGCGCATTGATTCAGTAATATATGCAACATTTCTTTCGGCTTGTGCTGCATTAATTCCAGCCAGTCGTAAATTATTAACATAAGCACCAATTTGTGGTATACCAACACCAGTCGTTCGATTGGCAATTGCTATAGTTTTAGCATATTTGTCCATTTCTTCCCTTGGAACTTTCAAGTTACCAAGGACTTGATATGCTTCAATAGCGTTTTCATAGAAAACACCATTGGTCATAGCAAGATTGCGTGAACTTTGGACAAGTTGTTGCTGTGATCCGTATGCTCGATAGTTTGTAGTAACAAATTTTTCCGTATCAGCATCAATTCTCTTGATATATCCCCAAATAGCAGAAGCAGTAGACACAACTTTTCTAAATTCTCTATCAATGCGTTTGCCACTATTATTTGTCTCTCCTAAAGACGAATTCATTTGATTGATTAATTTATCATCTGTTTTTAATAAGCGATTTTGTTCTTCATGGCCTTTATTCTTTACTTCAATCGCCTTATTAATAGCTTCCAATCCTTTTAAGAATTTATCACCAACTATTAAATGCTTTCCAAGTTCTTTCCCAGTATCCTTATGAAGATCATGAGTTTTAGTAAGTTGTTTAAATTCATCAACTGCAGTTTCAAGCCTGTCTTCACCATTATCAAATTGATCAGTTAGTTCCTTACCAGTATCCACAACTGTCGTCTGCATTCTGAGAGTGCTAGCATCAACACCCTTAAATGCGGTTGATAAATCAACTACGGCTTGTGTAGCAGCAACCGCCACATCTTTAATAGATTGAAGTGACGCTTTAGCAGACGATGCTAGTTGTTGCTCAATATTGCTGATTTTCTCGCCAAATGAGTCTAAGGTCTTGAACGCATCCCCAGACTCCAATGACAATTGGATGCTAAGAGCATACACATTAGGATCAACGCTTTTAGCCATTGTTACAATCCAATTCTTCGGCAAAATTCATTGCCAATTATATAACCCACCATACCTTCATACACTAAATCAAAAAATCCAATTTTTTGATTTGAATCAAGCCCACGTTGTTTCAAAAATTCTGCACGATGGATAATGCACTTACACGCAATCGTTTTCTCTCTACTGTATTGAAAAGCTGGGTCTTCAATCAGCGTGTTATTGATATGATTTCTAGCAGCCAATAGCTGGTTCCATCCCATGCTTTCAATAGATTTTACAATTTGTTCATCTTTTTCTGATAAAATCCACTCATTTATATCGTCATTGTAGTATTGAATAAAATCATCATCTTGTTGCGTAGTCATCACAATGCTCCTTTGTAGTGTTATATCATCTGTACCTACTTAAGTGTGGCACAGTATTGATGCTAATACAATACACAAAAATAATTATTCAGACGCACCAATACGTCTAGCATCAGCATTGTGATCAAATCTAGCACAATATAAATCAGTAGTCCACTCATCACTACTAACTACATGGTTAAATCCATACACTAACCACGCACCGGTTGTCCACCAAAATTGATCACCACCAATATTTTTTGAAGAAGTCCACTTTATAAAAACAGTATCTATACCTAAACCACGACACTCAGACCATTCACCATGTCCAAGAACGCTAAATTTAGCACGCAACAGTGAATTCACCATATTCAACCACAAAGCACGTGGCCTACCGTCAATATATTCATCATATCGTAGACCAAGCTCACCAGCTGAATAAACTTCTGGAATTGCTGTTACTTCAGTCCATCCAGCCCTTATTGGACCAGCGTCTGGCGGTTTTGAAAATGATTGATCATCGTTTGTCTTTGCGATTTGTTTATTACTTGTATTACTATCTTTCACAACAACTTTCTTTTCTTTCTCATCTGTTATTTTATCAAGATATTGTCCAGAAATCGATGAAAGACCAGCAGTAATCAATTTAGTTTGCACAACACTCAATGCATTGTCGGCTTTTAACGCTAATCGTTCAATAGTGCTTTGATTATTTCCAGAAATATAACGATAAAATCCACGCTGTTTTGATACTAATGCCGCCTGTTCTTTTATTGATATATTATAACCATCCACTTCAACCAGCCAATTAGTCTTCCGTTGAGTAACAGACGACGACCAATCCATCAATGATGCTAAGAATGTTTTTGGATCTTGTCGCATCATCCAAAATTTATTTTGTTCAGAATCAACGGTCCGACCAACTTCAGCAGTGACTTGAGGAGCATATTTCTGTATAACTTGTTTAATAACTTGATCAACACGCCCTTTGAATACACCACCAGATGCGTCTCCCATATTTAGATACCACGATGGTGGATCTATTGCCATAAATTCAATAACTCCAATATCAGCTGGACCACCAACAACATCTATACCAAGCACAATAGCAGTCTGTGGTTTCGTAGCTGATTCAGGATAGACTCCATTAACCCCAGCTAGAATTTGAAAACGTACTGCTACTGGATTTTCTCTTGTTTCTTTAAGATATCCTTCTTCCATAAGACGATTCAATAAACCATAATTAGCATCATATAATTGAGCGCGAATTATATAACCACCATTTACCATACCTTGAAATTCAAAACTTTTAAAAAGATGCCCATAATCAATCCCAGCCAATCCTCGAAATTGGAATGTGAGCTTGATCCTTGGACGTTCTTTTGCTTGCGGTTGTTTCATATATCACCACACCATCTTTGATTTTTATTTATTTAAGGACTAAAAATGGATCTAATCTATTTAAATTACAAAAATCAAAAATATATATTGCTATTACTATTAGGAGAACGAAACAATAAATATTGTGGCATCATATCTGACATGATAGGAAATTCTGAACGTGAGAAAATAATACAAAGATCGCATGAGTTATCGCGATTATCACTTGATAGAAAAATCGAATGGTTTCGAAGTCATTGTCCAATTTCATTTAAATCTGGTTTTCGTGAAATCTATACCAAAAATGCAATAATTATAAATCGATATCAGGTAAAACAATGACTACGTATTTGATAAGATATGCAAGAAACAATCTACATCAACACTGGCAAAAACCACAACAAATTTTGGATTGTCAATATAGACAAACAAACATTGACAGCCACCATTCGTTGGGGAAGATTAGGCACACAAGGCCAATCACAAATTAAACAATTTAACAATGATTGGCTTCTACTGAATTTCATAGAAACCAAAGTGATTGAAAAACAAAGAAAAGGTTATCATAAAACAACAAAAACAATATTTGATAAACTATGCATCGAAGCAGCTATTGTTGGAACCAGCAACAAATGTAAAAATTTCGAATGGGTCGACATTTTAAATCTATCACCACCACAATATAAAACATGTGATGAACTTAGATTACAAGATCCAAATTGCAATCCGGGCATCACAGTCATAGTAGAAACAAGAAAATCATATGGTGGTCGAAATTCTTTTCATATATTATTCACTGCCGACACATCTATTGACCTTGGCACAAATCAAACAATAACTAAAGCCAACCCGATATATGAAATGGTTCAAAAAGTAGAAGAAGCAATTGGACGATCATTAACTGCTTAATTTTTATGACGCGGCATAAACGAGTACAAATGAGAAAGTGACGCATGTGTTAAACGTTTAATGCCGCGATCATGAATCTCTCTAATCTCCTCTTTACTTATCTTCAATTTTGTAATAAACTCATTCCAATCTTTTGTATAATGGCGTTTTCCATCTTCGACATATTCAATTCTTGGTGGTACACTATAAAAGATTGGATAACCAACAGATTTTAAAAGAGTTTTATTCGATATAATACTTTGAATTCCAGCTTTATCATTATCTGGCGATAATATTATTCCTTTTCTAGGACCCAAAATTTTAATCTTGCCAATTTGCGACGGAGTTATTAATGCACCACCGGATGCTAATGCTTGTTGGCCTAACGTATATTGACCAAAAATCGACTCAGTTAAGATCAAATAATTAGCAGAATCACATTCATCAAATCCATATAGAAAATCACCTTTGCTACCTTCTGTTTCACCAACTATCGCACCTTTTCTATCATATATTGTCGTATCTGGAAATCTGTAAATTTTATTAAAACGACTTCGACTTTGCCAATATACTAATTCATCAAATTCATAATATGGCCAATAAACGTCTATACCAAGACTATAAATATCATTCTTATCAATATCTTGTATAGTATAACCGCGAGATATGAGCCAATTGATTAATATACGTTTTTGTTTATCGATATCATAAGTCAATCGTTCCGTGCCCTCAGGAAGGGCCACCGCTATTTTTCGAGTTGGTTTTGCGGTGCTATGGCGGGCTTCTGGCCTTAAAAACGCTCTAATGTCTTCTGTGGTATCGAGAACGTCTTTGACGGCTTCTTGATATGAACACTTTTTGTAAAGCTTCACCAATTGAATAAACGAGCAATTTCTTTTACCTGTATTCGGATTAACAGGTCCCGCCCACTCGTCTCCAGTCCAACAATGCACGACCATTTTTTCAGGATTTATATTCATATGAAATCCGGTGTCGCCATTGAACGGATTACATATGCAATATTCGTCACCATCCTTTCTAGTTTTAAAATCAAAATGCTTCTCGATCCACGCCGCAATTTTAGATGCTGGGATTCGTTTTGCGCCGCCGTCTAATTTCAGTCGATAAGCATTTAGATCATGAGCCATAATGACTCAATACCTATCACTTATTGAAGAAAATGCTTGCTATTACTCCAACAACGGCAACTACAAACCCAGCAACGGCACCAAGAAGCGCCGCTTTGGCCTTCAAAACAGAGATATCTCTACCTTGTTTATCAATTTCATTTCGAATCAATTTCATTTCAGATTGATATCGCGTATCTAATTCTCGAATTTTAGTTTCAATATCCTTTTCAACAATTGCGAGTTTTTCATCGTTATTCTCCTTTATTTCAGTAGCTGTTTCACGAATCTTATCTAGTAGATGAGCACGGGCATCAGAAATCGCTTGGGTGAGTGCTAGTTGTATTGCTGTGTGCTGGCTTTCTATCTTAGGCTTATTCTTTCGATCTCTGCTAACACCAATCGTCGATATTCAGCCCACCCATTCGATCCATCCCCGTTACCCCCCTTGTTTGGCGGTGCTGCAGGCATGGGGTCTCCAATTTATGCGAGAACTAGTATTAGGACATTCAAAGCACGCATCTGGCACTATTCTACCTATGAGATTAGAGTGCCCATTATTCCACTTAGTAGCTGAGAACTCCACTACAACATGTCTATTATCACTACATTGCACACGACAATGAAAACGATCAACATCGTGAGCAACAAGATGCCCGACCACATCTCGGACTTTGGTTATATCTGCAGGGTGTATTAGATGCAACCACGGTTTCTGCATGAGTTCATGCATTTCCCATCCAAGAAATTTATGCCACGATTCATTAGCTTTCACAAACATTCCATCAGCACTAATGATAGCTAGTAGATCCGATGACTGATTAAAGAAATTATAAAGATTCCTTTCCTCTAAGTTAAGAGAATTTGACAATTCTCGTAATCGAACAATGGATGGCGAACCCTCAAGAATCGCATTCCCCATAACATTGATTCTCCTATGCTATCACTAAGATAAATGGTCTACTAACTCTTGTCGAACTATCTGGTAATGTCAACGTGATTTGATATTGATATGTCCCCTTTAAGAATTTATTTGTGTCAAGGTCATATTGAATGACCCATGGATTGGTTCGATACGACCCTTGTCTTATACCAATTCTACAAGGTTCATTATCAACTAATAGTTCACATCGTTGTGTTCTAATAGTAATAGTTGGTTGCAAAAATGGAATTATTGGAGTAACCAAATTATAATTGAAATCATACAATGGAAGAGGCATCAACCCAACTTCCAAAGGCCGCTTTTCAGGCGATTGAAAACGTTGGTCTAATGGTTCAAATCCAAATCGTAAAGTCTGTAACCGATCGCTAACAAACCACTCTTCTGGATAAATCCAAAATCTATTACATGATTTCAATAATACAGTATCAAATTCAGGATTATTTAAATTACAAGCTGTGCCAGGACCAGATGTAAAATCGGTTCCAGTTCCGCTTAAATCATCATCACACGGATTTTCTGCAAAATAATACCACACATCAAAATAAACATCTGGCACTATAAAGTCTAGTGGCACGAAATATGGAAGATGAAATCGACCCGCTACTAAAGTAGCATCAGCATCACCGGATGTTGTTTCTGCACCAGTGCTATCTTGATAGTCTCTGCATAATGGTGCCGGATATAAAGAATCTTCTAATTCTGCAATCGGAATTGTTGTAACTAAATTGTGTGGAAGAACTTGTGTTTTATAAATTTCAACATGTCGAATTGCATATGGATCAGTCAAAATACCATTCTTGAAAAAATCAACATTGAGATCCACAACCGCACCACGTCTCGCGGATATTCGCGGGTGTGAATTAAGTAGTTGAGGGCAACTCATTATGTACCTCACATCTTATATTACTTTTGCCTCCTATATGTATTAGAATAACTAAAATTTATTTGTCATCGCTTACGTGAAATACTTGGTTTCCTTACTGATGGCATAGATGGACGACGCACAGAACCCATTTGTGCCTTCTCACGTTCTGCTCTATCTTTAAATTCCTTTTCGAGACGTTTAAGAATCCATGTGCGCTCTTCAGCCGTCATTGTCGATTGTTCAAATAAATCATAATGTCCATGGAACTTCAATTGGAACTGTTGTTCCATAATCTGATTCCACGCACGTTCATATTCATCAGGACTTTGACGGGCGAAAAAATGAGTCCGTGATCGGCAACTCAACTGTAAACTCGTTACTGCACTCTGGGCAGGTAACAGTTACAGTGTTGTCGATACCCGGAGTATTCTCCCGCAGCCATTCTCTGACCGCAGCTGTATCTTGAGCATGCATTTTAGAAATAAAATCACGAACAGTGAACAAATCGTTAATGCCTAAAACATTAACAATAATCTTCTCCATATTGTGAGAAATGGTATCATCCAACATCTGATTTTGCTCAGCCTGCTGTCGCGGATCAACTGACTGCTGTCCAGACCTACTTCTTGTGCGAACACCACCTGGTTTTGCAAACATCTTCTTCCGTGTCTTACGCTTTGCAAGAATATCACTCGCATCAGAAGCACGCAAAAATCGAACTCCAACCCACACACGACGTTTAGTAGCTGCTGAAATATATGGCAAGTCCACTTGAAATGGTTCCCGACCAAGTTCTGGCTTCGCCCAATTAATCGTTTGAGCAAGATCATTAAGATCATAAGTATGCGTACTAACAGCTTCACAGTTTACATTTGGACATGTAATCACAAACTCATACATATTACCGTGAGTAATACCACGGATAAAATATAACATAAATATTCTATCGCCAAGCAACAAATCAACTGGATCGAATCCATTCGGAAACTGACAACATTCCCTAAATAAATAATCAATAGATTGTCCAGTTTGGGCTAGTCTCTGCGTTGATAAAATCTTTTCCGCAACTTGCCCCATAGCCTTAACTTTAACTAACCCATCTGGCCATCCATAATAAATACCCTTACTTGGCAACCAGCATTCTTCCCATGGAATCAATCGGTCACTGGGAACCTGCAGCAACCTATGAATAAATTCTTCATTAGTTTGCCCAGGAGCAGCGACATCACTCAAATCGCCAACCTTACCATCCATACGATTGGCATGATCTTCTTCTGACTGCTGATCTTGAGCTTGTTTCTTAGAAATTGGATCACTAGGAGCATTAATGTTTAGTTCTTCTTCCATATTAATCACCATAATAATGATGTGTATTTTGCTTCTTACTATATACTAACCGGGCGTTTCTTCAGCCCAATCATAGGTTATGGTAACTTCAACCAATTTTATCTCACTGCTTGTATATGTCAATTCACCATTTCTAATCTGAGATGGCCAACTATTAATAAGACGCCATTTATTATTTCTTTTTCCAGTTGGTAAAAAATGATGTATTATTGAAATTTTCTTATATTCATTTGACATTTGTAAACCAGTGTTTGGTGTCCATACCGATTCTCTCCAACCTTTCACAAACGGTAAAAGACCCTCTGAATCATACCAACTCACCTTAATATCTTCCCATGTCACATTTTTAGCAAACTTGTACTCTAAAGTGCTACCAACATATGTTTCTTTACTAACAGTAAATGTTGGTAATGTGACATCTTTCAACGAAATAAGTGCATCAGTAGTGCTAAATAATTTCGTTTCAAATAAGTCTTCAATTTCCCAAAAATAATTATAATAATATTGTCGTTTACCACCCAATGGTTGAGTATGAATTCTCTCTCCGCCAAACCTATCTATCATAAATCCAGGCATACCACCCTCCAAATTCAAAGAGCCGAGGTGTCTATGCCAAAAGGAAATTGACCTTCTCGTGCTTTAGAATATCTAATAGTAACAGTAATATCAGCAATCGCAGTATCAGTATAATCTAGTTGACTTGGTGATATACGTGATGGCCAAGAATCTAACAACTCATATACCCATACTGTTTTTCCAGAACCATCTAACAAATCAAGTTGAATATTTTTTAAATATTTTGCTGGTTCTTGATGTAATGAACTCCACACATTAACCATAGTGAAGCCCCACCACCCATAAATTAATTCAGCCGCTTGATTAGATAAAACATTGTCGCCATCAAGCTTTTCATAAAAACTGAAATCAACTGGTTTCCAATGTTGTTTACCAGGACGAAAAATTTCATCTTGACCATTATGAATCGCCATCTCATCAAATTCAATTGTCGGTCTTGTACATTTATATCCAAATAATAACAATCCTGTGTATTTATCACCAAGCGGCTCTAAGACCTCTAGAGAATAACGATGTCTACGTGCTGTTTCAACAGTATTGCTTGGCCCATCGCCAAAATCAGTAACTCCACAATAATTTGGGACTGGTATTCTAAAACCAGGCATTGCGCCTCCCACAATCAAGCGAATTGCAAACACTGCTTATATTTGCAAATAAGCAAGAAGGCAATGGGTGTTATAGTACCCCATTGCCTTCTACTAATTATCAAACTGGGCAGTTTGGCGAAATTGGTTGCGGAGAAATCGGAGCAACGCAATCACGCACCGCACGATCATATCTCATTGTCGCTTCCAATGTTTGAATATCAGTGGAAGTGTAATCTAATTCTTGCCAATTGCAAGTTGATGGCCATGTCCCAAGCATCGTCCATCGTTCAGTAGTTTGACCAACACCATCAATCATCAAAAGAACAGCAGTCTTTTTATATAATCTAGGATGAGCAACCTGTAATGAGAACATGTTAACAACAGTCTCAATCCACATATAGATCCCACGCGAAACGTCAGGATCTTGTTGAACATCATACCACGTCATAGTAATCGGTTCCCAATCTTGCTTACCAGCAAAACGGGATACTTCTTGATTGTGATGCATCTCAGGTTCTTCGAATTTAAAACTCGGACGAGATGCAGACTGCAACACTAGTAATTCTGTCTGAGAAAAGCTACCAGTACCTCTGCCAATCGTCTCAAACACCCAACGGTGCTTGCGCCGAGTTTCAAGGACGTTAGAAGGCCCTTGTACTGAGTAACCACCACCATATGGTGCAATATTAAAGCCGGGCATTTGAAACCCTCGGCAAATGTATTTTTAGATAGCAACATGCTATTCAATATAGTTTTGCTGGAGAATCGTATGGCTAGACCACGTGAACACGCCAATTGTAACTGTGGGTGGTCTGGTTTAGTACGCCGCGACACTTACAAAGCCAACATAAAGAAGAATGGCGTATATTTATGTCAAAAATGTGCAGCAAAGTTAGCTGGTGTGACAGGAAAATATAGTGGCTCTTCAGAACGCCGTTCCGAACAAAGCAAAACTTTATGGAAACGATCAGATTTTAGAGCGAAAATCACCGCAGCAAGTATCGCGGCAAATACAACTGATGAATATAAAAAACAACAATCAATTAGAACATTAAAATTATGGACAATTCTAGAATACAGAACAAAAATAATAAATAATGTAAAAACAGCTCTTGCAACTCCAGAAACACGAGAAAAAATATCAATCGGACTACGACAAAGATGGTTAGACAACTCATATCGAATCGCCGCATTAAACAATTTAAGCAGACAAAAAACATCATCACTACAGACAATTTTATATGAATATTTAACAAATCTCGGAGTAGAACATCACAAAGAAGGTCCAAACACAACTATCGGATTTTATTCATTCGATTGTTTAATTCCACATAAACCCCGATCAATCTTAATCGAATGTCAAGGAGATTATTGGCATTCATTACCAAAAGCTATTCGTAATGATCGTTCAAAATTCACATATATACAACGATATTTTCCAGAATATGAAATCATGTATATTTGGGAACATGAATTTGCAACCAAAGATCGTGTGTTAGATCGTCTTAAATTAAAACTCAATCTCGCAATTGAAACAACACAATTCAAATTATCTCAATTGTATAGTAATCAATTAAGCAGAGAAGAATCGAATAAATTTTTATCTAAATATCATTATTTAACAAGCTCTAGAGGAGGAACTGATTTTGGACTATGGCTAGAAAATAAATTAATCGCTGTGAGTCGATTTAGTCCACTCCCGCGACAAAACATGGCACACCAATTTCCACCCAACACCGTCGAATTAGCACGACTATGTGTACATCCAAATTATCACAAACACAATCTGCTTAGTTGGTGGTTAGCAAAACTTGTTAAAAACTATAAAGCAGTTATAGCATTTGCTGACACAACTGTTGGTCATACTGGCGCTGTTTATAAAGCAGCAAATTTCAAACTCCACCATCAAACAAATCCAGATTATTGGTATGTTGATAAAGACGGCTTTGTCATGCATAAAAAGACACTTTATAATCGTGCTGTAAATTTAAAACTCACAGAAAGCCAATTCGCTGAAAAATTTGGATATATCAAAAAATGGGGAGGCCCAAAATTGTGTTTTATATATGAACCATCACATTAATCACATCAATATTTATCAACATTAGTACACTGCCACATAGTGTTATGAAGAAGAATTTATTATATTCTGCTATTAAAACCGCTCAAACCAAACTGAAACACCACCCGGAACGTATCAAAGGATTTATCCACTATGCGTTCATAGTGCAACACAATCAAATTGTAGAATGGGCAACTAATGGACGTCTAGAACCACCATTACATTATGGATATCACAGCAGCAAAAATGACATTACATTTGTCCCAAAATTTCACGCTGAAATATGGGCATATAAACGCGCAAGAGGAATTCTTGAAGACGGCTTTTTTGAGATTATTAACATTAGACTAAACAAACTTGGTAAATTACGTCTAAGCAAACCATGCAGACCATGTTTTGAATTGCTATCAGCAGTCGGGTGTAAAAATTTCTATTTCTCTTCAGAAGTTGGCTTTCTAGAATTGCCCGGTTCTAAATTAATGCGACGATAAATGTGTGGGGGACATATGTCCCCCACACTAATAACAATTATGTAGCAGTTGCTAGTGGCACAACACCACCAGCAGCCAACACTTCTTCAGCAGCAAAGCTGGCTCCAGTTCTTAATGCCACCAAATTCAACACAACGAATTCAACTGTCTTCGTTGGTTTAAAGAACACTGATATCCACAATTCGTTGCGATCAATCCGTTCACGAGTGTTATTAGACTCGTCACATATCACATTAAACGCTTGCAAGCCACGACGAGCCTGTATATCAGACAAGAACGGATTGACAGATGCCAGCACTTGTTTCCACAAGATTCTATCGTTTGGTTCGAAAATGAAGTTTCGTAACAATTGAATCAAATTCTTCTTCAAATGTATCAACAACATTCGAACACTAACTCTATCAAGTGCTGATTGTGTTCTCTGGAGCGTTCGTTGACCCCACACTGTAATCCCGTCTTGCGGGAACTTTACAATTGGATTCACAGAATTTCCAGATCCATACAACAGATCACGTTCACCTTGTGTTGGGCTATATTCAACATCCAAGGCAGTTAACAGTCTTCCACGTCGCAAACCAGCAGGTGCAAACCATTGTTCTGTGTCGCGAGCAGTTCTACTGAATACTGCTGCAACATGCCCAGATGGTGGAACCCAAATTTCACTATTCGAAAATTGGTCGAAAGTTCTTAACCATCCCCAATACAATGATCCATAACTTGAATTAATTGCCGATTTAAGATCGGACAACAGCATACCATTGTGCCAATCAACTACTTGTTGTGGTCTTAAACCAAACGGAGGATCAACAATATAAAGAACATCTCCACGGCTTTCACACATTTGCAAAGCTGTGCCAATAACTGCTCCAGTAGAAAAACCTGGAGTACACAAAATATTAATATCAATAGATTCAGGGTTCTGGAATGCGTATAAACCGCTTGAGGTTGCTGGATTACCAATCACCACAGAATCTAATTCTGAAGAATAAGCTGGATCAGTTGGAATACCATCAGCTTGTCCTTCATATTGTTTCTCCGAAAACTGAGATGGATATCGCACAGCAAATGATGTTAAATTAACATCATTGTCGAGATATGCTGGTCGTTCTTCCCAGTTCACAAAAACATTGCCACTTGTGCCACCATATTTCGTTCCAGGATTGATAACATTGGCAATGTATCGATCGTCTCGTTTATCGAAAGTAATGTTTTCAATTACTTCAACAACCGCCCTATTAGCATCCTTTATAGTAATCTTATACACACCACTCGGAGCACTCGATTCAGTGAACACTTCCAAAGTAGCTGAATATCCATCAATCCAAGTCCCAGGGCTTGGTGCTACCAGCCAACCAACAATGTTTTGGAAGTATGCAGTATCCGATGCACAATCACTACTTAGCGGATCAACTTCACACGAAAGTGGAGTGCTAGCTGTGACCGCACCAGATGAAGGTAAAGTCAATCGATTATCACTAAACCCACGATACGAACGCTTATAAGGGAACGGAATGTTTAATTCTTCAGCAAAACGTAACGTCTTCAAATTGGAGTAATTGGCCATCAATTGTAAAGTGTCAAATTGATGGTCAATAACTGTTACCATCACTACATGCTGCGATCCACCTGGGACAGTTAATGCAAACGAATCCCACAAAACCTCACCGTCCACAACACCAGCCACATCAATCGATTGAGCAATGTTTGTTGCGGTTTGACCAACACCGACCGGAACATTAAACTCAACAGTTTTTGTCGTTTCGTCTCCAATAACATTCACTTTTAGTCTGTTATTTTGAGTCGAAATGTCATATGGGCCAGCATCAACCCCAAGCAGATATGAACGTGGGATATCCCACGCATATCGCTGCGAACCAACTTCAATCGCAAACGCAGACGTTGTCATCAATTGAATTCGTTCACCAGCGACTGTTGTTCGCACCTGTGGAATCACAGTCACCCCATCATCGAGAGTATACTCGATCATGAGGTAATCTTCACTACTTAATAATGCGTTAAATGCGGTTTTAAATGCTGCTGCGGTTGTGTAAGTGGCAGTTGGCATCGTATATGAGTTAGCCACACCACCTTCAACCGAAATCGAAAACACTCTATTATCTGGGTGAACTTTGAATGTGAATGTATCATTCTCATCCAAAACACCAGCGGTGACTATAACTTGCACACTAAGACCATTATCAAGAACGATCAATTGCGATGTGCCGTTATAATCTGGGTCATTCAAATTCCCACTAGCAACAATTTCACCATCAGAATTGCGAATAATTTGGAATGTTGCGCCTTCAATCTTATCAGCCGCCGACACAGTTGGCGGACCAGTAATCACCATCACAAACGAATCTTCAATATCTCCACTATAAGTCCCAGTAACACTCAATGTTGCGGTAGTTGCCCCTTGCGTTGTTGAAACATCCACATCGTTATATGTAATATCACTGACGCTTGCCGCATGGAAACTGACTGGGCTTTCAGTCGTGATTTCTCTAAAATTGAGACGACCAAAATCGATCCCAGTAAAGAGGGGAATCCTGCCCCAACCAGAACCTCGCCCACCACTTGTGTCTATACAGATTGATGATAGTTCTTCTGGTTGGCCAGTTTCGCATTCAACCCCAACCCGCATAACGTAGCATTGATTACCTTCTTCAAGGTATGCTAACACAGCGTACATGAGATGGGATGATGGAAATGGTTCACCAAATGTGTCGATTGCCTGTTGTGATGTTGTCACAAGCACAGCTTGGTTTAGTGGTCCCTTCTTAGCCGTCCCGATAAAGGCGGGACGCAATGGACCAACTGCTGTCGGCAGTACGCTGAGATCGATCTCACGCGGGAATACACCGGGTGAAAGATAAACTGCCATATGTATTTATCCTCGTAAGTTACTATACTTTTGCTTGGAGCAATAAAGTAGTCATGCCCACCCGCAAAGCGACTATTGCTGCCGACCCTCAAGTGATTCACTACCCATCTATATTTGCTAAGACAACAAACATCACCTTACTAGTGTGTTGCCACACTTGTAAACAAATAGTATCAATAAGTTTAAATAATTATTGGAAATTTAGAAAAAACACTACTGACCCATGGTCGTGCTATAAATGTCGAAAACCGGCAATCGACGCTATTGCCGGATCTAATCCATTATATAAAACAAAAGAATATAAACAAAAATTTGCAGCATTACATTTAGATCCAAACTATTTCAATGCAGTACACAACAAAACAATTTCACACAAAATATCAACAGCCGTAAAGAAATCATGGACTGATCCAACGATACGCACAAAGCATTTAATACACAGGCATACGGATGAATATCGACAAAAAATTTCAGATTGGTCTAAAAATTATTGGGAAAGCCAACGGATAAACAACCAGCAACAACGCACATCAGACTTCATATCAAAAGCTAGTCAAATTCATGACGGAAAATTTGATTATTCAGCATCGCAATATACAACCACAACGAAACCAATCGAAATTACATGTAATAATTGCACTGCAACATTCACTCAGTTACCGATAACTCATTTGCGTGGTAGTCGATGTCCACATTGTGCACCATCATCGACTTCTGCTGGACAACGTGAAATTTACGAATTGGTTAGTGGTATTTGTAATAACACACCAATTCTAAATGATAGATCAATCATTACACCATTTGAGATAGATATTTATTTACCAAATCATAAATTAGGAATTGAATATCATGGAATATATTGGCACTCATACAATCGTTCAGAAACTAAATTAGAAAAGTATCGCCATCAAGAAAAGTTCATCAAAGCACGGCAAGCAGGAATTAGATTATTGCAATTTTGTGATTTTGAATGGCGATTAAAACAAGATATTGTCATATCAATGATAACCAATCGACTTGGTTTGTCTAAAAAATTACATGCTAGAAAATTAGGTGTTGCTCAAATGCGTGATAAAGAAGCAGAAGCTTTTTTCAACGCAAACCACCTAGCCGGACACCGAAACTCAAAATGGTGTTGGTGCCTTGTTGATAACAATGAACCAGTAGTAGCCATGTCATTTAATCGCCACAGCAATAATAGTATAGAAATTATGAGATTAGCAACCAAAATTGGTTATGTTATTAGAGGGGGTGCAGCAAGATTGTTAAAAACCGCAATTTGTGCAATTAAACCACAAACAGTCATAACATTCGCCGATTTACGTTATTCAACTGGTAATGTATATCAACAAATGGGATTTGTAAAATCACATACTACACCACCAGGATATTTTTACCATTTAAATGGTAAAATTATATCTAGATTACAATGTCAAAAACATAAGTTGAAAAAATTATTGATAAATTTCGATCAAACAATGTCAGAATCAGCTAACATGTTTGCTAATGGATATCGACGTTTCTGGGATGCTGGGAACATCAAATTAATTTATGACTCTTCTTCACTGTCATAAATAACTTGAATCATCCGCCGTTTTTGCAAATTTTCAACTTGTTCCATGCGCAAATGTGACTTTGGCAAAACCACATCTTTACCAGGATCGATTCTAACTTGTTGTTCATTGGTAAAGAAATCGCTACCAGGAGTTCGTAATTGCAATGGTATCATTTGTTTCGATCGATTATAAATCCGAACAACCACAGACTTCTTACTAGCCATCATTAACTCCATTATATTTCATTTTCAGCTTTATTTATGTCTTGAATAGGCTCAGAAAATCTACCAGATCCACGAGAAGCTAAAAATAGATCGGTAGCGATCTCGCCAACTCTTTCTTTAAGTACCGTCATACGGCCAATCACAGTTGGTACAATCTTTTCTGGTAAAGGTAGCCATGCTTCCGCTGTTGTAGAAATCTCATATCGTACATTTGCGTGTTGATCATATCCAGCTTCTTTATCACTAGCATCATGTGACCCACCGTAATGTAATTGAACATTGCCTTCAAGTTTCCCATCAAACATCCTAAATTCAGCAAGTGGATTATATCTTGTTAAAATTTGATATAGGATATACTCAGCATCACGCTTATGTTCTGCCCAAATAGTTAAATTGTATTCAACCAAAAATGGAACAGGACGATAAACCTTAGCAGCTAAGTTGCCGCGAGTTGTGATATATCGCGCAGTCATAGCGTGATAAGCAGGTGAAAATTTCTCTGGATTAAATTCATGAGACTCACGTGACAACGCTGCAAGTGGTAATCTTGCACGACCTTCCTTCAAATCATCAGCCCACAACAACAGACTTTTATCACCACCAGCCACCTTTACTCTCATAAAACGATATGAATCTTTAGTAGGAACACGGATACCAGACCAATACTGCCTCATAGCATCATCAAGCGCACGAAAACCCGGTTGTAAAAATTCTTCAAGTTGATATGGATATGACATGGAGTCAGATCCATCAAACTTAATACGACCACCTTCTGCGTGACTTAATTGACGTGCAGCAGGAAGTTCTGCCGCCCCATGCGGCAGACTTTGAGAATTGGGTAATTTAATATCAGCATTAAAATCATGAATCGGCACAGTTCATCTCCAAACTACTCAAGTAACTCAACAAAATTAGTTGGATTCTTTAAATTTGTCATAATCGCTTCTACTCTCTTTTTAACATCGTCAATTTTTTGTTCATCAAGATCAATAACTTGACCAGTTAAAGTTGCTGATATTTCATTCTTGCTCGTTGACTTACCAATAAACACAACCTCAATGCCAGCTTCTTCAGCTAGTTTCTTTTGCAACGCTGACGCTATTCTAGACAAAAAAGAGTGTGTTGCAATATTTGCACCAAGTCTAATTGGTTTCAATTGCTCAGAGACTTTCACGATATACACCCCCATTACCAATTTGTTCATCAACAGCTATTGGTGAATCATCTGGAGGACGAACTGTAATATCAGCAGTCAAGACCTCAACCTGACATGTAAAATATAACCAATTATAACGAAAATTACCGCTTGGAGTACTATTAATAACTCTATAATTTTTAGGTGCAACAGCATTAGTTGCTGCATTATATGGTAATTGGATAACATCTCCAGCGCGTAACATTCTCTCTCCAAGAAGTTGGAAGAGATTTTGATGACTAAACACAACTTCTGTTTTGTTTGCTACATCTACCCCCCACTTTTTCAATTCTGTTTCCAATGGTTGTGGTTTAAAAAACGCTTTAATTGTAAAATTGTTCCAATATGTCGGATCTGGATCAGCATCCCATACTTGATCATAATCGGCATTCTCAGTTCTAATATAAACCTTAACTTCAGCACCAGATACATTAATAATTTCATTAGCTTTAGCGCGTGCAAGTTTTAGATCATTACTATTTGAATCGTGTAATGCAAGAGGTGTGTGACGTTGCTCAACATCAGAACGAAAGTCTGGGTGTGATAAATCAAATTTATCACCCTCTGGAACCGCATCAGAATCATAACCAAATTTATGAATCATAATTATCACAATTTAAAGATATTTAATGTATTTTTAACATAAACCACTATGAACAAATTAAAATCAGCACGCGATTTAGAAATAGCAATAGCACTTAAAGTAGCAAACGATCTATTGCAAGAAATAACTAAAACACTTGATTATAAATATAAGACCCTATTGCATAAAGAAACAATAACTGGCCCGCACGCTGGATTCATGATTTATGACAGCAATCAACTTTTAGGGCGTGAGTGTGTTACCGCCACAAAACCACACTCATTTGAAGAAACCAAACCACTGGCGCATAACATTATATTACATTCAATATCGCTTGATTTTGACATCGACAGTAATATCTTAAGCGCACTATTCTTAACATCAATAACGCAAGAGATTTCAACAAACTCGACCGATCACTTCAACACAATAAATATAGACATGGCAAACCCACATTTTATGAATGTATGTATTAATTTTATACAAGAACAATTACAATTCAAAAATTAAATATGGGATGGACACACACTATCGCATTGCAATTAGAAATCATGCCAGGCAACAAAATTCTTGTGCCAGGCTGTGAACCAACATCATCTATTTCATCAAGAGTGTTATCATCATATATGGCACGAAATGGCTGTGGTAGTGCTTTAGTTGATGTAGAAGTAGCGTTAGCGGCGATTCCAGGCTCATTTATAAAATTCGGAGCTAATTTCAATCGCGGCGGATATCGTCAGAAATGGTTTGTGTTACCACCATTAAAACCAGAATGCCCGCAAGGAACACATCCAGATTATTTTAAAATGTTAAAAGAATTGGCTTCTACTGAATTGCCAGTCGAAGAGTCGTATGATAAATGTCACACCAATAGCATGGGTTATTGCCCACATCCAGATTTTCAATTGACAGACGCACCACCAGTCAACCCATACACACCAGAAGGTTCTTTCCCGGCAGAAGGTGGAGTCCTTCCACCATTACCAAATTGGGCATCATAATTATTTAGCGATTCCGAAGAACATTTTGTATTGTGGTTTCAAATAAATCAAAATCAAAATAATCTTTTAAAGATGTTACTAATTTTATTATAGTATCCATTCTACCAAACAACATACCATGCATCTGATTCAAAGCATCAACATCTTTATTAGTTACTATACGATCAACCACTAATTTAACAGTTCTATCTACATTGTTAAATCCGCCATCGCTCTCAAAAAGTGAATTATAATTAGCCACCATTGCTGCACATGTTTCTGCAATATGTTTTATTAATGGTCTAATAAGTCGTGTTGCCAAATTAGGTCTACGTTTCATAAATTCAATAAAACTATCGTTACCATAATTAATATATCTCTTATAATATTTATGATTCTTACCATAATTTCGTTCAATAAAACTAACAAGCGATTCCGCTAATTTCTCTCCCTCAGGCCATTCTTCTCGCAAATTGTTCATATAAGTAAACAACGACATTCTAGGACGAGTATAATCACCAGCTGGTGATGAATAAGTGTTCGCACGTTGTAAAAACGCCGCCTCTAATTCTGGCCATCGTTTTCCATTAAAATGACGTTGGTGGTAAATAACTGCTTTACTTAATGTTGTACCAGCTTCATTTTTATGTTCAGACCGTTTTTTCTTCCAACTGTATGCTGAAAATGGTTTAGATAATTGTTTCCCCAACTTATCTCGCAGCCCAACACTTGGTTGCCCCAATTTCGATGACAACGCATGTAAATCATAATAATCAGCCCCTGGAATATCATCAGGCATAATACCACGTTTTTCATAATATTTAGAAGCAAGCGTTGGAGCCGCAAATGGGTCATTCTTATGAAGTGAGTTACCAATTGCAATTATATAATCATCAGGAGTTTTTATAATCCATCCTTCACTCTCTAATCTATTTATTGCACTGTATACAAACTCATGTGCATTATGGTCATCTATATCAAATTTTTTAATTTTTAATTTTAATAATTTATTCATTAAGATTCTAAGAACTTCATAAACAGCATCTTCACTATAATCGAATAGGTCTTGATTAAAGCGTATTAGCGGTAATTCTCTGTCTCCAACCATCATGGTTGCTAAGTCGCCACCACCTCCGGGCAGTTCTGTGTCACCTATACTATAAATTGTTGGATCTTCGTCTGGCGAGCGATTATCATATATATAAAAATTTTCGTTTAGTACGCCACCATGTATCATATTCAATTTCATATCATTACCACATGTGTACCATTAACGGTTCACCAAGATTCATTGCGGTTTCTATAATTTTCTCTTTAGCCTGTTCACCCATCTGAACAAGATCACTTCCATCATAATTAATACCGCCGCCATCTGGTGTCGGCATACCAGAAATTTTGCTTCTGGCACTGCCAACAGCAATTCTAGCTTCCGCTAGCATCAAATCGTATGCAAGTTGGCGCGCTTGTGGACTTCTAAAATAATTAACCACCGGAATATATAACACAACTACTGGAAATGCACCTTTTGGTGTTGGATATAATCTTATTAATTGATCTTTTGAACTTAGTGAATCACCTTCAACAGTACTGGTTCCTTCATTAATAACTTCCCAATGACCTTCAGTACCAAGAATTTTTTGTGAAAATTTTCGATATGCCGCCAACAAATGATAGTCAAGTAAAATATTTTGGATTCCACTAATATTCCCAACGTTAAACAAAAAACTTTCCGCGCCGAACACGTCGTCTATTCTTGAAGTGACTGGGTCCCAATTTACTGATTGAATCCAATAGGCATCTTTTGGAAATGGATACGTTGGTTTTAAAGGTGACGTATAAAAAACAGCAAGTTTTTGCTCGCGTGGAAAATAGTGGGCAATAAAGTCACCAGCCACTTTCCATATCACCTCCCATTGATCTTCAGATATCTCTACATCGACGTTCGGATAGCCAAGCTTACTTAACACGTATTTTTTCATTGGTTCTGAGCGAACCTTCATTATAGAAGGTAAATCAGCAGGAGATAGTATGGCCATTAGCGATTTCCATAATCGAGACTGGTTAATCACCCAATTGGAGATTTGCTCAATTAGAGAATTAGCAAATCGTGAAGGTATAAAACCAGCAAGTGTTCGATATTGGATAAAGAAACACAAAATAAATCGCAGTTCAATATCTGAAGGAATGAGAAAAAGATCATCATATATCTCATCATATTCATCAACATACTGGGCAAACAATGAACATCGACAGGCACAAAGCGAAAAAATGAAAATCATTCAATCACAGAGAAAACAACAATTATCAGAATCATCAAAATTGAACTGGCGTAAAAACAGAGAACTAATTATTAAAGGAATAAAAAAGTCGATGACAATATCAAGGAAGAAAAAATTATCACAATGCTTAAAAAATCATTGGCAAAACAAGCTGCAAGAAATAACAATCTCATTTATTGAAAAAGCAAAAAATCGCCACAATAATAGATTCAATTATTCAAAAGTAGTATATGCATCGTATTTCAAAGATATTGATATTATATGCAACACGTGCAATAAAATATTTCAACAAACACCAAGTAACCATATTAGAGGCTCAGGCTGTCCATATTGCAATTTATCACAAGGTCACAATGATATATCAACTCTATTTAATAATCCAATAATCAATTCTAGAAACATCATACCACCATTCGAAATTGATGTTTATGATAAAGAATTAAAATTAGGTGTGGAATACCATGGTATGTTTTGGCATTCATTTAATAGAATAGAGACAACTCAAGAGCGACTGTATCATCAAACAAAATGGATTTTATCACAAAAAGTTGGTATACAACTTTTACAATTCTATGAACATGAATGGGTATATAAAACTAAAATCGTAGAATCAATAATCAAAAATCGCCAACATAAATCAAAAAGATTACACGCACGTTCCTTTAAAATACAAACTGATATATGCCCATTTACCTTTTATGAACACAACCATCTGCAAAGTGGTCGCCATGCGAAGTATAACGTTTGTTTAATGGACAATGATGAAATTGTTATGGCAGCGTCATGGAATCCGCATAAAGAAGGTTATGAACTAATACGTATGGCAACTAAAATTGGTTATAACGTGCGTGGTGGAGTGTCAAAATTATTTAATCATTTTATTAAGACTATCAACCCATCAAAAATCATAACATATGCTGACCTAAGATACACAAATGCAACTGGATATCGAGCTATCGGATTTATAGAAAGAAAAATAACCAGACCAGGATATTTTTATTGTAAAGGATTAAAAACTATATCAAGACAACAATGTCAAAAACATAAATTAGGCAACACTCTTGCAACCTTCGATCCGTTGTTAACCGAAGCACAAAACATGTTTAACAACGGCTATCGGCGAATGTGGGATGCAGGGCATTTAAAACTTGAATTGATCATCTAGGAAAATGAAAGCCTCTATCACCATATATAGCACCACCAAAATCAATTCTAAAAATTTTCCACACAATTGATGCTGGCAATGCTGCGGTAATCGCTGACTCGAAACTATTTTTTAGAGATTTTACATTCGTATTAAAAGAAGTTATCGGAACCGCATCGCACGGATGTGGTCCCGGACCAGTTAATGTTTCACCTCCAGATATTAGTTGATAATCGTTCCACGGTTGTGAATTAGCTTCATTAACTTCATAAAATCCAGTTAATGCCAATTGTGCTGGCGATTCTCCCATCTGCAATTTAACTGCAGTACCATTAGCATATCCGCCAAGACCACCTCGACGGTTAATATCTGACAATTGTGATGATTGTCCACCACCAGGGAGTGCTACTTGTATACCAGAGATTGATAATATTTCATCATATATTAATATAGACAATTTTTGAATATCGCGAATTTGTTCAAAACGTTTACCATAACCTTGTCTTGGAACAACACTTACATAAACGGTAAACGGAATAAATCGTGCCATGTTATCCTCCATTACGTTTCATCATATACCCACGTGATCGTTTCAGTACCAGACACTCCCGGCACAGCATTAGCATCAACTTCAAACTGATAAACCATGAAATTACCAAAATTCCCTGTTGCTGGGCCACTAATTGACCCAGGAACAGATTTTGGTGATCCAGATGTAAATGAAAAAGCGTTAACTGGTGCGCCAGTTAACCCGTCATGATTGTCTGTTGTTAATTGTGTTCCCGTAACACCAACTGTCCCAGTTGCTTGAACATAATGTGCTGCATCTTGCGCCTTACATGTGATTCCAGAACCAAGCGAATTGCCGCTATCCATATACCATCGAATATTGTTAATTGTACCAGATGGTGCTACAGTACAATTTAATCGTGTTGATACCCAGAAACTGTAATGAACACCAGTTTGTGGTATCATTACTGGATTTGAACTTCCAAGTGCTACTGTTTGGTGTGTATCATCAGCGTTTGCAACTGTATTTATATTCGTAATATCAGTTAATGTTCCTGTGCCAGTCCGTCTGTTAATAATAACTGTGGCTGGCACCAGTTAACTCCATTATGATATCTTCATTATATATTTGATATTAACATGTTTACATAGCAGGCCAGGGAGACTCTCCCTGGCCTGCTATGAATTTCAAGTTGCTGATATTATAGATCAGCAGCCAAATCTCTCGCATCATCATGTAGATCAGCGGTAAGACCAGCTGCAGTATTAGCCAAGAATTTGTCTTGACCAATCTGGAATGCGAAATCAATGGTTGGTAAGTTAGCTTGCGCATTTGCAAAGCTAACCTGAGCTTTAAGACCAACAACAATTGGGAAACCACGACCAGCATCGTGACGAGCTTCGCCCATATATGGACTAAAGTCCTTTGTGGAGGTGTCTCGTGTGAGGACACCCACCAAATCTTCCTCAGCTGGAACGCTCATAACGAGCGGGCGTAACCGCTTGATCAGAGCAGCCACACTCTCATTTCTGAGTGTTTGACGAAAACTGCGTAACGAACGATAGACCTTGATGTCGGTGTTGGCTGGTTGAGCGGCCATCATACCCTCCTAAATTTTGTTATCACAAAGTTAGATTAATTTTGCATGAAGCCGTCATAAATAAATTTGACTCCACTTATCGATTGTTAGATTCAATAACTAAATCTGCATTAACCATCATTTTCACAAGATCGTGGAATGAAACTTCTGGCACCCAACCAAGTTTCTTCTTCGCCAATGACGCATCCCCACACAATATATTCACCTCAGCCGGGCGTATTAATTTATTATCAATTTCTACATATTTAGTCCAATCAAGATCAACGTATCCAAACGCCGCCTCTACAAATTCTTGCACACTGTGAGTTTCTCCAGTCGCTATTACATAATCTCCAGGTTCATCTTGTTGGAGCATCAACCACATAGCCCTAACATAATCGCCAGCAAACCCCCAATCACGTTTCGCTGATAAATTACCAAGAAACAATTTATCCTGTAAACCCAATTTAATGCGTGCAACTGAATTTGTAATTTTTCTAGTAACAAATTCCATTCCGCGACGTGGTGATTCATGATTAAATAAAATTCCGTTTGTTGCGAACATATTATAACTTTCGCGATAATTAATAGTAATCCAATGTGCATAGACTTTAGAAACTCCATAAGGACTTCGTGGATAAAATGGAGTTCGTTCAGTCTGTGGAATTTCTTGAACTTTACCAAACATCTCTGACGACGATGCTTGATAAAATTTAATATTCTTACCATGTTCATATATAGTATGTTTAATAACTTCTAAAAGTCGTGTCGCACCAAGCGCTGTAATTTCAGATGTTATGACTGGTTGTTCCCAACTCGCAGCCACAAATGATTGCGCCGCTAAATTATAAACTTCATCTGGACGAATATTATTAACAATTCGTTGTAATGAACCTTGGTCCATCAAATCAGCACTATGTAATGTAATCAAATTGATAATTGGTTCTAATCGTTCAAGATTCTGATTGCTACAACGACGTACTATACCATGCACTTCATATCCTTTTGACAGCAAAAACTCTGCTAAATATGAACCATCTTGTCCATTAATTCCAGACAACAGCGCAACTTTCTGCATACTCATTATTATCTCCCATAAAATGTATGTTATATACATAACCAGAAAAACATAACAATATGAGAATTTGCATGATCTCAGAAACAAAAGCGGTTATCAGAAACGCCGCAACCGCAATGGGCGATTTAATCCAATATATACAAGATATAAGTGAAAATAATGATGAACGTTCGGCAATAGATGAATTTCTAAAATCACCATCAGCTAGAGGATGGGAACGCACACGTTGGGTAATTGACTCAATAATTCAACAAGCCATTGCTGCTAATGACAAAGAGACCATGAAACGAGCAGAGAAATGGGAATCTCTCAAAAACTTATCTTCTCCAGTTGTCGCAGCATCAATTTACGACATTGAACCAAAAAATGTAAAAGGAACACCATTACAAAACTTAGCACAAAGCAAAGCGGTTCGCGACAAATACAAACTAGCTTTAGGACCAGCAGGATATGTTGCTACATTATCAAATGTTGGTAAAATAACACAAAGCAAATTGAAAGATATGTTAAAAACAATCGCAGCAAGCGGCCCAGCAATTGCTAAAGCAGCTAAACAAGATATTCCTGATATTAGAACAATTCAACGATTTTAATTATTTCTTGGAAGTTCAACGGTCGTTAGTTTCTTAAAAACAAATTGAGCAGATGAAATGCATTTTTGTATTGATGCATTCCACTGCACAGTTCGCCCAGGATTAATAAAACTTTCAAATTTCTTAACAATATCAAGCATGCTAACACCATCAGGATGATCATATTTATATTCTAGTATCATCCTATGTAATTCCTCAATAACACGATTATACGTTGGAATAGTAACAACCAATTCCTCATCACTTAATTGCAACTCTGCAAGTATAACAGATCGACACGATTCTGCGAACACTTTTATTTCAGATGGATTATAACCAATTTTAGGACATGGATCACGAGCCAGCCCAAGAACACCAATTAGATTTCTATAAAATCTGTAATATAGTCTTGTTGGTTCATTAGAACAAACATTCTCAACTTTATACAATGCCTTAAACCAATCCAAAATCCTCAACATTGTATCATATTCTTTAATTTGAATCGGAATAGTCATAACTAATAAATTGGCGACATCGCTAGCAGATGTTGGAACGAAATGACATATATTACATACAGTAATGCCAAATTGTTCATCTGGTTTAATTATTATTTTGTGACCAATATTTGGAATTGTTAAAAATGGGAGATGAGCAACAAATGTACATAATTGCTCATCTCCAGAATCATTACATATTCTCAAGCCAATTTCAGTCGGAATTATCATTTCATAGATCGCTGTCGAACATCAGCAACAAGATCAACCTCACCGCGAATCGCACGTTGAAGATAATCAAGCGAAACAATCAATGTTCCATATTCATCAGCCTTCTTTGTTTTATTACTAGTGCTAAGCGCATCCAGTTGAACTAACACTGACAACCCTTTGGACACACCGCTCTTAATAGTACCACCAAGACGTTCTACATCATCAATATTTGAACGTGTGCCGGTGAAACAAAACGACAAACCAGCAAATGGTTTTGATTTATCTTCTACTGGTTGTCCTTTATCAACCACGCCAACAGCATTCAATTCAGCTATTGGAGCACCAACAGTTACTCCGTTTGTTAAAAATTTCTTTATAAGTGGTAAATTCTCCTCAATACCAGCAACAACCGAGTCTCTAATCACATCACCAAAACCAGGGACTTGAATTGTTCGTAATTTCTGTAAATCCAACCAATCATCTAAAGTATCTAATTGATTATTGGCAGCATCACGAATAAGTTGAACTCTTCGACGACCAAGAAGTTCAATTCCCAACGATCCTAAAAACACGTGCAATGGCAAATGGCGTTTTGCATTTATATTAGCAATAATTTTGGTAGCCCGCGATTGACCAATTTTCCCACCATTTTCCAAAACCACATCCTTGATACTATCCACAGTCAAAGTATAAAGATCAGCGGGATCAGTTAGCAATCCCTTTTGCCATAACGCCTTAATCATCACATCGCCAATATCAAGGATACCTACCCCCTTTTTGCTAGTGCCAATCCAATGATCCAACTTAGCGAAAACTGCGGCAGAACAACGAACATTTGAACAGTATGTGACAGCCCCAGCTTTTCCGCGACAAAGTCGTGTAGTAGCAGTTCCACAAGCTGGGCAGTTTGTTGGTTCTGCGATGAGTGTTCTAGCTCCTGCTACACTCTTGACTTTGCGGATCACCTTCGGAATTATATCACCCGCTAAAATTACTTCGACTTCATCACCAATCGCAAGATCAAGTCTCTTAATTTCATCGTAGTTGTTCAACAATGCTGAGTCAACATTAACACCACCAACTCGTACCGATTTCAATTTCGCAGTAGGAATAATAGCTCGTGTGTGACCAACTGTAATATCCAACCCCTCAAGAATCGTGGTGTTAGATTTATGCGGAAACTTCACCGCACGAGCATACTTTGGTCGCATAACACTTTTAGGGTCACTATTAACAAACGGCGATTGCAACTTCAAATCATTCACAACCACTACAATACCATCAATTTCAAATGGTAATTTATCACGACCATCCGCGATATTGTTATAAAATGTCTGAAATTCCGACATTGTGTTACAGACTTTATGTGGAATAGGCGTAAAACCTAATTCCTTCAAAACAGCAAATTTTTCTTCCTCGGTGTTGTAGTTAAGTGACGATTCACCAAGGTAAAGATTAAACGCAAGAAATCGGATATGCTCCGAATCCTTGCCGTCATGCCGACCCAAAATACCATTACCAACGTTACGTGGATTACTACGCTCCTCTTCTGGAATATCCTGGCAAATCGTCAAAAAATCTTGCTTATAAAGAACTGCTTCACCGCGAATTTCAGCATCAATGGGTTTAGAAAGAACAGTTGGTAAACCTTGAAAATTGGCGGCATTGGCGGTGATATCTTCGCCATACTCACCATTTCCACGTGTAGCAACACGCATCAAAACGCCATTCTTATATGTGGCACAAATACTGCCACCATCAACTTTAAGCGATGCAAATATTACCAAATTATCAAATGTCGAATCAGTAAAGAAGCCGCGAAGTTTATCCTTGACCCACTCAACCCACGGCTCATAACCTAAAATACCATCATCAGTGTTGTCAAGCGATCCCATTGGAATTAAATGCTTGACTTTGGTGCTAATTTCTGCTGGGTTATATGGTGCACCGACACGAGTAAGTCTAAAATCAGTTGGATTTAACATTTTTAAATGTTCACGAAGTGTATCATACTCTGCATCGGAAAGTGGCGACGTCAAACCTGGGCGATAATAAAGCGAATCGGCTTTATCAATTAAAAGACAGGTTTCGCCGATAGAAAGCGATTGTACTGCATCGCTGAATGATATGTTTTTACGAAGGTAGTTTAGGATGGTTTTGGCATCTTTCATGGTTGGTCCTTAAGTTATTTGTTCTCAATACGTTGCTGTGGCATCCGATGCAGATGTGTTAAATAGACGCGATTTAACAATCAAACTACTATCATCTATTGTCCATCTAGGTTTCAATTTCCGAGGAACAGCACTAAACTGTGTGAGGATATCTGTATCAATTTCAATTAGCATTTCTTTAACCATCAAATTGGTCAATCTATTCTGAATAGACCTAGGACATGGACCCGAAAGAAGTTTATCCTTGCATTTTCCAACAGTACGTTCTGCATATTCATAAAATTTATGACTATGATCAGCAACTATCCATTTATCGCAATTACCGAAAATTTCCCATATGTCGTATAAATCATGATAAACAGCTTTAAAATATTCATCATTTACTATAAACTCAGCTACGACAGTTGGGATTGCGGTTGGATTTGCAAATTCAACCCTGACGTTCCCATTTTCGTCAAAAGAAGCAGCAAAAGCATCTTCTGGAATAAAAATAATCACAATATATCTCTACAATTTATGAAAATGACTTCGATATAATTCCATGTGGTATTTCGATGTTTAAATCACGCTTAAACGCCAGATTAAGAGAACGAAATTGTGTAAGAAACATGTCAATCGATGATCGCATATTATTAACAGTCTCCTCGTCCATATCCTTTATAATTCTTTTTGTCATAGCTTTAACTAATCGCCCTCGTCTAACTTGCGCAGATGGACCAGAAAGCATTTTATCCTTGAATTTCTCAACAGTACGTTCTGCGTATTCATAAAATTTATGACCACGATCAGCAACAGCTATCATACCATCAACATCAGAAATCTCCCACACGTCGTGTGAATCACGATAGATTGCTTCAAAACTTACGCCATTAACAACAAAGTCAGCGACAACAATTGGAATTGCATCCGGACCAAAATATTCATAAGAAACATTGCCGCTATTAAGGTATGCAATAAAAGCATCGTTTGGATAAAACATTATTTAGAATCCTCCAATTTTTTCAACAATACCGCCACGAATTGGCGTAAATTGCCTTGCCATATATCACTGTTGCATGTTTTTCCACGTACATCACAACATGAACTAATCAATTTCAATGATTCTTGTGCTGCTTCAAAAATAATGTCATCAATATATAATGGCAATTTTTCATCCATCACTTCAACACTCTAAAACCAAATCGATTACACATCCGTACATATTGCATGAACGAAATTAAAGTCACCAGAAGGGTGACCACCACATTTCTTCAGGCTATCCCACCACAAATTGAACATTTTGATGCATTTATATATGCCGTTGTTAAACGTAAACACGGCAAAGACATCGACGATAAATGGGGTAGTGATGTTAGACTAGACCCATGCATATTTGATTGGGTGCGAAAAACAATCACAATCACAATACCACTTAATATAAATATCGGAATAAAAAGCATTGACGACATAGACCAAAACTTCTATGAAGAAGTTGAAGCTGCATTTTTAGCACTGATGGTTGGTTGCATACCATAATCTATTGTTGATTCCAACGTGTTCTCAATTTATAATACTTTCTAGGTCGTGGACCATACAAGCTCAATTCTCCAGGTCCAAATACACCACTAGATGATACATGCCAAAAGCACGTTGATAAAATTGGATCGCCACCATATCTAGCCAAGTACAACGCTATAAGCCTCTCAAACATATGAGGCGTCCAAAAACCAACATCACGCAATCGTAAACGATGTGCGACTTCATACAATTTCCCACCTAAATAATCAAATGTTTTACGAGTGCATGCAAATTGATGTGAATAAATTAAACGTGGTTGTACATCCATTGCCCACACATAAGTATCATAATCATAAAGTTTTACAAAATCCCAAACTTTAATTCCATAGTCAAAAGAATGTAATTTATATGGATCAAATTTTGGAATAAATTGAACTTCATTTGGGATCAACCAATCGTCCCATGCATGCGCAAACGAAGATGGTGCAGTTAACCCAACAGAACGTTTCTCATTTTCACGCAACCATCCACAAATCTTTTGCCATGTTTCCGACACTTGAAAATGTAAAGTAATATCAGAATGAATAATTGCAACATCATTATCACCGATCAATTCATCAGCATGTTCCCACACAGTTAAAATCACACTAGTCTCAAACAACGCTGAATTCCAAGATGCATAAGTTGGAAAGAAATCAACCTCTGATATGTCAACATTATTCATACTGCTCGTGCCGCATGATATTCTAGTACATTTAGCATATTCTTGATCAAATACAGATTTTGGCAATAAATCAACCGATTGCGGGTGACACAATTGAATACAATGTATCAAGATATCTCCAATAATCCATGTTGCTTATCGGTTTTCAATTTCACTTTATTAATTCCCATCGCTTTTAAATAAATTTTTAAACCGTCATTACTATCAAGTGAAACATTTATATAACTAGTCAATTCTGGAATTTCATCAAAACCACGCACAGACATAATTTTTGCACTATTCCAATGAAAATGGGTACCAAGAACTTCTGGAAATCGTAGACGCCACTTATTATAGAGAAAACGAAGATAAACCCAATATTTTTTATCACCGCTAAAACTAGCGGAATATTTACCATAATGAATTATAGGTAAATGAGCACCATAGACAGAATAAGCAGCAGCACGAGCCTGTAAGCATAAATCAACACCATAAAAATGAAATCCAGTAAACATAGAGTCAAAACGAAGTCCAGTCTTCTTATTCAACACAATCACGCATTCATCGGCACAATGTATCGGAATTGGCTCTTTAATACCATCCCAATATGGTATATTACCTAAACTATCATCAGTATCCCAAACAGATCCAACAGCGACTGTGTTCACATTTAATGCACCACCCCATTTACCAATATCAGCTCTAGAATATTTCAAAGCTATCCCGGCTGGTCCAATAACACTCCAATCATTGGGTATTTCCTTAATCAATAACGATAGTTGGTCAAACCATCGATATAAAAGTTTTACATCTTGATGAACAAATATGACAATATTAGATCTAGCAACATCTAAGCCAATATTAAGTGCGTTACTAGCTGAATATCGATTATCCTCATTCATTATTGGGATAATTTCAATATTGTGGTGTCGTCTATTCTCATTTATAGACTTCAATAAACATGTTTCAAAAACTTCAGGTCGTGACACAACAGACACTATTGAAAAATCTGGCATACAATAATCCAGTCAAAACTAGTGTATAATATGGAGGATACCATGGCAGCGCTCACAACAATCACAAACATCTCACGACAGATTGTACCAGTGCTCGTTAATGAAATAGCATTAGCAGACGCCAATGCTAATTCTGGAATTACCGCGTCAACTGCGTCTCAAGTATCAATAGCACCAGGCGCACAAATGACACTAGAAAAACAACGTCTGGATCAAGGTCAACTAGAACAATTACGGCGAATGGGTCTCATCACATTCACTAATTAATTTAGGCTGTGGCTCTATCATTGACGGCATCGCTGTATAATTGACAACTCCAACAGCACCATTTGGGAATTCACCACCACACAAAATCAGTTCCATATGTTGATTAGATATCATCGATCGTGTTTGATCTATCTTAATAGATTGAATCCATTTATCATTGATAACAATTTGAACCGCCTCATCACGACAATTAATCTTGCCATTTTGGTCGAAACTCACATCAACAATAGATTGATTATTAAAAACGATATGAAGACGAACAGTCTCTAATATAACTGGTCTATGGCCAAACTCATGTCGAACACCACACGATTTAACTTCAACCTTTTCTTCTCGTACCTCTATAGTATCACACACAAAATCGCATATAGTATTCACAAAATCATAAAATTTTTCTTGATCCTCTTCCCACCGACGAATTTCATTCAAGCATGTACGATACATCTTTGTTTTATCAAAAACATCGCGGTAAAGCTTCGTCTTTTCAAAAACATCAATTCGTTTTTCTAATTTATCCATCTCAGCATACTCCCAAACACAACCACGACCAATAATTTCTCGCCAAAATTTATACATCATAAGATGACAAGCTAAACGTTTATCAATCTCATGATTGTCACGGAACCACGTCTTATTATCATAAATATAATCACTTAAAAGCTTAAAAGCACAGCCAATAGCAGCTTCCGACACTTCTAAACACACATCACGAATCATAGTATCGAAATGTCGAACTCGATGTCGTTCGGTGTAATATATCTGCGTAAAATGTTCGATTTCGCTTTTAGCGTCGTAAGGAAGAGCAAACAACATCTTTTTAATTATATTGTCATATCGTTCTGGAAGTGTAGCAAATTGATCTTCAAGACTCTTTGGAAATTTCTTTTTCCAATAATTCTTCTTAAACGAATCTACTGACTCCCAATCTAATTTATATAAACCATATAATCTTGTTGAAGTGCGTTGTTTAGATTCGATCCTAACTTTTTCATTCAAATAAATGAGATGAGGAATGTAGAAATGTTCAACAGAACCATGAATACGACCTAACATAACTTGGACCTCCAAGCAACCACAAAAATAGTACCGCTATCCCATAGCGGAACACCACTAACCTGCAACATATTTACTAAGAATTTCAAATTGTCAAACAAGACAAAACTGTTTGAGCCAATGATGGTGTAAGTCCAATTCTCCCATCAACAATCACACAATTCAATCCTCTTGATGTATATGCTAAATCAAGATCATCAAGAATAATATAATTAGTCACATGATTATTTGCAATATCATTAGCAACTAATTGTCCTCGATCTGACCCATTTCCAATATCGAATGGAAGCACTCGTATCAACTCAGCCCAATCATCAGCACCATGAGTAAATAGAAGATTTGAAAACCCTTTAAGCGTCATAGATCCAGCCAATACAAGATACCGCCACGCAGAAATAATTACAACATTACACTTAGCATTATCGACTATCCAGTTAACTAATTCAATTTTATCACGATGAATACCACAATAGCCGTTACGAAAACATTCATGTGTATTCAAAACACCATCAATATCTAAATATAATGTACTATTCACATGGTCTCCAAATTCAACTGACGTTCCACCAACACAAAACGATCATCCAAGTTTTTGTGCAATATAGGAATAACATCACAACGATTTAATCGTCCATTTTCGCATCCAACTAACGGCAATGCAATTTTTTCATTAGTCATATTACGTTCATACATTATTTCACCCAATTTCTGCAATTGAATAGCAGATCGATTGATCAATTCAATGCTAGACATGCTCTGCCACGACAACCATGGTTGATAATAATTTAAAGGTTTCGTTGGAAAAAGGATAAATCGAGCCGGTTCATAAAAACAAACAGCGGTGTCCTTTCCATACTTCTTACATCTAGCACCATACCAACTAGGAAGTTCTGGAAACATACTAGCTGCGTGTTTAGCAATACCAGCACCCATAGGGTTCATTCCATCTTTCTTCCACCCAATATTAGTAGTAATTACTATCCATTTACCGTCGGCATGAAAATTCCAAATATCAGCTACAAGCTCGATCATATATAACCTCAACCAATATCCACCACAAAACAAACACATGCTAATTCCACATCACGATACAACACCATTAATAATGGTTACATATTTTCGACCTAACGATTTACGACGATGCATTGAATCGATACTTATTAATACTAATGAACCATATCATATATATATCTGCGACAATTCACATGGTGGCTTAGACAAACTATTCGAAACTTCACTTTTCTCTAACAACCATATAACTATCTATAAAAATCATCAAAACCTTGGTAAAGGTCGTGCCTTTATGAAATGGTACCCACAAATCATGAAAAACTCACGTAGCGATCATTTTATCTCAATCGATCCAGATTTATTAGTTGAACCAGATTGGCTTATCAAACTTCAACTTGCCGCTTATAGAATTCGTATCGAACATAAACTTGGAATACTTGCACCAGTTATTATGAATAAAATTGGAGAAAATTTTCAACAACAATTATCAAACAATAAAATGATCATGCACAGAACCACATCAGCATCACATTTCACCTTATCAAATGTTTACTACAATCGACATACAGCAGGACCATTGTTCCTTATTGATCGCCAGTTTTTTGAAAGTGTTGGTGGATATGTTCAAAATCAATTATATGGCAATGATGATGGTGAATTATGTAAGTCAGCAACAAAGCAACAGCGATTTGTCGGTATCGTTACAGATGTTGAAGTACTTCATCTAAACGACGATTGTGTTGATGGATATAAAGAATGGAAAAAGAGAAATATCAATATGGACATGGACCGCATAGGCTTTTGGGATCAAAAGGAAAATCCGAATAATACTTAGCAATCACTTCGCGCTCAACCGCAATAACTCTTCTGGCAAGAATATCATCATATCGTGCCCAATATTGTGATGGTTTTGAATCTAAATCAGAATCATTAATGCGTGGAATAGCTCTGATTGCCTTTTCACTAAATTTCTCTCCAGCCATCGTAAGAGCAGAAATTGTGTCATCAACCAACCTTTCGATTCGCCCAACAAAATCAAGACGTGGGGCTTGGCTCAAAAACATGCGACATTCCCACGAAAACCAACCATTTGGCTGATATTTCAGCACATTATCAACAAAAGTAGCAAAATCATTAGATGCACAATTAAAATCTAGTGGATGTTGAGCACGCCAACCATGTTTAATTCTAAATGCCCACCGCGATTGATACCACGTTAATGGGTGGCGTACAAAAGAAATAATCTTTCGTTTCTGAAAAAATTCTGCCGGTTTCAAACGTGTTATTTCTGGAAAATGATCGTGTTGTGCACCGATTTCTTCATGTGCAATTTTGCATACTTTAAGCGCATGACGGAAAAACACTCCGCCAGTTTTTGGAATATGCAAAAATATTAATTTATCAGTGGCCAGAGCCATTAATACTCTCAAAACATTTACACTTGCTTGATATTAAGTTCATCTAAACGCACTATAGACGTGAACGAATAATCTTTCAAAAGTTCACTAGCACCATTTTGACGATCTAATAAACTTATAATCCTTGTGACTGTGGCACCTTGCTTCTCTATTTCTTTAACGGCTTTTAATACTGATTGCCCAGATGTCGTAACATCTTCAATCACGAGTGCACGGGCTGAATGATGAATATAACCATCATACATTTTACCAGCATCAGGACCATGACTTTTTGGTTCTTTACGAATAGTAAACCCATTAATTTCAGGAACCAGTCTTGGAAGTATCGCTCCAATTATTGAATCGGCACCACTGGATGGGCCACCGATAATATCAAAAGGTAATCCACCATGTTCTTGAGAAGAATATATCGATTTCATGTGATCAAGCAATGCGTCAACAACCGCAACAGCCCCAAATGGTAACATCATAACACGACTGAAATCGATATAAAACGATGATTTTACCCCGCTTGCAAGAGTAAATTGCTGACCGGGTTTGGCATAAACAATACCATTCTTCAAGATTATATCTATTAATCTGTTTTTTGAAAACGATAACATAATTACTCCGATATCATATGGTGTGCTTCATCATCAAAACCTAGTTGTTTCAATAACAACGAAATCCGATGATGATATGTATGACCAGACAACACTTCTTGACGTTGCTTAGCAACAATATCAATGCGCTCTTTATCGTTTTCAGAAAAATGATGACAATAATCTTTAAATTGTGTTGGGCTACTTGCGACCAAAGCTGATGGTATCATTCGTCGCACAGCGATTACCGGATCATGTATAATTAACGATCCACATAACGCCACTTTAAACGCTCGTTCAGGGATGTCTATACCATACGAATGTGTGTGTTGTTCAGAAATACAAGGCCCAATCTTACCAGAATTAAGAAAACGGCACGCCATATCATCCGGCAAGATTCCTGAGCACATATTTTGCGGCCATTCACCCCACCCATGAAGTTTATACGACAATTTATGTTCTTGCAATATTGGCATTAAATAGGCGTCTATAGTAATTCCTTTATATGCCCATTTACCACCAAGATATACTATATCAAATTCTTTCTTAATATCTGGCAAAACTTTAAAAATTGTTTTATCACCAGCGGTTGGCATTGGGACCCATCTAATCCCATGTTGTTTCGTCCAATAGCTCCATAAAATTCGGTCTTCTTCATGACCATACCCAAAAACAACATCTGGTTTTTGATTTAATGTCCACCTAATACTTTCATTTGACTCATTAATACCATTAATATTAACTGGACCATATGGGTTAACATGAAGTGCAATTTTACATTTACGTCTTAATGGGATAGGTTGTCTATGCCCAGATGATCCACAATAAAGATCTGGAGCAAAATCAAACCACGATTCTTCTTTACCATCCCAACGAGCTACACTATGCCCACGATCTCTAAACGCATTGATCATACCATCGGTAATATATCCGAAAGCACCACCCGGCCTATGACAAAATAACACTCTCATATTTTACCCCACTACATCATCATCGATTGGAACTAAATTCATATCTGGAAAATTACCATATCTATCAAGTTTTGCAATTGTCCCAGCAGGAGCTAATACAACATCATTCCGCGATGCATAAATTATATATCCAAAACCAGCATCTATCATAATCATGTCATTCACAATATCCTGCACAATTCCAGCGATGCCATGCTCAAAACAAAATTTACCAGCATCACAATCAACAGTTTCTGCAAACATCACAACATCATTTATTGTCATTTCATAGCCTCAACAATATATTGCTTGTAGCCAAGTTTATCTAACTGAGAATGTTGTAATTGTATACGAACCGGAATCGGTTTGATTTTCAACGCGGCTTCAATTTGCCTATTTGTTTCATGATGTGAATGCCACCCAGGTACTCTTGAATGCCATAAATGTAAGAAATCGAAAACTCTATCTTCTTTCCAATTGGACCCACCAGACAATCTAGCATAAAAATCGCAATCTTCACAACCATAGCCCCAAAAATCCTCATTAAATCCGCCAATTTTCCAATATGATTTGACCCTACATGCTATAGATCCGCCTTCATAATAACCAACTACTCTCTCACATTTCGCATTCTCATCAACTGTTCCAATCAGATTTATTTGTTCCATCGCCGGTTGGCCAGTATATATGACTGTTCTGCCTAAATGACACGAATCATAATCACGCAATATGTTCATAACAGCGGCCGTATAATGTCCTTGAGCCAACATATCTGCATCATGTAATATTACACACTCTGTACTAACATTCGCAACAGCTAAATTAAATGCTTTCGATTTATTAAATAGCAGATTGTCGGTTTCTCGTGCTAATAAATATGTAACTGGGTTAAATCCAGCTAAATCAATTCTGGTTTCAGCATCTTGTTCTACTATAATAATATTAATTATTGGATATCGTTGTGCACGAATATTATTGACAACTGCGCGAATCGAATCAGATCTTTCAAAATTGCGAAATGGAATAACATAGCTAACTTCTGGTAATTGACTCGAACCAGATGGAGCAACATATCGTGGTGTTCGAGCCGCAAACAACTTCCGTGCGGCCGTAAGATGCTTTCCTCTGTCAAGGACGGCACTCAAATCGGCGTGAAGCATAAAAAACCGATCAGAGCCTTGGACATCGAAGAAACCAGCTTCCTGCAATCCAAGCTCAGACACTCTCTGCGACCAATCAACATGCTCCATCCCATAAAGACCATATGACTCATCAAAATACCCCACAGTCTGTAACATCTGATTTGAAAAAGCTAACACAGCACCGTGTGGCTTATCATTCATCTTCTTAAGACTCAATTCACCATCATTTCTAGTGATTATTTCACCATTGTCAGAACCATACACACCAGACTGTTGATATAAAAGATGGTGAAACCCAAAACGTTGCATAACTTCTGGATATAAATATTCCCAACCATGATTTAAAATTTCAACGTCGTCGTTCAATAAAATCCCATACGCGAATCTAGATAAGCATCTAAGCAATCTATTGCTATTACCAGCCACACCAAGTCTAGTATTATTTCTAATAACCACAAAATTGTGATTTGATGAAAGTTCGTTCAAATAATTACAAGTATCTGGATCGTCGCTGGCATCATCGCTAACAAATATGGTAGTTCGTCGCAAATCAGTTGTTTTTGAAATTGATTCAATAAGCCGACGCAAACAATGCCCACGATTATAAGACAATATACCAACACCAATATTGTTGCTAATAGGATAGTTGTTCTGAGTAAGATTGTTGCGTAACAATTCATTAGGATCGACACTGACAGATTTACCAATAACTGTTGGCTTGCTTACTATTTTCGAATTTATTCGTTTTTGATTATTAACACGAACAGCCGCCGCTAATTTTCGCATCTTCACCAACTCATCACGTCTAACTCTACGTTCAATTACCTTAGAATCTATTGGCGGCGGTGCTGGGTTTGGTCTTTTTACTACGCTACGATTGACTTGAATTCTCGCTTGAATAGGTTTATGTTGTGGCTCTTTTATTATTGTTTGAGTAACTGGTTTTATAAATCCACGTCCAACATATCTATCAAAAAATTCTGGAAGAACAATTCTTTGACGACCACGAACTTGTATGGTCTCACCATTTGGGCCAGTGAGATGCACAACATAGTTGTTCGGATTAATATATTCAGGAATGGGTAACCTCCAATTTTAATTTTATCTTTTCACTTCTACATATAGTGGCAGAGTCATTGATTTATCTGAAAATGTGAGAAATTTACTTGGTTTAATTATTAAATCACCCTCATAAGATCCCAAACCTTTACTAATATACTCACTTGCACGCTCATCAATTACTTCAATTTTTACTATCTCTGGCACTCTATAATTAGAACCAAAAATATCACGCACCATCCCAGGACCAACCAATTTATTAATAGAAATTTGAATATCGGTAAGTATTAACCCATCAGGTCCAAACGAAAAGAAAAATTGTGCTTGATCAAGTTTTATCAATCGCATTACCTTCAAAAATAATGACATGTCACTATCTATGAATGATAATGCAGCATCTTTATATTTGTTATCACCAACAGCCGATAAATCAACAGAATTACCAGCCCAGTCACCAAACAAAATTGTCACATCATCATTTGCTGGGTTTCGTACAATTATAACCGCAATGCCATCATTTTCATATCTTCGTAGTATATAACATAAATGATTGTTAAGAAATTTATTAACATCAGAGAAGTTATGTAGAATTGGATATTTTAGAATTGCTGGAAGTTTAGATGTACCAGACATTCGCGTTGCGCGTGTAGTCATGTTGTAAAACCGCCCATGTGCCATGTGGTGCCGTGCGAATCTTAGACAACGATATTTTCTTAGTTTCCTTTTTCTGTTCATCTTCTTCAAGCGTGAACAGAACAAACGGAATCCCCGCAAAAATAATTAATAATTCATTCGTCTCTACATCAAAATTAGAAACAATTCCATGCCATGTAGTAAGCCACCCAGACCAAACGACATAATCACCATAGCTTGGTTTATACTCGCTCAGACTACGATATTGTGCCAGTGGTGGTAAATCGGAACGAATGATGATTCTCCAATATTATTTACTAATTCGTGTTAGTTTATGAGTAAATATATCATAACGATAAATATACCCATCATTCAAATCCCAACAAATTATAATCCCATCTCTGAATCCGCCAAGCCACTGTTTAATTAACGGATCAACCCAGTTTTTTCCATGCACACCATTCCCTATGCACGCTGGTTTCATGCGAATACCATTTACTTCAATTGGCTCCGCTATATCTTGTACATGACTTGAATCAATTCGATTTTTAACAATTGTTAATCCTTCTATCAAAATGTCTCGACGACTCTTTGAGCGTGTTATTGTTTCTGCTCTATACATAACTTCACGATTGTCTTCTCGAACAACCATATTTGCAGCAAGTGGCACATTAATTGGTGGTGGATTACGTGATGGATCAAACTCAGAAACCAATCGTTTTATATCATCAAGAGTGCGAACTTCAGCTGGTGCTAAAGCCTGACGTGGATCAATTTTGGTTTTCTCCCGCGCTAACGCTGTATCCAACGCTTCCATCATATGCCTCATTAGTATGAATCAATTTCAGTTCAATATCGTACGTCTTAATGCGTCCCTTCTTAACTAGCGAATAAACAACATGTAACCAATTAGACAAGCGATGAATCACCATTCCCATAATAACCCAATTAATGATAAATCCAAATTTAAAAAACGATGGTGCAAATAAACTCCACCACATTGCAACCCACACACTAGTACAATATCCACAACTAATTAGCTCAGCAACAAACACAAATATTGGATTCGATGATCCCGGTTGCTCAGGAAAAGCTTTCTTACGTATGCGAAATCTTATTTCGCTAAAAATCTTCGAGTCAACTATAATTTCAGTCGTCGCTTCCGTCACAATCACTAACAACATCAACTCAATAATATCAATCATTGTATTACTATCCTACAATTAGCATTACTGCATTGAAAACGTTCACGCCCCGCAATAGTTACCGCCATAGTTGGATAACCACATTTGGCGCATTGTTGACGCGGCACAACATACTGACGTTGAATACTAACAGGAGTCGATGATTGCGAACGGCTAATCTTTTTTTGAACAACTTGAGGAGATGGAATCGTTGTCTCAATAACTTGTTTTCTTACCGTTTGTGGACGAGTATTACCACCACAGCATCCCATAATTATCCCCTATATTCTATGTTTATCAATATTGCTTACTTTAGATTTTATTGTTCGCACATTCGATCGTTTAGGACGCACATTAATTGGCTGTTGTTGAGTAAGTGGCGATGGCCGATGCACTATTATCGCTGTTGGTTTTCCGCAACTCCCACATCTCATAAAAGCCTCCATAGATAAGTTTGTTCAACTATGTGATATAAAAAACGATTGCGGATCAACACCAGCAGCAAAATCACACCATCTACACATAACCACAGAATCTAAAATTAACGGCACAAATTTAAAATTCTTCTTTTCTTTAGTTCTGACCACATTAAACGAAATCTCGCCAGTTAATTTATATGCGTCAAATAAGAAATGCGGAAACCAAACACAACCTTCTTCAGCATTCTTAATCATTAATGGTTCACAATTTATTTTAGGACGTAAAATACGATTCGTAAACAATTTTTCTGAAATAGCAACCCAATTTTGGTTGAGATATGGACGAAAAAACATCATTGGATAAAACTGACGATTAAAAATATTAGACACCAATTGCACGTCATAATTAGCCTGATGCCACCATTCAGTAAACTTACAAGTCTTTGGATTCGCCATCAAATTGCCAAAAGTTTGAACCTCGCCACATTTTGCTTCAATCGAACAATAGATATCGCCTTTTACTGGAATAACATCGGCGGTACTCTCACGCTCGATAACAGTTACATCGCGTCCTTCTACACGACGGCGTCTAAATTCTCTCCCACTCCAATCAGTTAGAAATTTTGCAACAGTCCTCTCATGGCCTTTTGCACGACGCACATTTGATCGCCCAATTTTTGATTGTTTTGCTTTAATGACTAGTATGCCAGAATGATCGTGTTTATCTTCAGCAATATGGTCGTTGCAAAAATATGCACCACATGTACAACCCTTGCATTTTGTCTGTAGTTGACATACAAAACATTTATCTTTACGTGCCATTATTTGTTACTCTCATCATTTAACTTTAACGTCAACCGATTTTGAATGATATTTATCGCATTAATGGCTATTTCTAAATTAAGCCGCATCCCAAAATTATTAAGCACAAAATCAGCATTATCAACCACTACATTTTCCAATGCGTCAGCTAACTCTCGACTCGTAATATTTTCATTTTCCATCGCTTCACAAAACGCACATAGCTTCATAGCAACTTCATGATGATTTTCCATCCCGTCTCCAACATTTATGCAAGCCACTGTACGAAACCAGTTCGTTCTCTACCATTGCTTGGTGTAACGCTATGATATGCAGGGTCATTTTGATAATTACACAAAAACAAACGATTATATGTTGGCACAATTTGATCGATTAATACCATATCATGTGGTTTACAATTTTTAAAACCACCACCCGGAGTGGATGTTCTAATACGCTGATACTTAGTAAGAATATCTAATCTACCTGTTGGATTGTCAACATATGGTACAGAATCTACAGTTGATTCATCAACTCTCCACAATTGCAACAATCCACCATCATCAACTCTCCATTCTTTATTAAAATAGCAAATAGCAACCAAAGTTCTAATCGTACTATCTGTATGAATCCAAAACCCATCAGCATCTGGTCTGTGCCAGCGAAGTTTTATTTCTGTGGTCGATGGAAATTTCAAGTTACAATGACATAAATATGCCAAATATCTGTGCCATTCATCATCGAAGAATAATTCAGAACCGAAATGAATCCCAGGTTTAACAAACACTACAGCCCCATCATATGGTAACCATTCACCAGTTTTATGTGCTCTCCTATCCATCTCCTCACTAAACTTCAAAGTATGGTGATGTTCAATTAAACGATCAAGCATTTCAATTTTAAAGAAGTCATCAAGCACAATATATTTCACAGATGGTTTTGCAATTATAGTTTGACGAATATTTTCAACAGTGTTGTCTAATAAGTAATAATCATTAACCCATTTATCTAGTATGTTATTCATTTGTAAAATTTCTCAGCGTGTGTCCAATTAGAAATGTGTGTATTTATTTGCTGTCCAGAAGCTGTTGCACCTTTAAAATAATCAAGATCTTTGTGATAATCTGGTCTTGATCGCCTCGCCAGCCACTCAGCATGACCAGGAGGATGCCCATCAATAAGTTCTAGCCCAGCAGCCCCAGCAGCACCATGATACATAAACATCTGAGCAATTGGTTTACCCATTGGGATTAGAAATTCTCCTGGCTGGTTCAATAGAAAAACCAAACCAAAATTTGCTACGCTCCACCACGATTCAATAGCGGCCTCCATGCAAGTGTATGGTACATTTCGCTCATTTGCGATTCCTTTAATAATCACAAAATCGCCTGGATCATCAGTAACTGGTATAAATTTAGCTTGAACTGTAAAAGACCCAAACGCTGCGTGATTGTCTACTTCATAATGAGATGATTTATCAATATGTTCAATTTGTGCGTTAGAATGAATGTCACCATTCCAACGTACGATAAATGTTCCAGGTGATAGGATATAATAACCAAGACTGTTTGCCATTTGAAGCGGCAAACAATGTTTGGCATGATTAGCCGTCTTTGAATTGTCGTCCCACCAATCTCGAAGTTTCTGTGCCGGAATAGGTGCCAGAGAATGGTCGAAACCCGGCGCAAAATACAGTCGTATGCGTTGTCCCATTTTTACGTCGCTGCATTAACAGCGCCTTGATCATAAGTAACGATCATGTTTTGATCCATATGATACACCACATAGTCAGACGCAGCCTCCAATTTAAGATACGCATCAACAGTCGGATACCCAACAGAATTGGGGGCATTTGTAGTATCAGGAATGATTACATGTCGGTGCTCTGTCTGTAATACATCATTGATAGTCGTAGCTTGATCATTTTTATTAACAACACTGCCAGTTAATTTGTTAATCGGTAGAAAAGCAACACGTGCAATATGAATACCAATTGCCATTTTACGCTCCCGTTTGTGAAACCAAATATTTCATCTTTACACGGATAGTTCACAATTTTGTGTAGCTATATCACGAAATGGAAATATTAAATCAGAAAATTCTTGTGGAATACCATTAACTTTATGAGTCATAGTCAATTTATTAATCTCATCAACAGAAAATGAAATAGGTTGAACCAATTTCTTATGCATATATATCGTATTAGATAGGAGACGCGGACACAAAGAAAGATCGATCAACAACATATTCAAGTGAAATGTTTTTGCACCTTTTGTTTTTAAAAATTCATGTAATCCATTTTGATCTTCAAGCAAAGCTTGACCTTTTTTCGGGCCTATTCCATAATATCCTTTTATAGAATCAGCATTATCACCAACCAACGACTTAAGATAAACCGGATTTACAGTTGGTACCGGCACCATTTGCATCTCAGTCGGATCAAAGACACTACAACTGTTAAAACGATATGGAATTTGCATCATATCACTGTCTGTCGACACAATTATAGAACGCTGTGGATGAAGAATAGACACAGCAGTATAAATTAGATCATCAGCTTCCATTTGTTTTCTTTCATATTGTCTAACACCCATATGAGGGAAAAACATTTTCGCAACATTCGTAGTCATCGCCAAATCTTCAGCAATTCCTTCAACAAAATTACTACTAGAACGATCTTTATATGTTGGCAAAATCATTCTACGCCACGTTGTTTCACGTGGTGCATCCCAAAAAACATGTATGCTTGATGGGTCAAGTGTACGAATCCATTTCGATAATTGACGTAGAAAAATTGTAAAATAGTGATATTTTGGTCCTGGCCGGTGATCCGCACGCACGGCATAAATTGAACGATATAGTGCGTTTCTAGCGTCGATTAAAAGTGCTGGTCGCATATTACCTCACATATGGTATGTGCCGGGAATATTAATTTTATTCCCGGCACATACCATTAACAACATCAATCACTGTCTTCTAACTGACCAAGCAAACTATCGATTTCAGACATATCGACATCATCTATTGGTGCTTCTGCCGCCAATGGTTCAGTTGCCTTTGGTGCAACCTGAGCTTTAGCCTTCGGCGCAGGTGCTGGTGCTGTCTGAACCAGATCCGCAGCATCAACATCAGCATCGTCTTCAACAACTACCTGCTTTTTCTGTGCCTTCATCACTGCTGGGCTGGTGACAATACCCTTACCAGGATCAACTTTACCAGCTGGTGGTTTCACAAAGCTGGCCACTTTGGGCTTGTTTTCATCATCGTCAAAACCACCATCACTTGGACTATCATCACCATTTTGCATAACTTCAAAGATCTTCTTGATCTTATCCATATTCGGAGTCTCAATCTTCGAATACAGATCGTGGCGGAGCGCTAACGCCGCAGCAATGGCCTTTGGATTAGCACTATTGTCTGGATTCCTAACAATCGCTCTAGGTGACGACAAAAATTTGGAAGTCTTGTATGAGTTATTACGCCCCTGTTTCAACACTTGAAGTTCAAACAGGAATGCGTTATTCTCATCAAAAAAGACACCAAAAGCCTCTGGCGACTCAGGATCGCCAGCGTCATCACGCATTAGGCACGCTGTACACACATCGATAACAGTCTTTGGAGCATTATAAAACATCACTCGATTGCGTAAATCTTCCGGGTTCTCCTTAACATTCGGAAAAAAGATATTCATCATATAATACTGCGTCGGCATCCACTGTTTGATGACTGCTTGTCGCTTGGCGTCATCATTCTTAATTTTATCATCTTTTAGTAACTCAAACCCAAAATCGCATATCGGGCATCGTTCACTTGAACCGATGCGCGGACATGGATATGGTTTGTCATTGACCCAATGGTTACCGTGTGCGACAAAAAACTGAGAATCCATTCCGCGCGTGACTGTTCCATTCTTCAATTTTTCGCCTTCAATTAGAGGCGGAAGAATGAAAAAACGATACTTAGTTGGTTCTGTGGTGGATTTTGCCTTTTCTGGCCGAAATTCATCTGGGTCATTGAATTTCCCAGACATTGAATCTTTAATCTTCTTACGAATGGCTGCCACATCGTACGCCATGATGAAACCTCGATTTTGTGAGTTAATTCAACATCAACTATTGTCTCGTTCTTGCTTTTTCAAGCCCAGCAGAGACCGTGCTAGTTCTGACTTCATCTTCAACGCTTCCAACATGTTATACAACTTTCCAGCTTGCATTTGAGCATGTTGGTAATTCAATTCAGCCTCATTAAGCCTAACATCTGCCTCAACAATAATTTTAATAGTATCAGCGTTAAGTCGTACTCCTTCCTCTGCGGCTTCTTTTTGAATTGCCTTGGTAACTTCAGCCTTCCGCGCTTTCAGTTTCCTCTCAGCGACCGCCACGCCAAGGCGGACCTCAGAGTAAACAGCAGCCCAAAAAGCATATTGGGCCGGAATAGCTGACATCTGCGACTCTAATATATCATAATCCAGATCCAAGTCTGGGATAAGGTCTACTTCTATTTCCTTTCGCTTCGGTTTTTTAGTATCTGGATCAACACTATCTATAGCCTGCAATTTCACTTTAAATCGAAATAAAGTAGACGATACCAGATCTGCTGGAATATTTTCTTGAATCCAAACCGGTAGATTCCGGTCTTTACCATGTGGAATTTTAATCATCAATCAATTTCCAATACTTTCTGGCGGTTGCCAAATCGATCTATCAAATCCAGCAATCCTTTTTTGAAATACTTTCGTGTGCTCTTTCTGCGCACTACAATTGTCACGCCACGCAGACTTATTGAACGCACTCGCTTGCACCACGCCATTACTTACTTTAACATTAGTCTTCTTTTTAACAACAGATTTTTTGCGTTTAACACGCTTCAATTTTTTATTATGGCGAATCATCGCCTGCTTCTTCAATTTTTCAGACTTTGACATATTCTACTCCACTGTGGCGATATATTGCAAACAATTTCCATTTACGCCATTTTTTACCAATACTTACTTTCAATGGAAACGATGGGTTGCTAGGCAATAATCCATCAAAAGGATATAACATTATTTTGGTTACAGTATCAATGGTTGATTTAATTTCCTGGTTTGTTGGTGCTGAGGATACTATAAGTGAGTCATGAATTTCAGCAACAATCCTGTTACGCAATTTTTCCCAGACACGTCGAACAACATTTTGCATTCCATTGGCAACAGATCCTTGCATAGCACCATTCAAAACAGCCAATCTACCATTTTTAGCAGATTTAACATGCGCCATCCTAAATCTTCGACCTAAAATTGTTTCTAAATAACCACCAACTTGATCGATTGTAACACCACTTTTGATTATCCAATCACCAAGTGTAGGATAAATACTCGTCAACGCGATGTTGTCAAATTCCATCGAATTAATAGCTTTTAATAAGAATATCTTACATTCGTCACGTGTGATTTGTTGTGTAGAATTACTATTAATAATCTTCATCATGTAAGTATATGGATCAGAACTGACAAACGAATTCTGTAATTCAACGTCACCAGATAATAATGATGCAACACGTATATCAGCACAAATCCAATCAAAATGAATTAGTACCGATTTATCATCAACATTTGGTGGTAAAATTTGAAATGGTTCTGTATATCCCTGAATATTAAACCCTGTAGTTTTTGAACGACCGGAAAAAGTCTTCTGTGACCAAATTGGAAAAACATCATTATAATTATTTTTTAGACCGCGATTTTGAAGATCTTGGTACACAACTGCAGCATTAGCATATATCTTTTGATACTCACTGATACGACTATTACTCATTTTATACAAGACTTTTTTCACAATTTCAATATCTTTATGCACCGAATCAGAGCATGAAAAATCTGGCAAATGAAGATCATATATATTATATTGTTGTAATTCTAATGGTAGATCAAATGCTGAAATGTGACTTTTAAAATCTGAAATAATAACTCGACATTTTTGATTTGCATTAATTATTAACGCACGAATCAATTTTCGATGCTTATTAATTGTCGCAATAGTTTTCCTATCACCCGGTCTAAACAATTCGTATATTTTAATATCATTGCCAACTTTAACGCCAGTACATCTGGGTCTTCCTTGTTTATCAAATAAAGTGTATATGAAAAGATCACGCATCATCACCAAAATACAAAATGAACACAATTAAGATATTGGAGGAGTAGAAGCAACTTTCTTTACAGCTTTTTCCATTGATTTTCTTGTTTTAACATCATAATGCTTACGTTTTGGGTTATGCTGACCAGCTTTCTTAATTTTCGTCTTCATTTCTTCAACTTCGCCAGGGACACGATATTGAGCATATGGATCATCCTGAGTAAGATGAAACATATGCATATCGCGGGTAGCACCAGCACGATCTAAATATCCATTACCACGAACATAGCCAGTCACATTATAACCAAGAAAAGTCTTTTCACAATTGACCCCACCACAACGTGGGCATGTCAACGCTTCTCGAATTTCATCTTCCGTAGCGGTAATCGAATGTTCTGTTTCAAAAAGAATTAGTTCTTCAATTTCTTTAATTGTCAATTCACTCTTGCAACGCTTAGCCTTTCTATTGGCTTTTCGTTCGCAATCATGACATACAGCTATAAAATTAGACATTGCAACTCCGTTCACTTATTTTCATCACACACTTCATATGGAATTTTTGGCAAATGGCAAATAAACGATCGTTCTGGTATAATTACAATTTTGCGACCACTATATAACCCATTTCTTGGTTCTAAAGTCAATGTTGGATTTCCGAAAAATGTCACAACATCGCCAATCGACAATTGCGAAGGGCATCTGGCTCCAGATGCCGTTGGTAATCCAGGACCAACACCAACAACCATTCCTTCTTGTTTATAACCAGTATCACCCAATTCCAAACTTGACTGCATACGAAATTGTAATATGGCCACAAAATCGTTGCAGCATTTAATTTCTTTAATTTTTAGCGGTTCACCAGACGCCAGCACCGGAATCGGAATAGTATCTGCAACATCATGCTTAGATTTAGCAGCTTCGTCTCGCAACAATTTTTGACTCTTAGGCATTGCCATGATTGTCTCCGTTAAAATGGTGTTATCTAAGTACTAAAACCGATGCGTGGTCGTTAAATCAATTCTTTCACAACCATTGTGTCATAATTAATCGTACATGTTAATGTTTCATGCTTCGGACCATTTCTATTTTTAGCAATAAACAAGCGAATACGTGGTGGTGACTGTGATCGATCAGTGTGACTTTGATTAAGGCTTATCACATAATCAAGAGAAAATTGTTTTCCAAAACTCTCTGCAGCTTTCGTCAGATCGACAATTTCTTCACCACTGGCTCCACTACGATTTGTTTGTGTTGCGGTAAACACAAGTGCCTGTTCATTTTTCGCTAACCCACGAATCTCATTCGCGACATGTTTCTGTCTAGTATAATCATCTTTATTATATGCTGGATTTCGGCTAACCATCAAATCCATATAATCAAGAATTATAACATCTGGTTTCCAACCCTCTATACGTTTCAAATTATCTATCAATGCATAAATATGATTAACAGAACATTCATCTGGCGGCATCTCATGGATTAAAAATCTTTTCTTATATGTATTTCTCATTACATCAATAGTGCGTCGAATATATTCTTGCTTTTCAACAATCTGATCAGTTCTAATTCCAGTCGCAGCTGCCAAGCAACGCATAGCTGTTTTAATAGTATCAAGTTCAAAAGTCACTAACAACACATCCTGACCAACTGTACCGTCCTGATTTTCTCCCTTTAAGGAAGAAATTGCATTATTACACAACATAATAGACTTACCAACATTCGTCCCAGCTAACCAACATACTACCTCTTTCCGCGATGGTCCGCCATTATTCAATAATTTATCAAGCCTTGGAAAACCTGTTGTCTGATGGCGAATTACATCTGGATTAAATAAAGTCTCCATATCCTTAAAAAACCACAACCCAGTAGTTCCAACATCCGCGATTCGGTTCGCTTCTTGTATAATATTCTCAAGATAAGCAAAATCACCACGATGATATGCTTCTACAGCTTCATCTGAATATAAAAGCCCATATGCTCGCTCTTTGGTCCATTTAAGCAGAGTGTCCTTAATAAGCGGCGTTTCACGTGGTTCTGATTTTCTATCAATCAGACGAAAAATTTCAGCATAATTGTCATCTTCTGTGACAATTTGCTCCATATAATCTCTTAGCCATTTGCGTGTGGGAATAACATTAAATTTCTCAAATGAATTGAGAATTTCAGCCATAACCCATCTACATTCTAAACGACTAAAATGTGTGGGAGCTATAAAACGAGCAGAAGATGTGGCAAATTCTGGATGGTCAAAAAATAATGATATAATAGCTTCTTCTTGATATGGACCAAATGGCGTCTTCGCTTCAACATCTGTCAATTCTTCAAGTCTGTCTAATGTGCTCACTATTAACTCGCTGTTGGATTATCAGGACACAAAGCTTGCCTTTGTGCTTTAATTCGTTCATACTGAATTTTAGCGTTCGCTTCGGCAAGAACATATGCATCGCAAACAGTAACTAACTCATCTTCAGTATATAATAAAATCTGAGTTCCAACTAAACTCCTGCGATCAAGAAACATACCAGGAGATGGTGGCACCATGCTCGTACTTATTGAATACACCCAACCGTCTTTACCAAGATGCACACCACCTATCCTAACAGCTTCAATAAAACCAAGCGCGGCAGACTCCTTAAGATACACCACATCACCAAGACCATATAAAGGTTTAGTCGTCATCACATATACCATCCAAAATATCGTCGGATAGATCGTTATCGCTGTCTTCAGCGTCTTCTATAGGCTCAACAGAATGAACCCTTTCTAGAAGTATATTGTAAATTTTCTCTCTCAATGTCGCTTGAGCTTCAGCATTACTGCGTAGATACCCCATCGCAGCGACCAAACCATTAACTTTATGGCCATCCTCGAACACAAAATAGCTCGAAGACTTTTCAATAATACCAAGATCGCTCCCAACTTCAATCAAACTAGCAATTGGGTCTACACCACAAACGGGGCGCTTTGGGTGACCAACACAAATATCGAATTCTGCTGTAGTAAATGGTGGAGCACATTTGTTCTTAATAAACTTAATGGTTGGTCTAAATCCAACAGTCGCATCCCCATCTTTAAGCTGCTGACCTTTTCTAATCTCTCCACGCACAGATGAATAAAACCTCAACGCCAATCCACCAGGAGTCGTATCTGGCGATCCGAACATAATACCAATTTTCTGACGCACTTGATTAATAAATATAACTGTTGTCTTACTAACATTTAATTTTGCACTAATCTTTCTAAGACCATGGGACATCAGTCTAGCTTGTGCGCCAATGCTAGATTCACCCATCTCACCATCAAGTTCTTTCATGGGAACCAAATTAGCGACAGAATCCACAACTACTAAATCAATTAAACTTGATTCAGCTAGTTGCAGCACAATATCGAGTGCTTCTTCACCAGAGTTAGGTTGCGAAAATAATAATTTATCAACATCAACACCACATTTTGTTGCCCACACCGGATCAAATGCGTGTTCAGCATCTACGAATGCCGCAACACCATTTCTATTCTTTTTAGCGAAAAAATGATCTTGACATGCTGCTATAAATTTTAAACATGTTGTCGTCTTTCCAGACGATTCCATACCAAATAACTCAATTATGCGACCTTGTGGTATGCCACCACACCCAAGCGCACGATCAATCGTAGCAACACCAGTTGGAAAAACATCTACAGGAACAATCGTGTTGCGTCCTTGCATGATTGCACCTGCGCCATAAATTTTCTGAATGCCTTTAGTAAGTTCTTCAATTGTCTTAGGAACTGTTTTTTTCTTCGGTGTCTCTTTTTCTTTCGCCATGATCTAATAATCCACCAAGAATTTGTGTAATTTCGTTCAAGTTATAATCAACAACTTTTAACACATCTGTAGCTGGAATCCGAATAATTATAGTGTGTTTTACCAAAATCAAATCATTTTCAACCGCAGCAGCTACTGACCACACCCCCTTCGGGGTTAACTTTGTTCCTGGTGGTGCAGATAAGTACTTAACATTTGTTGTTGTACGTATCTGCACCTGATCTAGTTGCTGGAACCGAATTTTCTCAAATCTACTCATTATAATTCACCGTCAAATATAGAAATAGACTTGGAGAGATTACAATGGCCTTGACAAAGACAGAACAACGTTTAGTTGAATCCATCAAATCGATGCTACACCAAGATCATAAACTTGGTTTAGATTTTCATACAGCAGATAAATCATTAGAAGCAGAACGCGGTGTAGAATATTTACACGAGCAAATTGACGACATGTTTATGGTAAAAGCCGCAGAATTATTGCATTCCGATGCAGTATGTCAAGCATTTCGAAAAGTACACAATTATAAATATTTAGACGATCATACGTTCATTCCAGCAATGGAACGAGAAATGATCTCGACAGCAGTTCCAGCAGCAGAACGACAAAAAGCATTGAAATTCATACCAACAATCATTGATGAACTACGCGCTGAACAAGCAGACTGGTCTGAACGCGATAGTGGATTTAACCCATCATTAGACGAAATTAAAAATTTAAGCCAACCAGACCAACCGCTAGATTTCAAAATGGAAAATCGTCGTCTAAATAAACGAAACATAGAAAAGCCAACTCATGGTGACGGAAGCCCGGCACGTACACCTATGAAACAACCGCCACTACCACAAGACGGTTACGATTCAGAAACAGATCCCGAAGATGGCGAGGGCAATTAATGAAATTGCGATGGATACATGAAAGCCTAATGTCTGCAAAAACACATGAGGCATTAGCTACAGAACCATTAGCACCACAATTAGATCAACCACCAGCTGATAATATATCATCTACAGACTCAGCCGTAACACAAGCAACTGGAGTACCAACAAAACCAAGACATAGACAATTTTTTGGAATGCCAACAACACCAGAACAACTATGAAATAGAAATCAAACCAGCACCACCACATTTAGGACATGTCACTTCTTTCATTGCGCCACCAACATTCTGTCGAATAGCACACGATCCTTGACAAATCGGGCATACCGCCTGCGTGTTTTGATAACCAGCACGAGCAAAATTTGGAGTTTTATCTCTCATAGAATCGTCGGCCATTTTCTTAAAACGCTGTTGTAATTTAGTATCATCCTCTTTTTTCAATACTCTAATTCTTGTAGTGCCAGTTCCATCTACACGAGTTTCTGGAATAGCAATCGGCATCCCTTCTCTTGCCTCAACCATCGCCATCTTAGCTTTCCCTTTTCGTGCTTCATCAGGCAATTTAGATTGCAAATCATTAAAATCATAACTTGAATGACTTGCAACATGTCCAAAATCTGTTGTTGCACCACCAACCGACTGCATGCTTCGTCTATCTAGCATTTCAGTATTGATAACCTGCTCTCCACTCAATTCAACTGGCTCAATTGATTGTTCAATTGGTGGTGGCGATTTTGCAGCAACAGTGACAGTTGGAACTAAAATGCGGCCATGTTGTTCCATACCAGTGACATTTAATCCAAGTGCTCTAGCTTGCTCAATAACAACTTTAATTTTATCTTGTTTAACAATATAAGCAGCTTTTGCTGTTTTAACTGTTGCGTCATCGGCGTGAGCGTCACATATTAACACACTGATCTTAGATCCATCATCAAGCGTAACAGTTAATTGAGTATTTAAATTAACAGTCGCATCGCAAAAAACACATTGTAACATATCATCCTCCGAGACAAAATGACTAAAATTACAATAATAGATGTTGATCTTGGAACCAGTGTCGATGACATTATTGCAAATTCTGTTGCCGAACTAACAGGATCTGCAAAAGCAGAACTGGATCAAGCAATCAACATAGCACGCGAAACCCAAAGAGTTAAAATCGAACGCGATAAAGCTGCACAAGAAGCAAACACCAAATTAACTACAGCTATGAATAAAGCGTACGACACTCTTGTAAGCGCTGGAGAAACTGGCCTACCAGTTAGTTCCATAATGGCAATAGTTTCAGACGTAATCACCAGCGCATCTGCATTTACTCTAAGAATGAAGAATATGCTAGCAGAAAAAGGAAACCCCTATATAATATCAAGGGTTAAACAACACGGCACTCCACATTATGTTTTTCTTCCATATAATAGTTAATCTGAATTGCGTTTAATCATTGCTTTAACTAATGCACACATAACTTTAATTTGATCTTTAAACGACGCAACTTGGTTTGCGTCTTGCAAATTCAACATAGACGGGTGATAAATTGCAAACACATTAATATTAAATTTATTACTTTTAGTAATCTTTTTCAATGAGTCCAAAAACGTCACACCAGGACATAATTGTTCAAACACAGCAGCCCCAAGTGCAATAACCAATCTTGGTTTAATAATGTTAATCTCAATTTGAAAAAATGGTGAACATTGTTCTATATGTTGTGCGGTTGGCCGCGTATCACTAAAACACCGCACCATATTACAAATATAAAAATCATTACGTGTTAAACCATACAAGCCAATTTCAGAATTAAACATATCGCCAAAGTTTATGAATGGTTCATGTTTTTCAAGTTCAGCCCATCCAGGATTTTGATCAACAATCATAAATCGTTTAGGATTTAAATTACTAAGCAAGTGCGGATCACGCCCAAGATTCCCTTTATAAGCGATTTTTAAACCAAGTTCACACATCGAACATGCTAAACAAGTTTGAGATAATTGAACTAACATCCTCATTCTGCGTTCATATGGCGTTTCAGCATTGGCACCAATAATGCTTGGTGGAATTGGTTTAATTATGCGAACAGATGGATCTGGACCCTTATGATTCATCCAATCAAAATCATCAAGTTCTGACATCATTCTTTACTCTATTTTAGCCATCGCTGATTTTGAATATATCTCCTTACAAATTCAGCATATTCAGAGTGTGTGTCAATTCCGGCTGGTTGAGAACTAGTCGCTCCCATTATGATTTTATAGCCATTTTCAAGCCATTGTAATTGCTCTAATCTTTCATTAATATAAGCCGAAACCGGCATGGTAGATAAATGCCTTAAAAATTCAACTGTATAGGCATACACTCCAATATGTTTATGCCACGGACCGCCATATGGAATTGGACATCGGCTAAAATACATAGCACATTTTAATTTATCAACCACCACTTTAACAATATTCGGAGACATAGCTTCGTTTGGGTCAGCAACATTCATCAAACTAGCAATTTGATATTTTGAAACATTGCAACGAATTAATTCAGCAACATAAGAGATACAATCACCAGGCAATTCTGGTTCATCACCCTGCAAATTAACTATAACATCATCATTACTCATATGAGAGCAATCTTTATTTATATAATTCACAATTCTATCGGTTCCAGAATGTGCTGGACCAGTAAGAACTGTGCGAATACCCATATTATACGACTCAATCGCATCTACAATCTTCTTATCATCAGCTAATACAACAATTTGTTCAGGATGTACTGCACTTAAAGCACGTTGAATAGTGTGCCAAATCAATGGGTGTCCAGTGGCGTTTAATAACAATTTACGAGGAAGACGTGCTGATTGTAATCTGGCAGGAATAATAACCATCATGCAATTAATTCCTTCTTAAAAGGCTTAAACCCACGTTGAGCATATCTCTGTAATCGAAGTATGCAACTACCGACATCCATACACCAATCCCATTGTGCGTAACTACCCACACAATAGATACCTTTATTCTCGTACCATTCTAAATTTGGAGGTGGTCCCATCGTTAAGCCAGATTTAACAGAAGTACCATCTAAAATATCAAATGATCGCATAATTGACATAAAATAAATTCCAGGATTTTGGATTTCATCATGACAATAAAATAAAAAACGTTGCGGAGCAATATTGGATGCCTTATAAAAACTAAACATTGGATCAACTACCAAAACTTGATTATGACCCTCAAAATCTAAACTATTAGTTTGAATATGATAATAATGAATATCTTTTGATGGTAATTCCATTTTTACATTCATTAATTTATTCATAGCATCAAGTGGAATTGTGCTAACAGCATTATCAAAATCTTCTCTTATTCCATTTCGAATAAAATAATGATCACCAATTTCTGTAACTAATCCATTTTTCGATTCAGTTTGAAGTTCATTCAAATTCATTGCCATTAAATTTTTATATAATTCATTAACACGCACATTATAAACGAACACATCCATCCGATTTGAAAAATATGGTTCTGTTTGTGGAGGAATTTTAAGCCCAAAAATTTTCGCAGCCCAATTCGTACACAAACCTTTATCCCACGACGACACTAACTGCCCACCAACACTCCAAGCTCTACGATATAATGACACTTGAGTTGTTGAAGTAACATCCTTTATAAATTCATCAGTTTGTTCATCTCTAATAATAAAATTATCATCTAATGCTGGATTAAACGTAAAAAATCGCGATCTATAGAATGGTACCAATTTCCATGTTGGACCAAGTATCAATTTTGCTGCAAGGCCGACAATACCAGATCCAAAAATGACATTATTCATCGTTTATATCCAGCATGTCACTATCATCAAACTCAACTTCTTCACTAATATCATCAGCCGCTTCTAACGGTAATGACCGTAATATACTATTTGGAGTATCCAAAACTAAATCATCATTAATTGGAATTTTAAATCGTTCACCAACCAACGAATCACTATCATTTAATGGTTTATTTAAATTATGAGATAACGGATCAAGATCAGTAATTTGTGCACGTCCAGAAACTAATGGATTCATAAATGGATCAACTAACGCTGGAGGCGTTGGTTTGCATCTCTGACATGAATATTTTACTGGACTAAATGGCGGATCTGAAAGTTTAACATCAATAACTAAACCGTGGCCGCAACCTGGACATACGCTGACAACTTTTGATGGTTTAACATACTCTCCAAACGCATTTTTCATTGTATTATAATCAGCAACCGCAGAATCAAATTCTATTGGTCTACCATCTATTGATACGCCATCTATTAACAATGGCACCAATAAATATGGATTATAACTCACTTGTTTACCTTATGATTTTGTTGACCATGTGTTAGCTATCTGCTTCGCTCTGGTGGCAGTCTCTAGCATCTTTTTATATACATCTACACAAACATTTATCTCAACAAATCGATCTGTCATCTTTGTACTCATTGGTCGACTAAATTCTATACCATCACATTTCGAGCATTGTTTTTTAACATCAACTATCTTATTCTTACATTTAATACACATATAAAATTGGTCAGAAACACGCACAACAACTTCGGTAACATTTATATGGTAATATGCATAATTACCAGCCATAACTAACCCAGACAATTCACACGTTGTTTCAACTCTAGTACGTCGTATCGGCGACAAAATTTTATTATAATTATCTATAACATCATTAGAAATTTTATTAAAACATGTCGAACACACATCAATTGACGCTATTATTGGCTGATGGAATATTGAATCAAGAGATGGTTTGCGATTTCCAATAACATCGACTTGGCGAAAGTCAAATGAATAATATACAAAATCATGACGATAAGAAGTTCCACATTGATCGCACGCAATTCCATCGCGTTCTTTTAATTGCATTATGACATCTCCGAACGCAACATAAGTTTTTGAACCGATTCATTACGACCTAAACTAAATGTACCGCGTTTATCATCATAATCAACAACCATCGACACACCAACACCGGGTTGAATAACAGAGAAATCTTGAAATCTTAACTCATTAGACCAAACAAATATCAATGCTCTCTGAATACCATCTGTTATAAATATTTTCAAATATGGTTTATTGTTTTTTGTCATTCCCTCTTCAACATCAACAATAATACCCTCAATAACAACATCACCATTACCATGCTTGGCAGTGTCTTTTGCGTTTGCAATAGTACATCGCCCAGAACATTGATATACATCAAGTGGTGAATCTATCCAATAACCTAAAAATTGTTTTTGAAACTCTAATTTTTCTTCAATCGTAAAATCATCTTCATACAAAGCCATTACACGTTCTCGACTATCTTCTGGCTTTGGTTTCCAATTCGTTATCGATGATGGGATTTTATTTCGTTTTGGAAATTTATCCTTATATGCAGCAATTTTTCGTGCAATTTCATCCTTAATTTTCTGTGGTGTCCATTCTTCACGTTCTAATAACTTACTACGAATATCATTTCTCAATTTCGTCATTTTTTGTCCAGACTTACAATACTTATACTGATACCACTCCCATAACGCTTTAGAATTTGGATGAATATGGCGAAACGCCCCAAGTTTAATAAACCGTTCAATTACCGTCTTTGATTGCCTCCCTTCAGCTGATTGAACAAATTCATCTATATTACGATACTTACCCTTTCCTTGGAATATAGCAGCAGCTTTATCACCAATCCCCTTTATACCAATCAATCCTTGATTAACCACATTACCAGTAACTGTAAAATCGACAGTTAAGTTTTCAATATTAGTTGGGCCAAATTTCACACCAGTTGTTTTATCATCTACACGCTTTCCAGAATATGTAATATCAGTTGGAATCCACTCCTCAGAACGTGCTACACCCATATATCTAACAAGTTTGTCCGGATGGCAATCGCTCATCACAGACGCCCACCATTCTGGAGCAAAATGAGCTTTTAACCACAAACAGCGATGAGCAACAAGACAATAACTAACACCATGTGAATTACGATGAACAGCTGACGATTGTGCAGTTATATAATTGTGCTGGCTTGATTTCATCTCTGGAGAATAAGTTTGACGAACACCAAGCGAACGACAAGCTATAATTTTCATTCATTAACTCACAACGTGCGATAGTGGTCAGCATTAAAAATACAACAAATTATTGCGTAGTCGCTTAAGCATCTTTTTCCTCTTCAAAACGCACCGTATGCTCTGGGTGCTTTGGCCTATCCACCGGCTTTTGTGGTCGCTTTGCCGCCTCGTCTATCAATTTGGCGATTTTCATTACGTCACCACCAGTATCGATAATCTTATCTGCAAGCCATACAGGATCAGGAGTCCATGCAATCAAGACTTCTCCATCGGGTGTCTTTGCTGGCCGACCGGCTTTGATAGAGTCTAGGTTTGGTGTTTCCAAAATCACCAAATGCAGATTTCCAGCTTTCAAATACAACATCAAAATTCTCCTTTTATCAGGTTTGTTTACCGGCTTGTGTTTGCTCTCTCGCACATTCTTCGTGCATCAGCCCGCGCTGTCCACGAAACAATTCAAACCATCGACGTGGCGGCGAATCCCAACCAACGGCAATTGCTGGCGATGTACCAAGCCGCTTGCCACACGACTCACACCGCGTCAATAACCGCCGACGCAGCGACTCAAGCGGGTGAATCTGTATACGCCAATGCCATATATGCCATCGCGGAGCCACACGCCAAAATGTGTGTTGTTGGCGATGTTCAAGCCACGCCCGCTTGAGTGTCTTGAACCACCTGTGTTCAGGCGAATTAGGGTAGTGTGGGCGGTTATCGAAGATCGTTTCGCCGTCCCATATCGCGTCAGCGATAGCTTTCTCTTGCGGTGTCAGTTTCTTGAACTGGTAATCACGACCACATGAGTCGTCATTGCCATCACGCTCCGGGTCAACGTGCCAAATTGTAATAAGTGATGGTCGCTTCCACCACGTTTTGGCCCAAGTATAACGACTGGCAAACGGGTTCGGAATAGTGAACACCACAGTCATAGGATCATGCATCTAAATCTCACTGCTAAAGGTTGTCTCATTTCACTCATTTTACCGCTTCATTCCTGCGTCCCGCTCACCGCCCGACACAACGCGAGTTCTGCGGCACGGCAGGTGGGGTACATCGCCTCAGACTGCCCATCAAAAGCATCACGCATACTCAAACCGACTGCCGATGGGATCGAGTCGTCGTCGAAAAACCACATATTATAAAGAGGCCGCTTCGCCCGCTTCGCCATCCATAAATATCCAGCCGCATCCGAGTCACCGCGTTCGGCAAGGTACTCACCAAACAACAACCGCGCCGCTGCATCATCGGCGAACTCATCAAGGTGCGATTGATAGAAATCAGACATCAACGCTTCCCATCGAGTGGCTTGCCATCGGTTCGCTCTACAAGAACCGCATAATCATTGTCGTTGTGCGATCCGCTCGCATCCCGGCGATAATGACATGAGTAGCCTATTGCTCGGAGTTGCCTCAATACAGCCAGCACGCCGCCAAGCGGAACGTTCTGGCTTGGAACAGTTAGCCCAATCTGCTCCGTGTACTCTTGCAGTTCTGCGTCCCACGTTCCAACACTATATAACGGTTCGGCCATCTCACTTCCCTCCACACGCGGGTCGGCCTTCAATATCATGTTGCATTCCAACCTTAAATCTCGCCCAATTTAACGTTGCGGTCTCCACGGCTGTGCGAGCGGCTTCGGCAGTCTGATATGCCAAAAATTCACCGCGAACCCTTATTGCCTCATCGATTCCACATGGGGCCTTGGTGCGAAAACCTCGTGGTAAAAATGGCTCGTACAAACCATCATGTCGCACCAAGGAACCAACATCTTTCAACATTAATCGCCTGATTGGTGCAGTAAGTACCGCACGTGGACCTATAGCATTGATCCAACCAGAGCCGTCACATTCAGAACAGCGACATGTAGATCGATAGGAATCGATATCTTCAACCAATCCTCTACCAGAACAATTAGTACAGTTCCCTCCAACCCACGCCACAAAAGTTACAGGAATAACATAACCACCAGACCGCCATCCAACTTCAGTATCTGGAAACAACTCATCAATCAACTTATAAATATCGTCAGTGCGGAGCGGGCTTGGCGAACTCACCAATCGCATCGCATCATGATTAGGAAATTCACACCACATCCGCAGTGCGCTAGCCGAGTCTACTCGTTCGACATTCAACATCATCCATCGCAACATCTCAGATTGACGTAATACCATATTCCGTTCAGCATCGCTAAACGTATCAGCCAATTCAATCATGCGATCAATTACTGGTCTAAGATATTCAGCGTCGTTGTTGATAGTAGTGCGAAGCCCGGCTATAATATCATCTGTCACAGCGTTTGCTCCAGCGGCGAAGTCGCCATCGTCGCAGATATATTTTTTGCAGCAACTTTGGCGGACTTCTCAGTCCTGCACGGAAATTCTTGACCTGTTTGAACCACAGTAAGCCCCCAATAACCCCACCATTTGGGGTTCACACAAAAAGCACGAATAATAAAACGGCCACATTCGCTATGTTGATCATTATTCTTACTATTTCGCTTCCACTTCATACGAGCCATCACTTATTCTCCAACGATTTCAACCGAATCTCCTGAATACATGGTGGAAATGCACTTACCAATCTCGATTTCATATAATACAACACGAACTATCATACTTAAATCTGCAAGATATTTTGATGCGTCCTTAACAGCTTCAAAAAGCGTATAGTAAAAACGCTCAAAATTCTCTTTACTATCCTGATATTGAATATGAACGGACAGTAAATATGCTTTCATACCTTGCATCGTTTAACTCTCGACACGTTGACCTTTTTGCCTTAACTTCGTCTCCCGAATAATTCTAATAATTGTATATAGATCATCGCGATTCAGTTGATGATTACGATTAAACGCACCCCAATCAGCAAAATCATGACCTATTATTAACCGCATCTCATGGTCGGTTGGTGGAAGATTGTCCCACACATTGATATAATCAAACTCGCCTTCAACAGTGATTCTCTCCGAACAATCATCAATTGCCTTTGTAATAATGGTGCCATCATATGTGCTGCCGCCAATCTGCACTTGAACAACTCTCCATGTACCGTAAGGTCGTTCAACTTTAAACGCCAGCCCGTTTGGAAATTCAATGAACTTTATCTTGTCAAATGCTTCGTATTCGTCACACCCAACAACATCACCATCAACACAAACAAAACCATTGCTTCGACCGTAGATCGTGACAGTTCTTTTATCACTCATCGTTCTCGCTCACTAAATTTAGTGCCTTTAATTTTCCCACACGTTTTACATCTCCAATAATACCACGATTCAATAATCATTTCACCAATATACTGCTTGTGTGTCTCGCCAATCTTACTCCATTCTGTGCGCGGACATGGAATTGTTTGTTCACGATCAAGAAACCCACCACATAGATCAATTGATTGCATTATTTTAGCAACTTTTAAATAGTGACAGTTCTTTTCTCACTCATCGTCTTCATCATCTCCATCAAAACACTCAGAACAGACGTAAACATCTACATCTTGTTCTTCCATCTCACTAGACTCAACCCACCAGCCGCACGCTGGACACAATTCTAGCGACACATCAAGCAACTGATCTTCGATATCGCTTAAATCGCACTCAATTTCTAAACACTCCAATGCCTGATTAAGTGTGCGGCCAGTCCCAACCAAATGTTCTTTCAGCCGTTCAAGGTCTTGTTCACTAATCACTTTCGCCCTCTCGTTTTATTGTTTCAACAGGCAAAACTTCGACAACATCCAATCCTTTATCAATAATTTCTCGCACTTCGTGATATTGACCATCAGAACACAAAAACTTATGAAAAATTGTGACTCGCTCTGTTTGACCGTTATCAAATGTAATTTCAAATATTTCTTGCAAACCAGTATCATGAATTGCTATGCATTCATCCTCAACTGTCACACCATCGACAACTGACAGCATAACTGGTTTATGTTCTAATTTAGACCATTGTTCAATCGATAATTCTTCACCTGTAACACAATCACGTAAAACTGTGTCCTTATCTAGGCATTTGTTAAATGCATACCTACCAAATGTTACCATCTTTTCCCAAAGCGTTTCAGCATTTGCTTTACCAATTGTTTTTGTGGCACCATCAATCCATTTATCACCAATCGGTTTTAATTTATGCACCCACTTTTTCGCCACCGCTTTACGAGCTTCTTGCGCTTCAGGTGACGTGAACCCTCCTAAACGTTGCCAAATAGCTGCCAGCTGCTCTTGCCAACAAATAACACCGTAAGTGCTTTGTAAAATTTCAAGAAGAATTGGATGAATATCATGCAATCTTCGTTTCCAAGTTTCATGTTTGTCATCGCGATTCTTAACCGCTTCTGGAATTGATTGCATTGGTCCAGGGTGGCCCATCGCATTAAAAAACAATAAATCTTCAAAACATCGCACACCATTTGCAAGAATTGATTTTGCTAGCTCCGTATCAAATTGAAACACACCGTCTGTTTTTTGTTCATTAGCAAGTCTAATAGCGTGTGGGTCATCTAAATTAATAAAATGTTTGTTCCCTTCACCATCAAAGTAGTGACCAGCACGACGTTCTAATGGATTTATATCATCCCACCCACTCATATTTATACCAAACGAAATACCCCGATTCTCTTCAATTAACTTACAACATCTAAAGATATATTCAAGAGTTTTGAGACCCAACCAATCCCATTTAATATATCCAAATTTAGATAGTTGAGTATTACGTCCTTCTGTCCACATACTAATCCAATAACCAGTTCTTCCAGACTTTGCTAACGGCACATTTCCATATAATGGCCTATCGGTAATAATGATGGCTCCAGCGTGCATTCCCATATTACGAACGCGGCCGATCAGAGCAACCGCAGCGTCTATTAATGATGGATGGTTTGTACCATTCGCAAGCTGACCAGCTGGAAATTTCAATTGTAATTCTTGCAGAATTGGATGTTCCTTGATCAATTGAGCAATTGTTGGTACATCGGTTTCAGTTGATCCACATTTCTCACACACAATTCCAGCGTGCATGTTCCCACAATCTTTTTCTTCTCCATTCACAATAATCTTGCCTTTACACACAGCCCTCCCATTATCTCTTAGCTCATCAACATCGTCTGGGAGTTTTGCATTATATGTCTGTTCAAATTCATATCGATTCATTAATTTGGTTGAATATGATGGGATTTCATCGTCTGATGCTTTTTTCCCTTTACCACCCTTCCCACGATAGCCAGAAATAAATCCAAGAGCTATTGCTGCATCAACTAACGCTTGTTTTAGTTTATACGTCTGCCATGTACCAACCGAGCATACTGACCCATAACCATCATTAAAATCACTACCATATTGAGCTATGGCGTATTGTTTTAGCGGATCGCGAGCCGCTGGAAGACAATCTATATCAATATCAGGACTGTCAGAATCTTTGATAAAATCGTGTGGAATTACTCCATGAGCGTTTTTAAATGCTGCAATTTTCGAAGCACGCACCACATTTAAAATTGGCGTCTTTCTAACTGCAAGCGGGTCGTCATCTACCATCCCAAGAACCCACGGCAATACCAAATTATTTGGATTTGATACAAATTTCTTATTATCGCGATATCTATTAATCCATATTGTTTCAGCACCTTGCTTTTCCACTTCAGAAATCTCAAACTTTAATCTTTCATGATATTCATGTCCAAGACCACGAGTTGTCAAATTATGGATTGCAGCGTTCACTACAGTATCCCAACTAATATCGCGTTCCATATGTTCTCACATAAAAATCATTAAAAGACACACGAGTAACTCACATGACAAAACAACACTTTGTAATAATTGAATCTGATAGTTTTACTTCTTTGAATGAATTAATTAGACATTATTTAAAGAGACGATATGTAGTTAATAAAATATGGTATAAACGACATAGATGGTGGTTATGGGTTTATACTTATTATGCAAAATTAGAACTAAAACGCAAATTAACATTTAACATAGGGCCAATCTCAACAAGGCAACTTCCACAAAAATCTACGGCAACGTTTTCTCTTCACGCAAACGGAGGCAACATGAGACTAGTATTAACAGACATCCAACAAGTAGTGTTGGATATCAAGCCAGTTACTGCTGCTGGAAACCCAGCACCAGTTGATGGGACTCCAACATGGGATCTATCAGACCAGACTTTGGGGACATTAAACGTAGCGGCAGATGGTCTGTCCGCCACGTTCGTTACGTCTGGAAAACTCGGCAGCGCACAAATCAACGTCACTGCGGATGCTGATATGGGCGAAGGAGTCAAAACCATCTCTGGGATGTTAGAGTTTGAGGTTGTGGCATCCGAAGCCGCCAGCCTTGGAATTTCTGCTGGAACACCAACCAACAAGTAATCTTTTGTTATTGCACGGAACCGTCATTAACAAAAGATTTAAGAGCGTCATACACATCCTCAATAACTTGGTGGGCGATCATTCGCCCACCACACATTCTAACAAATTGGATTGTAATACCCAACAAGATCATTGGGTGTATATCACGAGCAACATTACCGCCAACTTTCTTTGACAATTCAACCAATTGATCTGCGGTTAGTGCCTGCCCACTAAGCTCTCGAACAATTTGCTCATTTGAAGACGCACCAGTCCCAACAGGACGAGATGTATCACCAACTGGTTTTAAATCAGATGGTGAAACATGGGCGGGATTTGCTTGTCTTCCATAGTCATCATCGCCGGGTATCGGCATATATTTACGAATGCGCGTAATTTGTGCATTCAATATACCAGGGCGCAACCCAAGAGCACGATTTATGCTGGCATGAGACTTTCCCTCAACAAGCATTGTATAAATCGTTCTTTGGGACGGACTAAGCACCATCAAATCTTGCATATTTGTTCTCACAAACGTCACGAGGTAACAGTTTCCTTGTCGTGTGACAGTTTCGACAAGAAAACATCACGCCAACTACTAAATTCATCGGCGGAATCTTCAAGATCGTAATCATTAGATATCATGTGACCAACCCAAGCTTGAAGAGAACGCGCCCCAGACTCACTAACATGATGAGTTGCAAGTTCGGTGGCGAAATTTATCATGTCATATACTTTACATTGAACTGGCAATACTCTACGCTTTTTATCGCTCATCATATTAGGATCAATTTTATGAGTTTCAAACGGATTGCCAGCCATTCTCCCAAACGCTTTTAATAATGAGTTAGCCACGCTAACACTAGCTTCCTCATTGGTTGTTTTATCCCAATTCTTAATGCTATCATATAAAACAGGATCTCTTTGAAGGTTAAGCAATGTTCGATATAAATCATTGTGTTCCCGAATCGACGCCCACGAACGAGTTGCTGCCTCAAATCGAGAACGCATCATTGCATAACCTTCATCATTCGCAAAAGAATCAAGCGCACGTTTAAGCGCAAATCTAGTGCTATCCCCACCACTTCCCAACATAAGTGTTGTTTTAAATGCATTCGCAAAACCAACAGCACCATTAGAACATATCCATCGCAACAACGACAAATAAATTGACGGGTTGCCAAATCCGTCAACTGGGCAATGCAATTTATATTGATTGGAAAAATCGTCTCCAGCAATCTTAAAATTGTTTTGGCCAATACGTGGTGTATGCGTGCTTACAAATATACCATCATGATATCGCAATGATTTGTTGTCCGACTCAAGCGATCCAATTATATCCAACAAATCATCATACACGACCACCGGTTTGTTCACACCAGTTGCAGCCAACAATCTACTATTGCCAGTATTGACATTGCGTTCAATTGTAATTCTGATCTTATCATTCGCTTCACGTTCGTTAATGCGTGTAAGAACTTCAACATGATCAAAAAACTTAAAAAACGCATTATTTAAGCCAAATTTGGCATACAAGCTAGCCCAAAATCGGCCAGTTGGATATAATGGTTCGCCATCAATCAAAATGCGTTTAACACGTCTTCCGCCGTGAACTGGCATCACACTAGGAGACATACCCATTATCGCACATTCTTGCTGCGATAGGTCCATAGCAACATCGAGTTGTATATCGCTAAGTTTAACGATTTTATAATCAAACTTAAAATCGTTAACATTATCTATTTCACGCATAATATATCCTCTTTTGATTAGCTATTATCATAAAAACACATCAAACTATTGTTTCAGTTTAATGACATAATTGGTTGGTATATCTTTATCAATTTCTTTAATTAACTTCATTTCTAACGCTTTATCATACACTTGTTGCACTGTCCATCCATCAATATCAATCGATCGTTCTACAAACTGATATAAAAGTCCTCTAAATGCATGACTATTAAACAAATATTGATTATCAATCTTCAACGATTTAAAGTAATCATCCCACAATTCTGGATCACCATAATCAGCGTCAAATTTAACACGAGCATCAATTATTTTCTGAGAACGCACCGTTTGAATAAGATCAGTAATTACATCATAACATCGATCTGATAACTCATCTATTAATTGAATATGGTCTTTCACAATATCATATTCACAACGAATAGTATTAACATTTTCTTCCCACATTTTAATAACACACTTCGACTCATCATGTTGCAACAAATTCAAATGTTCTATAATATCACCAAGCCCATATTGACGAATATCACTTAAATGTTGTGAAACACCATCTTTAGTTCTTTTCCATTTAAAACAAACACGCGAAATCTCAGGATATGAGTACTTATTCGTTATAATGTTGCTTACTGGTAAATGTGGTTTCTTACTTGAATACCATAAATTAATATTAAAACCATCGCGAACAACATACAAAGGTATAAATCTAATACGATCATTATTACGTTTTAATTTGGTGCGTTCCTGATAATCACGAACGCGATCTATACCTAATTCCACAACATGAGCGATTTCTGGATCTGTTAAAATTTCCGACATGCGTGGTAAAATCTCCCACGTATGCCATCTATCATGTTTATAGATGATTTCCCATCGTTCATGACGTTTATCAACAACTTTCCAATCCTTCGAATCTTTCATAGTGATATCGCCAGTTTGACGATTATGAACCCATGTTTGTTCAATCACCCACACATTAGAGTCGTTATGTGGCACATATGCAACATATTTATTATCACTTTTATGAGCTATTAGAACTGGTGGTGGCGTTTGTGCACCAACAACAGCGAGTATGGCGTTTTGAAGTTGGGTGCTGTTTATCTGTTCACGAACAGCAGATTGTTTTTGGCGGAATTTAAATTCATCAATTATCATAGATGTTGCTTTAACATCGTCTGATAACAAAGCTCGATGTGTGCGATTTTTAAATTTCCACCATTTGATCAATTCATCGATTTTATCTTCTGCTTGTGTTTGTGATACCCCACATCTTTGCATAATTTGACCTACCAACATACGTCGAAATGGTGCTTCTTCTGATGCCTCCTTTAATTTAAGTTCAATAGCGATCTTTAATAACGGAACCATATGCTGATATTCATCGCGGCTCAATCGATGATCAATATAATATCTCATATCCTCTATTGTCGCAGCATCAAAATTTAGAATAAATCTATCAGAATTTAGTACCCAACATCGAGCACGCACCGTTGAATCAACATACCCACGTTCCCGACTATAAATCGAATCGTTTCTATGATATCGGAAAATATATTTCTCTTTACCATTGTCAATTTCTTTGTCTTCAATTATATGCAGCATCTCTGAACTTGGCAAACTAGCTCTAGTTGGATATATTCTACATGATTCGTATTTTCCACCATATAATCCAGCACCAGCGAAGGCACCAATAATACGAACACCAACATCCAATTGCGAATTAATATCATTTTGCCATTTATAGAACAATGGCTTACCATCAGTAACAACGTTGTCAACATCATAGATAAAATCGATCCATTGATCGCAATGTCGTGGATCGCATAAATTTATCCTCTCAATAGGCATTGGGCTAAAAATTGGTGTACGATCCATCAATCCTTGCAAAACCAACATAATTCTAAAATAATATTGACGACTTGCTTCCGCACGTTTTAGTGCGGCCATATATTTATCACTACCCGGTTTCAACGGCCGCTTAATAGCTGGACGCGTTGGATCATCTAAATCTTCTTCAACAACAGTAAATAAATCATCAAATTCAGACTTCAATGGAAATAAAACACTATCAGTATTTATGTCAACATATACTCTATATAAATTTTCACCATTTCTTATAAGAAAATATGTCCAGGATAAATTGGCGTGATTGGCATGACTATTCTCAAAGCGGTTTTCGCTATATTTCTTCTCGGAACGTCTAATATGTAATGCAACAATTCCTTTTGTTTCTGGCAACACACGATTAAGATTTTTACTATCTTCTAATAACCATCTATCAAATTCTTCAATGGTCGTAACATCAATCCCACCATAAGCAGCATCTATTGCACATTCTTCATCCATATAACAAACACTTTGTCTTATAGAAATCTTTTTATCTTCAGATGCTGGTTTACCAGTACGCAATATGTGAATTTGTTCATCTCTACCAAGATATAAATTAATAGTCCAAATCGCTTCCTCCATCTTTTTAACAACTCTCATCATCTCTTTGGCTTTTACTTCTAAAGCCCGACTTTGTTCTCCAACCCACGCTTTAAGCAACGTGGTTTTCGATTCCATATCCTTTTTTAACTTCAAAGTTGAATTGCGAACATCAGCGACCACTTTTTTGACAACATCAACAGACGATCCAGCAGGAACCAAAGCAGTTGATGTGGAAAGTTCACCATTTTCTACATGCGGTGCAAACCCAGATATAGACTTTTGGGTATTAATCATATCAAAATCGATAGTTGATAGTTCACCAATCAACTTCGCGATTTGCTGTTGTCTAATCATCAACCCATCAGGAACAAATTCAAAATGTTCATTAAATTCATCACACTCCGCATTATATGAATATATTAGTTCATTGTTGCCAAAAAACACATGGTATGCTGATTCACCAGCATATACATATACTAACTCCCCCTCGATAAACCCATAACTTTCATTATTCTTTCGAATGCGATAATAACCAGTTTCTGGTGTAAATGATTCATCAAACGGAACAATATTCATATTGATCATCCATTGGTAAAAAGCCAACAATCGCATGTGGCATCTACACATAACATAGTTAACATAAAAATACAGTATGAAACTGATAGATATAAACAGAATACCAAATCAGCAATATGCGATAATAACCAGTTATCGCCATGGTAACACACCATCGCAAAATGCCGCTCGTTTATCTCAATTAAAATCAACTCTAGCAAAACGTGGCATTTATGGTGTTAAAATCATTGGCAAATGGAAAGGTGTATTTGAACCAGCAGTATTAGTTTATAGTATCGATTTGAAATCTGCGTTAAACATTGGCCTACAATATAATCAAGACGCAATAATATATAAAGGACCAGAAACTGGTGGTGAAATTTATTTAATTTATAGAAATGGACAATGGAAAAAGTTTAAATCTGCTTTTGAAGATTTCCAATCAATGAGTTGATGTTTGTCATTTCTTTTTCCAAAGAATCAAATTTTTCATCGCCAGTTTCAGTGGCTTGCTTTCCTTGCAAAACATCAACATTTAATTTATGCATCGATTGTTGTAATTGCTTCATCTGTGGCATCAGCATTCGCTCTTTTTGCGTCTGCATCTGCTTTTCCATTTCTTGCTGTTTTTTCATTTGATCTGTCATATTGCTAGATATATTATTCTCGTCTCCAACTAAATCCTCCGCTTGTTTTTTAATTTCAACAGAAGTGAGCGGCTTCTCCATATCATCCATTTCAAGGACAATATTAGAACGTCTAGTAGATAATCTAATGCTATTCAATTTCATATTATTTTAAGTGTTAGTGTTTGCGTCTGGTTGTGCTGCGGGTGTTTGTTGTGCTGGCTGTGGTGCACTCACAGCTTGTGGCTGTGCCTGCCCGTGACTTCTTGTTTGTTCAAAATCACTACGTGCTTTTTGATAAGCCGCATCATATCGCGTTTGCTTATTGTCACTTAATTTCCATTGTGGTGCATAATTCTGCCCAGCTTGCATAACTGTCTTATAAAAACGATTAATAATTTCCCATGCATGTGGTGCCAACTTTGGATTGGCTATTGTAACATCCAATTGAGCTTGTTGCAATTTATGCTTCAATTGATCCATAGTATCTTTAAACGCTTGTTTAATTGATGGCATAATTGCTTTATTCATCTTATCTGCCGCACTTTTAATGCGTTCAGCATCAGCAGCAAAATTGTCAAACCCACGTTGCTGATAATCTGCAACAGCACTCTTGGTATTTTTGGCATTCTTAGCATTCTTATCAGTGAACCACCATTCGGTTAATATATTGTGATGGCGCAATTTATCAATAAACTCATTCAAACTAGTGTTCTTATTAATAGACGATAATGATGGCCACAAAATATTTTCCCAAAAAACATTGAACGGCATTTTAGAAATATCAACCATTTCACACAAAACGCGACAATTCTCTACCGCTTCCATAATTTCAATTGATTCATTAAGTTTAGAAACTTCACCCTTACCATGGTGGCCATGATCGCCAGATCCAACATTGCCAGGACTATTTCTTGCCTCATATTTATCAGCGCTGAATATATCTGGGAATGCTGATGTGGGGTCAATGCGTAAAGCATTGCAGATTTGAGAAGCTAAACCCATACTTGGATTTCTTCCGCCAGGATCTCCTTGGACATCCTTCGGAGTTCTCAAAATTCTACTAATAGCTGGTGGATCGACACCAACCTCATCGGCTAGGCTGGTCACAGTATAACCGCGATCTTGCATTGCTCGCATGATCGGAGTTCTATCGACAGTAGATGCATCTATTTTAGATGTAAATTCATTGGCTTTATCCTCATCTGGATCACCGTCTTCAAATTCATTATCATCTTCATCTTCAAGTTCATCATCTTGTTCATTTTCAAAATAATCATCTTGAGATGAATCCTCTGCAAGCACTCTTTCAATTTTATTCCAATTAGCCATCAAATCGCGAGTTTGAACTTCGTAATGTTCTCGATTGTTTTCAAACACTTCACGATCAGAAGACTTGCCGGTTGGAAATAAAACAGTATGTCCGGCATCGGTCATCCAAACCATATATTCACCACACGGCACCGAAAGTGCCTTCGATCCGATAACTGACACATTTAATAATGAGCCTTCGAACAAATGATTAGCAAATTCTTGCTGACTATCAAAACGCGCTGCGGAGCGTGCTTTAGAAATGAGTTCTCCCACATCAGCATCATTTACAAAACGAGCATTAATTTTATCAACAAGCGATGGTGATAATGTCATTGTTATATACCCTGTGTGTGTCTATTTATATTTGCTTAGCTATCAACGATTGTATTACAACAGAAGTGAAAGAAAAAATAAACACAACAGTCAACACATGGATAAAATAATGAAATTTGAACTAATCTTAGAACACATTTTAAATGAGAAATTTGATGGTGATTTTACCGCCGCAGTTGGTGTAGTCCAATGCAGAAATAAATGGTTATTAGGATTGGCCCGCGCGACCGATGATCGAGCAAATACTTGGTGCTTTCCTGGTGGTGGTATTAGAGACAACGAATCAGCAGAAAAAGCTGCTGTGCGTGAAGTCAGAGAAGAAACCGGCATACGTTGTTCAGCAATTGGAAAACCATTTACGCTTCCATCTGTAAAAGGAGTCGCGTTTGTTCACTGCCGCGCACGTGCTGGCCAAAAATTCAACAATAACCACGAATTTGCGGCTCTTGGATTCTTTTCATTAAAAGAAATGAAAGGATTAAAACTTTACAAAAACGTTATGAAATTAATAGAAAAAGTTCGCTAACACGGAGAGTCTGATGATCAAAGGAATGAAAGGATTAGAATATACTCTAGAAATATTAAGAGTGTTTCACAACAACAAACAAAAACATGATTCAAAAAGCATCTCTGCTATCATTCAACAATATGGAAAAATACACCCATCGTTAACATATATTCAAAAAATCTTACCACGAATGACTAAAATTGGATTATTAACATCATCAGAAACTGGATATAATTTATCAAGGCCAATTAATAAAATCACAATTGCGGATGTTCTTGATGTATGTGGCATGCCAAAAACTGATGCGCTGCTATATAAATTTTGTGATAAACTGAAAAAAGCAATCTCATCGCTATATGTAGAAGATTTCTATGAATTTGACAAATGAGCACCATTTCGAAATAAATGAAGAAGTATTTGTTCCATTTTGGGTAGTACTTCAATTCATTGATGTCGCACCACCAACACCATTCATAAAATGTAGAATACTGACAATTGATAAATCAACACTGCAAAGCCCATCTGGACCAGTTATATATGACGCATGCACATTAGAACTAGGAAAGCAAGGATTAATTGCTGATGGGATACCATTAACATACATTATCCCACAACATAAACTAGAACATTGGGCAAATATTATATCAGCATGGTTTGCAGAATATCCAAATAGTATTATGAATGCTTCTTCATGTGAAGAGTAAACCCAGAAGTACTAGAACACTTCTTTCCACACACAGAGCATTGTAAAGAATCGCCGCTAGAAGAATCACCGCTAGAAGCCTTTTTCGACATCAATTTAACATACTCATCCATTCGCGCTGGGTGTTCATATTTAACATGTAAAGTGCGGCCCGATGTTGACGAAACTACTTTATTACAAAACGGGCAAGACAGCACATTATCATCAATAACAGGCTCATCAGTTGTTTTTGCACTATCGATACTATCAAAATCAATAATTAGTGGAGGCTGAACCCAACAACGCCCACCGTCCCTCACAACCTTCCCATACCACAAACAGTTTCGGCGACTTTTAACCGCCTCCACCAAAGCCGTGTGATCAGCTTTACTCTTAAGACGATGGATCTTAACAATTCCAGAAGTATGTGAATTGTTTCCAGGTGTTTTTTCAACAAACGCAGTCGATGCGTAATCAATCCCTGTGACTTTAGCTGTTTCGTTTAGTCGTGCAACAGCCTCAGCAATGGTTAGAGAGTCACCATCAATAATATATAGTGACCCATCACGTCTAACATTAATACCTTTAACACGTTTAGACTTACCATCACGCAACGACTGAAGTTGTTGTTCAAGCATTTTGCGACACTCGATAGAAGAGTTTACTCTATCGTGTGGCGGCTACTTACCTGTCAGTAAATAGCCAATCGCAGCAATAATTATCACAACCACTAAAAACCCAACCTTCCACGAAAATAAATCATCTTTATTCATATAATCTCCTTATAGAACGTACGTACCAGAATCAAAAGGCTTTTGTGATTCTAACGCTAATTTCGCTAAATTTTTAGACGACTCAAAATGTTGATTAGTAGTCGACAATAAATTTATCGATATGTCATTATAATATCCATACCATCTCTTCAATTCAAAAATTTGATCTTCAATCTCTTTAACAATTATTGACGATGTAAGAAAATCAGCAACATTTTGATTATTTATGAATAACAAACATGAATGTTTTCGCATTGATGGAATAATTGACGATAAAGCGAGACGAGTTGCTTGCACATCAGCAAGCAACTGTGGGCTATTATCAAGAACAAATGACATTTCTCTACATTGTATTCGTTTATAGTCATCAATCGCAAACAACACTACACCGCACCCAGCCGACGGTGAAATTTCATCATTATTAGAAATTCCAGAAGCATATAATTCAATTTTCATTTCTTTTCCTCTCCCATATTCAAATTCAACATATATCCACCACGAGATGGGGATAAAAAACGATCAAAAGACAAACCCCACAACATTGGATTAAGAACGTGGATACCCAATAAAAAACAAACCAACGACCCGCCAGCTGACCCTCTTGGAGAAAATGGCCAACCCTGCTGACGCCCATAATTAATAAGATCTCTAGTAATCAAAAAATAACTAGCAAAACCCTTATCAATGAATCGTTTCAATTCAATTTTAGCCTGCTCAACATATGTCACAGCACGACCATCTATAATATACTTAGTAGTATCAAGGCCAAGTCTAGTTTCTTTTAATCTAGTATTTACAAGCTCCCATAGTTGTTCATCAGCATTCTTAATTTGTGGAATTTTAGGGTCTGGATCAAAATCTAACGACTTACACCGTTCTGCAACCATCAATGAATTATCGCACATTTCTTCAAATTTTCTATCATCAATACCATTAGAATATCCACAATTTTTAAAACGTGCCCATAATTCAGCACGAGTCTTCATATATTGTTCATCTGAATTCACGTGAAACAAATCTGGACTATCAACAGTCGTTTCTTGAGCAATAGCCATCATAATTTTTTGAATTTGAAAGTCATCACGTCTTAAATAATGACAATCATTCGCTAAGACAGTCTTAATTTTATATTGGTCAGCCAACATAATTAAAGTTCTAAACACCCATTCATCATCTTCAACACCGGGCATTTGCAATTCGATGTAATAATCGTCGCCAAACACTGACTTGAATTTCTTAATATATCGAACAGCCTCAATCAAACATTGTTTTTTATCACGCTCCATTATTACATTGCCTTCACGATCTTTCAACTGGCGAAAACGAAGTTCATGGCATACTGGACCATTGAGACATCCTGACAATATAATCAAACCTTCTTTAAACTCACATAATTTTTCAAACCATATTCTATTAAATTGCCGCTGTGATACACCAAACAAACCACTCTCATATGCTTGAGTGGTCAATTTTACTAAATTCTGAAATCCAATTTGATTCTTACACAAAATAGTTAAGTGTCTATTTCGAACAATCCGATATGCAAGCTCTGGATTGTTCCTTCTCCATTCAGGAGACCTAACCTTAATCCCATTTGATTCAAGCTCATGTCTCTTCGGTTCCCAATCATTATAATATATTTCACAACCGGCAATATATTTCACCTTTGCTTTCTTAAAAGCTAGATACATATCTGGAACACTTGCCATATGACCATGTTCTGTCGCACTCATGGCCGGATAACCACGTTTTGCGCATTGCTCAGCATATTGTTCCGGTGACGCAACACCATCTAACATACTAAAAAGTGTATGATTATGTAAATGCACAAAATGAGATGGACCAGTATACATGGATGGATCATATTGTGGCACAACACCGTCATTAATCATACACAAACTCCTCAACCCAACAATGCGCGATAAGTGTTTTTACAACACAAAGTTCGACATGTACTATATAAAGCATTTAATTTTGATAAATCATTAAATAACAATTTCATATCATCAATTGAATTTGGATCATTTAAATCAAATTTGATATATTTCTGTATATAAATTATTGAACCCTTAATTTCAACATAAATCTCATAATCAAGAGGTATTTCTGTCTCCAACAATAACATATTATCTATTATACCAGGGATCGGTAACGATTGTATATTTTTAAGACGTGGGTCACAATTTTCCCGTCTTAAAAATAATTTATATTTAGACTCATTCAACATATTAAGATGAAATTTAACCTCTTCTGCAAAAGCAACCATAAATTTATCATCAATCATTAGTCGTAACCTTCTTCGACCAACCTTCTAAACGTTCAATTAACAATTCTATCAACCGTGGGTTTGCAATATCAAAACACGCTTTTTCTCGTGTTTCATCTCGCCAAAGTACCATGTTATTACCTTTCCTATATATCATACACATAAACGGAATATTATCATTCATTATTGTGAAGAAATTATTACCAACAGATTCAACAATAGAATATTTAGTATGCAATTTCTCTTTTAAGCAATCAACAACAGCATACGTAACAGTCATAAATGTCATAATAACACAACACATTTACACAGCAGAATCCAATAGCTTCATCTTGTTTTGAATTTCTAAAGAAACATTCTTATACTCTGGTATACTTCCATGACCAAGAGTCATAATATATACAAATTTGTGCATGCTATTATCTAAATCAACAGTTTCTGGATAATGTGGATCTTGCAAACTACGATTAAGACGTTTAATAAATTTATCAAAAATTGGAGCAAGTTTTGGGTAATTATTATATGCATTTTTATAAAATCTACATAAATTATTAAACAACTCATCATCACCTAATTTTATACGCAATTTTTCAAATTTATCTCTAATTATTTTAACATAAATCCTTTCCAATTTCACTCTGTCTATTGCTTCTATCCAATAAGCCTTCATATAATCACTAAGTTTTTCTGTCAATATGAAATGTTTAGTAGCTGTCGCAGCGCGTTCACAAACTTGTTCTAAATCGTAACCAGAATAAGTGTGTTTCAACCCATCCATAAACGCACCTGCCATATCAAGAAATCCTTGATATGAATACCTCTGATGTGTCTTAGCTTGAAACCAACTATCAATATTGGCAATAGTATGTGGTGTTAAATTTATATCAAAAATTTGTGGTACTGGATTAACACGCAAAAAATAAAAATCGAAATCTATAGAAAATGCAATAACAGACTTATGGACATGATGGATCTTAAAATCAACGCTCATTGATTAAAACATCTCCGCCGCCCTCAAACATCCTTCAGCAACACAGAAAAGAGGCTCTGATGATCGTTTAACCTCACCAACAGTAAATGGCAAATTCTTTTCAGAAAGTTTCTTACGCACACGTTGCGTAAACCCTTTTGGAGAACTAGTACCACCAGCCATATAAATATTTATACCCTCTTCGATTCTAGCTTCAGCCTCGTGTACTTCAAACCCGCTAACTATACCGTCAATAACTTGACTAATCAATACATCATAGTGAAGTGCAATATCAAGACCAACTCTGTCAGTTGGTTCAGAACCTGGAGTCAAGTCAACAGACATTTTACGACGGGCAACCGTGGTTGGCGTTTCTTTTGCTGTCTTCTTTCTAGTTTTAAATGACTCAGGATCATATCCATGACGCATAGCCACTTGAACATCGATCCAATCACCAGCCCCAACCCACGAAAATGAATAAATTTCCATGCCATATTTAATATAACTAACAGTTACTGTTCCAGCACCCCAACTTATTCCTATACCAGTACCATCTGAACTCATATTGAGAACAATTGCGTGCGATTCTTTAATATTGTTTATAATTTTCTTAGAATTAGTCTCATAACCATCTAAAATCATATTAATAACACGCTGATGATAATCTATATTAGTAGTATCCTTATTAATTGCTGGTGCTGTTGTGCAATAGCAAATTTTAACCTCATCTGTAAATTCGCCAATATCATTTTCTACCATACTGATGAGACCTTGGACCAATGAAGAAAGCACTGTCATTGCTTCTTCATCGTGGCTAATTCCGCCCTCAGCCATTGGCCGCAGCAATGTATCATTTTTAGCATATGCAAATTCTTCTGCGTCATACCCTAAAACAATAATTCTATTAGTTTCAGGCAATTTAAACCATCGTGCCGGTCTTTTTGTACCATCAGCACGTTGTTTATTAGGATCATTCAACATATTCTCTATGAACGGCGTAGCACGTTCAAATGGCCAATATCCATTAATTTCTGAAATATAACTTGTTTTATTGTTTTCATCTTTAAACGCAACAACAATTGTTTTAGTACCAATATCAATACCAATATTTGACATTGCCACTCTCCTACCTAAATAAATATCTCTAAGTTTATATACTTGTGGATGTTGTTCAATTTCATCAACTATCGAAATAACTTCCTGACACGTAGCCTCTGGCAATATACGATCATGTGTCGGACGGCGTTGTGGGGGATGTGGTAAAACTCTTTTTCTAATTACCACATTTTTAATATTATCAGTCTCTGTTACTACTACCAACCTCTCCGAATCCACTTGACTTTGGTGGTTTTTTAATGTGTGGGGCAATAACTTCTGGAGGAAGCTCTGCGATTCTAACCTCTGTCGTTTTAATTTCTGAGAATTCTTTAACAGGACTCTGAGCTGCGCTAGATACCCAAGAGGTTGATTGAATTTCTTTTCTCCAGCCATCTTTGATGCTCCCCAACAACATCACTGCACGTCTGCTCAAATAACAAAAATATATGAAACATATTATATGAGCCACATTAGTAACTAAGATTATTATGATGTACAAATCATGCATGACTAACTCTAATTAATGGTATACCAACATTAACAGCAATCTTACCAAGTTGGTCTATGCCATATTCGTACAACGCAAATCTTCGACGAGTACCATCATTATCCGGCCACAATTTACCACCATCATAATATTCGATTCTGGATGTATGGCTCTTACCATCAACAATCTTATTATCACAACCATAAATGGTTACATTAGACGGATTTAAAAATAACGCAAAATGAATAGCTGTCAATGCTATATTATCAAAATCACAAAATGGCGGATCAACTGAAACAATCACAGAATTCTTGTTTGCATATTCAAATTGATTGGCAGAAGGTAACAATTCCGACGTCGGAACAATTTCACCAATAATCCTATTATAAAGCATCGTTGGAACAACAAGCTTTGATTCATCATATTTCTTTTGAAGCTCAATCGCCACATGCAACGTATCAGTCATCACAAAATCACAATCAAACAATAATCCAGCATAATCTACACCAATAATCACATCATGTCTATTAATCATCGCATGATTAATATAGTCTAATGATGGTCCACACCCAACAACAGCAATATTCTTATTAGTAGCTGCAGATTTTAAGCCATAAACACCAATCAATTCTGGTTGTTTTGTATTTAAAAACCATTCAAATGCTCTTCGCTGTTTCTCCTGTGCTTTAATTAAATTGGTTAATCTACCAGTAATAATTTTTGTTTTATCAATTCTATGAGCATTATAAAAATTCGTGGCATATTCTGGCATCCACGCTTCAACTATCCTAGCAAGATTATTTATCGTATTTGTATTATAATCTAATTCTAACGCAACAGAAATGATGCTATCGTCACAAACGTGAACTGATCCACCCAACAACCAACATCGCAGTGACAACTCAATATCTTCTCCACCACCACTGTTCATACCACTATCAAATCCACCAATCTCATTAAACCACGATTTAGTACAAGCTATACAATACGATGAAATTGCTGGAGACTCATTACCAACCGGACATATTCTGTCATATAAATTTAAATCCCATCTCCAACCAAACCTTTTCCATCGAGATGGTGTTGAAGACCACAAACTCAAATCAAGAGTATGAACGATAGGACTAACAATTGACTGTGGTCGATCATTAAGAGCAGAAACTAATCCAGATATCCAATTAATGCTTGGTTTTGTTTTATCTTTTATAAATATTAAATGCTCGCCAACGCTAGTTAACGCAGCTAAATTCCACGCATTTGCTCTACCAATGCGATTGGTTAATTGTGTTTTCACACCACTGCGAGCATAGCCACTTCCCACATCGTCACAAACAATAATCTCATCAATTAACGTGCTGGGAGTTGTGTCTAAAATTTCATCAATTGTTTTGTCTAAATATTTATTATCCGTTGAATATATTATAATTGATGGCATATACATACTCATAACTAAAAAATTTTAAATACGCCATCTACGCGATTTTCTATTCACATCAAGCTTCTGAATTAAATTTCCATCACTAACAGTAATATCATACGATTTAGACGCAACAGTTCCCTCACTATCTGTTACTGTTAATGTTACTGTATAAACACCAGGAACTGCATATGAATATGTTGGGTTTACCGTAATGCTTGAATTGCCATCTCCAAAGTTCCAGTTATGAGCATACGGCTCAAGCCCTCCAGATGTTGTTTGAGTAAACTTAATAGATTGACCAATAATTGGTTGCAGTGGCGACCACGTAAAGTCTGTGGTCAACACTCCTGGCGGAGGCGGCGGAGGTGGTGGCGGAGGCGGTGATGGTGGTGCTGGTGTCCCGCTTACTTCTGTATCAGCACATCCTCCGCCTTGAACGTTTGGACAATAGAAAAAATCGTCCTGTGAACACTCATCTTTAAGCGGGCTTGGGGCTACTATAATTTGATGAGGATATGCGCCAGAACGCGGAATCATGTTCGGATCATACCATTTAGCAAGCGGATCTGTACACGCGGCAACATTAGTCTTTGACATCCAATCAAAATTGTGTCTATTATAATGTCGTTTAGTTAAACACCCAGGCTGTGGGTCCCAATGAGGAAGATTTAAATCATCTAATTCATCATCACCAAGAACAACTTTATATCTATAAATTCGTTTACAATCATCTACAATCATTTGTGCAGACGCAAACACAGCATCTAAAGCAGACTTATCAGAAACCGGTAAAGTTGATTGAGGAATTCTAACCTTTTGAACACAAACATCTGAAACAACATCAGAGCACATCGTCAAAATGGTACTTTGATTACAATCGAGACGAACATTCACAATTGGACATGTTGCCACAATATTAGTAGAATCAAGTTGACATTCAACAATTTTGATAGTTGATTCACCAGCGCTCCCTGGTTTACCATCTGGTCCTTTTTGGCGTGATTTTACACACCACAAATCATCCCATACACCGCTTTGTAAAAACAAAGATCCAGAAACTATATTTGTGTCTCGATTGTATATGATTGTAGATGCACTTTTTTCTACGTCAATTAAAATATCATTTGAATTTGTGATTCTAATTGGTAATACAGATAATGGATCTATTAAAATAGTGACGCTTGGTTGCTCTGATACAGACGCACCAGTTGGTAAAACTAAAACTCTACTTAAAGGTATACCATTCAATATATCATTATTTGACGCACCAATACTATAGTATCGTAATAAATCGCGAGTTGATTGAAATTTTGATATTATGTCGTCGTGTGAATGATAATAAATTGCTAAGTGTTGTAATTGATCATAGGCAATTGCTACATCTTTCTGACGTTGTTGCAATTTCTTTAAAGTCAATTTACCAGTCGCATTTTGAATTGCGGTTGGTAAAATTGCGCGATATAATCTAATAGAAATGTCTGGAACATGATTATTTGGAAGAACTATGTCAGTTCTATCAACCAATGGGGCAGGCGTATAAATAGCAAAATCAAGACGATTGTTATCAATTATTGGTTGATAGCATAATTCTGCCGGTCCTGGCAGTCCAGCACGACCTGTTTTCCCCTTAGCACCGGTAGCACCACGTGGACCTTGACAAACTTCTTTCATTATTACTTGAAAGAATCTGCCAGTATCAACTTCTATGCGTAACGCATCTTCCGCTTCCGGACGAAATTTAATGAATTTATCACTAGATTTAAAATAATACCAATATGCGTCAGTGCCTGGAACTAATTTAAGTGGTTGTGGATTGTTGTTTGTAAAATATTGCTTAACTCTCTGAATTTGAGAAAAAACTGCTGGTGTTACTAATCCATTAGTTGATTCAGTTACGGTTGGTGGTGGTGTAATAACACCATATGATATCCAACCGTCTTTATCACTATCAAATCGCCATCTATTGCCATATTTATCACATACTTCATCACCATCGTTTGCGGTCCGTGGCAAATATGGCAATTTGCAATCGATAGTATCAACCATTGGATGAATACCCCTTTAGAATATTTTTCATCCGTTAGTTTGTGTCACAACATGACCGCACCCTTGTTCATGAAATGATTCATGGCCATTTGCCATATCAGTAATGTACCATCCACGATCTGTTAATAGTAAATCAACAGACCAATATCCATCATCGTGAAATGTTTTTGCTACTTTTCTAGCAACTACATGAGCTTCTTCACGTTGCTCAATTGTGGTGCTAACCAATTTGTGAAGACGTTCTGATTCTTTTTTTACGCTGGCAATTGTCACACTTGGAGGCAGTGACAATCCGTTCATAATCGATTTGCACGGCCAATAGTCATGTGAGCATATTACTTTACCATCGCAAATAAAAGCACGCACTTCTGTTATTAAAGGCATATCATCATATCTTGGTAAAATAGCAATTGGTTTAGTTGGTAAAAATTCACGTACCGCCCACACATCGTGCGGTAATCCTAGAAAACTAACCATGTGTGACCATTCTACTAAATTGTAAATGTGATGACCAATCATGTTTATATCATTAAGGTAGCAACAATTTTTCCATCGATGTTTACCACTCCCTTGCCCTGTTCTTAAAAACACTGGTAATGTACCAATATTAGCAATAGCAATTTTTATGTCATCTATTAATTTATTCATTCCAACAAATTCTTTACCATCAAGGATTGGTGGCATAATCATGTTACCATTTGGGACTGTTATTATTTCGGTTTTTGGTACTGGCAAATTTGCTGATTGTAGTTTTGGAAACCAGTAACTAAGACAGTTCTTGTTTATCATTTTAAATCCTTTTCAAACAGTTATTATATACACCGAGGTCCCCACCATCCTAATCTGGAAAAAGAAGGTTAAATTTCTATTTCCTAGGATGTATAATCGCGCTATTGCGGGGGTTATCGCAATGGGACTCTAGGATCGTAGGCAAGCTCCAGCAACTAGTCTCTGGTGGGTTCCTTATGTGCTGGTCGAAACCTACTTCCGTTCTCCTGCCATCGTCATTCCTGTCCCCAGGAACCGGAACATTCTATCAGGTTAATGTTCCTCAGGAGCTTCGAGTTACATGCTATCGATTCTACCACTGTCGGTGCTTCCGGGTTAATCCCTGTCCTGCATCACTTCATCACTTCATCACTTCATCTGGTTCAACTGGTTCAACTGGTTCAACTGGTTCAACTGGTTCAACTGGTTCAACTGGTTCAACTGGTTCAACTGGTTCAACTGGTTCAACTGGTTCAACTGGTTCAACTGGTTCAACTGGT